GTTCGTAACAGTTCGAATGGCCCTGACTTCAAGGCCAAGCGAAAACATTTCCATCTATGCCCCTACTGCAACAAGCGAGTGATGTGCGGTCGAGTCGCTTCTACTTCTGCAATCCAACTTTCAATCGCAGTATTCGAATTGACGCGACAAACACGATTAGCCTTCATATCTGCACGAGGCACGAACACAGAGAGCGCGTTGAATGTCGCTGGCGCTTTGAGAGCACTGATAGCAGACATAACATCTTCTTTGTTCAGGCCATACGTCTGACTCAGTTCAAACATCAGACGCTTGACTTGCATCATGCCATTACGATTTACAGTCTTATACACGAGGTACATCACGGTACGCTTATAGTCCTCTTCCAGTTGAGGACGGCTGAACAGCGCTAATGCAGAACGCTCCACATCAGTGTTAAGGATAGCTTGCATATTTATACGGTGACCTCTCATGCGACCTGTAATGAACCACGTAATGTGTCCAGACCGCCAGACACGGCATCAACGCTAACCTCAAGCCACTTGGCTAGAGTCTTGCGTATGAACTTCGCGGGCTTCGCCATTATCCACTGGGTAGCACACGTCATGGTCTGTTTCAACATTCCGTTCTCACGCAGATATTCGGTGAACTCAGCACAATCGCGGCCGAGTACCGTTTGATACAGTTTGTGGCGTTTCGTTCCTTCTGAATCTTCCAACAGACGATTGATCGTCAAGTTGTTTTCCATCTGCTCGGTGTGTACGCGAGCATCCACACCCAACATGTCTTCGTATGAGTTGGATGAATCATCTTCGGGATTGTGCCACATCTGATTGTCAGACATAACAATGATCTCGTATTTGTCTTCGCCCACTTTCTTCATACGCTTGCGCTTCTCAGCGCCGTAGTAGTTGTTCATGTTGTTAATGCGGTTCGTCAGTGATGCACGAAGATAGTTGAGCTGGTGGCCCTCGCTGAAACGATTAGGCAAGGACTGATAGTACGACAGCAGCACCTTGCACATAATGTCACACGTCAAGTCAGCAATCGGAATGTTATGACTGACTGACACCCACTGCAGGTTCTTTCTGACCAGACGCTTGGCGTTACGATGAATCTCACCAAACAGGCTGGCTGTTTGTTCTAAGCGCATTTGCAGTTCGTTACTGCTCACCATAGTGATATCAAGACCACCCTTGGTTTTTGAACGCGCTTTAGCACAACGACGAATTTGAGTACGCTGATCGTTGTGCTTCAAAATCAGGTTCCATGCTAACACTGCTTCACGGCGCGACAGCCCATACTGCGCATACTTCTGGATTGTTGCTTTCGGGTCTTTGTGCAGACACACGGCCAGCACAAAGAAACGCATCTTCAACGTGAAACGACAGATGGAAGAAAGTTCGATACGCAAGTCCGGGGCAGTAAATTCGTACTGCTTAAAATCCACGGCTGCTTGCAAGTCGCGGTGATAACCCGCGATAGATTTATACCCGCTGCCAATGTAACGAATCGTTGCAGCGTATACTCGTTGGAACGCCTCTGAGGTTTCCTCAATACCCAGACGCTGTGCCAGATAAGCATTAAGACCTAATTCTTCTGTGATCATTTTTTCCGAGATCCTATTCGTATATTTGAGGTTGCTGTGAGTATTAGATCTTAATTACAGGTCGCCGAGTTCGACAACACCGTTTTTACCAACGCTGATTTTCTTCTTCTTGGCTTTGTAGCTATTGCCACCAAGACTCATCACACCTGACTCGTCTTGTTCAGCACCCATGTCATGACCGTTCTCAATCATTGACACGATATCGACCAGCGTTTGAGTCTTACGACCTTTACGCTTGCCGCCACGACCCTTGGTAACTTCTTCCATACGAGGAAGAGAGAAGCCATCGAGTTCGCTCGGTGCAGAGAAGTTAACGTTGTCTTCTTGCGGCAGAAGACGTTTGGTAGTTTTGATCTCACGCTCAGGATCAACCAGCTTACCTGCTTTGATCATGTCAGCGCGTAACTTAGCAAACTGCTTTTTGGTATATACGGAAGGACCATTGAAGCCGGTGTTTGCATACGTCAGAACGATATCACCTTTCTCGGAAATAAGGCGAATCGAATCTGCGTCTACATCGAGAACACGCGCAGCCATGAAGTTATTCAGGTAGTTGCGAGTCTCACGACCTTGATAACGAACGAAAACAGCTTGTCCCATCTTCACACCGTGACGGCGTGTTTTAGATTCTGACAACAACATACCAGCGACAACGCGCAGGTCTTTGTCACTCAGTTTACGGAACGTGTTGAAAAGAGCAACGAGCGTATCGCCATGCTCGGTCATCAGTTCAGTCAGCGATTGGCTGTCAGAACGATAGTGTTTGCAGATCTTAGAATCTGCTAACTGACCTTGTGTAGCACACGGCTTTTCGGCAGTCGGGAGTAAAGCATCTCGTGTCAGGCCACGGCAATCACCACAGCTCAGTTCGCTTTTTACGAGAGTTTTGATGTCCAGAGTGCGTACTTTTTGATTCGCCATTTTTTAACCCCTTTGATTTTAATGTTGTCTCAATGCAATACCGCAACACTTGGCTCATATTAGTAATGCCAGGCGTGTCGCGCTTCAAGAGTTCGAGAGCATGTCTGGTAGTCATGTCAACCTTAATCATCGGCAGCAGCACTTCTTTCTGTCCGGGCTGCACCGGCGGGTTGAGCATAGCTTGTACCAGAATGTCTAACCACGTTTGTGCCCTATCTTCAACTTCCGGGTCATCCCAGAACGTACCGATAGGTTGTTTACGGTTACCTGCTAACTTCGCTACCACCGCTTCTGCTTTCGCATGTAGCGTTGTGTGGCAGTCACCGTCTATTGGGATTTGGAGCATGTGCTCGCCACCCAGTGAGCGGGGTGTTGTGTGGTGCCAGTGAATGTTGCGCACAAATCTACCGCAAATCACACACTGAGTCAACTCACCTTTCACTACCGCAGGAAGTCGGTTTTCGTTAGCCATTAGTCCACGGCAGGAACCAGTTCTGCAACTTCATGTCGCCGCCTGTATGGCGCAACAATAGGTTGATAGCTGATTTCTCCATGAGCCACGCACAGTAAACATCTGCGTCTTTCATCACACCACGCAGAGGCATTGTGGTAAACAGTCCAAGCGATGAACTGCTTTTCTCATTGAGCATATCGACAATGGGGTTAAGATAATCTAACATCGCGTGATCGTTCGACGTCTTCATCTGACGATACACACGCTCACGGGACCCAGCAAGACGCACACGCGCATCCATAGCTTCGAGCTTCGCTGTAGCGTCATTGATGTTCGTCTGCGCGTCTTCGATTTGTTCACGAATAGCACGACGAGCTTTCAGCGACTTTGCTTGCTCTAAAAGCTGATTGAGCTTCTTGAGATCGCGGCGTTCAGCGTTGCGTTCTTTCTGGAGGCGTTTGCGTTCGACGAGGGTACCGTCAAGGTTCTTGTGATCTTTCGCAGCTTCTTCTGCCATGCCTTTCGCGTCGGACATACGGAAGAATAACAGAAGCTGGCCTTCAAAGATGATGCCGAGGTCAGAACTAGGGGTCGAGTGCAGACCGGCAGTTTCGATTTTGAAGCCCATGCGAGACAGCGCTTCGGGACTCATTGAGAGTGTACCGAATCTGGCCATCACAGGAAGTTGGATTATCTGAATAGCTTTGTTGAACGTTCTCGGTACTTTGTGGGCGTGTGCGTCTTTGAGACGGCTCAATACGCGACTTGTTTTGGCAGTCGCTGCATCTTCGCGCTGTTCACGACGAACGGCCTTGTCATTCACTTCCTGCTCGTACATCTCTTTGTCGATAGCTTGCGCCGCTTGTAAGCGAGCTTTGCCCTCAACATCTGCTGGCATATCGTCGAGCGAAACGGCTTTACGCGATGCAGGGAGATATTCTAAACAGGCGTTGGCTAATGCGATATCAGCCTTGAACGACTTCACAATTTCACCGAGCTTTTCCATCAGTTCGCGTGGCTTGATGCGTTTAGCGGCCACTTGTTCTGACAGGCTTAGGCAGGTGGTGCAAGTTGCGCGTACAGAATCACGCAGTTGCAAAACATCGGGGTACGACTTGTAGGTATTACTCTTTAATGATTTCGTGAGATCAGCCAAGATGTTCTTCGGTTGACCCAGCGATTCAACAACGTGCTGGCGTTTCAAATTACTGCCTGAACGGAGTGCAGCCAATGTTCCATTAACTGTCTCTAAACCAGCCTTAAGGTTGTTTACCGGATTTTTCATGCTTGTGGTTTCCAAACTTCATTAAGAGTTGAGGACCATACGTTCTAGTCCTAGCGACACTTCGAATACCAATGTTGCATAAGCATATTAGTATTACTTGGGTCGATTATAGTATTGCTCTGCTCTGGTTATATCCAGAGTCTGGCGGTTCGGCCTTTTAGGCTCGGTTTATTCTATTGCCCTTGAGTTGTGATTTGCTGCGCTAGCTCCTCCTCATTTTTTCCTCGTGGTTAAAAGATGGGTCAAACAATGCCGTTATCTGACCCATCTCAACAGTACCATTATATCATTAAGACTATTCTGATACAACCGCATTTCGTCCAAGAATTTGCTGAGTTGTATTTACAGATTTATCACAGAGCGACAGGGAGTTTATCGTCTGGTGATTTCAGATAAGCCTTAACTTTTGCAGCAGTACCAGCAGCAGCGTATTTGCCTGGTTCTTTCAGACCGCCTTTATATTCGGCAATCTCAGCCTTCAGCTCTTTAACTTTTTGGGCTAATGCTGCGCGTTCGAGTCTTGCCAGCTTACGAACCTGACGGTCGAGTATGATCTTGGCGCTTTCAAGTTTAATCTTGAAAATCTTCGCCAGCATTTCGTCAGGGTCTTTAGCCATAAGAACTTTAGGCAGAGCTTTGAGCAACTTGTCCATGTTATCCACAGCCCACAAATATACCTCATTGAGGTACAACTGCCGTTCTGCTTTGGCCAATTTGTTTTTGAGCATCGCTGTTTCCAGCTTGATGCGATATGCAACCCACGCTTTGAAGTAGTTCACATACGACAGGTACATAAACTTGTTCGATGCGTCTGCACGGCGAACGGTAACACCCAACGAGTAGTTGATGGCAGATGTTACTTCACGCTGAATCTTGGTTGCGAGTTCATACAGCTGGTCTTCGCTGCCACGACATTTGATGGCGAATGCTGCGCCCCACGGACCTGCATCTTTGTTCTTTTTAGAACTGGCGTTAGACGCAGATACAACGCCCGGCCACTCGGCAATCTTCTCCAGCTTCTTAGTGATGGTGGAGTTGTTCGACATTCCACCCGGCACGTAGGTCTGAATCGTGATCGTCTTCGCTTTCTCGTCAATCTTCATCTGCGGTTCGTAGGTTACTTTACCACGACCAGTAGACATAAGAGCGAGGAAGTCTTCATCCGAGCTTACGTCCAAGCAACCATACTCGTGGTTGACTTTGAGCGTGTCAGCGAGTTTCTTCGCGCTATACTCTTTGCCGTTGAGCATATCGCAAACGACTTTGGCGACTGACGTGAAGCTGAATGTAGGGTTGCCACACTTAACGCCGTATGCTGGCGCAGGCACACTACCGTTAAACAACATGTACGGCAACAGCGCTGGCAGATACAGTGGAATCTTCATATCGTTTGAGAAGTTGTCCACCATAGGCGTTACTTCAAGATAGTCAGGGTCCAGCAGGAAGCTACCAGCAAACTTACTCATTTTCGCTTCTGTGTAACGCATCGCCGCGGCAGGTGCTACAGGGTCGCCCCAGTTACCTTGACCAGCTACAGCAGGAGGCACTGTGTTTGCAATAGTGACCATCGCACCATAACAAGCAGCGTCACCGTGTGGGTGATACTTACCTAACGCATCACCCACTGTACGCGCAGACTTCTTGAATGCGCCTCCGGGACGCAAGCCCAAGTCACACAATGACCAAAGTAACGCACGGTGTACAGGCTTGAGGCCATCACGGTAGTCAGCGATAGCACGGTCTTCAACAACGTAAGAGCCGTACTGGAAGAGAGCGCGTCGTGTGTAGTCAGCGAGGTTCTCGTCACGAATGAGAGATTCATCTTGACCCAGCATCGGGTACAATGAAGCGCCTGTGCTGGTTGTTGCTACTTCGCCTTTCTTCTTTTTCTTTTTCGGCATGTCATCGACAGCAACAGCTTTCGATTTCAACTTGACCTTTGCAGGCTTCGCTACCGCAGTCGATTTCTTTTCGACTTTTACTTTCTTTGGCTTAACTGCCATTACTGTTCCCCTTTGGCAATCGCGTTAATCTTATCCAGAGTTGTACGTGACATTTGCAGTTGCACACGCTCCACAGGTTTGCCGTCAACTACGCGATGCGCAGATACGATGCAGTGCTTTGACAGCTCACGAATCTTAGGCATAAGTTCACCGTACTGCTTATGCTGCTCGGCGGTCAACTGCTTGTGTTCGAGCACAGGCATATCCAGAAAACGAATCTGCGTATCGTCTGACATGCAGCCAAGATTGAAGTCCATGTTATTCCTCCAGACCCAGCAGACGACGACGATGGACTGCATCTTCTGCCAGCACACCACGGAAGAAGCGCTCTTGCTCAACGCTAGTGAATGGGTTCACACGAATCAAGCGGCGAGTCTTCGGATTAAATGCAATCGCTTCGAGCACATCAGGTTCGACTTCACCCCAACCTTTTGCACGAACGATTTCTTTATCTTTTACAGCAGCAGGCGCTTTCGCGCGGCATTCGTCAAATGACATACCGCCATAGTGAATGCCTTTGTGCATCACGTTATACAGAGGAGCATCGACAATCCACACACGCCCTTCTTTCATCAGGTCAGGCAGCAGACGATAGATAACACCCAGGAACAACGTTGCGATGTGGAAGCCGTCTGGGTCAGCATCCATCAGGAACAGCAGGTTACCGATACGCAGATTCTTCGTACTCAGTTTCGGCGCTTCTGCTTTCGGGTCTAACGATTTCAGGTCTGCACCAACAGATACCAACATGCCTTGAACTTCTTTGTGTTTGAGCACATCAGCCAGACTTGCTTTCAGACCGTTGAGCGGTTTACCGCCAGCGAGCATAACTTCCTGATGGTCAGGGTTACGTGCGTGTTTCGCAGTACCACCAGCAGAGTCACCTTCTACAACGATAAGCTCACGTTCGTGGGGCTTACACTTGAGCGCAGATATCAGGTCAGCAGGGAGTGCGTTGCCCTTCAGCTTCTTCTTCGTGTCTGCCATAGACTTCACGACAGCGGACAATTCTTCGCGGCCTTTGTTCATCGCTTCGGCACGTTTGATGATCGTCGTTGCGACTTTCTTATTGTCCTTGAAGTATTTCACGAACGCATCTTTCAGCATCTCGTATACTTCTTTTTCAACACGGCTCGCCAGCTTGTCTTTAACCTGTGACGTGTACTGAGCACCGTGCATACGCCAGTCGAACATACCAGTCAGGCCGATAAGCAAATCTTCCTGTTTGAAGTTCTGCTTCTTCTTGCCTTTGCCTTTCGATTCTTTCATGAAAGGTTTGATTGCTTCGAACAGCGCATCACGGAAACCTACAACGTGCCACCCGCCGTCAATTGTAGGGCTTGTGTTAACGAAACTGAGGAAGTTATCAGTGTCGGCGTGATCTGTCCACGTCAGCGCAGCAGTGATGTTGTCGTTTTTGAAGATGAACGGCTTGCCAACAGAACCCAGCTCACGTTCTTCCACCATCGTCTTCACGACATGCACAAGGTCTTTCTTGTTGATGAAAGTGAACTCTTTGCGCTTGCCTTTCTTGATCAACGTCAGGCGAACTTCGAGTCCAGGGTTGAGCATAGACATGTTACGCAGCCACGAACCAAGTTGCGCTGGGTCTGGTGCAGCGTGACGATAGTTCTTAGGCAGCTTCTTACCACGCTGCACGTCAGCAGACACGACAGTCTGGTCGAGCGTCCACGCGACAATCGTACCGTACTTGTTGTGTTTCTTTTCACGCAGCAGAGACATAACATCTTTGTCTACTGCTTTAACTTGTTTCGGGTCTTTGCCAGATTTGGCAACGCCGCACTCCCACATCTGATACGCACAACCGCCTTTGTACATTGACCACACACGCAGGCGACTTGAGATTGCGTTCAGTGCTGCAACGCCTACACCGTGAGTACCGGCAGAGGTCTTATATGCTTTATCATCGAACTTGCCACCAGCGTGAGCACGGCTAAACGCTGCGGTCATGATCGTTTCTTTCGAACCATCTTTCAATTTCTTGAAGTCGGTAGGAATACCTTTCGCCATATCTGCGACAACGTTCAGGTCGTTATCGTAATCAATGACTACTTCGATAAGTTTGTTTCGACCTGCGATGTATTCGTCGTAATCGTTATCTACAGGTTCTTTGACAGCACGGTAAGCCATATCGGGACCGCGCTCCCCCATGTACATCCCGGGATTCAGTCTTATACCATCAAGACCTTCTGCGATCATGAATCCTTCTTGTTCGGACCCATCTCCCGTTTTCTTTTTAACCTTAACGGCTTTAGGCGCTTTGGCCATTTTCGTGTTCTCCTGAGTGAGTAGCATGTAGACTACTCGATATTAGCAAGTTCAGACACTACTTGTCTCTAGCTATTATATCACATAAGACTATTCTTATATACCCGCATTCTGTCCAACTATTTGCAGAGTTTGAGTTAAGTACGGCGCAGTATATGACCCTTAATCAGAGAGCGCATTGTGCTTTCGTGTGCGTCTTTCTCAATTCCCCATGCGTCTGCGAGACTGAGCAGTTCCTCTTTTGTCAGGTGATGCGCTTCTTTCAGAGCTTCGTGTTTAGGCATGTTTTCTAAACGCTCAACCAACGCACCAACAACGTCAACAACTTTGACGCCAACATCCGGGTTAAGGCCATAGTGATCGCACAGAGCATCCTGCAACTGACCCACATCCATATCAGCAGCAGTTCCTTTTGTACCTAAGCCTTCGTCAGCAAACATCTGCATCAGTGTGGCTTTGTCGGCGCAGAGAATTGATGTACGCAGATCGTCCATCTCCTGTACGTCGAGATCATCTTCTTCGCCATCATCCATTTCAGGAACAGGCATCTGTTCGTCGCGTGTCAGGCTGCGGTACTCCTCGTACACATCTTTATCCTGAGTGAACGGGTAATCATCTTGCATACCGTTGGCGACCCACTCTTCGGCTGTTCTCATGTACTGACCATAGGTGATCAGCTCTTGCCCCGTTAGGCCTTCAATGAGCTTCGCTTCCATGAGCGACTCTTTGCTTACAAGCACACACTGGAGTGCCTGTAGTTGAGTGCTGAAACTTACTACACACAGGTAGCGATTAGATACAGGCAGTACGCGGTACATTTGCTCACGGATTTTCTCCATGAGATTGAAATAGCGGTTGATTTGCTCAGACAGTTTCTGGCCCATGATTGCAGTCCTCATTACAGACGTGTTTGTTTTCGATGTGCAGCACTTGAGGCTGAGTGAGAATCTTGAAGCCGTTACCGTCAGCGATCATGTTGCGGCACTCACGCTCAAGGGCTTCACGTTGCGCATGTTCCATGACGATAATACGAAACGCTTCGACACACGCGGGAAGGTCTTCACGCATTTTGATTGTGCATACGTCAGCACCGTCACGAACAGGAACAAGTCCCATGCAGATATCAGCGAAGTGACGTTCGGCTACGTCTAGAGCAGCAGCGAGAAGCGTTGAACCAGTGCCAGATGTTGGGAGAACGTTAGCATCACGTAACGTTTTGATAGCGCGGGAAAGACGTGCACCAGCTTCTAAGCGCAGAGACATTAGCTCGTAGTAGCTAGGCTTTTCTTTTGTTTGGGGAACGTTAACGACGCGAGTATCGTCTGGTAGGTCGTCATTGAGAAGATGTTCAGCAGACATTGGGTAACCTCAAAAAATTCGAGACAGATATGACAAAAGGGCAAACGCTCGTCAGCGCTGCCCTTTCGATCAAGTGACCGCTAGTGCGCGATTACTTGCTTATTCCATATCGAAGTCGAAGTCTTCGGCTTCTTTCTTTTTGCCTTTAGCTTTTTTATCAGCTTTGGCCGGCTTTTCAGCTTTTGCTTTCTTGCCAGCTTTTTCAGCTTTGGCAGGCTTAGCGGATTTTTTGTCTGCCTTAGCAGCTTTAGCTTTCTTGTCAGCTTTAGCAGGCTTTTCAGCTTTTTCTGCTTTAGCTTTCTTACCAGCTTTTTCAGCTTTGGCAGGCTTCTCAGCTTTCTCAGCTTTAGCCTTCTTACCAGCTTTTTCTGCTTTAGCAGGCTTGGCCGCTTTTTCAGCTTTAGCTTTCTTGTCTGCTTTCGCAGGCTTAGCAGCTTTAGCTGGAGCAGCGTCACCGCCAGTTTGCAGAGCTTCAACCTGGGCAGTCAGGTTAGCGCGACGTTCAGCGATCGCTTCTGCTTCTTTGGTCAGGCCAGCAGCAGTTTTAACCAGGTTTTTCTCAGACTTGTCCAGGGCGCGGATTTCTTTGTTCAGGCCGCTAACGATTTTCTTGCTCATTGGATTTCCTTACTTTGTTTTGATGCGGCGTTTTCACCGCTGGATGAAAAGATAAATTTGTTCAGGTTTTGATTTCCTGTAGACGTACATTATTATATTCAACATACGTCTGCAAGAAATTTTGAAACTTTTTACAAAAATATTCGAAATATTTTATCGAATATTTGCCCCTCGCTCATTCGTCAGAACTAGAGGGGCGCGCCGGAGATCAGATGATATTACTCGTCGTCTTCGTCTTCGTCTTCGTCGTCGAAGTCTTCGTCGTCTTCATCTTCGTCTTCGTCGTCTTCTTCGTCGTCACCGCCGAAGTGAGATTCGCACAGTTCGCGCAGTTCGTCTTCGTCCATCTTAGACGCCTTTTTCTTCGGCGCGAGCTTGTGTTCCAGGACCAGAGCTAACAGCTCTTTCTTGTCGAGGTCGTCGAGGTCGAGGGCGTCTTCATCATCTTCGTCCTCGTCGTCTTCGTCCTCTTCTTCGTCGTCGCCGTCTTCGTCGTCTTCGTCCTCTTCTTCATCATCAGAGTCGTCGTCTTCGTCTTCGTCGTCGTCGCCGTCTTCATCTTCGTCGTCCGAGTCGTCTTCGTCCTCGTCCTCTTCTTCTTCTTCGTCGTCTTCGTCCTCTTCGGACTCGCCGCCCAGGTTGTCGTTCAGCAGTTCGCGCAGTTCATCTTCGTCCAGCGCGCCTGCCTTTTTCTTGGTAGACAGCTTGGCTTTGATCACTGCTTCGCGCAGAGTATCTTCGTCAACGCCGGAGATGTCCAGTTCTTCTTCGTCTTTAACAGCAGCGACGATTTCAGCAACGGTAGGCGCTTTAGCCTTTTTGCCTTTAGCAGCTTTACCGCCTTTTTCAGCTTTTACCACTTTACCGCCAGAGACAGTCAGACCGGCTTCTTTCAGAATTGCTGCGATTTCTTTCGCATCGGCGCTTTCGATAACTACGCCCAGCATTTTAGCCAGAACGATTGCTGCGGTATTTGCGGTTGCTTTAGCCATGGTATTTATTTCCTGTTTGAGTAGAAGCGACGTTGCTTCAATTAATATTTACAGATTTCGAGAGACAGGCAGCGAGAACTTTTTATCTCGCTGCATACTTAATATTTACAGATTTCAGAAAGTCAGTTAAAAGTCTTCGTCAGACTTTATTACTTTTTTACTTTCTTGGCCAGCTTGCCAGATTTTTCTGCTTTGTCTTTCTTAGCAGCTTTGGCTGGCGCCGGGGTGCCGTACTTTTTAGCAGCAGCAGTTTCGTTCACGGTAGGACGCACGGTGTAACCAGGCAGCGCGGTATTGATCTGAACAACTTCACCGGTTTCAACGGAGGTCGCGTGGATCATGGAGCCAACGTATTTAACTTTGAAGCCTTTGTACTCACGAATCGGAGCAGAGATCAGAGCAGTAACGCTACCGTGCGTACCGGCTTCACCCAGGACAGACAGGATTTGGTTAGGACCGAAAGTAGAAACGATTTGCGCAGAAGAACCAAAGCCACGTTTGTGACGAATGGTAACGCTGTTTTCGGTGCGGTCAGTGATGAAGCCAATCAGCTCAACAGCGTGAACGCTTTCGATCAGAATGTCGTGCGGCAGCTCAGACGGCTTAACTTTTGAAGTACCGATAGAGCCAGACTTCTTAGCGATACGTTGAGCCAGGGTAGGAACCAGTGAACTGTTCTTTGCAACTTTAGACATTGTAATACTCCGGGATGTATTAGTTTGAGCGTAGTGCTCGGTTCGAACTTCAATTAGTGTTTACAGATTCGATTGCAGGAAAGTTTTACAGATTTATTTAAAGCTATCGTCAATCAAATGCGTACAAATTTTCGCAACAGAATCGACAAATAAATCTTCATACTCACTTTCGTCGTCAAGCATATCGAGGTCATCGTTGTATGCAGCGGGTAACCAATCGAACGCCTGACAGATATTACGTGCAGCAAAACCCAGGTGCGCAGGGTTGCGTTTCATCACCCAGACTTCACGTAGTGCCAACCGCGATAACTCGTACTCAGCATCTTTGTAGAAGAGGTCGTGGTTATCGACGATGTACTGGCGAATCGCTTTACGCAGTGCGTCTACCGATGGTAGCGTACTACCTGAGGCATTAACGTAGCGAGCAATTGCGCGGTACATCGAGGGATGCGCTGTCACGGTATCGGTTTGATACAGCGTATTGATAGCGCGCCGCGATTTGTTTGAATCGTTGTTCACGCTATGCTGGGCTAACTGCGCAACGATAGCATGATACTTGCTAACACCAGCGGTCATGATTGTATGCAGGGCATGCTGCGTTACACTCATCGGTGTCTGACTATTCTTTACAGATTCGAGTTCTGCTTGCAGTTCACGAATTTGTTGGGACTGCTCATTGCAGAATCCAACAACTTCACGAATGCGCTCATCGCGTAGTGCGATTTCAGCGGTGTGCTCACGCTCGGTACTACGCAGTTTGATTTTGAGCGCCAGATGATCGCGGGACAGTTCCTGCAACTCGGCTTCAACATCTTCGTTGCGGCCAGCAGTCTGTTCGTTGCTTTCAGTCAGTTCGCGGATTTTATCGTCACGGGCAGTAATCATCTGTACAATGTTAGCGCCGTGGTCTACTTCTTGTGTCATGTTTACAGATCCCCAAGAAAGGTAAGCGGCCCTTTCGAGCCGCTCAATCAGACGATATTACTCGTCGTCGCCTTCGTCTTCTGCTTCTTCGTCCAGCTCGTCTTCTTCTTCGACAGAGCACGGAATCAGAATGGTCAGGTCACCGCCGTTGTCGAACGTTGCAGCGGCCAGGCCACCAGACAGCACAGACAACGGCAGGTCGCGAGTGTCCAGTGCAGACGCTACTTCGATAACATCTTCGGCGTCGTCGAAGTTTGCAGCATCAGCGGCAGAGTAAGACTGAACACCGTCGAAGCTACGCAGAGTTTCCAGCGCTTCAAACAGGCGGTCGTTGTTGACCAGTGCAGCAGATTCCATAGTGAAGCCAGCGTACACTTTGATGCCTTCGGTAGACTGCGCCTGAGCGATGACGCGGTTAACTGCGCCCTGCATCATACGTGCAACAGACTGATCACCCCAGAAGCCCGGCAGCGCGATGTTCAGCACGGTGGTGTGCAGTGCAACGTGTGCAGTGTCAACCTGAACTGGGCGAACGCGAGTACGTGCGCTATACAGGCTTTCAATCGGCAGACGCTCACCCTGCAGTTCGTCGTACTGCGACGGGTCGATGTGACCGAGTTCCATCGCTTCACGCATTTCTTCGTCGTCGATGAAGTCACCAACTACGATGCCCGCTTCGCTTGGGTCCATACCTTCTTCGATACGACCGGCGTACAGCGCAGCACGGATTTCCTGCTCCAGAGTTTGCTCAAGGCTGCTAGACCACACAGCAACATCGAACGAGTTCGGGTCAGCGAGGAAACGAGTTGTTTTAACACGTTCGCAGATTTCCAGCAGAGACTGCGCTGGCAGGTGCATAGAGCCCTGCGCTTTACCGGCTTTACCCAGGTTGAACGGGAAGCGGTAGTTAACACCTTCGATATCAGCCAGCTCGCTTTCGATTGCAGAGTAGGTGTCACCGTCGGTCAGGGTGTAGTTGATGATCAGCGTCTGGTCCATATCGACAGACAGCATCGGGCCGACAGAGTTTTCGGTGTCAACGTCAGTGACGAACTTCATGCTATCGTTAGCGTCATCGCCTTCGGCAGCTTGCTCGTGTTCGTTATCGCCTTCGTCTTCAACTTCTTCGTCGGACTCTTCTTCCTGCTCGGTGTCGTCTTCGTCTGAGTCTTCGAAGTACACCGGCAGCACAGCGAGCACAGCGTCAACATAATCCAGCTGATCGCCGTCAGCAACTTCTGACAGGTCAACACCCAGGTCGGTTGCCAGCGCTTCGATTACTGCGAAGTCTTCTTCGCTACCGCCGTCTGCGATTGCAGCAATTACTTCGTCTACGTTTTCGCAACCAGCAGTGTCGATACCCAGAGCGCCAGCTACGTGCTCAACGGTGTCTTCGTCATACTGACCCAGCAGCTCGGTCAGAGTGTCAACGTTTGACGCGTCTTCTGCGTCTTCGTCGTGCGCTTCGGCTTCAATGTCCAGAGTATTGGTCTGGCTTTGAATACGGGTGAACGCTTTCATCACCTGAACAATGGTCATGTTCGTGGTGTCTTCGCCCATCGCAGCAACTGCGGCAGAACGCTGTTCGGCATCAAGCATACCGCCGGCGAAAGCGAAGTAGTCGAGAGGATCAGTCACAGCGTCGATTTGCGCCTGAATGTCGTCTTCGTCTTCTTCTTCGTCCGCGCTTTCGGAAGAATCTTCTTCTTCCTCTTCTTCGGATTCGCCGTCAACTTCTTCTTCTTCGTCTTCTTCATCAGAAGACAGAGCGGCCAGCATGTTTGGACAGTCGATGCCACGCTCTTGCAGAGCAGCTACGAAGGTGTTCAGCGTTTCTACCATCTCTTCTTCGGTAGCGCCTTCGACCAGCTCAAGCAGTTTGGCAGTCAGAGTTTCGACGGTGTCAGACTTCATGACCTTCAGGTCTTGAGTACGAATCAGAACTTTCAGGCCGTCACGATCCAGTTCTTCGGCAACCAGCACAGAAGCGAGGAATTGCACAGCGTCAAACTCTTCTTCTTCGCTGTCCTCTTCGGCTTCTTCGTCTTCGGCATCGCCGTCAACTTCTTCACCGTCTTCTTCTTCTTCGTCGTCAGTGGCAGACTGATCGTTGCTGCTCAACCAGAGTTCCTGCTCAGTGAGGAACGATTCACGAATACCTTCTTCGCTCATCGCAGACACATCGTACTCCAGCGCTTCGAGCGCTTCGACCATCTGTTCGATAGTCAGAGTTTCTGCTTTGTAGCCCAGCAGATCAGTACCGGTAGCTTCACCGTCATTGTCGCCTTCGTTCTGGTCGATGATTTCATCACCTTCGTCGAAGTCTTCGCTCAGGTCGACAATCGGTGCAGTGGTAGGTTGTTTCACGTTCAGTTCTCCGTTATTGGGGATTGCAGCGAAGACTTCGCCACTAATAGTTTGCATGATGAAGGTACGCACAGCGCCGGTCAGTACAGTTACAGGGTTACCCGGCAGAACGCTGTAGTCAATTACCGCTTTTTCGAACGCACCATCAGTTTCGTCAATGCTACTGATATTTACAGTTTGCAGAGCTTCCACCTGTGCGGCGAGCGCTTTGATGAACGGACCAGCTTTGCTTTCTTCGACAATCGAGATGGTGTGGATGCCATACTCAGATGCCAGATCAGCCAGGTCAGTTTCACCCGCGCTAAACAGAGCAAGCGATAAACTACCGTGCATTTCAGACACTGCTTTGTTTACAGTATATGAAACGATTACTGCATCGCCTTCGCCGACTTTGATACGCTCGTCAATGCGAGTAGGCACACCGTTGTTTGGGTGCAAAATGAAGTACGCGCTGTTCGTGTCAGTAGACGGGCCAGTCGCACGTTCGATCAGTTTTGGCAAACGGTCGAGCACTTTACCTTCGATCTGCTTTTCTTTCAGTTGCTCGTCTGCCGTCATCCACGAGAAACGATTATGAGCATTAAGCGAGGTCAGCACAACGATTGTGCATTTGTTTACGTGACCGCTTTCAGACGATGAAGCGCGGCGTTGTTGTTCGGACAGATGCTTTTGTGTCTCAGAGCCAAAAGCAGCAGCGCCACCCAGATTGTTATTAGACATGTGCGTTATCTCCTCAGATAAGTTGTTTACAGAGACCAAATGCGACTTGCATTTTTCAGGTCATAGGTTAAAATGGATTTCTTCTGACTACTATCGACAGTGTTGATTGTCGTGAATCCCCAGCGAGTGAGAATCTTGTTCACAACATCCAAGCCTGACGACACAGAGCGATACGTTGTTCGGTCAATCACAACACCACAATCAACAGCAGCGAACGATGCAGATGCGGCAGCAAACTTACGGGCGGCTTTGCTGTTCTCTTTCTTTTCGAACTTGTCGAAAGCGTCCAAGAACTCTTTGCGCTTAATGAAGAATGCTTCGGCTTTTGCCAGACGCTCAGCCTGTTCTGGCTTGAGTGTGCGTGTCGTGTTGCCATACTTCGCAATCACGTCACTCCACTTCTGGCGCTTCGCATTCATCGCAGCACGTTCGTCCAGTAGAGCTTGATACTCAGGCGAACGACGATCAGCATAACGTTCATCACTAAGCAACGTCAGATACGGCTCGTCGTCAATCTCCACCAGCTCACGGAAGTTATCGAGCGCATCGCCCTTCTCCCAGTGCAGCACACCCATTACCATAGCGTACATGCTCTTACCACGAAACGCTTTCGAGCTGAACTCTTTCGGCGCAGCTTTGAACTCAGGGCGCAACGCGATTTGAGCGAACGGCATCGGGTAACCGAGCGGGCTAATCACGAATGCGTCACACAGGCTGTACGTTGCATTCTCGTGGTTCGTGTTCTGATAGATGAAGATCACAGGAACGCCGTCGGGTACTTTGACTTTCTTCGAGTAACCGTTCTCTTTCAGATGAATGAACGACTGCATGTTGAGCATGTTCGCTGTATACGCAGCGGGCATCAACCAGCGACTGCCAGCAAAACTATGACGGTGCTTGCGATGATACTCGTTAATCAGTTTGCGGATATACTTGATACCCACACCCTTCTTATCGTTCTCACGCGAGTAGTCGCGCAGGTACGTTGCGATATCACGTTGCTTCGGCACACCCAGGCCTAACTCGAATAACGCAGCGAGTCCCTCAGACGCGCTTTTGCTTTGGCTGTCTCGCACTTCACGTACCAGTCGCTGCACAGTCGCAGAATGAATGCGCGGTACGAATGCGGTTGTTATCGTACCGCTTCGACGTTGCTCGCCACGGTTGGTCACAGTATGTCTGATCTCAATCGCGTGTTTCGACTTCTTCAAATAGTCGGGGCAGTCTAGCCGCACCAGATATTTAGACTCAGCCACCTTCAAAAGCAATTGCTTCTCGTCGTGGTTGAATACGTGATCATAAAACATTGTATCCCTCTACTGTCTTCGCATCAGTCACAAACTGCGGGTAACCATCAGCTTCAACTGTTTCAAACAGAGATTCGATGGCCGACTGGCTCAATGTGTTCGAGCGCACATGCTCCCAAGGAATCGCTACCACCTCATCACCGGCATAATCGCTGGTCGAAGTATGGGGCATAATTAGCAAACCCAGAGGAATTTTGTGCGATCTACAGAACGCATTAAGTTCTTTTACAGTTTTATGCAATGTGCTCTGGTTCGCTTGCGTAGCTTTACCCGTGTCTACGATAGACGTCAGGTAGTTATAGTTCGCAATGTTGAGCAACATCTGCTGGCTGATAACAGTAGGGTTGATTCCGATATTACCGAGAAGAAACTCAGCGACCAGCTTTTGAGATTCTTCTTGCGATGACGGTCTATAGCCACCGCGACTAATTACAACTTTGGCCTTTTTCATGATGGCTCCCGAAGATCTGGTGCATAAGATTTCCACACATGTTCAACGAGTGCTCGCCAGTCTGTCTCAGACAGATGTACGCCCGTGAGTTTGTAGTATTCTTTGAAGAACTTTTTGCTCGGTGTCTTCTCGTCAGTTGCGCGAGACACGTACAACGCAGCAAGCGGTGGTCTGCCCGCTGCGATATCGACGCGCATTGTTTTCGCAACGAGTTCCCACAAGGCGTTGTACTGCGAATTGCTCACGGTGGACAGTTGCACACCAAACACTACAGGGGCCAAATCAGAATAGTACACATACGTTTCAAGTACAGCGGCTGTAGTCAGCCGCGAGTACAATTGAGCAAATACACCTGTCAGGATAATCTCGTTGTTCGTCATACAGCCGCGTCCAGTTCAGAGTTAGTGCCCAGCGTCAGGTTGAAAGTGTGCTTCACGTTCGCGTGTGACATTACGCACTCGCTACCGTCTTTCTCAACGAAGACAGGGCCGGTCATGTCGCAAGCTACGAACATCAGCTCAACGCCGTTCGGTTTATAACACAGCAGACCACGCTTCACGTCAGCAGGCTTGATTCCCAGCTTCTTGGCGATAGTCGCTTTCGACTCTTTGATGTGCGCTTTCGCCTCTGCCATTGCAGACTTAGGCGGCTTGATGAGTTTTACAGTCATCTTGCGCACACGCTTGGTCTGTTCTTTCTCAGACGCGTAGGTCGGCACAGCGAGTTTGTGTTTCGCTTTCTTCTCTTTCACTTTCGGGTTCTCGATAGATTTATCGAGCGACAGCTTGAGATTACCCAGCAGCGTCTGCATCGCAGTTGCATAGAACTGCATATCAAGCCCAAACACGTCTAACACACGCTCAATCTGTTTCTTGTTGAGCGTCAGCTTACCGTCTTGAATAAGACGTTTAAGCTCGATGGGCATCTGCTTAATATACGCATCGCTGGTAGTTGCTACGCGCAGCTTATCACAGGCGCGTTGTGCTGCCTTGCGTCCCATGTGCTTGACAACACCCTTGCCACCATGATGCTTAACATCTTTCCAGTCCATGTCAAACGCTTCGCTCAACATCTTGCGACGATCTTTCGTCGTTGCGTCGGCGATTGTCGCGTCGATCATTTGCACCAGCTCTGCTTTGCAGTCAATCGCATCAGAGCGTGGGATCATATCGAGGTCAGCACTCGACGCGTCTGCTTCTGCTTTACGCTCTTTCTTAGAGCGCGTGTCTTTGTTGCGCTCGCGTGTCGCTTTCACACCGCCTTTCGGCTTCGTAGCTTTCGCTACAGCAGGCTTGCCTGTTTCCGGGTCGATGTACACCAGAGAACTAAAATCAGGCTTGATCGTGTCAACGTCGATTTCATCGTTGCGCAGATCTTTTTGCTGGCGCTTGTTCAGCTTCACAGTGATGCCGTCAATCAGAACGTGCTCAGTTTTCGCGTAGGGCGCTTCAATCTCTTTCAGCGTTTTGCCCGCGAGCACGATGCGTTTCACAGGGATTTGAGGGCCCTTCGCGTCGGTGCTATAACCGTTAGCGTTCACTTTGTTGATGTAAGTGGTAGTACCGTCCAGACGACGAACACGGGCATTCAGCAGATTTTTGTTTGCGTTTGACATAGTGTGATTCCTCAATCAGCTTAGTTGTCAATAAATGTGCGGCTCGATTTGAACCGCACAGTCGTTCAGTTTACAGCGAGATTATTTCAGCAGCTTGCGCAGTTGTGCGCCGGTCATGTTTTCAGATTTGCGCGGTGTAGTCAGACCCAGCTCAACGGCACGTTCACGCAGTTCGTCGTCAGACAGATCTTCGAGGTAAACAGATTCTTCGTCGTCAAATTCGAAGCTCTCTTCTTCGTCTTCGCCGTCTTCTTCTTCATCGTCGTTACCGTCTTCGAAGTCTTCGGTATCTTCTTCACCGTCTTCTTCTTCGTCGTCAGAAACGAGGCCGCTATCGATCACAGGGTTGAAGTCGTTCAGCGTTTTGATATCCGCTTTGCTATACAGCAGAACATCTTCATCATCTGCCTCAGCTTCTACGTCGATAACGAGCAGGCCGCCTTTGCTATCACAGCCAAGGTACGCGAACGTTGTGTCGCCGTCAGTCAATACGAGGCCAGGGACGAGAACTTCTTCGGTAGTGTTGAAGCGTTCAGCCAGCGCGGCGTGATACTTCGCGGTCACTTTCTTGTTAACCATGCTGATATGGTCTTTAGTGACTTTGACGTATTCGTACTCGGCGGCATCTTCTTCTTCGCCGTCTTCTTCTTCTTCGCCGTCTTCTTCGCCGTCTTCTTCTTCTTCCTCTTCGACCTCTTCGACCTCTTCTTCCTCTTCTTCGACTTCTTCCTCGTCGTCGTTTTCTTCTTCTGCGTCTGGGATTTCGTACTCACCCAGCGTAGAGCCAAGGACAGATTTGAACTTGTCGGTAGCTACGACATACAGCAGCGCTTTGCCGAGGTGCTTCGCAGATTCGCCGTAGAAGACAAACTCTTCGCCGTCTTTCAGCAGCATAGTACCTGCTTCCAGCTCGTCTGCGTCTTCGATATTGAACGCTTCACGAATCGCTTTCGCCAGCTTCTTAGACAGCTTAGGCGCGATCATTTTCTGCGCTCGCATTGCGATAGCTTCTGCATTTTCGAGCGTAGGGCGAGCAAGCACTTTGACAGGCTTCGCGTATTGCAGGTTCAAAGTGATCTGCATGACGTTACCATCAGCAGCATACTCGGCACCGTAAGTAACATCCAGAGCGTTTGCGATCGGCGTTTTGTTATCAGCGCACACTTTCGCAACGTCAGTGTTAAGCACGATATCGGCGATACGTTTTGCCACAGTATCGGTCAGCGCTTCGTCAACAGTTTCGATTTCAACTGCAGGTTTAGCTTTGCCGCCTTTGATGATAGCGTGTGCCAGATTCTGATAATCTTCGGACTGCTCTTCGGAAGATTTGCGACGAACTTTAGGTTCTTTGTCTTTCGACGGCTTCGCATCTTTCTTACCAGAAGTTTTCTTGCCGGACGCTTTCGGCGTTGCAGCTTCTTTCTTACCGGCAGTTTTCTTGCCGGACGCTTTCGCTTCTTTCAGCTTGACGTAACCTTCGCCGGTATCTTCAAGCTGGCTCAGATTCATGCGCTCGATCTCACGGAAGTGAGAACCCTCTTTGATAACGCAGCGGGTTGCGATACGTTTGCTCTGACCTTTCACCTTGTAACCGGACGCGATAGCATCTTCGATTTTAGATTTGGTGCCGTTCAGCAGGATGATAGTTTTGCCAACCAGGTTAGAGTTAGTTTCGATACGTGCCATGATAAATACTCCTCAGTATTGTTGTTTAGTTTGATTTCGACGCTCACTGCGTCTGCATATATTGTAGCATAGGTGGCTGTCAGATAACAACCACGATTTTGTCCAGTTTTCTGCATACTTCGCAGATAGCAGGGCAGCTATATTTCAGCGCCCTGCTCGTTATTGCTTATGCGTAGTACGCTAACAGCTTCATCAGATCCGGTCGACTCAGCTTATCAGCAGCTTCTGGCTTGATGATGCCCTTGTCGATCAGCTCTTTGCGCATTGCCTTAGTTTCAAGGTCTTCAATATCGCGCTCATTGCATTCGAGCATTTCTGGCTCGTCGTCTTCCCCTAAGACTTCAAGCAGCGGTTCACTCGAAGTCGTGATCGTCGTAGCAGTTTGACCTGTGCGGTCGTAGACGATATCAGCGCGAAGCACAGGCGTGCTGTCTTCAGGCAGACGCACGAAGATCCAATCCGGCGTGTCGTGCTCGACGTACACCCACATCCCGAATTCCTCACACACATCAGAGTGTGTGAGAATTTCATTGATGAGCGTTGGGATTTTAGTGAAGCGCGTATTCTTGAGATCGCGCAATGCGCCTTCAACTTTACGACGAGACACTTTGATGATACCAGAAGATGCTGCCGTATGTTCGGCGTGTCCGATATCCGCTTTCCATGCAGCCAGAATTGCGTGAACGAGATTGAATACACGTTCTTCATCACGCATCTTCGGCGTTGCGTCACGACGAGCAACCCAGTCTTTCTTACTCAAATCAGGTTTCTGGGACTCTTTATCGTCACGCTCTGGCGCACGTTCGCCTGTAGCTTTTGACTTATAGCCATAGCCCGGCGGCAACTGACGAGGTTTAGCAGAAGACGGACCGCGTGGGGTTGTGCGTTTCTTCTCAGCAGCAGCCTGACGTTCAGGTGAGTTCTTCGCAGAACGAGCTTTAGAGAATTTGTCTTCTGGTTTAGCACGTAAGTTTGGCATATCTATTTCCTTTGCGGTTTAGCATGAGAGCACACAAGGCGGAAACCGCGTAAAGCCCGGTGCGCTCAAAGGGTATTGAACCCTTTTTAAAGCAGCCTCATCGAAGCGACTTTAAAAAGGACCGTGTGCCCGGGAAAAGATAAACACACGGTCAAAACGTTATAGGCACATAACAGAGAGAACATGTCTCGCTGTCTTTATATTGTATCAGGGGCGCTGTTTTGAGACAACCCTCATTTTGTCCAGATTTTTGCTTAGAATCGTCGATCCGCCAGCAGCATTCGAATCAGCGCTTCGCGGCTGTAGTCGCTTGCGTCTTCGTCTTCACCCACAAGCTCGTTTGCTTCTACAGCATCAGCCAGCTCGTCGTCTGTCCAGTCATCGTATTGAGCGATCTGCTCGTTATAGCGTTGCTCTTCGGAGGCAGCTATCTGACCATTGATTTCGTCTTGTGTCGGTCTGCTCATCAGTAGCCTCGGCACTCACACACTTGTTGGTGGCATACACGGCAGACGGCATCTTCATCGAGATTCTGCCAGCCATTTTCGTCTGTCCGACCGTCATCGTTCAGATTGCCTGGACGTTGCTCTGACGTATCGAGGTCGTCGTCTTCATCGTCACACACGCAATCTTCTACTGGACGATCGCACTCAGCACAGGCACCGAAGTCTTCGGCGTCTTCTTCGAAGTCATCGTCCGGATCTGCTTCGAGCACACGCACTGCACCAACTTCTGCCCTGACTGAAATTGTCATGTTGTTGATCAGAGCCTTGAACTCGTCAGGCGTCAGGCCAATCTGATTCAATGCAGTAATCAGCAGCTTGCGCCCGCCGTCATCGGCATCGCGGCCAAACACTTCGATAACTCCCGCAAGTGCGGAACCCATGAGAATGACCTGTGCATCTTTACTTACTTCGGTGAATTTCATTCAACAGCCTCCTGTTTGTTTTTACTTTATGCAGCGTACTCGCAAGTGCGCTTCAAAAAGGACCCGAACTGCCATGCCTCTGCGCGAGGCACCTCTTCTGGGGGATGAGCATCGCTGGGCAGTCGGGCCAAAGAGAACATCAGTGAATACTGGTCAGTTTGATTCTGACAACGCGGCCGCGCTTAGTTGTTTCTACTTCCCGCTTCTTGTAGGTGATACACATGCAATCAAGCGTGAATGTCAAATCAGGCAGCATGTCTTTGTTTCGCTCGTCAATAATAAGCTCGCCGCGCTGCTTCAATTCTTTGACCAGTTCGTTAGTGCTTTTCATTAGAAGTATTTGTCCTTCGCGTCAGGTGCGAGTGGCAATTCAATGTCAGGGTCAATACCCACTTCGAGGCTATGCACTTCCTGAATATCGTCGTCCGTCAAAGTAGTCGTCCAGTCTTCGGCGCGATATCCCCAAGCGCTAATGCTCAGACGATCTTCTTCTGGTGAGATATCTTCGGAGAGATAATCCTCATCGTCGAAGTCATCATCAGGGTCATAATCGTCGTCATCATCGAACATATCATCATCTTCTTCGATGCCGTGCGCGTCTGCAAACATAGGGTGCTTGGGTGTAAGTGCTTCCACCAGCTTATCGACGATTTCAGGGTCAATGTGAATCTCGCTAATCAGAGGCCCGTTCGAATCAAACATAGTACGAATGTCTACAGGCGTAGACAGACTAGCAGCAGCGCCTTGAGCGCGAAGCATCAGGCACACGTTGTAGTAGTTCATGATTGTGTCAGTCGATACTAGCTTGCGCGTGTGGTGAACAATGAGATGTTCTACAGTGCGCGTACCGTCACGCCACACGATATCGACTTCTTTCAGCCCGCTGTCTTTAACAACGGCATTGAGCGCCGCAAAGAGCTTGCTCGGTTTGAATGAGGACAGCACTTCACCTTCACGAACAAGCGCAAACACATCAGGGTTTAGCTTGCTGCGTTTCAACATAGTTGGCGAGAGTTTCATGTTATTCACCTTTGACCAGATTCATTGTGTAGTTCTTCTTGGCGAAACGGAAGCAAACTTTCTCAACCGTACCCGCAAGCCCGTCATAACCAATCATGAACAGGCGACCAGAACAAATGGCAAGGTCTAACAGCGAGTGGCCATCTTCGTTCGCGTCGGCCACATCAAGAATGGCATCACATATTGCCATTTGCTTTTCGTGATCGATATCGTTCGCAGTGAACTCGGTACCTTCTGCCGATTCGTTCAAGTTGAATTGAATGCGACAAGGTTTGCTGTTATGGACGAAACGCAGTTCAGGAATCGGACCGCCGATTTGATCGCACACGGTCAGGTACAAACGAAGGCCCGCAGTACAAACGTCGATCCACTCAGGTTTCAATTCGATGATGCGCTGGACACCCGCTTCCATCATACGATCTTGCAGTTCGATATCGGCCGGGGTTGCTTTATGCTCTTGCATGATTTGTCTCCTCAGACATACGTTAGAAAGCGTAGCACATGCTACGCTTCTATTATAGCATAGGGCAGTTTCGCATACTACCCTCATTTTGTCCAGATTTTTGCTGTTTTAGCGCTTAGTCAAGTTATCTGTAGGTGGCACGTAGCGCAGAGCTTCTGGGATGATCGTGCTCTCGAATGGAAACGCTACACGAATAGGCTCAACAGTGAACTTGAAGCCAGCTTCTTTTGCGAAGTGCTCGATAGCCCGTATGTGGCATAGATAGTCCGAGTCTTCAAAGTGATTGAGCACCTCAGCATCGGCAGACGATGCAATCACGAACAGACCAGTCGTCGATAAGAACGAGCATTCTGTCCACGCAACATCAGCACGACAACATGCTTCTGGGTTACCGTTCGCCAGCATAGCGTTAACACCCTGCTGAATCTTAGACAGCATGATAACGCTCAGGTCGCCTGCACGTTCTTGGTCTTCACGGGCCAAGTCAGCGAATTGCTCAACGAGCATATCTTCCATAACGAGGCGAACACGATTCAGTACCAGAATATTTTTCTCTTTCATTTTGATTCCCTACAATGTTAGGTATGGTTAGACGATTAACGAGTTGCGTGTTTAATTAGTTCTTTCAGGTACGCAGAGTCACGAGGATAGCGATCACCGTCTTTCATTTTAGTCAGAGCACAGGCGAGTGCTTCGAGCGTAAAGGCAGCCAGTGTCTCAAGCAAGCCTGTATCAACAGCAGTTTTCAGGCTATTGAGTATTTTCTTGCGAGCGATAGCTCGGGCCTCTTTCGTACCACGATGCAGTTCGCCTTTATGATCAGTGCCTGGGATTTTAGCACGAATGAGAATAGAGCGAATAGTGTCGTAGCTGATATTAACGTCATCAACCAAAGCTGGGTACTTGCGTGGACGTTTGCCTGATTCAGCTTTTGCCTCAACTTCCGCCTCAGCTTCTGGGTCTACGTCATCCATATCGTCAGGCAGTTCAGTACCGAATGAATCGCAGCACAGTTCAATCATCTCAGTGCGAGTCAGCTTTCTAATACGATGCTTAGGCGCGAGCTTATGATTAGTACACAGCTTACGCAGAGAATCGTCAGGCAGAGCAGTGAGTGCTTTCAACACGGCGCGTTGTTCTTCGGACGTATCTTCTACCTCATCAACCTCTTCTTCGTCCTCTTCTTCATCTTCTTCGAGGTCAGGTTCGGCCAACAGTTGTTCGTTGTGCGCAGTGACAGCGACAGCTTTGATCATCACAATCCCGTCTTCGACAACAAACATCGAATCTTCGGCTTCGATTTCATTGCGCAGTTCTTGCAGCAGACGACGAATCAACGATTGGCGGTATTCCTCTGTTTCTTCGTTGACTTGACGCCAATCGTAATCACGCGCTAACGCATACACACCGTTAACAACGAACTGGCTGTTTTCGAGAATAGCAGCAAGCGCTTCTTTCGCGTCTTCTGCATAGATGAAACGCTCGGCGATTGTAGCAAGCCCGAACTCCCACATCGGATCTTTGTGATTGAAGTTAGGGTTCAGGTCGAAAATGCGAATGAGATTGGACAGCTCGGTGGCCATCATCTCAACTGTTTTGTGTGCAGCCAGCATACGACGAGAGATACGGCGACCGTGGTCATCGTAGAAGTCAGCAGGTATCTTCTGGTCGTGATCGAGACCAATAGCATCGTGCGTATACTTAAACTCGTCGTCATGCTTACGCAGCCATTCGGTATGAATCTTGATCAGTTCAGCACGGTCTGCACGTTCAATGCGCAGCGGGCCCAGGCCAAGAGCAGCCAGCATCTCACGCATCTGAGGTTCAGTCATTTTTTCGAACCACACATAACTTTCGAGAGTGCGACCAACAGCTCTCTGGTGGATTCGGATCAGCTTGCGTACATGGTCTTCAATCATGAAGCCATTAACAACGTTGAAACCCTCATGCCCGATAATCATTTCAAACGGAAGCAGAGTGTGGCAAGTATTGTTCAGCGACACGTTCCACATCAGATCGCCGCGCGATGAGAACTCGAAAGTCTCACTGGTGGCTTTGTTTGAGAAGCCCCAATACGTGCGAATGCCACTCAGCTTACCTTGGTAATGGCAATCATAAATCTCTTTAAGCTGGTAACCGGCAAGCGTAAACTCGATGCCCACTGCATTGTAGAAGTTATAGAACGGTTGGCCGTGAGACATAGAGCGAACCATGAGTACGTTTTTGCGCATATCGAATGACATAATGTTTCTCCTGTGCAGCACCCGTGAGCGCTGCCGCTATTGATAGATTAGATTGTACGGTAGATGGCGTGTTGTGAGTGTACGCGATACACTTTGCTTCGGTTAATGAAGTGCTCAATCTCGTTAAGCATCTCCAGCGTTTCTTCTGCGGAGACAATAGGTGCTCCGTTCTCTGCGAAGATCAACAGGCGACCGTCATACACAGTTGACACAGTGAACAGATGCACGGCGTTCATGAAGCCCGACATGAAGTCTTCGAAGTCACGCATGAACAACGCTACCTTCTCAGTGTGATTATACACATTGATCAGGTACTGCGGGTCCCTGTCGTAGCTTCCAGAGTATACATCGCCTTGTTTCTTGCGCAGACTTTCCTTGAGTGTGTCATGAGTGACCAACACAAACTCTTGAATCATGACCAGCTTCTTGCGGAACTTCAATTTTCCCGGCTTCAGGTCTGGGTGCTTTTCCAAAAGTTCCGCGCGCACTACAGGATCGCCGAACGCAGCATACACTCGCCAGTCATTGCGTGTAGCCAACATTAGAGGAAGTCCATCTGAACCGAGTTCTATATACTCAGAAATCTCGTGGGCACCTTTAGTATCAAACAAATCGATCTGCTCCATGTTACAGCTCCTCAACATCAGGGATTTCTGGGACAGGGACGAAGACGACAACGCGATCCCCTTGTGCATTACGCTCAGGAGCTATCGCCCAGCGACCATACTTTTCACACAAACTCGGTGATGATAGAAAGATCGCCATGTCGCTTGCATTACGAATCGTCATCTCATGCTCAGGGAACAGATGTGACTGCTTGATAGAGAATGACGTGTTAGGCGGAAGATTGCGCTCACGCTTACGCTGCGCAATGTCCTCAAGAGTACGCAGCGTTACCGTTTGGATATATTGCAGATTAGGTTTAATCTTTTCCATGTTACAGCTCCAGTTCAATAATGTCTTCGAGATCAGCGACGGGTTGGAATATGAGTCTGTCACCGTGCTTGCTCTTTTGTAACGCGGTCACGTAGCGCCCATAAAGGTTAACGTAACGCGCATCACTCAGGATATGGTTGATCATTTGCACTTCCCTGCCATGCAGTTCTTTTCCATCCTGTGCAAATGTTGTGGCCAAGAAACTATACGTCTTCGGCCCCTCATTGTCTGTAGTAGTTTCATCCCAACACATTTCTACAGCGTGTTTGACTTTATCTTCCAGACGTTTACTGCGAGTAACAACAGGCATAGTCAATTTCCTATCTTACGCGGGCGGTACCGTGCGCGTTCTTCTGCTTTACGCAAGCGGCGTTTAATCAATTCATGCGGCGTTTTCACTTTAGCAATCTTCGCCTGTGCTTTCTGCCGCATCTCTTTTATCTTCATCCAGTTCTTCACGAAGCCAACGATATGTGCAAGGAAAGCCATAGCGCCAAGCAGATAGAACAGGACAGCACTCACCTTGTATATATCGTGCATCATGATTAACCTCTCAGGCGTCTTTCGAGTTGAGCAAGACGCAGACGTTTAATGACGTTCTCGGGCATGAACTCTTGGTCAATGTCTACGAGACACTCGGACAGATCGTCATGCGGCGTCAAGCGACCATTAGTAACAGAGTTCAAGAACTGCGACCATGAAGTACCGTGGTCAGGTTTGCTTAGAAGCGCCGCCCACGTTTCATCGTCAATGCTATCGAGCGCAGAAGTACGCAGATAGTCAGTACGCAACGATGCGCCGTATTTGCGATAGTGGTGATATCTGGCAGGCATGTTGAATGGCTTCGGTACTTCGTACACACGCAACGGGGCAACGTACCGAGCATCACGCACATCAGAAGTAGCTACATCCGGCAGCAGCCCCATATACGCCCAGTGCGTACACTTCTGGCTGTACAGGTCGAAGTGCTTCGCGTCAACATCGGTGTAACCCAGCTCAATGTGGAACTCGGTATCAGAAGCAGGGTGACACGCTAATACAGGCATGTATATACCATAACTCACACCGGCCATACGTAATTCGGCAGGAACATCAGGATTGACACGCACAGGTAATTTTATTTCCCTGTCTCCCCGAGTATCAGAATGTACCGTGACGTCCAAATACATAAATGCGGTTCGATGGACGATGGCGTTAATCGCAAACAGATTTGTATCTGAACCAATATAGATGCGTTTTAATGGCTTCATATCGTTTTCTCTTTGTTAGTGCGTCTACGCATATTGTAGCATAAACGCACTTTAGACAGTACGGCGATTTCAGCCTATTATTTGCGTCTTTCGACTGCTACGCACTTCTCACCGTTGCGCAGATGAAGCGAGTCACCGTCATTGAAATAGATGTTGAAGCCAACACCCATGTCTGTAATGCGCTCGATCAGACGGCGCTTCGTCGTTGCGTCTTCTGGCGTGTCGATAAACAACACGTCATTCGCTTTCAACGCATTTGCGGTGGTAACGTAGAACACAGGGTCATCGCTCACCCACACCTGCAATTTATCTTCGTGGCTATTGTCGTTGGTCGAAGACAACTCCCAGCCCATGATTGCTTCGGCTGTCGGCGTATAGATTTCGATTGAGAACAGGAAGTCAATGCGCATTGCTGCCCACTGCTCTCGGTCATACTTCAACGTAGAAGTTTTCGGACGACGATTCAGTTCACGGCGAAGCGAAAACATTACATAGTCGATAACATCTTCCTGCATACCGTACAGGATATCCGCATCACGGATGCAGCGCTCGACAAGATTCTTCGGCTGACGTGTCCCCGAGTACGGGAATTGAGTGATTTTGATCAGCTCAAGAATAATGTCCTGTTGATCGATGATACGCTGATCTTCGGTAACAGTGAGATACTGCTTGAATGCCTCTTGGGCTACGGCCACGTTCTGCTCGTCGTCAGTTTTACCGAGCGAGTGATTCATGTCGTGGAACATACACGCGACTGCCAGAGGTAACGCACCGACGTCATACTGCCATGCTTGTTCTGACTCACGCTCTAACAACCAGAGAGCAATCACTGTTACCTGACGCATGTGCTCGGTAGAGTGGTAGTGCATCATGGATAGAAGCGCGTCACCTTCTGCGTCAGGCTTGTTATTAGCCTTAACGTAGTTCCACGTTTCCATCAGATTCAGTTTGTTGATACGCAGTGCGAAATCCACGTTACGATGGTCGGCACTTTTCCACGGGAAGGTAGCAGTCTTTGTCATTGTCATAGTCTCAAAAATTTGCGCAGAAATGAAAAACGGGAAACCAGTTAAGGTCTCCCGTTTGTTTTATTGTGTTACAGCTTGCAGCGTGTTATTGCGCAAGCGGGCAAGCAGTTGTTGGGCTACAACGCGAGCACGTTCGCTCGGCTGTAATGCTTTAGTGAAGTCCAGACTTCCAGAGAACATATCATGTTCGCGCAGCAACTCGAAGGACAGCAGACGATCATCACGCATCGCCTGTTGACCTTTAGTCGGACGCACGACCATTGGCAACACACCACAGTTGTACGCGTCAAGCATACTGTCAACAAACTGACCGAGCAGATGTGGAATAGCGTCTGCGACTAAGATCAGTTCGATGCCGTCACGCATCAGCAATTCATCAGGCGTTTCGCGCATCATCACAACGCGAGATAAAGCCTGTTGCAGGAGTTCACGTAATTCCGGGGCTACAACCAGCGCGTGATCACGGATGCAGAAGATCTCTTCGGTCACTTCTTCCGAGTTCAACACAGGCACGATGAATGGCACTGCGTTTTCATACTGATTAGCCGCAGCGAACGCGTCATACAGACGAGCAACGTGCGGGTAGTCACGAACGATTATCTCTGCCATTGCAGCAACGTCACCATCACGCACGTTGTCATTAAGCAGCACAACAAGCGCATACTCCTGACGAGGCGAGAAAGGTTTCAGCAACTGGAATTGCATCTTGTACAGTGTGGTGATATTCATGTTCATTATTATATCCTCTATCAGGAAGAAGGAGTATGCTTTTTGCGATACTCGGTCTGGACTTTCGCTAAGTATTGTGGTGAACGCACACCTTTTAAATATGCTCCCCAACCAGTGTTGTATGCCTGAATGACACAAGCACGACGACCTTTACACTGCTTGTTTAGTGTTGCTACTATCTGGGCTGCCTGATCAAGATTGATTCGGTAGTCCATGAGTTCCCGTGCAGAACGTCCGTGCATCTTTGGCATTACTTGACATAAGCCAGTAGCGCCGGACTTGTTCCTGACTTTAGCACGAAGATGCGACTCGGAGACGCAGATAGAGAGAAGCAATTTTGCGTCTACACTGTACTTCTCTGCGGCCAAATCAATCTGCTTGCCTAAGTCAGTCGGGTGAGGCAGATGCGCATAGAGTTGTCGGAGGCGCTCGCGTGTTACATAGCGTTTTGGCCTTCGTTCCTCTTTGACTACAATTGCCTTTTCGATCTCCTTGTATTTTGTCGCTACACGATTGGAGGGATCGAGCGACACGGTGGAAGACATATCAATGGCGTTGTCAGGGCCTGTAGACATACTGGCGTTTGCTGGCGTTAAGAGCACTGCAATCAGACATACAGTTGCAAACGCTACACAAGACCATACTGCTACGTTCAGGCGTTTAATTACCTCGTCGGTACGATTGTTAAGAACAGTTATCATCGGAAGAATCCCCTAGTGTGAAGGCGCTAGGACCTAACTATAAAAGCAGGCCATAAAGGTTTTTGAACTCTACTTCTCTCCTTTGATGATTCAGAACAAGACAGTCATAGTTGTATGGGTCAATCCACACAACCGTGTATGCGAGCTTGTTCGACTTCGTATACACCTTATAGCCAAAGAGTTTACCTACAAAGAAACGATTGCGACGCATCTGGGCCAGACTTGCTTTGCAGTACGATTCTAATACTTCACGATTAGCGTTTGGCTTCCGGGCGAGATACGCGAGATAGGCTCGTAAGTTAGGCAACGGGCTTGGTCGCTCTCGGGGTAGCAGATAAGTTTTCTTTGCCATAGTGTTTATATTACGATAATGAGGAGCCCACGTAAGGCCCCTCGTGTGAGTAACATCACTATAATCGGATAATCCACATAGGGATATGCACGAATACAATGAACGTTGCCAGCTTCACTGCCGTCCAAAGAACGCTTCGGTCGCTTTCTTTGTCCAATGTTTGATTGAGAATCTTGAGCGCTGGATCATCGTCGTCAAGGCTCATGACGTCCCGCACAAAAATGATGACGCCCACAATATAGTAGGCAGTCAATATGACAATGAAACTAACCACGAGACTTCGTGGTAGAACCGAAGCCACCCTCGCCGCGCTCAGTGTCGTCCAGCTCGGCCACCTGAACGATATCCATCATAGGCACTTCGAAGAACAGCACTTGTGCAAATGCTTCGCCGCGTTTGATGTGAAGCGCAAGTTGGGTGTCGGGACCAGATACCAGAGAAGCGACCGCAGGCGCAACGCGCTGTAATAAAGCACGTACTTTTTCAAGTGCGCCGCTCTTAGTGCCTTTACCGCCGAGGTGCATGGCAGCCATCCACTGACCGCGATAATCACAATCAATAACGCCCAGAGTGTTTGACAGTTGGCAGTTGAACTTAGCACCCAGGCCGCTGCGAGGGAAGATGATGCCGACATACTCTTTCGGTACCTGATCATTTGCGCCGCTAAAGTCGCGGGGTACGGCAGCTTTGAAGCCCAGCTCGAACAGAGTTGTTTGTTCAGTGATAATCATATCTTCCTGAGCAAACAAATCAAACCCAGCAGAATGCGCAGTGGCGCGTTTAGGCATAATGAAGTCAGGGAAACGTTCGAGATCTGGCATTACTTTAAATTGCATTCTTATATCCTTAGTTGTCGATTAGTTCTTTGGTGGAACGAGGACGCGGTGCGTACTGACATTCTTTGCCTGTGACGTAGCGTCCTGAATGTGGGCCCGTGGTAATCAGAATTACCAAAAGCAGATCACGATGCGTCATGATGACGCCCTCGCATTTGTTCGCCGTGTCGTAGTCAAACACTACATCGACAAACTGACCTTCAAGCTCACCCTTAGCACAGATAGGCGAATGCTTGGCGTAGTTCTCAATGTAATGACGCGACACGAACAGGTCGTCGCTCTCGGTGAAATAGCGACGAGGAAGATTCTTCGCATCGATCTTCCATATCTCATTGTATGGCTGATCGTTGTCTTGACGAACGATGACTGCTGGGTAGATTCCCCAGCGAGTCTTGAGAGCAATCTTCTGGCCCTCGTCACGTCCCCGTGATGGGAACGTGGTTGCTGTTATACCGCGAACAACTCCCATGAGCAGTGTCTCCTAAAACAGAGGCAGATGTTTGTAACGCTCAGGGATATCGTTTTTGCCATACGCCTGAGCAGGGAAGAGACCGTACTGACGGGCAGTCTGAGATACTTCGCCGTGAGTACATGAATGAGCGAAGCTGGTCAGCTTGCCGTCACAGAAGACAGCTTGATCATCCATGAACATGTGACGTAAGAAGTACGGCACATTGAGCGCTTCGCCTGTATCGAAGAAACCGAACTGCTCGGTCAATTGCTCTTTCGTGTACGCGAACGGCACGAAGAAGCGAATGTCACCTAAGATCGATTCGAGTTCCTGATCGTGCAGCGCTTGCACAAGCATCATGCGTTGCTCGATAGTCGGGTTTGCATCAGCAGACTTCGGATAGATAGCGTCTGTCAGATCACGAACGAGCTTTGCAGCGCGTGGTTCGCTATCAGGACGAGTGAAGATAGATGCGCGATTGAACATGTCCAGTTCAACGAGAGCTTTAAACCCAACTTCCTTGTTGGGTGCATCTACGGCCATAGCGATGTGATTCAGAATATAGAAGTAACCGTAGCTTTTCATTTTTATCCTTAGAGGTTACGGAGCATATCACGCAGTTCGTCAGTAAGTACGTCTGCAATTTTCGGGTTGTAGTCGTTGCTGGTGCGACGACGAACCTGAGTCACACGAATTGCAGTGTCGATCATATCATCGACAACTTTAGTTGGGTCTTCGCCTGCCTGAATCTTAGCAACGACCATCTCACGAAACTCGAACAGGTGAGTCGAGTCCATATCTTCGGCTAACAGACGCGGAAGATATTCAGGATGTTTTGCGTTGTAAGTTTTGGACATCAGGTCGACTGCTTTCTTGCGTGAAATTTTGCGTGACATTATAAAAGTTTCCCGTGATAAACGTATAGTTAAAAATGACGTTGAGAGCTATATTGCTCTAGCTGCTATTATAGCAGAAAAGCGCCTCAAATCGAAGCGCTAGTTTGTCCAGTTATTTGTCAAGATCAGCAAGTACGGCGGCAATTGCGAACGCTTCACGGGCAGTAGCTACTGCGCGATTGACACCAGACGTGTGACGAGAAACGAGAGTGATAGCAAACACGCGATTCGCGCCTTCGGTATCGAGAGTTACCGGATGCCACAGTTGTTGGGTGTAGTCCAGTTCAATACGAGTGCCGGACTTAGCCATAGCTTTCTTCGGCATCTTTTTAGACCTGTAGCCACGCTCTTTCGCAGCTTTAGGTTCGGCAAGAGTTACTACCGGAATGTCGATGTTGACTTTCATCTTCGACTTACCAGTTACCCACAGAGAGTCGTCAATTTCGATATCGTCGTCAGGCCAACCGTAGTGGTTGTAGAAGACGTCACGCAGATCGCTGGCGTCATCGAAGTCTTCAAGGTTATTGTAAGAGGAGCCAGACGCATCGCAATCATCTTCGCAATCACCTTCACAACCACAGCGATATTTCTTCTTAGCAGACGCTGGGCCTACCAAGTTAAGACGAGTCAACAGCGCACCGAGTTGTTCGAATGTCATGTTGTCAACTTCTCGGTACTCAGGCGGCAGATTCCCTGTAGCTTCTGCCAGCAACTGCTTACGGTATTCTTCTGGGAAGAAGTTTGTAGCAGACACTACCTGATAATCATCGGACAGTGGGTTGAATAGCGAGAACAGGCTGGTGTAGCCTTCGTCTTGACCTTCTGTCTGCAACGCAATAATGAATTGCGGCAGACGCGTGTGACCAGCAACGATGCAATCTTTTACCAGAAGATTATCCAGTCCAGTCTGCATCAGCACCCACACAAATGCGCGAGCCAGAATTTCGCACATGTATTCGTTGCTGCGCGGGAACGCTTCGAGCATTGAAGTACGCGGGTTGGTTTGCCGTTGAGTGAACGCAACGTTGCACACAGACGAGTAGAAGTTGTCGCGGTACTTCTTGTTCAGAAGCTGGTCAAACGCATAAATTTCATCTGCGGGCAGAAGCAACGTACCGTCACCTGAGAACGTCAGACTTTCGAGAGTACGATAGACAGACTCGACAGCAGGCTCGGAGAACTCATACTTGAATCGAGCAGAGTCTGCGATAACCGTGTTTGCTACGGCACGAAGCGCATCACGCACATGAGCATCACCGTTAGCAAACAGACGACGAGCGGCCACAGACAGTTCATTCAGATCAGACATTAGTTGTTTCTCCTTCGAGGTCAATATAGAGCGCGATCATTTCTTCAAGATTGCGGTTAGCCTTCTTCAACGCCATAAGTTTCAACAGCGTTGCTTTGCAGACAGGCAGCGGGTATTTGTCGTCAGTGTACCATGTACGCGCAAGGTGACGTACAGCAGCATCAGGACGAGGCTCAACAGCAACAGCCAGACGCAGATTGAGTAACATTTGTTTGAACGTTTCCCAATCTGCGGGAGTTGATGCGGCTTTGTTTATTAAAGTGCGTTGCGCATTGAACGCAGACATATCCTTCTTTGGCATTAGTTCAGTACCACCGTCAGGTCATCTTGTACGGTAGCTGCATAGCAATCAAGCAGCCAGTCTTTGACGGCGGCCTGTTCTTCATAACCCATAGCATTCATATCACCGACCTGAACAACTTGATACGCAGGTGCATCGTCGTCGTTTTCAGACTTGACACGTTGCAGCACCAGAACGAGTTTGGGCATCGTCGCATCTTTGTTGATGTACGTCAGAGTCAGGTCAGCGCCGGAGCGCTCAACGTCGATTGATTTTGATTCGACAGTCGGCGCACAGACGAGAGGCCAAAGAGCTACCGTGTCGATAGCATCACGCGACACAGCGAAGTCAACAACAGCGCCACGCAGGTCAGATGCAGCAGCGAGCTTGCTCAGGCAAGAGTCGTCCAGTTTGTCAGAGATAGTCATGCCGGAAGACTCCATGCCCGCAGCAGGAGCTGGCGCTTTGAAGTTTGCAGCGTTAGCAGAAGAAGCAGCCATGACCAGTGCGATAGCGATTGAAGTGAATTTCATTTTGAACCTCATTGATAGTGAATTTTGTGAAGCCCGTAAGCTCCACGTTGAGTAGAAGTGCAGGCGAGCCTGCTAGTTATTTACAGACTCTTGGCTTTCAGTACGGGTGTCGTACATCGCTCTTTCTGAAAAAGCGTTATAGACGATCCACCCTATGTCGCAAACCTGATGTAACTTATCCGCGCATTCCTTTGCGGTCTCGAAGTCTTTAAACTCGGCTTCTGATACTTGCTGGCCGTTGAGAGCGATCTCTTTCAGCCACGTACCTTGATATGCTTCGCCGTAGTATTTGTGGGTAGCGCTAAACACATGATACCGTGCCATGTAAACCTCCGAAGATTGTCTCTACATAGTTTAGACCGCTAAGTCTATGTTCGAAGTGTGGGTTACGGAACGCGATTGTTCCAAACACACGGCTATTGAACTGAGGACATGCTGCGTTAAGTTCGAACGGCTTAATCTGGGCGAACGCCCGGATTTTAATCACATGCGTCGCACCCGTAAGCTCGGGAGCCCAAACAACATCAGATTTGCGTACTACATAGAAGCAATTGTTCTTGTCGGTCAGGACGATGAAGTCAGCACGTAGTAACATGCGTGTCTTCCCAAAAACAAAAGCATCCCCATGTGCTAGGCGATCAGCACAAAACTGTTTTGAACTGTTACAAATGACAATCATTTTGACACCCCACGATAGGTCAGCGCATGAATTTATTGTTGGTTATTCTATGGCTTCTGGTTGTGAGCTTGCTAGGGCGCCGTGTTATTCGGTTCGCTTTCCTTGCTGTCACGCACTTCGAACGTGGATTGTGGTACTTGTGTTCCATACACAGCTCGACCAAAACGGTCGTAACCCACAACCACACGTTCATGTATATCGTGTGATAGACGTTGTAATCTAACCTCCGTTCCATCGACGTATTTCGATTCGACAGTACGGAAGCCCCGCTTCTCTACGAGAGAAGTGTTGGTGTTCGTAGCACCGTAAATAGCTTCCATTGCTTGGACTTTCATTTTAGGCCTCAGTGATAGTAGCGAGAATACGCACAGCCAGTTCAGGATTGTTCGGCGCTAAATGTTTAGCAACCAAATTCAGAATGTCTGCACGACGACCCTTGAAGCGAACACGCATGTAAGCATCAAGGTCATTGGTGATTTCGTTTACACGACACCAACGTTTGATATTCGCAGGTACTTCCAGAGCGCCAGGCCAAACGCAGGAGATGCGGTTAGTCGGTGTGATACCGGTAATGCCAAAAGAGTGGTTGACGTTCTGGACAGCGCTTGCTTTCTTCACGATGGTTGTTGTATTGAACATTGTCTATTTCCTCTGTCTAGTTATAACGAGCAAAAGTGCTCATAAACAGTGTATCATAGGGCAACCATCAGAAACAAGCCTTATTTTGTCCAGTTATTTGCAGAGTTCGCTGTAAAACACGCCAATTTTGCACGAGCGAGATTCTTCGCTTTCGACTCGCACATTAAGTCAAAATCAGTGAAGCTGAGGGCCCACTCGTTTACGTCATCGTTGTGGTAGTAGTCAGAGTGTGCGCGTAGCTGCATTCGATTAGCAGTCAGCTTGTTTTGATCTGGCAGACCACGCGACGGCACGAACTCAGGCTTAGACACAGAGTAATGCGCTGTCGGTGTAATGCCTCGCCACGACTCAATGACACGTTGCACACGATCATCGGTCGGCTGTATGTACTCGTTAGTCATTACCCAGTGATGATGAATATCGAGCACAATCGGGCAAATGTCCGCAAGCTCAAGACAGTCCTCAATGCTGGACGTGATCTCGTCGTTCTCAACGGTCAACATCTTTCGGCAGTGATCAGAAAGTTTTGAGTGTGCAGCACGAAAGCCTTTAGCACCAAGACGACCAGACAGGTGAATGTTGATCTTGAAGTCTTGAAAGCGTCGACCGTACCCCATGTGATAGGCGCAGTACGCATGGTACTCAAGTTCGTGGATTGAATTGAGCACAACGTCAGGTCGATCAGATGCGAGCACGGTAAACTGACCTGGGTGAAACGAAAGTCTAACGCCAGATGACTGAGCTAACGTACCGCACTTCCACAACCAGTGTTCGATGTGCGCGGCAAGTTCACGCTCTTGGTATAAGTGCGCAACTTGTGGGTGCGTGAACAGCGGGAGCAATTCGCTGGTGATACGAAACATGCGCATGTCTCGGCGTAACATCGCAACGTGTGCGATCATATCGTACAGTGACGTCAGGTTGACGGTCACAATGTCGAGTAGCTTTTGACGACGCTGGTCGAGATCGAGTTTTGCAAAGTGCGTGTAGCTAATGCTTTTGTTTGGGTACGGTTGCTTGCCTTGTGCGTCAATCAGCTTACAGGCGAATCCAAGTCTCATGCGAATTTTGCTCCAGAAATGACTAATGGGAAACCCCGTTAAGAGTCTCCCACGATTGTTACTTGCTTTTACGTGCGCGAAGATAGTTTTCGAGTTGATACAGGTTGTTTACAACATACGGCAGCGCCAGTTTCAACATCGGGTCTGCTTTGATCATTTCTTCCAGAGTGCGGAAGTGCTCAATGCAGATGTGCAGATCACCATCAGACAGAGGCTGGGCAGAGTTGAAGATCTCAAGCGCTCGCTTGGTCGATTCGACTTTGTTCTGCTTGTGCTCTGCGCGACGAACTTGCAGCGGCGTTGGTTCTTTCACACAGTTGCGGAACTTCAAGTTCGTTATTGTTTTGAGAATGCTGTCAAGCGTATCACCGCTAATCATACCAACGTTACGCCACGACACTTGCTTAGAGTTACGCAGTTTCTCCCGGGACTTAGTATCGAACTCGGCGTACCAGCCTCCCTGTGTTTCACCGTGGTCGTCAGTGTACACAGTCTCGTAACCGACATCACCTTCGTTGCAGCGAAGACCAATAAGCAACAGCGCGTGATTGATCTTCTCAACACCCTCAGCAATTTCTTCCTTGCTCAACACGATCTCATTCTTTTTCACTGTTATCTCCGTGACGAGGCTTGCATGCCCACGTAGCAAAGAAGTACACAGCAACGATGACAGCCACCAGCATAGTCAGCATTGGGTTGCGTACTTCGAAATAAGGTAAAGCGAAAGCAATGATGACAAGCACTGCCAGCACCATTGCTTCGCGCCAGTAACGTTTACATACGGAAGTCAAATGTGCCATTGTCACCGCCACCTACTTTGAAGTCGAAGTCACCATCAGCCTTACACTTAGGCATGGATAAGGCTTCGATGCACTGACGTACATGGCGCTGAATTTGATCTACACTTTTAGATGAAGCGAGAATGAGACCGTGTACGCAGTCGATCATTTCTTCCTGGGTCATGTCGTCGTAGCGATCATAACAATCAGATCCCAATTTCTTGGTCAAACGCGAGCAGAACGCAAATACCGATGTGGTCTTGGCTGCAAACTGCGTATACGCTCGAACATTATCTGCCAACATCAGATGTGGATTGTTACTCTCAATCTCACCTACAACACTGCGCGTCTTACCTGCGCCGACACGCATCGTTACTTCACGCGCAGTATTTTTGATAGTATCGTCAATACTGATCATTGCATCTGCCTGATGCCTGTGAATGCCTTTTCGTTCGTAGTCCTGACGAACCAGCTCGTTGTGCTGTTCGATCAGGTCAGCGATCTCAGTCACCATGTTTTCGGTATCTGCATCGAAGTAGATTGAAGCGTGACGAAACTCTTCAAGACAGGATGCTGGGTGCTCGTTCATCAGGTTACGAAACACAAGCCACGGGCCGTGGAAGACGTTCGCTTCGTCTTTGGCTTTCTCACCGATAGCATCGCGCAGGATAGTATACGCATTTGCGATCAGTACACGAATCTCACACACGCGATCACGCGCATCGAGATCAGAGAAGCGAACTGTATTTGGGTGACTGCCTACGAATAACTGTTTCATCTTATTTCCTCTGGAGATCGTCGAGTGAAGTTGTATTGCCCATGCGTGGTTGTGCGGCTGCTTCGCGTTTGCGAGTGCGCTGCGTTTTTGTCCATGCACGATATTCATTACGTGAAACGCCGAGTGCCAGCATCGCGTCAACATCAGAGAAGCCAGCAGCCATTAAGATTTGAATGCCTACCAAATTCGAGGGGACGGCATGAGGGCCCACCAGCACGATAGTGAAGTTACCACTGGTGTTAGTGCCGCGCAATAACTTCCACGGACCGCGAACGACAGCAGTATAGTTTTCCAGATTGACTGTAGAAGCAAAGCCGTCGATAGACAGACTACGATCTTTGGTCGAAAGTTGTCTTGGGATTTGTTTGATCATTTATTCTTCCTCGTTCTCGTCTTCTGTCTCTTTACAGATAGCAGGGATGTTCTTCGTTCTCCCCAGATCTACCATGGCGACAAGCGCAGGGCTAACAGTGTCGTCGTGTCTGTTTTCGGCAACGGCATACATCTGACCTATCAGTCGTTTTGAATATGCAAGTTCGGTCATGTTACCGACAACGCGAATTAGTTTCTCCATAGAGACTGCGATAGCTTCGAGACTCTCTGTTTCCTGCAAGGCTTCTTGCATCGCCGCAAGATACATCGGAAGGCCCTGAGTCAGGAAAGTCTCGTGCCACTCTTCGGCAGTGAATCGCACAAACACAGCAGAGCCACCAAGTTCGTGTACGTGATTACTGACACGGGTAGCACACTTCGCCAGATCGAGTAGTCTACGATCAACGGGCCTGTCCCAGCTAATCTGACCTTCACTGGTTTCTACTCGCTCACGAGTGATAGCGTCTGTTTGTGGAATAAGCACAAAACGATGTGGAGGCTTACCCAGCACCGTAGCTTTCTCTGTTACGTTAGTTGCTGACGCTTGTTCACGCAAAAGCGTTTCGATCACACGACGTTTGTTTTCATCGGTAGGGTCAGTGCGATACGCAACGAATGCGTCCTGTACTTCGTCCTCATCCATGAGGAATTGAATGATGTTCATGATTGCCCCTTACACTGAGCGTAAATGGTTTGCGTTAGTATCACCGCGCTTAGGCGCGCCATTCAGATAGATAGTGCCTGCGTCTGTCTGAATGATGACGTTACCTTTAGTTGACATTGTTGGCGGATAGTTCCAGATGTAGTCACGCTCTCTCGAATGGAAATAACGCAGAGGTGTACGCCAACGACCACTAACAATCAGACGAGCCTCGTCAATCAGCTTGTACATTTCAACAAACTGGTGCGGCATGTTCGGCATTCCCGGGTAGGCTACACAACGATTCTCTTCCTGTTCGTCAATCTCCAACTTGTGCGTCGAGTACAAACTAACTAAGGAGTCGATAGCGCGACACGTACAGACCAAACGATGATTGTCGAGCACCCACTCGTTGCCGACTTCATAGGCAGATACGATCAGCTCTTTATCGTATCGAGAGAAGCGGTCTAATGTCTCGCGCACGTCAGCGCCTACAAAAGCAGTCACAGCAATTTGCAGCACAGGCATGTATGGCACCATGCCCAGAGTCATGAAGTTAGCCAGTTCGTTGTAGTAGCGCCAGTGATCGTAGTTCAGACCAAGCTGTTCGCATACGGTGCGCTGCCACACTTCGGTAAAGATTTCAGGCTGAATGCGACCCCGTTCGTGCATTACTTCTGCGATACCTGAGAACGCTTGAATCTGGTCAACAGTGATTTGTTTGATTGCATCTAAATGTTCTAGGTGGTTCATCACTTAAACCCTTTGTCTACGAGTTGATGGAAAGCTGCGAAGTAGTTCGGCACTGGGCCTACTGCAACACCGTTCTTGTTAAGCAAGCGAATCAGGTCACGCTTCGGCCACAGGTAGGGGAGATTGAACTTCACACCACGAGGGCGCTTCAACTCCTGAAAAAACGAAAGCACCTTGATGCAGATAATAGTTCCGTTCTGCATATCGCGCTCAGTGAGATCGTGCAGAGCTTTGAGCACTTCGGCTTCATGCTCCATAGCAGCGAGTTCACGATTCGCTTTAAGCAGCTTGAAGAAGTACGTCACCTGTTTGCCTGTAAGCCACAAGTAACGCGGCAGCTTTGTCAGTTTCATACATGGCGCTCCATAGTAGGTGGATCAATTGCAATTGCAGAGAAGCCGTCATCAGCAAAGACGACAACACACGGATAATCCATACGCTGCGCTTTTGCTGCCACGTCTTCGTGTTTGTGTTTATTAAGCACGGCCAACGATGGGCTAGAATCTCGGTATTCATGCAGGTGATGCGTGAATGCCTCTGCGAATCCAGCACGGTTCATAACGCAGTAGCTCTTATAGCCAACGCGTGTACATGCCTGTCGTTTACGCATAGCGTCAGCAACCGTAGGAAATTTGAAGCCTATAGCTACCCAAAGTTTACGCAACATTATGTTGGCTCTCCATCATCTTCGCGATCAGCACAGCAGTTCTCACACAGATCGTCGTACTCGCCGTACACTTCATCTTCTGCTAGAGGTGTACGGCAGTCTTCGCAACGTGAGTATGGCTCTTTGTCACTCACCACATCTCTCCCCACAGTTGTTCTACTTCACTACGCACGACACGCACGACACGGAAATGAGTCACGTCTTCCGGCTTGCGCTGTCTGATATCAAGACGATCAACCAGCTGGATAACTTCTTCTGGTGTTGTGATGCCGCTACGAATAACTACCCAGTCGTTGGCAGTTTTGACAAACGCTTCGAGCGAGTACGTCACGTTCGGGTCAACTACAGGCTGAACATCAGGGTAGGTGCCTTTCTTCACTTCAATGGTCAGCACCTGAACGACGTTCACTTCTACAGTGAAGTCTTTCTTGTGCAGGTTCATCCACTTCTCGTACTCTTCTTCGGAGTGATAGACAGCGGTGAACGTATTACTTGGCTGATCGTTTTGAGTCGCTTTAACGTGCCACTCAGTACCAGTCTGCGTTATTTTAGCTTCCATAATAACTACCTCAGTTGAGAATCTTTTGAGCCACGGCGATTATAGCCGACGTTAGCAGTGCCGTCGTGCGCTGCCTGACAGTTGATGCAGTAACGCGCATTGGGCATAGCGAGTTTACGCATCACAGGAATCTTCTCACCGCAATCAGGGTTGACGCAGTAATCAGAACCTGCGCCTTGAAGTTCTGAACGAGCGCGGTCGATCTCATTCAGCACGTTTGTTTCGATGGTATCGTTGACGCCATCATCTTTGACAAAGCCTACAGCCATTTTGTTATTCCCCTACGTACAACACTTTACACTCTCGATGCGACTCAGCATACTTTTCAGCAGCTTCAAAATCGTTTGTTTTGAAACGAACGCGCATTCGAGGGTCAACCAGATGATAGTCGTATGTTTCTTCCGCACGTTCTTCATCCTCTGCGGCTAAGCGACACGACAGACACATATATTCATCGTCTACATCAGGGTCACGCTCTGCGCCGCATTCGGAACACTTGCCGTCTTCAATGAGATCGAGTTTGTGGTCAATCTCATCTACTGCCGCCTGTTCTTCGACAAGTTCATCGACACTTTCGAGAAACCGTGTAGCGCTGCATTCTTCCAGCAGAGCGCGAAGCATGATGCGGTCATAGTTATCGATCTCAACTTCGCCTGTAGCGTGTGACCATACGTTCTCGTCTACACGTTTGAAGCCTTTGAGTTCTGCGTAACGTTCACAGTATCGAGACAGATCGTTCTCAATGAGAATCCACTGTAGCCCGTACTTAGCAAGCAACGAACGAATCGTAGGCTCAAGCTGTTTGTAATACGCATCATTGTCGGCGCTTGCTAACGTCAGGTAAACAGCTTGCGTGTCATTCAGCAGTGAGTACGCTTCGGCCAGGTCGACTACTGCACCAGCTTTCATTTGCTTGTTCAATTCGAACAAGATCACAGGCATGATAACGTCAGCGCCTGAATGTTTCAGCGTGAATATTTTCGGCATCATTTCTTTTCCTCGTAACGTTCGATAGTTGCGCCGAGACCGGAACGCAGTTTGCAGTATTTGGCCGCGTCATACGTCACGAACAAATCAACACGATTGCCGTCAGCGTCTTTCACTTCGAGGCGCATACGCTCACCGTGTCTGCGACAATGCTCTTCGGTATATGCAATGCGTAGCGACTTCATACGCGCAGCAGCTTCTTTAAAGTGAGTACGCAGATACAGAATGTCGTGGCTGTATTCACTGGTACGTTTAGGTGTACTACGGCGCAGCATCGAAATTGCTGTCTGATAGTATTTCAGGTCTTTTAGCGTTTCCATACCCTCAACATGGATTTGCTCGCACACGTCACCGTGATACCCAGGATGATTACGATCACGGAAATACTTATTGCGATGAGTCTCAGTAAACATGCGAGGCATTAGTCGATACTCCATGAGTTAGTTTTAGGTGGCTTGTGTCCGAACTTCTTTTCGTACCAGACAGCATGTTTGCGCTCTAAACTTTCGAAGTTCAACACACCGATAACAGTGTGCGTATCTAGCGGACCACACGCTTCGAGAATCATGCGCTCGTATTCCCACATCTTAATGTAGCAAACGAGAAACAAGATACCGAAGATAATGCCAGTCCATGCCCACATGTTTTCAACTACAGGCACATGCCAGCCGTGAATGATGAGTATTGCGCATAGCATCAGCACAACATTGCGCAGACGCTTGCGCCACACGATAAGCCCGTAATAGAACGGGCTGTCATAATAGAAGGTACGTTGTTTCATTTGATTGTCCTTAGCACAGACCGCTGCCGAAGCCACAGCGACCGTTACCGCCAACAAAACCACAGCGAGATGAATAGTTGCAGCTATCAACACCAGACTCACGCTCAACTTCTTTCTTCTGCTTGCTGGTCATAGCCACAGGCTTGGCCTTCTTAGCTTTCTTAACAGCTTTCGGCTGAGCGACAGCTTCTTCTTTCATTTCGAAGTCGAAACGTTTGCTGCGTGGTTCTGGTACAGGGTCATTACGAGTCCAGTCCCAATACAGAGCGCCGTCCATGTGATAGACCAGCTCAGTGTATTCTTCTTCGTCGTCGTTCGGTTCGTATGAAGACGCTTTCAAGAATGCGCGACTGTTATTGACGATGTTAGACGCATGGGTGAAGCATGATGGGCAGCCTGTAGTCCATGCACTCTCAGCTTCATCGTTAGTGCTGCCTCCAAAGAAACGATCAAACTTCTGAACGATATGAGGTGCTTTCGGTTCCTTCATCCTACATTTCTTACGAGCGGCGGCGGCGATACGGCTTTCTTCTTCCCACTCTGCATAGTCCAGAGCATATTTGCGCAGCGCTCTGGACAGTTCAACATCGTTGTAGTCAACACGGAACACAATGTCGATGAACGGGTTCGCTCGCATAAAGTTGAGGGCGCGTTTGAACTCTTCGGTGATTGAGCCAGTCTTGTCATTGATCACGAAGTTAATGTGGAAGCTAACCTCACGACCAAGTTGACGGCGGAAGCGCACAAGATCTTCCAGAGTCTGTTTGTAGTTCACGCCCATGATCTTGTTTGCGAGATCACGATCGAACGAGTGCATACTGATATTCAGATGCGACAGCTTGCTCGTCATCTCAGGCGTAGTGTTGCGGTCTAAGAAGTCGAACGTGCTGTTTTGCTTTTCAAGGAAGAAGCCGTTAGACGTCAAGCCCACTTTCTTGATAGGCGTTTCTTTCTGAATGCGGTCGATAGTCTCAAACAAGAACTTCGTGCGCAGTGTAGGTTCGCCACCAGAGATTGATACGTGGTCGAACTTCGTTTTCTTGTACATGCGATTGATCGCAGCAATCAAACCGTCTTGCCATTCCTGCTGGGTAGCTTTCTGCTCCATCTCTTTCTCTGGGCAGAACGAGCAATCAGCGTTACACGTTACAGGCAGAATAGCAGTGAAGTTACGCAGCGCTTCGGGCATCTTGCGTTTCTTCTTCTTCTTATCGCGACCGTAATCACCTGCTTCCCACTGATCAAGCAGTTCACCGTTATTGTGAGAGATCAGAGTTAAGCACTTCGCGGGGAACCACGAAACGGTACCGATATGCTTGATGTGAACGCCGTACTCATCAGTTTCGGCGTGACGCGCAATAACAATTGCTTCTTCGCCTGCACCCTTAAAACCCTTCAATGCAGCAGGGAGTTTCTCAGCAATGCGAACAAGGTCAGTCAGGCGAAAAGTGTATTTAATCTTTTTCATGATACATATCCTCAGGTAAAGTTCAGTTTATTTGGAAGTAGTTTCGACGTAAGCAATAAATTCTGCGGACGGCTCTACGTTGTGGTGTTCGATCATGTGCTGGTAAGAATACGACCACAGCCAGTTGTCTTTGGTGTATTCGCCAAGCATCATCATTTCACCACAGTACGGACAGCAGGACATACCGCGAATACGTTCCAGTCGAGCAGCTTCCTGAACTCGGCGAAGCTGAGGAAGAAATGTATCACGATCAGCAAAAGGGGTAGTTGATTCAGGCGGAAATTGTTCGGTACTGAAAAGAGTAAAGACACGACCTTCGATTGTAGGTTGAACAGCAGTTTTCTTTTTCATATACATATCCTCATGTAAGTAGCTAAACGAGTGTCTAGCGTTCATCTCTATTGTATCACAAACGAGCCTACTATTTAAGCCCTATTTCGTCCAATATTGTGCTTAGTTGCTGTACCTTCTGTCCGTAGAAAGTCTGTCTCAGCGACTCAAGCATCTCAGCTAGCTCTGACGTGTGTGGGTTGTTTTCTTCTTCTGACTGTCTCGCAATAGTCAGGACGATCTTGCCCCAGTGGCTATACTTGAGCTTAGTGTCTTTGAAGTCTTTGCGTGTACGGGAAACTAACTCTCGTTCCAACGCACTACGATCTGCGGCTGATATGTCTCGCCACACTTCTGACCCGCTACGATAGAATGATGTGCCGTAGCGATTCGTTACCCACGTTCCTTCACGTCCATGAACTGAATACCACTTGCCAGATGAGGACCTCACGTAACGTGATCCCCAATGTCGCATGTACGTTTTATCCATACTCACACCAATCTGATATAGCGCGACGGTACATACTCAGTTAAGATTACGCCGTTCTCTGCGCGGTAGAACTTATAGCCGTGAGTGATCATTGCCTGAGTGTCGATTTGAAACACAACAGGTACACCGTGGCGTTGGCCAACACGTCGAGCTGTTTCGATATCGTTGCTGATATGGACGTGCTTGCGTTTACGTCGGAGAATACCTTCATGCTGGATAGCAGCGACATTCTTCTCTGCGGTGCCATGATACAGAGGCGAACAATCAGTCCACGGTTCGAGATTGAGAATGACGTGCTCAACAGAATGACCTTGAACACAACGAATCTTGGACTTGTTCGAGTTAAACTCAAAACGACCTTTATCGTCCGCTTCTACTTCTTCGATCAGCATCTCTCTGGTCACTTGCTTTTTGTACTTCGCTTTCTGCAAGAAATCCAAAACAGACACCCAGCCTTGGGTGTCCATTGCGATGCCAATGTCCTGAGGTTTATGACGCAGAATGTACGTCATGTATACACCCAGTGACTTTGCCATGTTACTCTCCTTCTAAATGATCGTCATTAGCCTGATACTCGAACTGCGGGTCGAACTGGCGGGTTTCGAAGTTGAAGCCAAGTGCTTTAGCAACTGCGACGAAACACGTCCAGGCAGGTACGTTAGTCCAGCTTGTCGCACCATCAGGGATCTCGCTGTCATCAGCAACAGCGACAGCAGCCATACGCCAGTCGTGTGTAGTCAAGCGACCGATAGTGTCAACGGAGGTAGGCGATTTATAGTCAAGCACACCTTCGAAGTGTGCCACCAGCTCTGCTTTCACGTGAGGGCTGAGACTGCGCAGGAACATAAAGATGCGATGCGTGTCACTCAGGCCAATAGGTACAACGTTGTCTTTCACTTCACGCGATGGGCTATGCCACTCTGCAATGAGTACCCAGCCGGTCAGCAGCGACATAGGCAGATCGTCATCGCTCATGTGATCCGTATCACCGCTATACCAACCAGTAGAGCCGCCGTCAGCATACGACTCGCAGAACGTCCAACCCTGACTGCCGTTAGGGAACAAGCGACCGTAGCGAACTTGTTCATGCTCGTCGAGACACAGATACATACCGGCAATATCAGGCGGTACGTCAGAACCAGCATGTACAATCTCAAGGTCACGCAGACCGCATACCCATTCGTTGAGTGCAGCAACAATCTGACCACGAGTGCTTATGCCACCGATAATGTTTTTACGGTGCTTGTCTACGAACTCACGCTTTGCCAGAATCGGGCTATTCAATTCAGGCAGGTGATAGTCGATAACGCCTTTGGCAGCAAGCGCAAGACCAAGCAGTTGCACGTTAGACAACATCAGGTCATACTTCGCGTCAGGGCAAGCGAGAGACAGAATAGTGAACAGGTCAGCATGAGACAGCGCAGCCAGATCTTCATCACTACCCATGTTCGGGATAGACAGCTCGGTGCGATGCGCATACGCAAGCTGATTGATCGCTTCGCACATCTCACGAATCTTGTGACCATTAAAATCGTCCAGCCACTCCAGAACATCTTCATCAATCATTGCGCCAGAAATCGTATTCATGCGGTATCTCCTAAGAATAAAGTATCAGATGCGGCGTCATGCAGACGCGCAGCGAATTGAAGCAATTCATCAATGGCTTTCTTAACGTCCTTGTTCTCGCACATTTGACGAGCGGCAAGTAATGCCAGTTCAGCCTGAGCAATATCAACCACGATAGCGCGACATAGCATCTCACGTACTATCGGTTCTACTTCGGGTAGGCCACTCAACATCTCTACCTGAAGACTTCGAAGAAACACTTTCCGTTGTAAAGAAGGTAACGCCGAGAACTCTTTGAGTTGTTGTTGAGTGACCATGATTGTTTACTCGTGTTTGAGGTAGATCAACAGGTACTGGCTATCATATTCGTATTCGATCACACGATACACAGACTGGTTGATACTCAACACAGGCGGCTTCTTGCTACGAATGCACAGCGCACTATAGTTACCCACCAGCGCATTGTGAAAGATATGCGCTATGGGAAAGTCTTCGTCCACACGAAAGCGAACAGCAGCAACGTTCTCTTTGTGCGGATAAATATCAACGAACAAATGCTCTGGTGTGTTGCCCTTGTACGTTGCTTGCAGACACTCAATAGTCAAACGCTCAGGCAGACCACGCTCGAAGATTTGAGTGAGCGCGTCATAGTCAAACGGCTTGAACGTCAGTCTGCGATTAACAGCAGCACGAAACCACGGGATAGTCGCATAGCAAGCAGACATGGGCAGCACGAAGCAGATTATTATTGTAGGCCACCAAATAGTCATCGTCTAATCTCCGGGTACATCGCGCATTGCTGCGGGATTGTTTCGTCGTGGAACCAATACAAACTTCCGTACGACACTTCTGCATCAATACCGAAAGGTTTGAATCCACCACGTTGAAGAAACTTCCTGAACTTAGGCGTCAGTACGTTTTCGATTTGCAGAATCCAGTCACGTTGACGACACATCTCTTTGGTACGTGCGAGTAACTTCGAGAACTCGCCTTGGCCCGGATTGGTGACGTCGATAGTAGAGAGTACCAGAACAGGACGATTCCACAAACATTGTTGTTGAGTGCGAAAGCGCAAGTACATGCGAATGTTTTTCAGCTCAGGGTTATAATCGCCAGCATGATAGGCAACGTTTCCCCAGACAGATGCAAGTGACTTGAGATACGCCCGCTCGAACTCTCGGATCAGAATATCTATTTCGCTCATTACTTATTTTCCTCTTCGGATGTTGTACAGCACATCGCGGAAAGCAGGTAACACTTTCCACTTCTTATCGGCGAAACGCACGTAATACTGCGCACACTGTTTCGCTAACTCTTTACGGCTCATGCTTGCGATAGCATGAAGGCCATTCATATCAACAGGCAGACCGAACGCACGACACAGCAGTTGTTTGTCACGCAGGTCTAACATCATTATTGCCTCAAGCACCTCAGTCTTAAATTCGAGTTGCTTCTGCTTGCGCCAGTCACGAATGAGGCCTATGATCAATCTGACCATATCTTCTCCTTAACGGCGTTTGCCAATTCGTCACGGCGCTCTCTGCCCTCCATCATCAATACTGTTTCGAGAAGGTCAGGCGTGTTGTGCCCGATGTGCAGGAAGTGCGTCTTCAACCAAGTGCGCTGACTGTTAATAGGGTCTAAGTCAGGGCCACCGCATTCTTCATTGTATCGACGCACAGCTTCTTCTTCCATAGACTCAACGTGAGCACACAGCAGATCGTTGAGCGCTTCGTCGCTAGAGTTATGTCCGAAGTCTTCTTCGCCGTCTACGCCACCGCTATTCATCTGCGCTTCAACATCACGGGCAGCTTTCGAACCACACATGCAAGACCCTTCGATCTCATGCACAGAGAACAACGGGTAGTTGCCGCGCACGTCAAACGTTCTGTCATGCAAACGAAAACGCACAGCTTCGTTACCGATGAAGCGAACTTCCTGCACGTTGCGAATGTCTTTAAGAGAGGTCATCATTGTGTGAACGATGTGGGTGATTTTATCCAGCATTTTTATTTCCCTTCAAGTTAAGTTATTCGAGTAAACGACCCGAATGTAAAATGGGACACCCGCCTATGCGAGCATCCCTGTTATTTATTTTACTGCCACCAGCAGATCGCCATGCAGCTTCTCGTCATACGGTTCGTATTGACGATGCTCAGTACCTTTCGGGTAGATGTGCATACCGCCATCAATACGACTACTGTAATCGGTAGAAGGCTCGATAACACAGAGCGCCTCAATCGCGGCATCGTCTTTCGCACGGAACAGTGGAATCCACTCTTCGGTCTCACGAACGAATACCCACTCAGTGTCTGCCCAGCCTTCAAGGTGGTGCAGGTCAACGACATTCGCAGACTGAATAACCTGAATGCCCGCTGCACTCTCATGCTCATAACGCACTTTCTGCGGGATGAAACGCAGGAACGGTGCGTCACGCAGGTCCAGTTCAGTTTCGATTTGTTTCAGCGTGTACGTTTCGCCGCGACGTGGGAATTGTTTCATGTTAAGCTCCTCAGCTTAGGTATTTTGGGTTATGTTGACAGCAGACTCTCGTAAGAATCTGCGAGCAACAATCACTCTCTTGGTAAACAGGCTTCAATGGCACCTGCGATACGTTGCAGCGTTGTCTCTGTATCGCGCTGGCGTTCGATAGAGATGACTGCATCGCCGTGATGGATCTCGAAGTCTTCAACGATATCCTCACGTTGGACTTCTGACGGCATTAGCACACGGCACTTACTGATACCGAACGTGTTAGTGTCGCCAGAGCGATACGCAATGTCGATGAAGCGACTCATCAGATGCGAACGAAACTCAAGGTCTTCACGACCAGTGACAGTAGACAGAGCGCGACACACTTGCAGGAACTCTGCGTTGGTCAGATCGTCAAAGTGGCGAGCGTCTACAGGCAGTTCGATGTTGTGCATGTTGTTCTCCTCAGAACAGTGTTTGATTTTCAAAGGACACTCAGCGAATGCCCTTCACAAATCTTAGCGGTGGTGCGCTACTTTCAGGTAGAGACAAGTAGACGGGAAATGCTCAGTGCCATGCTCAATGGCGTCACGGCAACGAATGTGCTCGTGCGTTTCATGACGGGCGATCAGCATGTTAAGCATCGACTGATCGAAGCGGCTCATTGCGCCCACGATGTTTGAATCGCCCATCAGACGCAGCGCTTTAACATCGCTGAATGTTATGTCTTTGTTTTCGGCGAGACCCAGATAAGCGGGCACAACGCCGTTACCGATTGAAACTTCCAGAGTAGTCATTTCTGGGAAGATGAAAGTCAGAGTAGTAGATGAAGACATGTTAAGCTCCTTAGCTTAGGGTGTTGTTTGGATTTTCATTGAGCACTCAGCGAATGCTCAACACAAATCACTTATTCGGCAGGGAACCAGTAGTTAATGCGGTCGACAATATCAGACAGCATTTTCGGGTTGCCATTTTCGAACGCGATCTCTTCAAGGAAATCCCCGTCGTTAGATTCGACAAACAGGATGAAACTATTTGTCCACTCGCCCCAATGATTTTCAACATGCGGGAAAGCTAAGTAAGCGTACCATGCACCCTTATCGCTTACATGATCAGGGTCATCTGCATAGTGAATATGCAGGTTGATCAGATTGTCCCCCACAACAGAATCTGCATCAGGGCACACGTCTGAAATATCAGCACCCTCTTCTGCTTCAAGTTCCAGATACATATCTTCACGACCCAGCAGAGCGCGAAGTTTATCAGCGAAATCTGATAAGTGACCCAGGCGGGCATCTGCGAACATTTCAGGGGTTTTCAGATCAGCGATGTTGTAAGTAGTAGTCATGATAAGCTCCTCAGCTTTAGTTGTTTTTGAGCAATAGCGCTCGCTCTTAGTATATCATATCGAGCTACTAAACAGAACGGCTATTTTGACCAGTTATTTGCAGAGTTCAGCAGATTGCAGGGCGCGCGCTGTCTCGTCTGCTTTGAGTGTCCGCTCAATATACAGCGTGAAACGCTCTGGCTCGAATGACGACCAAATAAGCAGATTAACGCAGTCGAACCATTGCAGGCTGCCACACGTCTTGCCGCAGACTTTCACCACGTTTGTGGCATTGAGCTTGATAGGCACTTTCGTTTTAGTACGGCTGTCCAGCAGAAACGCCTGCATATCACACTTAGGTAAGATAGGTAGATTCAGATTACCTTCTCTTGTGCTCAGTTCAATGCAAGCCAGATACTTTAGATTATCCATTGATTGTACCATAGTGGTCTGTCGTGAAACAGCAGGGCGAGGGCAATCACGAATGAGTGACCAAACTTCGCGTTCGGGTTGTTGATCGCTTCGAGCCAAGGGCTACGAGCATTTGGGTAGGCCCGTAGAATATCGTAGGTGTCATAATCGCGCACAACGATCTTCGCACCTTTCTTATATTCCTTGAGCAGACGTTTGAACTTCGGCTGATTGATTACCAGCTTGGCATATTCCGGCACGTAGATTTGTTTTCGTGCTGAAACGTAAGAAAGGCGCAAGTCGCCCCATTTGGAGAACAAAGCCTTTTGGTCTTTCCCCATAGGATAGCGATGCGCCTGTTTTGAGCCAGCACCTTTGAGATGCCACTCATACCACTCTCTGCTTATCTCACCGTGAAAGATATCATTCGAGTTGACGATGTGGTCTTCATAGACCTTGCTGTACTGCCACAAGTTTTCCATGTTGAGAAACATCGTACCGTCAGGTGTGCGACACGGCCCGAGATGAAAGGGACTCAATGAGCCCCAGTCTTCGTCTTTCGATACGGGCGTGATATCAATGTCAGTGGATCGTGGCGCTTTGTCTTTTAGACTTAACGCTGTTATCGTCCCCAGCTGTATCATACGTTCTCCGATTTAAGTAAGTCTCAAACAGCTTGCCTCGATAGTCTTCGAACACGTAGCGCCACACGTTCGCATCAGTGCGCTCTATCAGGCGGATTTTGAAGTCAGCACGTCCCGCCTTGATCACTTTGTACGGCGTGTACGTGTCGTATGCTGCTCCCACCATAATGCGAGGCATCATCTTGAGCACGTCAGAGGGATCGACTGTTATCATGTGCTGAGGTTTGAGGAAGTTATATGCGATGATACGCAGTCGGTGCTGTACGCCATACAGTCGGCAAAAGATATGCGTATCGTTACTCATCACTCTCAACCTTAATACCATGCTTCGCCAGCAGTTCTTCGATTGCCAATTCAATGACACGCGAGCGTGACACGTCGAGTTTGTTAGCGAGCATACCGACAGCATTGTACTGCGCTGTAGTGCCAGCACAGGTCAGCGTCTTGTTCTTCGGGTCACGCTTCTTACGGCGCTCAATATTCTCCTGAGAGCTAACAGCGAAGCGAGCACCAAGTGAAGCGCCTAATGACTGACTCATGGGACAATCTCCAGTTGAGTGTGAAAACGTTTAAGCTGGTCAGCATCCATTTCAAGCTGACGGCCAAAGTAGCGAATGCTTGGGTCCTGCGAGTTATTGACCATAGCAGTAGTGAGTTCGGTGAATGGCAGAACGTATGCGGTCACATCACGCGGGGCGTCGAAGTCTACCTGACGAATGCCGGGTTCGACGCTTGGTTGATACGTTAGCTCAGAGACACAGAGTACCTGCTTTGTCTCGCGCACGACGAGAAACACACAGCGAGCGCGGCGCAGTGATGAGACAATGTTGAGCTTTGCCTGAAAGAAACGACGGTCATCTAGTTCTTCCTGACTGACGTTGAAGATGAGTACAAATCGGCGCATTATAAGTTCCGCGTTGTGGTTAGTGTGCGGAGTATTTACAGAAATGAAAAAGGGCCACCAGCAATGGCAGCCCTTGAATTTAGACTTCGAGTGTTTCTTCGTTCTTGATACCGTGTGTGCGGCAGAATGCTTGCCACGCTTTTTCAACTTCACGGTCATCAACGAACTTGATACGACAAGAGTACGGCGTCTTCATCGTACAAATCGTTTGTTTCTTTTTGGGGAATTGCTCGCGCCATGCCATAGCAACAGGCGTCAGTACGAGGTGAACATACTCATTCAGTTCAGTAGGTGACATTAGCAGTAGTCCTCAGATCCGTCTTGGCCATCACGACGATTGATACGCGGATCGCGATCATCTTCGGCGCGTTGTTTGTCGGCAGCGTTTTGTTCTGCCTGTTCATCTTCGCTCTGCGCATCAAGAATCATGCCCACCAGCACTTCACGATCAGGCACATCGTCTTCATCGTCGAGATCGTCCAGCAGACCTTTAGCGCACGCCAGATGGTAGAGCACATCAAGCGGCATGTCTTGAAGTTCTTCGCGTTCGTATACCATAACATTCTCCAAATAGAAAAAGCCCCGCACGTTGCGAGGCATTGTGTGTTTACATTAAAACAGTCATACGCGCCAGAACTGGATAATCATCGTTGTGGCGTTTAATGCCGTTGTCTTTGTTCAGCTCAAACGCAGTGCGATAGCGCTGAGTGAAAACGCCGACGCCGTGATCGTGCTGTTTGACGTTGTGATGAATATCGACAATGTGAATGCCTTTCTCAAAGAGTGACAGGCACAGTTCGGTCAGCGTACACATGCCACCGTGATACTGCATCAGGCGCTGGCGGCATTCAAGATCAAGTGACAGAATGTTTGGGTTGTTGCCTGACGCATCGTTTGACACGTCGAAGCGTGGCACGTCTTTCAGATCTTCACTGTACATGCCATAGACTTGAATACTGCCTTTCAGATCTTTCGGCATGACAGAAGACGGCATTGCGTGTGCGTCTGTCAGAGGGTCGAACGTAACGCGCACGTTGTGCTCGTCGATAGGCGTCAGAGCGATGTTCTTCAAGGCGAACGCATTACGATGGCCTGTATCGACGTGTACGATCATGCACTCACATTCAATCAGCTCTTGAACGTGTTTGGCGTCGATTGCAAAACTGCCAGCGGCGAGTGAAGCGTAAGAGCGTTTGACGAAGAAAGTTGTTACGAGGTTCATGGCATGTTCTCTCAATTAAGTTGTGAAGTACGTGGCGCCGTAACGCCACAGTCAGATAACGATTAGAAAGCTATAGTGACGCCTTCAATGCGCGTTTTCAGGTGAGCGATAATATCTTCTACGCTGTACTCACTCAACGCAGCAAGTTTCTCGGCGCGATCTACTAACTTGCGAGCGGCGCTTGGCGTATACACCAACTCAGTGTGACAGTCACGAAACGCTTCTGGTATCGTCGTATCGACGCCGTAATAGATGCGATTAGTGCGCATTGCCTTAATTCTATCAAGCAGTTCTGGCGGCAGACGGCGCATACCAGAATCAATGAGCGTGGCGTCAATGCTTGACCAGCTCAGGCGTCCCCAGCTCTGCTGTGTATCAGACGCCAACAGATCGATGTTGACGCGAGACAGATGGTACATCTTAGAATCAGAAGTCAGCAGACCTTCACCGACGACAGCGATAACGCCGATAACTTTTTCGATGCGCTTCATATTGAAGCCACGCATTAGAAATGTACGGTCGTATATGTCAACGGCACTCATGCGAATAACGAGATATTGATTCTTCATAGTTACTTTCTCTTCGGCAGAATAAAAGAAGCGAGGCCGAAGCCCCGCTCAAACAACTTACTTCACGTCTTCGACTGAACCTTCAAAGTCGTGTTCAAACAAGAAGCGTTTCAGATCGTCTTCATCGCCGATGATGTTCACTTCGGGGTAGCCGTTCGGGCCAGTGTGCAGTGACACGGTGAGGCGCAAATCGTACGGTGCGAGCCACTCATTAGACGATTGACCGTCTTCGAAGATAACTTCTGTAGGTGATGCTACGTCTGCGATCAGATCAAGAACTACTTGTTTCTCAGCCATTGTTTGTTGCCTCTTTCAGTGTTGAGCGCGTCATTGCGCTAGAGATTACATAATACGCCGTCACACGTTTTCAAGCAACGGCGCTTTTGACCAGATATTTGCTTAGGCGAGATTCAGACGTTCAATCTCAGGCATCAATTCTTCGTACATGTCGAAGTAGAACACGTACTCTTTATCTTCGGGGTGAGGCACACCTGCATAAGTGATGCGATGCTTCTCGCCGTCTTCGCTCGGGATATCAATGAAGTAACCACACTCGCCAGTTTCTTCATTCAGTTCTGCGTCCCACTCAACAACCATCAAACAAAACTCGTCGTCTGCGTAGGCGTTGGTCACGATTGCTTTCGCATCGGTACGCTTCATGCGTTTGTTGATCTCAGCCGCAAATTCTTCGATTTCGTGTTTGTTCTCAGCGTTGTAAGTTTTCATTGTATGCTCCTCAGCATTAGTTGTATGTGCTACGTTGTGTAGCGTCTGCATATATTGTATCACGGGCGCGTGTGCGTATAAAGAGCTATTTTGACCAGTTATTTGCAGACTTCGCAGATCTTGGGCAGTCTCAGTTTGAGTTAAGTCACAGTCACTTTTCAGGTCGATCAGACGTAAAAAAGGGCAGCCGAAGCTACCCTCTTTGTTTACGCTTTGGGACTCAGAATTGACTTGTCGATCATGCCGAGCAGATCAACGATATCGAACGTTGCGCCGATACGTTTTGTCTTGCCAGTAACGCCAGTCTGAATTGTCCACGATTTATCGTCGAGGCGAATCGTGTACATCTTGGTGCCTTTCGCTACGACAACACCGTTAGATGTTGCGGACACTTCTGACTTAGGCAGATTGTTTTGCAGGATGTTGCGCAGAGCATTGAAATATTCTTCACGCGCCTGCAAAGGTTTGGCTGCGATCTTACGTGCAGGTACTTCTGCCATTTCATCCACCAGCGAAACATCAGTTTTACCTGACGGTGTGTATGAAGCAGCTTTGGTTACCGTGATCTTAGGCTCAGTTTTGTAGTTGATGGTTTGAGCTTTCTGCTTTTTAAGCCAAGCAATATATGCTTTAGCCTGATCTTCGCTCGCAAACTGGAAGATCGCGCTGCCCGGCTGCTGGTGCTCTGCGACAACAGAACCGCCGATTGCAGTAATACCGCGTTGCAGGAAAGACTCAGCAGTCTGGTAGCCAGAAGAACCATCGTGGTCACTCGTAATAGAGTCTTTATCACGACGGATTGTCAGTGACCATTCGTTGTCATTCTTCGGTTGTTTGAATTGCAGTTTAAGTGCGCCACCAGCAGCAGACTTAACGCCTACAAAATCAAACGTCGAAGAAGCGAGTTTTTCTTTCGACACAGGCTCAGGCTTGCCGATATGATCGCGCACAACACGCGTTGCACCTGCAGGTACTTTACCAGATTTAGGCAGCTTCGCAGTGGCAGCAAAAGTTTCGCCCGGCTTTCTCGCAGACAACCACTTGAACACTTTCGTTACGTTTGCAGCAGAACCTAAATCGAAAGCAGCATCGCCAGCATCAGCTAAGTACCACTTAGGTTTGATGCCGGTAGCTTTGAATGCAGCCACCAGCAGTCCGGCACCAGTCTCGTGTCCGTTGCCGTGAGACCCAAGACCCAGAAGCGTCGATTGAGTACCGACACCCTTGCGGAACATCAATGAAGATGTAGTCTCATGGCCTTTAAAGAGGCGGCGGATAATGATAGACGTGTTTTTGATAGAAGGGTTTTTGACTACACGGTCAATCACGCTTACGTCATCGGTTGCCGGTGTTGCAGAACCTTTCTTCGCGTCAATCACTTTGTTGTCTACTGTGGTAGACTCAGGTGCGCCCGGGTTGTCGAGCTTGATCGGCTTCTCTGCTTTACCAGCAGCAGACTTGCGAGCACGAATCTCTTTTGTCTCGGTGATACGCGCAGCAGCCGCGTCTGAATGACCAGCTACCCACTTAACAGGAACGCGAATCAGTTTCAGCGCTTTGATACTGGCGGTCAGCGTTTTAGCTACGGCGAATGCTTTAGCAGCAGCGATTGCCTTACGACCCGCAGCAGACTCGGTGAACTTGATGATCTCGTCATCTTCACCTTCTTTCATCATCTTGAGCATACCGTCAACGTGTGCGGTGCGTAGCTCTTTCGCACGACTGAATTTGTCGAGCACAGCAACGATTGAATGGCCCTTAGAGCCAAACATATAGACAGCAGCATCTTTCTGCGCTTTGGTAGGGGCAGATGTGGACGCTACGCCTTTAAGTGAAATCAAAGACATAAATTACCTCAGATTCGGTTAGTGTGTTTGTCGATGAAAATTAGCAATAGAATAAGAAAAGGGCCATCAGATTTTCTCTGAAAGCCCTTTTGTCGTTAAGCAAGTAGCAACCGGAATTGAAGCATGTTGTCTCCCTCTATCTCACGCCAGATAGCCTGACCAACAAGCTCTTGGCCAGAGAAGAAAGAAACAACACTGGACGAGTTCTGAATCGAACGACAATCTTTGGTCGCAGCCAAAAATTCTTCGCACTGAACATCTCTCGCCTTCCGCTCACTACAAGCGTTTACTTTATTATTGCACCAGTTCGATGACCGTGCGAGGTACTTCAACCGCAGATGGCTACGTTCGCACATGTTATTCTCCAATAACGATACGTCAGCACTACTTGCCAACATATAGAAATTAGAGAGCAGGCTAAGAATATTCTTAAAAGCCCCCGAAGTCACCTAACAGAAATTCTTCGAAGATTGGTATGCGCAGATCCTCATGCAGCACGATTTTATAGTCGGCTCTGAACTCACTGTTTATGCAGCCGAGCGACCAACTAAGACTGCCTAACCTTGACAGCAGTTCTGAGGTCTTAACGTAGAAGAACTCTTGGCCGATTGTGATTGTCTGCGCATGGAGCTTATGGAAGTCCTCGTTGTTCTCGCAGGACATTAGTTGATCTACGCCGACAGTCGATGCGATCCCTTCTGCGTATTGAATGTGACGGCTGTGTCCGTACATACTTGAGCCAGTGTCACGTATGAATGACCAGAGCATAGGATTCTGGTATACGAGAGACAGCGCACCGTTTTTAAGCTCAGTGTCTTGTGGCTTAGGCTTCAAGCTCAGGATTATTTCGAGAACACGTTGAGACACACGGTGCATCGCATTGTCACCGGCATACGTCAGGTCGTGCATCAACACAACATGCGAGCCGATGAACGAAAATTCTTTGTGGCTGTCAGGCGCTTCGTCGATACCGAAACAGACGAGAGTGTTAGGCAGAGTGTTAGAGTTAAGCAGTTGTTTAACGTAAGACTCAACACTGCGTTTCGACAGGCCGATAACAACTACGCGTTTCAACTTACCATAGTTCAGGCCATTGTTTTCCAGCGCTCGCGCCATATGACACAGAGAACGGACATAAGGTTCATACGATTCCATATCTGGAATCCATAGAGTTTGTACACGGGACATATTAACCTCCGGGCATAACGCCCATACGTGGAGTTTAGAAAAGAGCTATTACTCTGCGGCAGTACCGCGAACAATGCTCGGTGGAAGCCATTTGCAAATGAGTTTACGCTCACCTGTTTTTGGCCCTGTCCAGAAGTGGTGATAGTGCCCACGTCTGATATGAGCACGGCGCTGCCATGATGCAGAGCGCATAGCGTCAGCTTCGTACTCACGTATTTGGTCAACGAACTCGCCGCCGACAGTAAACTGTTTCGATTTGGACAGCGCTTGCATTTTATAGTTGTTGCCTTTACGGCGAACTGCTTGCTGCACTGCACCCTGTTTGTATACTGCTTCTTGCTGGGAGCACAAGAACAACACACAACTGATCATCTTCGGCGCCCATTCACGCACAGCACCGAATATCTTTTGTTTCATTTCCTCACTCAAATTTTCATGCGTACCCTGCATATAAGGAATGATTGTATTCGGGTCGGTGAAGTCAATGTCATCATCAATGCACACGCGAACGTTAGCAGCCATAAGCGCTGGGTCTTTCCAATCCCCACGCTCAGTAAACACAGGCGCGTTTAGATTCAGAAACGTTTTATTGTCGTAGCGCAAATAACTCACAAGAGCGCCAAAGAAGTGCAGGTTAGCGCCTTGAGATGCAGCAGGTTCCCCTGTGATATCAACGCCTATAGGTGCGCGTACCCATTGAGTCCAGTAAGGAAGTTGCTTGATGATTGACGCTGGTATCTTGGTAGGTGTTTCTGATTCGATGATATGCTCCATCACTTCTTCTTCGAACTCAAACTCTGCTCGGGTATACTGCCAAAAGAAATGGGTATGCGTATGAGACAATACAGCAATATCATAGTCAGACTTTTGGAAGTTACCGTTCGGCTGTAGCCATAACGCGAACTGTTCGAGTGAAGGACCGAAGTATTCAATCTTACCTTTAGCGTCAGTCAGGAACTTTTCAAACCCCGCAACAAGCCGTCTACGGAATGGAGCAATCTCCTCGACGAGTCGTGCATTGACGCTACGAATCACGGGGACGTACTCAGCCGTTTGATTGTATTTAGCAGACAGTGCACCGCCTAGAGCTTCATCCCACAATTCAGTTTTATGCTGGCTCATAAAAATTCCTCAGAATAAAAAAATGGGAGGCCATCCGGCTCTCCCATGCCCAAGACGGGCGAGACTACACACAGCATTTGTGTTCGGTTGTTAATCAGTATTTACAGTTTTACCTGCGCGGCGCTGTACGCGAGGATTGTGACACCCTCTTCAACATCGCTAACGTTTGCTACTGCAAGACACGGCGCAACAGACTTGTCGTTGATAACAACCTGTTTTCCGAGGACGCTACCGACGTTACCAGCAGCGATATCTTCGACGCGAGCAATAGGGTCGAAGTAGTTTTCCAGACCGTTAGTAGAGAAGCCCGCCAGCAGGTCAGGTGTGATCAACACAATCAGGCGCGTGTCAGACACAGGCTCGCCGGTAGTTGTTGACTGAATCAGAGACTGAATGGTGTAGATGTTAAACTCAGGTTCGCCTTCAACGTTAGGCACGATAGTGGGTGTACGAACTTCACTACCGTCTTCTTCGTTGACAGTCACTGTTTCCAGATTAAGGATATCAGCGGTAAAGATTTGAGTGCGCATTACATTCTCCTCAAACAAAAGATGGGAGAGCCGAAGCCCTCCCGCGTGTGTTACTCGTCGTCGTCATCGTCGTTAGAAGACTTCGCCGACTTACTGATAGCGTTCTTCAACATCTCGTTGCCCTTGGTGGACTGCACGAACTTGAAGCACCACAGACGCAAGCCAGCAGGTTTGACTTTCAGTTTCTTACACACATCGACAACCTGAGTCTTGCTGCCGTTGATGAGAGTACGGAAGTCATCCCAGTCCATCTTAACATCAGATGCGAGCGGGCAAGGCGCTTTGATCTTGAAGCTCTTACGAGTACCGTTAATCAGGCCGAGAGTTTTCAGATAGTGCCACGTATCAAACACTGGGTCAAAGCCGCGCGCTTCACCGTTGCCGTCAGCTTCCCACAAGCGCAGCCAAGTGCTCTGGTTAGGGATGCCACCCATCTTGTTCTTGATGGTCTTAGCAGCAATGAAACGATAGCGGTCAGTGCCGCCTTCGACAGTAACAGACTTCTCACCAACGATGCCTGGAGCGTCTTTGAGTTTCGGCCAACCTTCAGGAACAGCACGAGAGGCCAGACGCACACGCACATCAGAGTTGTGACTGACGAAGCCGTTAGTGATCACAACAGACGTTTCGGCAACGTTCACATCCCAGAACTCAGTCGGATTCACGATAGCTTTCAGCGTGAACGGAACAGGAACGATTGAGTTGTCGAAGTTGTACCAGTCTTCAACGTAGGCCAGTTGCTGCATCAGCAGATCGTACAGGTCATCGTAACCTTCAATCTGTTTGTGCAGAATCAGATCGAGTGCCTGAGCAAAGTCTTGCTCTGGGCCCAGATAGATTTTATCCTGACCGGTCTGCAACTGATAGTCCAGAACGTAGCGAGTCAGTTCAGGGAACACGTCAGCGATAACAGACAGCATCTGCGTTTGACGTTGACGGCTGGTGGCTTCGAAGCTGATACCAGCAAACGCACCGAGTTCGTCTTGCGCTACAGCCGCTTCCAGTTCATGTTTGTTCAGACCCGGAATGTGCAGACCGCTTTCGTCAGCATACGCGTAGATACCGATAGACAGCAGGTGACGTGCCCACAAAGAGAACGTGTGAACATCGTCCTGATCGCCAATCATATTGGTGGTCAGTACGTTCGCTGCGAACGTGGTATCACCGAAAGATGCCAGAGGCAGTTGTACGCTTTCGAAGTCAGCATTACCAAGCAGGTTACTAACGAGCTGGCTTGCTTCATCAAACGCATCAGGCACGTTCTCTTTCAGTTCTTTCACAGGCGGTACGCGCAGTGCTGCATACTGACCTTTCTGCTCTGGGTACTGAGCAAGCTGGTTGAGCGTATTCCACTCAGGACGCAGCACGGCCATACCATCAGCAGTTGTGTCGAACATGAAAGTAAACTGGCGGTGTTCAGCGCTACCAACGTATGCGTGTCCACCAGCGTTCAGTTCGATTGGGAACGGAGCGTCTTCAACTTTCCACGCACCATTGATCTTCTGGTAGCCATCGAACGACTCAACGCTCACCTCAGTGCCGTTGTCCAACAGCTCTTTGATCTGAGGTGCAGTCAGCACACCGTGATTAGTACGAATCTGAGTATCACGGTCGAAGCAGTAGAACTTCAACGCATCGCCACCGGGCTCATACTCAGGGCTGCCGAACATTACAGCAGGTTTCTGACGCAACTGGTTAACGCCAACGATGGTCATCATCTTACGACGCATACCGCCACGGAAACGTTTGATGCCGTCAGAGAACATACGCGCTTGCAGCGCCATTGCTTTCGAACCGTCATCATCATCGACCTGATCAGGCAGCATTGCCGGATAAGAGTCAACGATAACCATCGCTTGCATGTGACCGTCAGGCGCAGCGACTTTGAACTGGTTGTTACGACTGAACCATTTCTTGTCGTACTTGCCAGCCAGCTTCTTCGCGTTCTCTTTGTTGTTCTCAAAGATGTAGTACGCAGAGCCGTCTTTCTCAACGATCTTGTCAGGCAGACGACGACGCAGCATCGACATATAATCGAAGAAGCGCTCACCGTTGTCTGGTGCATAGTAACGGATCTTAGGCTTAACGATCCAACTACCGTCTTCGTCGTCACGCACACCGAAGATTGTCTTCGGATCAACTTTAACGCCGAACGTCTTCAACTGACCAGCAACGTACTCTGCATCGGTTGAACCTTCGTAGTCGAACACTACACTAATGCCAGAGTAATGCAGACGAATCAGGCTCGCCATGATACTCATGGTCATTGTTGACTTGCACGACTGCTCACCGCCGCTGAACGTATACCAACCGCCCGGTACAATACCACCAGACAGGTACATGTCAAGCGCAAGGCAACCAGTAGAAATACGAGGTGCGTGACGTGCTGCATCCTGAGAGCTTACTTTCGTTTTCTTTTCGATGCCGTCAAGCACATCGTCCATCAAACTCGCAAGGTCAAAGCCCATGACCTCTACGCCGCCGATATCGTCAGAAGCTACAGCCGATGCGCCACTTTTCTTGGCTTTGACTTTAGCTTTCTTCTCTGCCTTTTTCTCGGCCTTGTTGTTCGTTTTCGCCATTGTGGGATAGTCCAGATTGAGAAAAGAAGGGGCAGCCTAAGCTACCCCGTGTTGCGAATTACTTTTTCTTTTTCTTTTTCTTCGGCTTATCATCATCGTCGTCAGAAGACTTTTTCTTTTTCTTCTTATCAGACGATTTCACCTTGTCAGAAGATTTCTTTTTCTTCTTCTTAGGTGCATCATCGTCTTCGTCGTCATCGTCATCTGAGGACTTAGACTTCTTAGACGATTTCTTCGAGGACTTTTTGTCCTTCAAAGATTTCTTTTTCTTCGACGGACGATCATCTTCATCGTCTTCATCGTCGTCGTCATCATCCTCGTCATCGTCTAACATCTTACGAGACTTGGTTGGTTTCGACTTCTTGGACTTCTTAGACGGACGATCATCTTCATCGTCGTCATCGTCGTCATCTTCGTCCTCATCGTCGTCGTCATCATCGCTGCGACGTTTTTTCTTGTCTGCCTTGCCGCCTTTCTTCTTGCGGCCAAGCGCCATGTCGTCGTCATCGTCTTCATCGTCATCACCATCATCATCGTTGGTGTTAACGCCGATAACGTCCATCTTCTTGAAGTCAGCCATAGCAGCTTCTTCGTTCAGACGACCGAGCATGTCGTAGATTTCGTTCCAGTTGTCGAAGTCCCAGGTCAGATAACCTTTTTCTTCTTCGGTCAGAGGCGTGTGATCGCCACGCTCAATAGTGTAGCGCTCTGCCGGTGATTTTTTCGGGTTGTATTTGATTTCGATATCACAACCGTACTTATCGTGATTGACCTGGAACGCCTGCTTCGACTTCTTGCCGGACTTCTTATCTTTGACCGTGTGAATGTTACGTTCACCGAGTTCGCGGATTTTGCCAGCCAGAGAGTTCGACAGCGGAATACACATAACAGGAGTCCAAGACTCACTGCCCATTTCTTTCTTGCCGGTTTTCTGCTCTTGTTTAGTGAGCTTAGGCATTTTACGCGGCGCAGCAGCTTGCTCGTCACGGATGATCGCTTGCGCATACCACTTATAGTCATACTGCGCTGGCGCACCAGATTCGTCGTTACCGTGAGCGATGCCACAGTACGGACACTTCATACCGTTCAGAGGTTTGTTCTGATTGTCCGGGTCGAAGCTAACGCACATGCGCGGGATTTTGATTTCTTTATCTTTATCCTTGCCGCCCATGATCTTGATCCAGTGCTTCTTAATTGGAAGCAGGTCAAGATTCAGCAGACGGATTGATACCCAGTTGCCGTTTGCTTTCTTCGAAAGAGGGAAGATTTCAAAGATTTCCGACTCGCGCAAACTATCGCGTTTGCTGTTATCTTGAATGTCACCAAATCCACGTGCCATTGTTATTCCTCAATATTGAGTTTTGCCTTGTGAGCAATGTTTACAGTTTTAGGCTAGCCTTTGAGCCTGCATGTGTCTACGCATAAGATCGAGTTCGAACTTGTCAAACTCTTCCCCAACGTCCATCGTTAGACGAGCAACGCCGAGTGGGTCTACGCGCTTAATAAGCAGTCTCAGTTTTTCAGTACGCCTCTCGCTATCAACGTGATCTTCTAAGTGATGATGGTCACTCACTTTTTGATGTAGGGACGCGTCCGCACCTTCATCAGATTCGTTGGCAGGTGTATCGAGACTTACCGAGAAATTCAGAGAAGTAGTGTCTTCGCCTGTAGCCAGTTTCTTACGTTGAGTCTGGGGAATAGTGTACGCGATGCCGTATTCATGCTCGCTACTACTACAGGTCTGGGCGTTCAAGATCCACCACTTCGTATAACTCACAATCGCACCACGCGATGAGTCATACTTGTTGATCGCAACAATGACGTTACGCAAGAAGTTCTGGCGCACGTCCTTCGAGTCGTACAGCTTGCCTCGGTTGGTATCAACGTAAAATTTTGTTTGCTTGCTGCATAGTCTATAGAAGTCAGCCACCACCGAGTGGAAGTACTCCATGAACTGCGGCAGAAGATCGTTCAGACGGCACAACGCGACAAACAGCTTGGAGCGTGACTCAGCACCAAACATTCTGACAAACACGTCCAGTCGCTTCGAGTACGCTTCACGCTTGATTGAGTCTTGCGTAGAAATGAATACACGATAGAGATCGACATAAGCCGCGTAGTACCGTTTAATTACATTTTCCAGGAAGACATAAATGAAGTTACGCTCCATTTTAAGTTCCTGAATATAAACCATCTTCTGATCACGCGGTACAGACAGCGCTTTAATCAAAAGGCTGATAGCACGTTCACGAGTCTCGGCGTTGTATGGCTTACGCTTTTTATTCGACGTAATCATGTTCAACAGGTAGGTCAGTTGAACGTCGAATATGTCCGTGTTCTCAACAATCTCACGGAGGCAGTCATGAAGCATTGTGTCCATGACGCTTTCTATCTGACCGCCTGTGAGATTCGACTTATTGTTCATGGTCAAATACACCTGTTAGTTGCTTTGACTCTTATTTACAGTTTCCTAGATCTTTGTCAGGTTATCATGCTGATTTTGGATATCGGTTGCTGTAAGGTCTTTATCGTCGATAGGCTTGCGCTGACCTAAATCTGCTGGTGGCTTAGTGCGCTTGTCATTAGCCTCTTCTTCTTCGCGCTTTTTGCGATCTTCTTCTTTCTCGGCGATTTCCTCTTTGGGTGTGTCTACGCCATATTCTTCTGCAATGCGTTGTTGCTCTTGCAGTTCAAGCGCACGTTGTTCACCGTCAGTAGGTGCGAGCGCAATAGCTTTGGCATCAGCACTATCTTGACCATCGACACGGATTTCGTGCGAGAGACTAACTAACATTTCCATCGGATTTTCTCCAGAACGACAAAAGCGGCAGCACAGGGCCACCGCTAGGATTTAGCTACGCTTCTCCAGCACCTTGCGATCTTCTTCGATGAAGCGCAGTGTGATTGGAGGGCGGCCAGGATGCTGAATGATCTGATTGAGGTGTTCAGCCTGACTGTCTTTCGCTTGCTTCAACAGCGTAACGTGCGGACGATACGGCTTGAACGAGAACTTGGCTGCACCACATGCGTGAATGCGTTCATGCTCTGCAATCAGGTCAGGCGATTCGAGTACGAGTACCAGAATCTTATCTTGACCTTCGCCGAATAGTTCAGCGCCTTTGACAGTAGCATAGAACTCGCCAGCATCGTTTTGCTCTGCTTTGACGTCAGGGTTCGATTCGTCATACGCCAGAGTAACGTGCAGTTCGCCGGGACCTTCATCGTCGTCGTGCTCAATGCCAATCGCAGCACCGAGCTTCATCAGCATAGCTTCCGAGTCATAGTCAGGGAAGACACGCCACAGCCCGCCTTTAACCATGTTGAGTTTCCTCTTTTGGCAAGTGGAATGCGCCAGCCATTTGCATCTCACCGCATTTGTCGCAGTGGAACATGCCCATAGGTTTACCATGCAGCAGTTCAGGATGACCTTTGCACACGAAGTCCTGATTGCGATAGATACGCAACAGAGCACCGTTGACCTTGTGGTCTGCTGTGATGAAGTTGCCTGTCAGGTGGCAGTCGAGATCACGAGCGCGAGCCTGATACAAGGCAACGACTTTACGCACCGCTGCGTCCAGACTATCAGCATCGTAGTTGCGGGATTCACCTTCCGCCAGCTCAACTTCCATCACCAGAATATCAAGCACAACGATAGGCGATTGCTCACCTTCTGGCAGGATGTTCGAGTAGCTGAGTTGGTGCTTCACGTCTTCGAACGGCGCGACTGTAGGAATCTGACTAGCACTGCTACTACCAGTCATTACGTTCAGGCGAAATTCTTCGTAGACAGCGCTACCGAAGTCTTCCCACTCGTTTTGCTTGTCAAACAGAATAACATCAGACATTTGATTTTTGTCCTTTGAAGTTAGGGACAGTCCATGCTGTGTATATCACATCACGGCACATTGCCACCAGAGGAAATATGATACGTGTACCGTACTCACGCAAAGACTCATGAAGGTCGAGATGATTGCTATATGTGTCCAGCATCGCCATCATTAACGAGTTCAGAATGTCGCTATGCACCAGCAGGAATGCCGACGCTGTATCTTTCTCAGGCAGTCTGAACGGCCAGGGAGCTACCGGTAAGAAGCAGTCTGTTTGTTCACGCGCATACGGGTCGAGACTAACCATCCAGATAAAGCTGCGCACTTGGTCAGCAGTGTACGCAATGAAACGATGCGAATACTCCTGATCCGATTCGTTTTCACCCTGAACAAGAGCAGGAGGTGCGACAAGCAAATCCGGACGCTCTGCGTTGACACGTTTACCTGAAGGTCCGTACGGGTCATCAAGATGCTGATTGACGTAACGACCGAAAATAGAACGGAAGCGATACAGAATACCCTGAATAGGAAATTCCAAATCAGTTCGGCTGATCGCGTTGTCGAACGACTTCTCAATGAGCGCAATTTGCGAATGCAGCACACGAGAATTGATTGGCCGATTGAAAGGTGGTTCAGGCGGAACATGGTGGAGCGAACTGCCGAATTGTACGGCTACCATGTTCTCCGCATAGAAGCGACAAGAATCTAAGGCAGCCATTGTTGCAACGAGATTGTTCATCATGATCACTCGTCTAATGTGCAGTCACACGGACTATTGATGTGTTCTGCAAAAGGAGAAGGGTCAGATACTTTCCCACATTTAACGCAGGTGCGCACCCAGCCCATAGGTGTCAAACGCGCAGCGCTTAACGTATTGTCCTCTTCAACGTCGATTTCGTTTTGAGGAGCAGAGCTTGCGTTGTAGCTAATGCGAGTGCTACGACGACCACAGCCACGACAGCCCATTACGAAGATACCGTTCTCAGCACAAGGCCAGGACGATCTTCAAACGACGGTTCGATGCCAGTGATAATGATCTTATCAATCTGTTCATCGGTCAGGCCTTTAGCACGAAGACCCGGGCGCATCCAGTCAGGCACCGAACACGGTTCGAACTCTTTCGCTGGTGGCTCATTGGCAATGACTTCATGCCAACGCTGAACAGCAGCGAGGATGTTGCTGGCTTCTACTTCTGCGCAATCGAACGTCGGAGAAGCGGCGACAGGAACATCAGCCATAGTCTTGAACATCGCTTCGCATGATTTGTTGATTTCACGCAGCAGCATGTTCTGCATCACCTGACCAAACGCACTTTCTTGTGCGTGACCGTGAACGATGTGCGGACCAAAGTGCAGCGACACAGAGTACGGTTCGCTCGGATTAAACTTCTGCTTCTGCATCTTCACCTCCGATTTGCAAACGTGCTGGTGCGCTAATGATAGGACCTGCGAACATGTCGATGTGACGCTGCATGATTTCGTCTACAGCAGCAGACGCACCGGCAGGTACTTCGATCAGCATCTCGCCGTAGTTCTCTACGACAGTGCAACCGGCAGCGATAAGCTCACCATTGAGTTCTGCCACACGACGGTGCATCTCATTAATCGAATGCACAATTGGATAGTTCGGAATAACACCTGGAGCTGGGTTGTTAAAGAACATCGAGATTAATCTCCGTTACGTTTGACTTGATCGGCTAAGGCCATAAGATGCTTACACAGTCCAGGCGCATGTCCCGGGTTAGTGAAGTCTGGTGGCTCGCCGTTGCCATAAATGATTCGCGCACAGCCGTGTTCGGCGTTCGCATATTCCCACATGAAAACATAGTTCTCACATGGACAACTGACCAGTACACGCTTTTGTTTTGAAATAGGCTTGAACGGGTCATCCAGACCGATAATCATCGGCTTGTGAATGCGCACTGTTTTATTAGGGCGCAGTGGATCTTTGTGTCGCACGTTAGCCATGATCATCGGCAGACCTTTGTTAGTCTTACCGCGTTTCACACCGTTAACGTAACATTCCATCGCGTTCTCTTTCATCAGGCGGGGAGTCGAGCGCATCAGCGCAGTGAGCGACAATCCCTTTTCCATCAGAGGAGTTTTTGGCGGCTGAGGCACAACTTGAGGTTTGAACGGCTGCAACTGAATTGCTCGCTTCTCACCTTTCGTCATGCGCCGCGATTTAGCAGAGGCAGCGCTCATTGTCTTCACAGCTTTCGCCAGCTTGCCGCTACGCGCTTGCTTGTGCGCTTTATTCCGAATATCGGCTTCTTTCGCGGCTTTCGACTTTTTCGGTTTCTTGGCGAGTGATTTGTACGCCATAATTAACTCCATTAAGCAGATACATACGCGGCTTACGAATTTCAGTAAGCTGGGTCAGGTAGCGAATGTCATACTGACGGCGATAGGCAAAGTCTGCATCATCCTTATCGAAGTAGCGTGTAATCAGCGGCTGGAACTCACCGCTACGATCTACGATAACAGGCAGCAGGTCGAAGTGCAGCGCAGTGCGGGTGAAAGCACGTAACAGCCAACGAGAGTTTACAGCACAGTTCGGATCTTGAATTGCATCGTAAACTTTAGTTGGCTTCATCTGGAGACAGGCTTTGCTCATCACCAGATACTCGTTGCGCCGCTCGATTGTCGCAGCAACGACAGGGTAGATCATTCGCTTCATGCACATATAGCGAATTGCGATCAGTACATCGATCATCGCATCATGCGTCTTGGGCACATCGACGGGATCGTTACTCGACGTCCTCATCATCAGTGCTTTCAACATCTGCATCCCCGTCGTCACCTTCGGATTCGTCTGCGTCAGGGTCTTCTGCGTCTTCTGCGTCCGCATCTCCAGACTTGTCAGATTTTTTTCCACCTTTCTTAGCTTTAGACTTTCCATTGGAATCGTCTCCAGAGTCATCTGTAGATTCATCTGTATCATCGTCGCCTCCATCAAAGCTAAAGTCAGCATCATCGCCGGCGTCATCTTCTTTATCAGCGTCCGTGTCAGAGTCATCTCCTTTGGGTTTCGCGCTATCTTTTTTAGCGCCTTTCTTACCCTTTACAGAATCCCCGCCACCAGCTTTCTGAGCGAGCTTCTCTTTGTCTTTCGCTTCTTCTGTCAGGCGAAGTTTCTTCTCAAGCGAAGCGTAATCAGACACATCAACGCGCCCAGTGTTAGACTCAGGACTTGATACCTTACTGCGGTTCTTGTCGGTAGAGTCCTGGCTCAGGCTTACATAAATTTCCATTCTACACCTCAAGTGTATCGTGAGTTAGTTTCTTTGCCGTCGAGAATGTCGATCAATATCTCGCAGCGGTAATTGAGAAGCAATCGGTGATTTTCAATGTTCACGTCTTGGCTATTGACCAGTTCATCTAAACGTCTGATACGACGTTGAATCTCTGGCGTTGGGTGTTTGCGACTAAGGAGAGTCATCTTAACCACAAGCTGCTCTCGCATCGTCAGGGAGGCGCAGAGATTCTCACAGGTCTGACTGACCAACATCAGCACGACCAGATACTTTCTCGATGCCACCTGTTCGGGAGGTTTTACCTTTGCGAGTACAACGTCAACGCAGCGAGGTACAACATAACCTAGCTGCTCTTTGCGATAGACAGACTCCTTAAGTCGGCGCAATGATCGTTCATAATCTTTTTGTATGCTCATAGCTCAAATGTTTTTACGATATGCTTCGGACGTTGCGATTTCTTCGACTTGTCCGGCAGCAGACCTTGTTGTTGAGTTTTCCGACCTGTGCTTATGATTTCCGTATAAGTCAGATCGGGGTTGGCCATGATTCGCTGCTCTAACTTCTTCATGAAGTCAATCATGTGTGATTGAATAAAGCAATGGTCTACAAAAGGGCATGTGTCATATCCGTGGAACTCGTCCCAATAATACTCAGCGCTCTTGCACGGCTTACGTTTAATAGCTGGCAGCAGGTTACCCGTACGCGCTGATTTTACCGCAGCATCCCATGCGCGTATCTGACCCATCATGAACTCTTTGGCACGTTTCGACTCTGCCTCGTCAAACACAAAGGTCTTCTCTACAAACTTCTTAGGATTATCTCGCGGCACATAAACGAGAGTGTAATCCACGATGTTGTAACCGTAACGCTTCTTCAACAGATAGGCGTATGTTGCGATCTGAAAGCGATGGTACTTGACAAAGAATGTTCCGTCAGCGGCTTTCGTCACCATGGTAGACTTCAAATCGATCAGGCTGTACGTGCCGTCAAGATTATCAATCAAACCATCGACATAACCCTTGAGCGACTTATACAGGACTTTGAGTTCTGCATAGGCCATGGGCTTTTTGCACGACGGACAAATGTTGTTAGTGCTTTTAGTTCGCGTGTACTTACCTTTCACGTATTCGCCGTCAACCATTTTGCCTTTGGTCTTCGGGTACTCTACGCATTTTTCGTTCGTACATTTCCAGTGGCCAACCATCTGACCGCTGTGCCCCAGAGCATTCTGCAAGGCTTCGTGCATCCCCGTCCCTGCTTTCGCAAAGATGTTCAGCAACGTACCTGACTCTCCGGTCATGCAGTTGTTATGCTTTTGGTAAATCAGTTTCGCTGTCTCTTGAATCGGACAGATAGGAAACATTGAAGGGCTAACGCGTTTCTTCGGCCAGCGCTTCTCTTGAATTTTTACGTCGAGCGCAGCATCGATCATCTTACCGATGCGTGACAGCACACGGGTGTCATTGACTCGCGCTGGTACGTTTGCGAACGTTCTCATCATCGTCCTCGCTTACTGCAATTGTTTGTTCAAAGAATACGAACTTGTAGTAGCGAGTACCGAACAGGTAACAGCGCACTTCAACATCATCTTCCGTGACGGAATACATCAGCTTAATGCTCTTGGTCATTTCCGTAATGTCTGAATCGACAGGCAGATAAAGACCAATCATATCGCCCTGCTTATTGAAAGCACCGAGAGTTTGAGGTTCAACTTTCAGTAGATCGCAGAACTGTAACCAGTGCCGTTCATAGAAACGACGCTCTGCGGAATGTACATAGCGATGTGGATTACCCATTCTTATTATCCCTTATCTGTAAATATGCTTATATGCGTAAATTACGAAATGAATAGAGGATGGTATGGCAGAAGACGTTCATCAGATAATTCTTGAGGAAATCGGTAAACTGCCGGGAGAGAAGAAATACAACGGCGACACCGTGATGGTGTGCTGCCCCTTCCACAGCGATAAGACTCCTAGTTGTGGTATTTACACTTCTGTAGGCATGGAAATCCCGTTAGGGTTCTTTCACTGCTTTGGTTGTGGTGAGAAGGGTGGCTGGAACAAATTAGCGGCACATGCCAAGCTGCAAGAGATCAAAGGCTGGGCGCTGAAAGACGCTGGCACGAACAGCTTGAGCGCTCTGCTTAAAACGTATGAGCACATCGGACAGAAGATAGGTACTTACCCGTCTGTTGGTCTATTGATGAAAGCTCTTGGGCGCAAGTCTTACATGGAGTGGCCGCTGGATGTTGAGTGGCGCGGTTATCCCGGTGCGCTTGTTCGTGCTGCTGGTGGTCTGCTTAATGCACAACACACAGGCACGAACGTCTGCTTCTTCCCGTGCAAGCATGGTACGAAATACATAGGCGGTATCGCTGCTTATCTGCGTAAGCAAATGAACGGCACCAGCTATGTGAACTCGCAAGGCGATTGGGCAAAAGATAAAGGTCTATTCCCGTTGCCGCTTGTGAAAGAGTGTTTGAAAAAGTACAAGCTGAGATACGTTGTGCTTGTCGAAGGTCCTCGTGATGCGCTTGCGTTATTGTCGTATGGCATACCGGCACTCGCAGTGCTTGGTGCAGAGCAGTTCGGTGAAACGAAACGTAGAACACTTGAGATGCTGGGTGTGAGCGTAGTCTACACGATGACAGACAACGATGGTGGCGGTAAGCTACTGCGTGGAAAAATCAAAGAGGAGTTCGAGCGTAACTCTCCAGTACCTGTTAAGCACTTCAAGTTACCGCGTGAATTTGACGAAGACGGTAAGCTGATTAAGCTCGACCCTGACAACGCACCATTCAAGTTGATCAAAGAAGTTCGCATGACGCTGCGTGACATACACGGTAAGAAGTGTATCATGCCAGCGAAAGCACTTGGGTGGAACAGACCGAAAGCAATAGAAAAGAGGAAGTAGCATGGCTCTGAAATACAGAACGCAGTACAAGCAACACTCAATCGAGGATTTACGCAAACGCAATCTTCGCCGTATGCAACGTCTGATCAATCGCATCAAGGTTGAACCGCGCATCGTTAAGCCAGGTGAAGGTGTAGCGTTCCTTGATCGAATGAGACAACAGCAGAAGTAATAAAAATGGGAGACTCCTTTCGGGGCCTCCCATTTTTTTTGTCGCAACACTGAGATTATGCGTCAGTGATTGCCTGAACGATCAGGTCAACGATTGCCGGACGAGAGATGTTAGCGCGAAGAATTTCCAGCTCAGACACAGGCAGACCCAGGCCACGAGACAGGAACTCACGTTCGAGGTTGTCGTCAGACTCACCGCTGTCTTCTGCGGCACGAGCGATAAACGCGTTAACGAACTGGTTGCTTGACAACTGATCGCCGTCTTCGAACTGAATCTGTTTCTTGGTGTTGCCACCAGCCAGATTGATAGGCGCGAGCTGACCGTCGACTTCTTCCAGTTCAGCAGCGATAGACGCATTCATCTTGTTCAGATGACGCATTTCAGTTTTCGCCATAGCGCTGGTGCGCAGATATTCTTCTGCGGTTTCAGTTTCGAGAATGACCAGCTGACCGATACGCAGAGCGCGGCGCAGGTGAGTAGACTGCATCAGGCTTGTTTTGGTCGCTTGCTGAGTCAGATCGATTGGGATGAAGGTAGCAGGTACCAGTACAGCAACAGGCTGACCCAGATCGTCTTTCGCGCTGAACATTACGTTGCCGCGTGGCTCAGTACGGTTGGCAACGTACATAGGAGCAACAGGGTTGTCACCGTACAGTTCGTTGTATTTAGTCAGAGTGATAGGCTGGACTTGCGTGTTGTTTTTAGTGCTCATGGGAACTCTCCGAATTTCAGTTTAATTAGGGGCCGAAGCCCCTGTAAAGGATTAAGCTGCCGCTACAGCTAATGTTTCAGTATAGTCAACATAACCAGCGTGTTGAACTTTAAGCTGCGCCTGACCTTCAACCAGAGGGCCGGACAGCGTGATAATGAACTCACCAGTGCTCGCGTCAGCTACTGCATCACCAGTGATGCTGTCCTGAGTCAGAGATACGGTAGAGCCAGGTGTTGCTAATCCCGATACGGTGTCTTCACCAGCTTTCAGATCTGCATCAAGCTCACCACGAGCCTGTACGGTCTGAGTAACTTCGAAGCTCGCAGTCAGGTACTGAGCGCGAGACAGTTCGATAGTGACTGGGCCCGGAACAACGTTAGTGAAGCCACTAACGCTAAACGCACCCTGAGGGTTTGAAGACGCAGTTTTGGTTTCACCGTTCATAGTAACTTTAACAGTGGCGCTTGCCACAGTAGTACCGACAACAGCAGTCTGTCCGTCAACTGCTTGCTCCAGAGTAGGAGCAACGAACTCTTCCAGAATGGTAAACGATGCGCCACCATCTTCGTAGAACGCAGAGGTGACATTGACAACGCCAGTCGCACCAACACCCGCCTTAGCGTCAACACCAGTGATGTTGAACTGACCATTGCTGAGATTGACAGTACCTTCGTACACGCCAGCCTGAACAGTCACGGTAACAGCGATATCATTCGCTTCTGGATTCAGTCCAGCAATGTTACCTGTAACGGCAGTGCGTGTCTCACCGAACGCGTCAGCGTCATCGACAGTGATTGCACCGAACTGGAGTTTAGTCGGTTGCATTGTCGCAGTCGCTTCATCATAGCCTTCTTGTTCAAGACTACGAATCGTAACAGCGCCTTTAACAGCACCGACATCAGCAGTCCAGTTGCCGTCTGCATCAGCGGTAGCGAACTGGTTCGCTTGTCCGTCAATCAGAATCTCAACCTGAGCGCTTGGGCTTGCTTTACCTGCCAGAGAAGTAGACAGGAAAGGTGCGCTGTTAATCTGCGCAAGGCCAGGAACGCTGTCAGTAACAACAGTGACCTGCTTGGACAGATACCCAGGCGCTTCGATAGTCACGTAGATTGTATCGAACGGCAGTGGGTCAACGTTGATAGAGAACGCACCCTGATCATCAGCTTGTCCGGTGTACGCTTTGCTCTGCACTGACACGACAATATTAGCATTTGCCACAGTCGTACCCGACACGGTTGTCTCTTTGAAGACTGCGTGTACGGTTGGTTCAGGCAGAGGTTGCAGCGGCTGCTCACCAGCAGTGAAGTTGTAACGTGCAGGCGTATAACCTTCTGCGGTAACAGTGATCGAGAACTGACCTTCTTCGAGGCCGGACACGTTCACGTTGAACACACCGCTACTGTTTGAAGTGCCTGTCCAGACGTTGCCGTTTTGTTCGACGATCACGACAGCGTTCGGGATAGTTGTACCGTCAACAGACAGCGCACCAGCAACTGGTGGCTGAGACAGAACAGGCTGATCGATATCTTCTGCCGGTACTGGCATATCGTCAGGGTTCAGCAAAACGATACGCTGCAAGTCGAACAGAGATTTCAATTGAGCACACGCCAGCAGGTTATCAAGTGGAGCCTGTAGCGTCAGATCGATAGCATTCGGTGACGCAGGGATAGTGATGTCCTTCATTTTGAAGTTGTCACCAGGGCACTGGAAGATGATCTGACCGAGTGGCTGAGTTTGGTTCTTGACCAGCATCTTAGGTTCTTTCAGAATGTTGCGCTTGAGCATAGCGCGAAACTGGTCGAATGAAATAATGTTACTCATTGGAGTCTCCAGATTGTTTAAGGTTTTGCAGCGCTTGGCAGAACGTCTGATACTTACGAGGCGTCAAACGAAGTGCTGCACCTAAATTAAATTCGGAATTGGTTATTTTACCCACCATCTCTGCGAAACGTTTCTCATCGTCGAGGTACGCGAGCATCCACGGACGATAATCGTTGAACGTCTGCACAAGATAGTTGTGTACTTGATCGACGGCTCTGCTCCGACCTTCTACGTACTGGAAAGAACGATCGCAATCAGAATCATCAATCCCGGCAATAAACATAGTAAGACAGATAGCAGTACGGGCACGAGTTTGTGCGCGGCGGATCGTATTGTCCAACTGCTTTTGATCCATCTCCATAAGTTCCGGGAAGAGGCCACGTTTGTAATACTGGATCTCCTTGTTAGAGATTGAACGGTCAGCAGCTTCTTTACGGTCAAGCGCCATACAACCGGTCGGTGTTTCGCGTGTGCAATACTGACAGGTCGTTATGGGACACTGCCCCTTGAACTTAAATGGTTGAGGCTTATCTTCCATCTCAGGACAGGTGATAATAGGACGAGTGTCTGCCACAACACGAATAGGAATTGCTTTTTCCTTCTTTGTTTTCTTCGTCTTGGTCGACGCCTTTGTTTTCACAACAGGCTTAACTTTCGCTTTGACCTTGACTGATCGTTCTTTCTTTAACTTCGCCATTTCGCTACCCTACAAGACACATTAACCAAGTAAGGATATTTACAGATTAATTGGCCAGAATTAAGGGGAAGCCAATGGAGAATGAGTACAGCATCGCGCCTGGAATTTCGTTTGCCATAGGCTCACGGTAGGTAAGTTTCGGCGACTCGACAACAACAGCCATGCGCTGGGTATTGCCGTTGTAGTTGCGCGTCATACCTTCTGCTTTCAGCTTCTCCAGATGCTCTGCGATCTTAGCACGTAGGTCTGCTGCCAGCGTTGAACCATCAGCGTCAGACTTCACGCTGAACAGCGTTTCAAACGTTGCGTAGCTTTCGTTGTTGTAGCCGACTTCACCACGATCGAGGAACATCGCTACACCGAATTCGGACAGCACATCAAATGCGAGTTTGTTCAACAGTTCTTGTTTCATTTCTGAATCCTCAAAGTACAGGCGCCTCAAGGAATCGCGGCACATACACATCAACGATGCGATGGAAGCCAGCAAATGGTTTGATTCCTGAGTGACGGTAGAAGGTGTAGACGCCGATAAGGCTGGCATCAAATTCGTGAATTGCTTTACGACTCTTTTTCGAAGTCAGATTGTGCTGCGCGTAGTACCCCTTGAGATCCATCGAGCGGTTAAACGCGTTCTTCCACTGACTAGCCGTAATCAAATCAATTGGACAATTCTTTTTCAGCGCGAACAGCGAGATAACACCTAGCATGAGACTGATTGCTTCAATGGTGTTGCCGCCTAATCCGCGTGACTGAAAACGTTCAAAGCACATTGCATCGAACGGTCCATAGCGCTTCCAAATGTCTTCAAGCTCTTTCATGAACTCTTTGACTGGTTGGCGCATATCGTAATGCAGGTTCTGGATAGGATGTTGAAACATCCGCGTACCCAGCACGGTAATGCGTTTGTCCTTAAACTCTTGAACAGACAACGCGAAGTTAACCTTGCCCGGGTCGCCTGAGAGAATACGCATAAAAGGCTCCGTGTCTTGACATGCGTATAAATAAGTATTTACTAGGTCGAAGGTAGAAATTTTTAGTCACTAATTTCAACCACACAGAGGAGAAGATTATGAGCTGGATCGAACGCGGAAAACAGCGAAATAAATACGACAGGCACAAAACCTACGAAACGGAGCGAGTGCAGAAACGCCTGAACTCAATCCAAGAGGTTGTGAAGTCGAAAGTCGAACAGGCCCTTGAGGTGGACGCCACCGATATCGTCATCTTTAAAAAGGCGAAGATGGGCCTCACCTGTAGCTGCAACAAAGTTGAAAACGATATCTTCGATAACCAAGACGGTGCGCTCAAATCACTCGGACGCGAATCCAGTTCTATGGACGGCGGCGTTAAGATCGGCACTGTCTCGAAAGGTATGTTTGGTGGTGGACGCCAAGTAGTTACCCTCGATGATATCGACGACGGTATGAACGCTGCAATGGACGCTGCCGACCTGATGGGTATCGACACAGGCGAAGAGTTCGACGTCAAGTGGGATGGTGGTAACGTTGCGAACTGCGGCATCTGCTATCGGCAGGGCGTTGTGCCTGGGTTTATTAGCACAGGCTATATCTACAACGTGGTGACTCACCATCACATTCAAAACGCATCAGGCTACACGCTCGATCAATCCACCAGCCCTGCAACTTTCAGACAGCAGCGCAAAGACAGTTACGTGGATTTCGATCAGCTTATCCCAAAATACTTTACTCAGGCGACATATTCGGTACGTCTGAACGAATCAATGCTACCTGCGTTTCCACGCCCTATGCTTGTGCTGAACGGCGTTGAAGTCGAACTAACAGCAGCGAACCTTGAACCGTGGCGCGGCAAACACGTTACGCTGCGCGTGAAAGGCGTTGAGGCATTCACGCATTGTACGCTCGTCTTCGATTTGGGTGTGCCTCCTGTTAAGGGCAACATCAGCGAAGAAGCGAACGTGTTGAACTACGATCAGGAGCTGACTGTTGGTAACATCACGGTCGTGCTGCCCGCTCGATCAGGTCCGTTAGAACCAGAAGACATTCTCGTTCTGCCGTTCAAAAACTATGTGCTGAAAGTTATGGAAGCGCCTAAGAAGCGCACAGCACGAAACGAACAATGGGAATGGGTGTGTACCACGCGTCCCGTACAGCGCAAAGAAGTTGCGTACAACATTTTCAATGGCTTTAAGATCCGATAGGAGAAAAGACAATGGCACGTATTAAGATCAGCTTGAGCAGCGAAGCTAACGGTGATATGACGAACAAACCACAACCTGCGTCTGATATCCCGGACAGTTGGCCAGATCCAAACAAGCTGACAGGTAAGATTCCGTTTGATGCGAATCAAAGCGCAAAAGCGGACGACATGTTCGACCCGGATAAAGCTGTTGAAGGTGATGCAGATCTGCGTAATGGCAACACGAAGCCAGGCGCAGAGGGCAAAGCGTCACGTCCTGACGAGAACTTCCGTGCTGGTGGACGCACAACGAACGAAGTTGAATCCACGCACTGCACGAAGACAAACGCTCTCGGACAGCCTGTGCGTTTCACGAAAAACGACATTATGAGCGGTGGTCTATCGTTCAAAGACCTGTTCGGTGACGTATTCGGCGATATCTTCGGTGATCGTCGTGTGCAGAAAGCGATTAGCAATGCGCTCAAGGTGAATGAAGGCGTGTCTGTCTCGAAAGGACGCTCTAAATCAGCTAAGATGCGCTCACAGATGCTGAAAATGATTATGCCAGAGCTATCGCGTGAACAGGGCGAACGTTTAGCGAGTGCAATGGCTGAACACGACGGGGAGACTGTCAAACGCATCATGACTCAAATCGGCGTCAAGCTCGGGAAGCGTGTTTCGCAGAAAAAGTAACTGAAAAAGGGGGAAAAGTCCTTGATTTTATTCGGGTTTTTCCTCTATTTTCAGAAAAATCTCACGATTCGTACAGTTTCGAGTGCGATTTTCGAAAAAAGTTACATGGTATTTTTGACCGAAATCAGTTAGGTGATTTTTCGCTTTTAAGCTGTCTACGGCTGATTTCACATGCGTAGCGAGCGTCATACGACTATCCGCGCTTGGCTCATTTTTAGCACTTAGATACCCATTAAAGCCCTAGCATCTATGATGAATATAAGCCTATCTAGCCAGCTATTTAGCCCTAGCTTGTTAGCTGTCCTAGCGAAGCCAGTTGATTAGCTTGTCGGCTGGCGGGCGGCTGAGGTTCGCTTGTCCGCATGAGGTTTAGGTAGGGGTGTTGAAGTGAGGGTTAAGATGTGACTCTGTTTTGTACCTAAAACAAGAAAAAGATCGAAAAGCACCAAAAACTGTAAAAATAAGAGCAAGAAGCACTTTTTCTGGAGTATGCAATGGCTTCTCCGTATTTGGTGAAGAATCCCACGTACCAGGAGATGTTTCCTATCAAGTGGGTTCAGAATAACATAGTATTCGCCTGTCCGTACGATGGGCCGAAGAAACATGAAGCTGAATACCGAAAACAGATTAATCTGTTCTTTTGGCATGTGTTGCAGCTATCGCTGTATACGCCTGTTAAGAGCCAGCAGAGAAACGCTAAGTTCGGAGAGGTTTGGACACCGTTCCCCTCTAAGTTCGGGCGAAAAGTTCTGCCGATGGTATTCGGAGTAAATTCGCAGTGTTGGGGACCAGTAGCGCCTAAGTTTGCTAAGACAGAGAAACATTTTAGTCGAGCACTAGAATGGTTACTCGATAACGTCTTCGAACATAAACGACATATCTTCAAGAAGGGCAAACCTGGAGTGTGTCGTCGCTTCCGCATAAGGGCCGAAGTGTTAGAGTGCATGTACCCTGAGAAGCCTAAGACGGGCGATGACCTTTTGAAGGTTACTCGTCTGTATAGTCCTTTGCGCTTGGTAAACGAGCAGCACGGGCAAACGATAAAAGACATGTTAGATGTTGCTGTGAAAAAACCATTCAAGTGGCCACGACATGATCTCAAAGCGTTATGCTCAAACAGGGACAGAGAGGCTAAAAAGTTATACACGGCCGTTCTTGCTAAGTTGGCTCCGAATGAGATTCGAATTGATCCCATTCTAACTTATCTCGAACAACGGTCATACATGAAGTCGCAGCGGGCACAAGGGCAGTATCATCATGTCCTTGCATCTCTCCAGTCAATACTTAGCGGGCCTGTGCAGATAGTTCAGGAGTCTCCGCTGATTATTCGCTATATGCCTGTGTATCGGCTAGCAAAGATTGGAGGTCGTTTGTTTGAGAAGGGTGGTGGCTTCCAATCGTTCCCATCGGAACTCAAACAGATGTGCAGTGCTATAGGAACCAACTGGGATATGTCCAGCAGCCAGCTCAACATTTTACTTGAGGAGCTTCGAGTTAATGGCATCGCATGTTCGTTCCTTGAAGGCGTGACTTCCGTTGACGATATTGCTCATCGCAACAATCTACCGAAAGCAGAAACGAAGATTTGTTTCTATGCGACGATCTTCTCAATGGGTCAGTTGTCTTATTCAATGCGCGGTAGAGTGTTTGCTCAATTGCGTAGGCTTATGGAGACAAAGCAGACTTTCGATTTTATCCGAAAGTGGAATAACGATTCAATCCCGTTGTCTGTCGCGCTGTCTGCGTTAACTGATATTTATATCGAGCGCATACGTGAAACGAAATTCGGAGAGCGAACCCTTGCTTGTCAGTCTGGTGTTAAATATGATCTCAAGAAATTGAAAATCAATGAACGCAGGAAACGAAAAATCCTCAATCATATTTTCTCAGGCATTGAATCGTACAGGCTGATGAAACTTCTTGTGGACGACACGCAGGTCAAATGTATTTACTCGCTGGAGCACGATGGTGCGTTGATTGATACGGTCAATGGTGAGATTCATTATGACGAAGCACTGTTTATTCAAAAACCATTCTCTGACCATATCACATATTTAGAGGACGCAGAATGAGCCCTATTGAAGTTCTGTTTCGACTTGAGTTTAAGTTGTCCCAAAGCGCTGTGTTGCCTCCATCTGAATGGCCTGAACTGCGCTCCAAGAAGTTGGTGATGCGTCTAATCAAAGACTGCCCGATGGAATTGATTGCTGTAAAGAATAAGCGTCTGTTTCGTCAGTATAGCGAGGTGCTGTCTGCTTTTGACTGTAAATACCCATTGACCTCTTTGCAGAAACTTGCTTCTGAGGACAAGTATAAAATCTGTTTCGCCCGTGACCTGTTTTCGCTGCTTTACCCTAAGCGTGTCGAAGCCTTCTCTAAGTTGCACGATGAGATCTGGCAGAAGCATGTGACCGATAATGATGATTGGCAAGCAGACTTGGAGAATGCCGAGTTCGCTGCGATGTACGGTCATGTGTTTGACAAATTCGCCGAGATGGGAACTGCAAACGAGTTGCTGGAGAAAGCAGATTTTCCGTGGGCGCATCTGAAACTCAAACCCGTATAGAGGAATAACCTATGACCGCTATCGTCAAACATATCTCAGTACACCCTGATTTTAAGTACCATCGTCGAACGGGTATCTTTGACGATATGGATCGTGAGGCTAATTTGAAAAAGCACCGCGATAACAAAGCGCGTCAGCAGTACAAGGCGAATGCCTTTGGTTTTCACTATGTCGATAAAACGAGCATGGTGAAAAGACCGTCTCCACCAACCCCTGATAAATAAGGAACCATTATGTTTGAACTTAATGCCGAACAGCAAGCAATGCTCACGTTAGTCGAGTCCGTGCGTAAACGCGCATTCGATTCCGTCCAGCATTCTGCTCTCGCCAGCGCTAACTACAAACTTAATTCCGAAGTTGATGACGACTACGCGTTTGGTAAAATCTCAGCCGAAGAGTACGCCCGACGCCGTGTCATACCGACAGCAGAGCAAATCGCTGAGGCTGCTTCAAAGGTAGAAGTGTCATACGAAATCCTCCGTGATTACAACACTGTTGGTTTCCATCTGCCTCAACGCAGCGGCGCTACTGTTTTTGCGCAGTGGCTGCTCATGGACTTCATGGAAAAGAACCCAGAAGCCAGATGCCTGTATATCGGTACGAGAGAGCCTGATCTGTTTGATGTTCGCCCCACTAAGTGCGATGCGTTCGTCTACAGCGATAGCTCTGGTTATGGTCGCATGTGCCAGCAGATCAAAGAGAGCTTTGAGATAAAGCCTCGGCTCGCCACAGACAAGCGATACGTTGTGAAGAACACACAGCCGTACAGTTTGATCATTTTCGATAACTGCAATTACCTGCGTGGCCGTGATGTGCATTTCGAGCAACTGCTCCGCACTATCCATAATCCGTATGCGCGACCTGTTCAAATGTTCATACACTTCTCCTCGTAGCTCGCTGCGATAACCTACTCCTGAGAATTGAGGTTACTATGAATAATCTCGCACACAGCATTTGTCAATCTCTTGCTGGGACGTCTTGTTCGGTAGCTGCCCATGAGACTAAACATCCGTATATGGGTTTGCTCCAGATGTGCGCCTCACCTTCTATTCTGGTGGACGCACCTCATTTCTTTTTGTCGCATACCGACATTCCTGATTTTGATATTGCTTATTTCGGACAAGATGAGTACAAAGGCATGACGGGCGCAGATGCTCGACAAGTCAGTACCCTGTCCGAGTTGCAATACGAACTCGACGAAATGAAAGACGGTACCAAGCCAAGACTCGTTATCGCTGATCTTGCGCATCTGGGTCTCGACCGTCCTGTTGCGTTGAACATGATTGCCGACTATCTCGAAGACGGTGACATGTGGGATGAGCAGGTGCTTGTGTCAGTAGAGGCGTCCATGAATTGGGCACCAGCTACTACTGAGCAAACCTTCGGTCGCATTCGTCGTGAACGTACTGCGGAAGTTCATGTTCATTACTCTGAACCAATTGCAGAATAGGCCGTTATGAAACACAGTGAAAATGATTACCTTGTCGTAAGGCAGGGAAATAAAAACCATCTCGTTCTGGCAACCGGAAACACTGTTGGCATTCTCGCTAACACTCTCGGTTCGTCAGACCCTGAGACAATTAAGTTCAGCCCCAAAGCTGGTGACGTGCTCGCAATTCTTGGATCAGACCCTGAGCCGGGAATGTCAGTGTGTGGTGTGACAGTCAGACCGTACGCATCAATGCCTGTTATCGGTGGACTGCCTCGACTCTCGCTCTATGGGCGTGAAGCAGAAGTGGCTAAAGCCTGTCGCATCGGTCTAAAGAAACTTCCGAAGATCGTTGCGAAGTATCATCTGCAAGAGGCGCTGCGTCGTTGTGCGCGTATCAACTTTGTCCAGCAGTCAGGTTCGAAGACACACGCGTTCCGCAGCAAGTTTAAGAAAGACGAATGGCAAGACGAGATCACGGTCTTTGTTGATCGTGACTGCGTTAGCGTTGACGTTTATAACCGACTGATGATTGCACTCGGTGAAAGCGTCTGGACTCATCTCCTGAGTTCGAAGCGCAAGGTCAGATGGATGATGCTGTTTAAGAAACTGCGTAACGTCCAGAAGATCACGCAAACGCATCTTGAAGGTCTGCTTGAAGATTTCCAACGAGCTGGTGACGCGAAAGACGTGAAGAACGTTGTGTCCGAAGACCTGCTGCCATTCGTCGATGTTATCTTCCGCAACATCGCTCGCCAAAACAGTATCTCGGTCCGAGAGCTGGAGCTGATTGCTGCGAACGATAGCGCTGCTGTTGCTGAACTGTGGCCTGGGGAAATGCAGATTGCTGAGGGTCGTCCTGACCTCGATAAAGCGATCATGAAAAACCCGACTACGCTGTTTGCCAATGTGTTCGCTCGTCACATCGACGGCATTGACACAGGCAAGACATTGCGTAAGGCAATCAAGAACAGCCTGAAAGAGATTCGTGGCGCAGAGTAATGCACCGCCTCAATCGTATCAAAGCAGAGCACCTGTTGAAGCGTCAAGGGTTGTATCGCGCCCTTGACTACTTTGATCAGACAGCGACCTCTCACCCGCTCTACACTCGTGACTTCTCGCTGCATGTCGTGCTTACCTCTCACGCCATGTTGAACATTGAGCAAGGCCCACAGTTAGAAATAAATCTGTTGCTCGCTTCCCTCTTTCTTCGTATGCCGACTTCTCCGGAATACGATTTTATGCACACCGTGAGTGCTGTTAGAAAGTTCTTTAAGTTACACCGCAATATAGGTAATGAGGATCGAGTCATCGCATACATCCTTGATCAGGAAACAGAGATGCAACCTGTTACTGAGATGGGCAACGTATTGCATGACGCAGAGATACTCACATTCCTCATTCAACCGCCATCTTCAATCATCGAGTTCGTTCGCCAGAAGACAGGTCAGGACGTTATCAGTTCTCGCCTGTTCTTAGAGCGCATAGTCGTAGCACAAACGATGTATACTTCTCTTGGTCGTGATATGCTCCGAGATTTGGCTGCATCTATTTTGGTTGATCTGAGGGCATAGTTATGAACGATGATGATTTCCATTTTGATTTTGACGAGGAAGAACTTTGCTTAGATCATCCTCTTCATCTTGTGGTTCAGGACGGAGAGTGCATCATCGGTCACCTCGTACAAGACAGCGTAGGCACTAAGTGGATGCTTGGTGCCTACTTCATTGATGAAACGGATGATAGCAACACCGAGCTGCTTGAGTGGCCTGTGTTCCGCATCGATCCCTTCGATGAGATTATGGCTGTCGCCAACGCAGACGAGATGCGCCTGCAATACTGTAACCGCGATCTGAATCTCGGACATATCAACAACATTCCTTTTGTGTGCAATAGCACGAGGCATTAATGATCAAACACATTTTCTTTGACATGGATGACACAGCATTCGATACCCACAATTTCATGTTGTGTTATCTGATGAACTTCGGAATCTACCCAGGCACCGACACGTACATCACTCCAGAGAACGGCAAGCAACCGTTTGTCGATATGCTGGCTGATGGTAGCTTCATGCTCAAAGCCAACATGCGTGACTACTTCATCCAGACAGTAGCGATGCTGGTGCGTGATGGATTCAGTGCTGGCATTTGTACGCATCGTGGCTATCACGAAAAAGGTGAACGCTACACACGCAAGTCTCTGTCCAAGCATCTCTCATTGTTCGATCACATTCACTGCCTCGATAGCCGTGAGCATCCGAACAAGATTGATTTCCTGAACGAGCTTTACGGTGAAGGTACTTGGATTCTCGTCGATGACAATCCGGTAACTGCCGTGCGTGATTCGTTCACCCGTGTCGGTACGGTCGTATCGTTGCCGCGCAATATCCTGCTGTTCAACAAAGGCTGGAACATGCACGTCGATCACCCTCACAGAATTTCGTCGTTTGATCGCAAACACTTCTTAGAAAATCTAACGCCAATGTTGAACTAAGAATTGTCTGAATATTACAGGATGTTTCTAATTTATGACAGTACAAAACAGTGCATACGGAGTTTGCGCTGACTGTTTAGTTCGGCTTATTTCTTTTGCCGAATTTGGGGATAGGCCGAACTCTTTTTTGTACAGACTCGGCCCAGAGTCACCCTAGGCCAAGTAGCGTAACACCGCGTTATCGCTAATGGCCGAAAGCGGCTGCCTAGGGCTGCGAACCACGCTACCTGCCGAAATGTTCGCTGCCACAAAGGGCGTAAGACCGCGAGCGCTACCGTGCTGGTGCATTGAATAGCACGGGGAGAAAACCTTGACAGGACCGTCATCTTGTCAGGGTGGACTCCAATAAGTTTTCTACTGAGAGCCTATTGGAGTTTTAAGATTTGTCTGACTTTATTCTTATGTGACTACTCGCGGTAAACTGTAAACATAATTCAGAAGAACGAGAAATTTTAGCACAGGAGAATAGATGCTTCGTAGACCAAGCTACCGTGTTGTCGCCGATTTGATTCAGGCTGACGGTACGTTCACCACTCACACCGTTGAGAGTGGCATAAAAGATTATGACGTAGTGGAACAGAAACTTGAGTCAATCAAGAAGAATCCACCGTCCAACTTTAAGCACTTCTTCCGCGTTGTACCGCGCTGGGAAATGTGCTTTGCCTAATCGACAGCGCCCACTGCCGATGCGTTACCATCCCAAACTTATTGTAACACCATAAGGACCCTCCATTTTGGATGTGGTCCTTTCTTTTTGTCTAAAATCTGTAAATACCTGATGTAACGCATTAGACTAAAGGGCAAAGTACAATGGCTAAAGAAGAAAAGAAAAAGAAGAAGCGTAGCTTTGACGATGGGAAACCGTCGAAGAAGAAAAGCGGTTCTTCCGAGTCTGTAGAGCTAACCACAGTTAACTTCGCAGACCAGTTCCGACCGAAGCGTATCGAAGACTATGTTGGCCAAGACCACATCGTCAAGATCATGAAAGGCTGGCAGAAGTCGAAGACGATTCCGTCAACGATGATTATCACCGGCCACCTCGGCAGCGGTAAAACAACGTTCGCACGTCTGGTGGCGAAGTACATCAACTGCGACACGTTCAACGCGTGTGGTAAATGTCGTTCGTGTGAACTGATGGACTTGGGTTCACACATGGACGTGCAAGAGTTTGACATGGGTGGCGATGCAGGTAAAGTTGACGGCTCACAGAAGATCGTGGACAGTGCACCGTTAAGCCCGATGTTCAAACGCCGCATCTTCATCTTCGATGAATCGCACCTCATGTCCAGTGCTGCTGAATCTAAGCTACTCAAGATTACCGAACAGCCACCAGCGCACGTTGTCTTCATCTTCGTAACGACGAACCCTGAGAAGATGAAGAACACCATGATCAGTCGCATGACCCAATTGCCAATCAGACCTATTCCTACTGACGTGATTCACAAACGTCTGGTAGAGATTAGCGGCAAGCTGGATATCCTGCCGAAGAAAGACAAGGCTCGTGATAAAGCAGAAGCGGCACTGCATCAGGTTGCAGAGTATGCTGGTGGTCAGATGCGTGGTGCAATCACCATGCTGCAAAACATCTACTCGTCTGTTAAAGGTGGCGAAGACTTCGATAAGAACCTCGTTGCCGAACTCGCTGCTGCTGATCCAGAAATCGACATGGAAGCGAAAGCGGTTCAGACGATTGGTGCTTATCTCTCGATGGACCTGATTGGTGTGATTCAGTTCCTGCGTGAAGCAAACAACCCGCGCGGCATCGTAGCGAAAGCTCGTTGGATTATTCACGGTGTGCTGGGGCATTACGCCGAGACGAACAAGTGGCAGTCTGCTGGCCTCAAGATGTTCATGAACATGACCAAGAAAGACAACATCAAAGTCAATCTGGTCAGTCTGGTGTATCTGCAATCAGCATTAGCCGACGCAGAGGTTGCATTCAACTCAACTTCTGTACCGGCAGATATCATGCTCGAAACCTGCATCACCAGAACCATGTCTGATATCTATAGCGGCAAGCTGGTGGTTGATTTAGGCAACGACGATGAAGACGAAAAGCCTAAAAAGAAAAAGAAGAAAAAGTAAATAAGTGAAAAATGGGTGGCTATTTAGCTGCCCATTTTTATTTCAGAAATGTCTGATGGGACGCTAATTTTAGACTACAATTCACAATAGCGCTGGAAGACAAACAATGGAAATCTTTGTTTCACTCTCGAAGATTACACTTGGGTCTGAGGGCATGGCGAAAATTGACAGCCCATGCACGACCCCTGACCTGAAGAAACTTGCATCACTTATCTTTGGTCTGGCCCGCTTCGATCAAGACACATTCGGATCTATCACTACTCGTAAAGGCACATTGTCTGCCGTGCGTGAAGGTGAAGAAGGCGCACTGTGGTTGCTCGGCGATAAGCGTCTGAAAGATGCTAACGACTTCATGGCTGTCATGAAGCCTATGCCTATGATGGGCCCTACAGGTGCTGGCGATTTCTACATGACGTTGAACGTACCTCAGCGTCCGGCGCAGTTCTTAATCTGCCCTAAAGGTGGTCACTCCATTCTGTGGTTCGGTACAGAGAAAGCTCTTATCGATCACTATGCAGAGCGCGATGCTAAGCCGTCAATCAAAATGATGTTGACAGGCAATCGCGGCAATGCTTCCGTGCTTCGTTCGTGGTCTGCCGCTGATATCGAAGACGAGGAACTTCTCGATCTTCAATCAGCATGAGGAGGTGATCCTAATCTCCTCGCCCACTACTGCGAGGTAAAATAATCGTAGTAGACTTAACAGTCGGGTGCATAGCGCGCCATCTACAAAAGGGTGGCTTCGGCTGCCCTTTTTCATTTCTGGAGCCGTCATGGAAATTCAAGTTAGTTTGAGTGTGCGCACCAGCCCACTTGAAGACACAAAAGTTTCCTTAGAGAACTCGAAAGACGATCTCAAGGGAGCACAACGCCGTGCTGCTGTTGCTCGTAAGAAACTCAACGACAAGCAATCTGAGGGCGATACCAAAGGCGTAACGTCAGCGCGTGATGAAGTCAATGCTACGCGCAACTCAGTTAAGACCCAGCAGGACATTGTGCGTGTCAATCAGCAACGCGTTTCCCGTGCTGCTGTAGTTGATCGCTTGGTCAAAGAGTGGAACCGTCTTGATAAACTGAAAGGTACTGAACAGGACACTGCGCAAATCAAAGAGCGTCGTGCTACTGTCGCCAAGCAGATTGTCGAAGCGCGTAAGGCACTGCAACGTATCAAGCGACCTAAGTCAGCTATCAAGAAGCCTAAAAAGCCTCGGAGGTATTGATGGAACTCACTGTCGATTTATCCAAAGCGCAATGTCCTTCGCCTCATGACGACTACAAAGAGTTGTGTCGCATCGACGCGAAGATCAATTCTCTGCTTAACGATCAGCGCGAAGCAATGCCCGCAGTAATCTACCTGATTGATGACGAGCTGGTGTGGCCGAAGCGTCTGCACCGTCAGCTTAGACGTCGAATAGGCTTAGACGATGTTAGCGGTCCTTTCTACGAAGACCACTATCTCGACAACGGTGTGCGTAAGGTATTCTCATCGTGCAGCAAAGCAACCAACGATTATCAGAACCTCGTTTCTCTCGATGCCTCAGTGCGTAAGATTGAAAACGAGATGAAGGGTTGGTCGCCAGAGCGCAGAAGAAAACGCAACGAGCATTTGAAGTATGTGTTCGCGCGTAAGAATACCCTTAAAAATAAACTAGGCCTCAAAGGTGTTAGCGGTCCGTTCTATGCAGACCACTACATGGACGGTGGCAAACGCAAAGTGTACGAAGGGGCTGCCTAAGGGTGGCCCTTCTTTTCGTCTATACACCTTAAAACTGTAAATAGCATATATCATTTAGACCAAATATAGGTACATTGCAGTGGAACAGACTATCAATATCCGCACTAACGGGTGCTGGAACGTAATGCGTCACGATACCGATATCAATCCAGTAACAGGCAAAGAGGAGAAGACACCGCAGTGCATCTTCTCTTCACCAACACCTGTTCCAGAAGCAAAGCTGGAAGAACTGCGTAAGGTGTATCGTGCTGCTGATCTTTGGGTTGAACGCCAGAAGGTATTTCACTAATGACTACTAAAACTGCATTACCTCTGTGGCGACTCATCAAACCTGTTGTGTCAGATACGCGTGACGAATCAATTTCGTATGACGTTATCGCAGAAGCAGGTGAGCCTTATACCGATGATGAGATCGAAGTGTTCGAACAGACTCACGGTAAAGGCCTGATTCAAGAACAGACCTGCGAGTACATCTAATGGGCAAAGCGAAGCAGAAACATAACCACGGCATCGGCCTGAAAGAGATTCATCTCCGCGATGTTGGCGTGTACAAAGAGCTTGATATCGACACACTGGACAGTGAAGGCTTCGCAACTATTTGTGGTAAGAACCTCGATAGTCCAAACGTCAAAGACAACACGAATGGTGTAGGCAAAAGCCTCCTGTTCGGTGCTATCCCAACATTGCTGTATGAAGCAGACCCGCTTGCTCTGAAAAAGAAAGACAAGGGTAACATGCTCGGCAAGGATAGCTCGATTGACCTGTCGTGGCACTCACCTCTTGGTGGCATCGTTCGCATCGTGCAGACGAAGACCAAGTACAAAGTTTACTACAACGGTGAAGACCAGAAAGTAGATCGTCAGGACGTTGCACGTTCTTGGGTGACTAAGCACTGGCCATTAACGCGTGAGGAGTTCTATAGCTACTGCTACATTCAGTCGCAGATTGAACATCCGTTCCAGCGTTCGTCACCTGCTGATCGACTCAAGTATCTGACAAACCTATTCGGCCTTGATGTGTTCGATAACATCCGTATCGCGCTGAAAAAGAAACTGGACCTTGCGAAAGAAGCAGAGACAGAATCTAAAGGCTTGGCTGATATGCTTGACGTGACGCAGCGTAAACAGAACGCGCTGGACATTCACGCTCAGGAAAAGAATACGCTTGCAGCCATCATCGAACAGTCGGACAAGTTGAAGAAACGCCGTAACCGTTTAGGTGAAGAGTTGATTGATCTCGGCTCTGCTCGTTCGTCTGCGCGTAAGTACGAAAAGCTCAAGCACCAGCTCGATACGCTCGGCATTGAGTCTGACGATCCGAAAGGTGAACTGAATAACCTTCGTGGTATGCTGGTGGAGTTTGACCGTTACGATGAGTACGTGTCTGACCTCGAAGAATACGAAGCAGAACTCGCATCGGTCAAAAAGAAAATCAAAGCTCTCGGCGATGTTGCTGACCTCGACAACAAAAAGCTGCGTAAGAAGCACAGCGCTTTGGTCAAGGAAGAAGAAAGCCTGCAGGAGCTGTTGGAGAAAGTTGATGAGCAACAAGAAGAATACGACGACTGGCGAGAAGCAGTTGACAAGCTCAGTAAAAAGCTGTCTAAGCTCAAAGCTCCTAAACGAACTCAGGAAGAGGCACAAGATGCCCGAGCAGAATCCAAAGCGATAGTTCAGGCGTATCGTGCGTTTGAGGAGCACGACCATGACGGTAACTCTTGCCCTACCTGCGGACAAGACGTTGACCTGAAAGCTATGTCACGCGCTGCAACGAAAGCTCAGGCAATCATTGATGAGTGTATCGAAGCGATTGACTACCACAAGCTGAATGCAGAACTCACCGCGTTGAAAGACAACAAGGTGAAGAAGCCTAAGCATGACCGCAAAGAACTTGAGAAGCAGTTGAAGTCTATCGGGAAGAAACTCGATACGATGGAAGAACAATTCGAGGCCGCTAAGAAGTACGAGAAGCTGGTGGCGAAGCGTGACGCTCTCAAGAAACCTAAAGCGGTTAAGCAGCCGAAGAAAGCGCGTAAGACGATCAAGAACCGTATCAAGGATCTTGAGATTCTGAAAGACCTGACTTCTGCACTGAAAGCTGTAGGCGAACCTGAAGACCCGTTCTACGTTCTCGATGGTCGATACAAAAAGATTGAGAAGGAACTCAACAAACTCATCACGGATATCGAGAAGAAAGACCGCAAAGCTCAGGGCATTCAGATGCGTATTCAGGAGCATGAGCACTACGAGGAAACGCTGCGTGAACTGCGTACCAAGTTGGCCAAGCTCCAGCCGATGATCGATAAGCGTAAGGTATTCGAAGTCCTGTACAAAGCATACAGCAACAACGCACTCAAGCTGAAAGCAGTTGAAGGTCGATTGCAGCAGATTGAAGCGAAGCTGAATGAGTACAGCGGCCTTGTGTTCCCTGAGCCTATGCGCTTCCAACTGTTTACTACCAAGCAGGGTGTTGGTGCGACTGTTACGCGTGTGACTTCTAAGAAGACCACAGACATTGCAATCATGAGTGGCGCAGAGACTAACTGCTTCCGCCTGTTGTTTGCTGTTGCGATCATGCCGTTCATACCAGCTGGTCGTCGTACTAACTTCATCGTTCTGGACGAACCTGATAACAGTTGCAGCCCAGCAGTAAGTGAGCACATCGTCAATAACTTCCTGCCGATACTCAAGCAGATTATCCCGAACGTTTACTGGATAACGCCTAACGGTGTCGAGCACTTCTCAGATAATCAATGGACAGTGACCAAGAAGAACGGCACGTCCGTATTAACACGTAAGGTGATGTGATGATCTTCGGACAGCTTAATCGCGATCATGAGAAGCACAGCGTACCAATAGACATGGGCACTATCACGCGTAACCTGCATTTGTTTGCGAAGTACGAAGTGGTGTTCAATGTGAACTGCATGGATGAAGTCGAAGAAGACTTCTACGCAACACCGGTGCATCAAGCGCTGCGCATGAATCCTAAAAAGCGCAAAGTGCTTAGACCGTCGAATCGTGTCTATCTGAAAAACGACCAGCTCATCTGTCATCCAGAGACTGGTAAGTTTCTCGAAGCGCGCCTGCGTGAGTTCACATCACAACTTCTCGATACGGTGGAGTGACAATGCCTGTAATCGCTGTAACACGCCAAAGCCCAGAGCAAGTCATGGGCTGGCTTAAAAAGAAAGGACATGCTGACCGCGTGACGTTTGTTCCTGCTGGTGGTACGCTTGATCCTTCGAAGAAATATCGTAAGTACATTTTCGTTGTTGGCTCGCGTGAGTATTCGCGTAACGCTGTTGCGATTCGTGACATGCCTGATCATATCGTCTACGTGTTTGGTCACAGTGAAACGTTGAAGCGCTACGGCCTCGACGTTGATCTCAAACTCGACGAGATGGTTCCACAGAAAGCCAAGCTGCAACCTGTTGGCAAGTATCTGGACGATCTCAAACGTCGTGCGATTGACGGCAGCCTGTTCTACCGACTGATGACCTACATCTATACGTTGCCGTCGAAGACTCACCAGAAGCCTTTGACTGCAACCATCTGTCGTTGGATTTATGATGGCGGTAAGAAGAACATCGAGCGTGAGATTGACGCACTGCCAATCAAACTGTCCGCAGTGCAGAAGCATACGCTGATGAAGATCTTAGCCAAGCCTGTCGCAGACCGTTTGTGTCAGGCGTTTATTGATCTGAATAACGGTACGTGTGAGACAGTGGGTGAAGCTGTTGTCAAACACAACGTTCAGGTATTCGAAATTGGTTATATTCGCGGTAACGTTGAGAAGACCTCGAACATCACCGATACTTATCTCGCCAATCAGGGAGTTTAGTATGACTCGTAATATTCACGATGTAGCGCGTCACGGAACGTTGATGGTTAAAGTCGATGACAACGTGCCTGACGTCTGGAACAAGATTGCAGGGTTCGGTGTTGGTCTTGTTGACGGCATCGACCAGTACGATCTGACTCCTAGCCAGATGACAAAGATGGCTATCGTCACAGAAAGCATGAGCGGTTACTCTGACGAAGACCTTGAGTCTATGGCACGTATCGGACGTAAGGCACAACTCGCACTTGATATGCGCCGCAAGAAACCTATCAGTGTAGAAGATGTGGAGTGCGCATGTCAGCCGATTACCAAGCGTTAATGCTGCTGTCGATTCTGTTGAGCTTTGGCCTGTACGATATCGTGTTCAAGCCGAACGCTTCCTCATCGTCTATCTACGGGACTCTCGGTTTCTCCTGTGTGGTATTCGTCGTAGCAGGCTATCGCATCTTTGAAATGAGTACAGACCAGATTGCATTTCTCGTTCTGTTGTTCTCTGCTTTTGCTGGCGTGTACGGAGCATTGAATGAGATCGTTATCGGTAAGTACATCAAAGGTAAGCTGATGCGCTTTGCTTATTTGGCTCATATAGGCATCTGGCCTGTAGTGATCGTTTGGTTGACACGTTGGACATTCTAAGGGGCTTCGGCCCCTTTTGTCGTTCCTACAGATAATTTTTATGTCAAGTACGTAGCACCTTTACTCAATATTCTGAGGTGGAAACCATGCAGTATATATCATCTTTTTCTGGACTATCAGGACCGACTGATGCTCACCCAAATGTATTCTTGTTTGACAGTCGAGAAGAACCAACCGTATCTGCAACCAACCTTACAGATGCCAACCTCTTGGCGAAACGTGCTCGTAGCGTTTTAGGCTTTAATGGCTTTTGTAATACTGTTCGTGGGCGCAAAGCTGGGCGCTATTACTTCTGCCCTCTAAAGTACACACGACTTAGATCTGCTCTCATCGAAGCAACGACTGATATCGTGTCATACTCAGGTGCTGGGACTATCTCGGGCCTAACTACATTCGCCGAAGAACAAAGTTATGGTATGGGTGTCGGTATCAACACAACCCTGTTCCTGACGTACGGCGTTAAGAGCATGGCAGACTTGACTGACCCGACAATTGTCCTTCCTCCTGTGCAGCTTGCAGGTACTAACTGTCCTTACGGTCAGTCTGGTACAGTCAATATAGGTTTTCGTTATGTTCACGATCAGGGTAATCAGTTTACATACACTGCTTCGATTACCACGAACGTTTCGGCCTGTGATAAAACCATAGCGATACCTACAAGTGCCTCAATATCTACCGAGTTTAAACTGCTGCAAGCTGCTGTCAGTGCTGGTGTTGTGGCTAACAGCGGTTACGGTACGCCTGCGCTCTCCGCTGCATCGACTACTGATGCTCGCATGTATCAACGTCAGGCAGATCTCGCAGACGAATCAGTTATTCTCGACAAGGCATTTTGCTATCACGCTGCACTAAAGGCATTTATCAGTCTGTCTAGTGATGATTTTGTTCCTGTCTCTGCTGATCCGGGCACTCAACCTAAGATCAGCTTTAAGTATAAAAAGTTAACCGTTTAACGCTAATTTTAGTTCGTCTAAAAGAGGAATCTATTATGGACGCATTAACGTTTCGTAAGAACGCTATTGCCGAAGTGATTGACCGTGAGGGCGGCTCTACCTATACGAATCGATCAGCAGACCGTGGTGGTCCGACTCGTTGGGGCGTTACTCAAAAGAATGCTCGCGCTTACGGTTACACTGGCGATATGCAAAACTTGCCGTATGAGATCGCTTACGCTATCTACAGCAAGAACTTCTGGGACTTCTGCAAGTGCGATGAGATCGCCAAGTTTTCTCAGGAGCTGGCACTGTGGGTGTTTGACTACGCCGTTAACTCAGGGCCACCAGCAGCAATCGCTGAATTGCAAGACCAGTTGAATATTCTCAACGGTCGCGGCAGGCTCTACCCTGACTTTGCACCTGCTGCAAATGTTGGACCGAAGACGCTCGCTGCTCTTGCTGCGTACTGCAAAGTGCGTGATATCAAAGTTCTGGCTTATGCCTATAATGGCTGTCGTATTGCGAAGTTGAAGAACATCGCCAAGGCAGACGAAACTCAGGAAGATAACATTTATGGTTGGTACCAGCGTGTTATCACAATCACTAAACAAGTTGGAGTAAACTGACCATGTCTCTGATCAAACTGAAACTGAACGATGCTGTTAAATCCCAATCTGCTGCACCTGCACTGGCTGCTTTCTTTAAGGGTCTGGACAAGAAAGCACTGTTCGCAATCATCGACGACGGTATGCCGTCTGACCTGAGCGGTCCGAACGACATTCTCGACATGCGCTTTATCGGCGTTAACGGTGACACTGCTCGCTTCGGCATCATCACCAAAGACGAAGACGAAGGCTTCAACGTGACAGGCATCGATCTGCGCTACGAAGGTGAGTTCGACGATGAAGGTGATATTCAGCCTTCTCTGGCAGAAGCTAAAAAGGCTCTCGCTCGTCTGCGTTAATGGAAATCTACGTTTCCCTTTCTAAGGCGACGCAAATCACAGCCCAGGCACTGCAAAGTGTCGTGGGCTTTCGCGTATTAGATCACAGACTTTTACGTGAAGACGATGGCTTCGCCTTCTACGCGTTCGTCACTTTCATGCGAGATGATTCTGGTGATTACGAACTCAAAATCGCCAAGTTGATTCGCAAAGGATTGACAACGCATAGCTTTAAACTGAGTGGCCTCACTACTGTCAGTGAAGGTTATCAGTCGATCTACGACGCGGCTATGGCTATGGAGAGACTGAACGCTAACGGTAAGTTCATCTCCTTATCGGCTCCTCCGCCTATTCAGAGTCTTGTGTTTCAGTTGTCTGACTTCAAAATTCAGATGACGCCTGAACTACAAGATCGTGTGGACACTTGGTGTAAAGTGCAGACGATTTGTCCTCTGCGTTATGCCGTAGTTAATCCGCGCACTGATGCGATCGAGGTTGCTTTCAAGGACCCGTCAGCACACAACTCAGATATCATCGGTCAGATGCTGCGTAACTCGCTGTATCAGGCGCTTGGTGATTATGCCGCAGGTAAAAACTTCGACCTTCCCGGTCATGCCTTGATTTGAGGAACTCAAAAATGGCACTAATTAAAATCAATCTCGCAGACAATCTTCTGTCTGAGTCTGCGCGTATTAAACCGCAGGCGTACAAAGTTGCGCGTGTTGGCGGGGCTACTACTCTGGTTGTAGCGACCGAGTCCAAGCCTGAACTGCAAGCTGTTGTTGGCCTTTTGAAGAAAGCCAAGACTGCGGCTATTAGCGGTATGTCTGCTCGCATTAAAGCAGCTACTGCTTTCACCAAAGCTGGCCAGACACCTAAAGGACCACGTAAGACTGCTCTGCGTGAAACCTACAAAACAGAAAAAGCAAAATCTTCTGCTGACATTAAGCAGGCGAAAGCTCTGATCAAAGAAGCAAATGCCCACGCTAAGAAACATCACCTGGGTGGTTTGAATCTTCCTCTGTCTGCATCTGACCTTGTGCTGTCAGGCCCAGGTCTTGCCAAAGCATTGAAAGCCGTTCGTGCGATCAAGCTGACTGAGTTTGGTGTCACCGGTAAGCGCGGTATGTTCAAGCCTAAGTTTGTTAAGGCGGAGAAAATGGCTGGTGGTACTGGCAGCTCTCCTTCTGATCGTAAAGTGAAACCCGGTCAGAAGAAAAAGACTGTCACTAAGGCGCAGATTGAGCGTGAGAAAGCCAAGCTCTTCCCTAAAAACAAAAACGCTATCACAGGCGCGTACTCCCCTGCTAAGAAGAAAGCGTTGAAGAAACAGCGAGAGGAGATGCTTACCGGAAAAAAGCCTAAAACGGTCTCTGCTATTGTAGACAAGTCTTTTAAGGATGTGTTCAAACATGCCACCACTACTCAGTTTAGTGCGAAGTGGGCGCGTGATAACTGGAACTTCCGACGTGTCGGTAGCAAGATCGTTTTAGACAATCCTGGTCAGCTTATGGCTGGTAGCATTACGCCTGATATGGCTAAACGTAATGGTACAACTGTTGACAAGATCGAACAGCAGTTGCGTGATCTGAAAATCCCTGAGGCAAAGACTAAGCGTGTAGCGCGTAAGCCTAAGCCCCTGACTCAGTATAACGCGTAATGCAGATCTTTGTCAGTCTGAGTTCTCCCACCATCTACTATCGCGGTCTGGCCGAAGATTGGTCTGACGATCATGCTAAGAAGCAACACATGACTTGGGTAACACCAGATCGTGCGTATGCTGAGAAGTATGCAGAAGGTGGGAGACTCTACCGATTTCATGCGGACCCAGGCAGGTACGCTAGCCTGAAATTCCGTTCTCTGTGGACGGAAGTAAAGTTCGCTGAGATTCATAGACGAGTGAAGCAACTCATCATGGAAGCCTTTCAGTTAAAGCTGGTGGGCAAAGATGAGGCGATGACCCTTGTCAAACGATTAGACACGTTGGCAAAAGTAATCCCAGAAGGTATGCACAAGCGTGTGTATATGTGGTGGGATGAATACACTGAGATCAGTAAGATTCTGCGTCTCGCGGGATATGACTCGATCAAGGGTAACGAGGGCGAACACCATGACGTACCAACGTTTGGTATCTTCGACCACACGCGTGTCAAAATGATTAAGGAGTAATCATGTTCCAGTCTAAACGTCTGCAACTCGTCAGCCGACGCACTGTGCAGATGATAAACTTTGGCATGGGCAAGATTATTGAAGAAGTGTGGTTCGACCCAAAGAAGAACCGTAACGTTGTTAAGACGATCATCGTCTAATACTGGGGCTTGCATCGAAAGGTGTAGGCCCTTTTTCCATTATACACATATTGGAGTACCTATGTGGAAATATGAGCAAACTACAGGCCGCCTGTATAACGCAGCAGGTAAAGTTGTCGCTACCGGCTATGCAGGTAAAGGCCAGCACAAGAACAAGCACGAGTCGCAAGCAGTTGTTGGCATGGGACCACTGCCTGTCGGTCACTATACGTTGAACGCACCACGCACCAGCGCAAAGACAGGACCATACGCAATGGACTTGACTCCTGCTGCTGACAACGTGATGTTCGGTCGCTCTGCATTCCAGATGCATGGTGACAGCATTAAAGCGCCAGGCACTGCATCAAGCGGCTGCATCATCATGCCACGCAACATTCGTGAGATGGTGTGGAACTCAGGTGACCACCAGCTTGAAGTAGTCGTCTAAGCAGACCACGCACAGGGAAGTGCTTCTGTAAATACCCTACATGGAAAAGATATCCTTCACTGGCCATCGTCCTCAGTATCTTGGAGGCTTTAGCCCTGAGGCGAAACGCCGCCTCTATACGTTCGCTCGTAGAAAAGTCCTTGCGATAGAGGACGATGCTATCATCTATGTGGGGTGTGCTCTAGGTTTCGATATGGCAGTAGCGACTGCTGCAATCGACCTAGGCCACAAAGTTGTTTCATGTCTGCCTTATCCTGGGTTCAATTCCAGATGGACAATCAGTAGCGTGTTTGAACTTGATGGTCTGCTCAACAAAAGTCATGAGGTGCGCATAGTCACTTCGAAAGAAGATTGGGAGCACATGGATGGTCAAGCAGGATTTGCTCTGAACAAACGAAATCACTACATGGTCGATGAGACAGACAGATTGATCTCCCTGTGCTGCGGTGCTCCTTCTGGTACGCAGAACTGCATCGACTACGCACTCAAACAAAACAAGCCTGTTGCCTACTGGTGGAATGACTGGCTCAAATTCAATAGACGCTCCTAACGGGGCGTTTGTCATTTCTACGCTAATTTTTTGCACCATTCGAACACTGAGAAACGCTAATGGAAATTCAAGTAAGTCTCTCTGCGTTACCTCCTTCTATCTATCGTAAGTATAGAAAGGGATGGAAACCAAATCCCACGTTGCTTAGTCTTTTCGAAAAGATTAGCGGCAAGAAAGGCCACAAGGCCATGCGTATCTACATCGACGCAAAGAGCGACAACGTGATCAAAAACGTTGCGCAGAACGTCAAGCCTCCAATTCAGATCGTAGACGCTTTGATGGAAAAAGATATGGTGCTTGTCGATTACCTGACAGGTACTGCGAAAGACTCTCATGGTCGTATCGTTAAAATCGGCCGTGTGCTTTCGAAGAATGCCGAACTGAAAAAGATGTTCGACTCTGATCCGAATCGCAAGTCTATTGTGAATGCTACGCGCAACCGCCAACTCATCTGCATCTCGATGCACCCGTATGATATTGCGGGCATGTCCACAGACCGTGGATGGGTTAGCTGCATGAACGTGAAGACAGGTTCGAACAAGAAGTATGTCAAACAGGATATTGCTGGTGGTACTCTGATTGCGTACCTGATTGACCCTGCTGACAAGAACATTAACAAGCCTATCGGTCGCTGTCTTGCCAAGCCTTACTTCGAACGCACAAAGGTGAAAGCTGCTGATAAGTTTGTCGGGTCTGAGAAAGTGAATGCTCTGTATCTGGTGGAGTTCGCCTATCCTGACTCTAAGATGCCTTTTGTCCATGTGCTGCAAGAGTGGTTGGACGAACACATCAATCCGTTCATTGCAACTACCGAACGCAAGGGCATGTACGAACTGAGTAGCAAGCTCTATCCTGATCGTCGCTGGGAAGAGTTTGACTATGACCTCGAAAGCCCGATGCTGCATGGTGATGTTAACGCGTTCATCAAACGCCTGACTACTACGAAGAACAAAGAAGCGGAAGACGTTGCCCTGAGCTATATCGAGCGCTACCCGAGCATTGCAGTCACGCTTGCGCGTGAGAAGTGGGGTCAGCCTAAGTTCTATGTGCGCAGCGCTACCGAGCTGTTAGTCAACAAACACTATCGAGAGTTCGGTGACTTCATTGATATCGTCTTCGGTACTCTTGGTGTTGACGATCCAACTACGCTCATGCTGTGGGAGAAGATGTCCAGTAGACCTAGAGCTATGGCTATCTTCATCGACAAGTTACCGCGTGATAGACGTCAGAACTTCCTTGATGCGAATCTGGGTGACGTAGACTTCTACAGCAACCGAGAAGACAGTCTTCACAATTGGTCGTACCCTGCTGCTCTGTCTCAGATTTGGTCGTTCGTCAAATACACCAACAACCCTGAGAGCGCATTCTGGTACAACGCATCTCGTATCAATACAGGTGACGTGCAGACCAAGTATGTTGATGAAGAATACGAACTTGGCGATAGTTACCGCGCTGAGTATGTGCTTGCACCTGCTATAGGTTCACTCGCCAACATGTCACCGTTCTGTCCTGCTGCGACTCTTGTGAGTCTTGAGCGCAACAAGAACAGTGTGGACGATCGTTACTACGAGTGTGCGAAGAAAGTATTCGACGGTTGGAAGTATGTGGCGATTGACCCACGCCGAGATTTCCGTTCTAAGTTACGTGCTATGCTTGAGCGTAAGGAACACAAGTTCAAGAAGACGGAGATTCACACACTGATCTACCGTATTGATATTGACGACGAACTGTGTATCGGACAGGCTAGAGAGGAACTCTATCCTAATGCTGAGATGCTTTCACGTAGCGGCAACCTGATCGTGCAGACCACTGAAACGCCTGAGCAGGTCATTGAGGCCATTTGTGATCGTGCGCTTGAACTTGCTCTTGCCCAAGCAAAGGAAGAAGTCGTCTACATGCGCGAAGAAGCCAAAGCGCGCCGTAAACGTCTTGCGGCAATGAAGTAAATCAAAGAGGTGGCTTCGGCTGCCTCTTTTCATTTCTGATCACAAACCTACCTTACAGTCACCTATGATCTGTAAATAGCCTACAAAGAAACCTGTGGATTGTAGTGATGAAAAAGAAGAAGAAAGTAGCAGAGATGTTGGAAGCACTGGTAACGTCCGACTGGCATCTCGAAGGGTTGTCGAATCACTTCCCTACTGATCACATTGACCGCCAACTCGAAACGCTCAACCGTATCTATCAGTACGCGTTAGAGCACGGTATTCGTCACATCTTTGTTCCGGGCGACATTACTGATAAGTTCCGCATGGAAGATGACACGAAGCGCAAGCTGATGCAGTTCTTCCTCAAGTACGAAGGTGTTATCGACACTTGGTACTGTGGTGGCAACCACGACTGGGCGGATATGACGTCCACCAGCATGGACTTGATTAAGACGTTCTGTGAGTGGGACTTCCTCAAGTCGCTGCACATCTACCTCAGACCTGAGCAGGTAGAGATTGATGGCGTTATCGTAAACTTCCTGCCACACCCTGCGCGTGAGAGTATCAAGCACAAGAAGCCGTGTCTGAACTTCTGTCACGTTGAAGCTATTGGTGCGCTTGGTGATAACGGTCGTCCGCTTAAAGCGAAACAGGATATCAAGGTAGACCCGCGTGACTATACGATTAGTGGTCACATCCACCTTGCTCAGGTACTTGAGAAGAAGCGCTTTGAGTATTGTGGTTCACCTTACCAGAAAACGTTTGGTGAAGCGCTGCCTAAAGGGTTCATCCACATTCGCGCCTTCTACAAGAAAGGTGAGCTGGTGGTTCAACGGAAGTTCGTTGACAGCAAGCCTGGGTTTAGATTAGAAACCGTTGCAATTGAAAATCAGAAAGACTGGTCTCGCCTTGTGGTAAACCCTGCGATTCGATACCGTGTTATCGTCAAAGATACCGTGTCAATCCCAGCAGATATTCGTACTCGTGTCCCTAATATTTCCCAATTAAATTCCACGAATAAACGCGTCGATCTCGATAATATAGATACAGTTGATGTTAGTGAGTTAACGCTCGCGGATATTGACCCACGCGATGGCCTTAAGGATTACCTAAAGGCTTCGGGAATTAAAAAGTCCTTGCGGGTTCGCGCTCGCAAGGAACTTGACGCGGTGTTATCTGAAATAGGGTATACTGCTATGTAAAAAAGATTTAGGAAATTTCCTGATAAAAGTCTCAGGGATTATACTAATTTTTACATGCTGATTTCAAAAACTTAATGTCCTACAGGACGAAAGTTCAATTGTAACTTGAGGATATAATCATGGCCGTAAAACGCAAACTGAAAAGCACCAAAGATCCAAAGATGACCAAAAAGCCTGCGGCTGCGAAAGCGCCTAAAGCTAAAAAAGCAAAAGCACCGAAAGCTGCTAAGGCGCCTAAAGCGACCAAAGCACCTAAGGCCGCTAAAGCTAAAAAGCCAGCGCGTACCGCTTCTGAGAAAAAGTTCGACAACGAACGTGCTACTCACCTGCGCAAGCAGGCTAAGAAAGCGAAAGGCAAAAGCATCGAACAGCGCCTGAAAGAGCGTCTGGCTAAATACCAGGCCGGTCTGAAAACCACTCAGAAATCCCAGGCTCAGATCCGCAAGCTGCTGCTGAAACGTCAGGCAATCGCTCGTTCCAACCTGGCCGCGAAACAGAAAGCTGGTTACAGCAACCTGATCGCGAAACAGAAAGCTCGTCTGGCCGCGCGTAAAGCTCGTAAGCCTGCGATCAAGAACGGCAAACTGGTAACTCCAAAAGTACAGCCTAAAGCTGTTACCCTGAAGAAGCCAAAACTGAAACCAATGCCACGCCTGAAAAAAGGCAAAGAGACTACGCAAAAAGCCGTAACTCATAAAGGCACTGCTGCTCAGAAAGCCGGCGCGCGTAAAGCTGCGAAGACCAAGAAAAAAGGTAAAGTAGAAGTTTAATCGGCCTGGTCGATTCGACACTACTACGAAACAAAAAGGGGTGGCTTCGGCTGCCCCTTTTTGCATTCATGCGCCTGAAATTTGTAAAGTCTATGCGAACACTATATCGGACAAATCAGCCCTTAGTCGCTAATTTTTATTCGATATGATTACTAGACCCAGTAGAGGATGATCATGGCTAAGACTGCCAAAAACAATGAAGTTAGCAGTATCAGCGCATCTGTTGACTATAGCTCTGGGAACATGACTGCCCTACGCGGTGCGCGTACAGCGAAAGAGTTCCGCAACGTACTCGATAAAGTTATCGCACAAGCCACGTCTGTCGTCATCCCGAAAAAACTCCTGTCGATGAGTGCCAAAGCGATTGAACTGTCTGATATTGAAGGTTCAATCAAAGGCAAACAGGCAAAAGCTATCGACCTGAATCAGGTAATCGACCTGTCGAAGATTGATATCACTGACGTTAAGAACAAGGCGCAGTATAACCAGCAGGTTAGCCAACTGTCACAAGCAATTGGTGAACTGTCTGTCGCCTATCAGATTCTTAGCAGCAAGACTTTCAGCGCATTTAAAGATCAGAGCACTGCTGCAAAGTCCCTGCTGAACGTCATCACGCAAGCGAAAGACCAGCAGACCAAATTGGTTAAACTGATGAGCATCGACGTTAAGAACGGCGCTCCGAAAGAACACACCAAGCTGGCTGCGACTATCGCTAACTACCTGTCGAAGATTCTGAATAAAGAAGACTATTCGAAGATTCGTACTCGTACATTCATCGCGTCAGGCACCGACCCTATCTGCTTCCAGACCTATGTGTTTATCGACAACTTCGTAAACTCTGATGGTCTGCACTACCCGAACTATGCTCTGGTGCTGTCTACCACTATCGCAGTGGCAAGCGGTATCAGTGAGAACTTCCTGACGTCACTCGTTGACGAGAAAGTTCCGGGCAGCTTCCCTATGGGTCGTCAGATTAAAACTGCTCCTGAGATGAAGCGTACCATCAACCACCTGATGGCTCTCGACGGCTTCCTGAACTACAGTGAGCGTAAGCCAATCAACCGCTCTACTCAGAACCTGCGTGACACCACTCAGCTGGGTAATGCACAGCACACCATTCGCGGTCGTAAGAAAGAAATCTTCGACAACGTGCGTGTCCAGAATGACAGCCTGTATGTTCGTCTTGCTCCGGGCCTCAGCCCTACCGAGAAGAAAGAAGCTGTTACCGAAATCCTGGGCATGGCATCGACTGCGCTTCGTGCTGGCCGCGGCGGTAAGAACAGCATCGTTCACCAGATGGTCAATGGTCGTAGCGGACGTGAGTTCGTTAAGGTCTCCCTGACCGGTAGCGGCGGCACTGCGAAAGGCGTACTGACGTTGAAGAAAATCGACGACATTGCCGAAGTCATGGGTCTCAGCCCTGCGCAGAAACGACTGCTCAAGCAATCGGTTAAGTAATGGCGTTGACGCACTTCAAGGTAGATCGCACATTCAAAGAGAACACATTCAGCGGGCAATACCGTCCGCAACAAATGCGTTCTGCTAGTCCGTATGTGCTTGATACTATCGTTCGTCAAGTCCTCGCCTATTTGATTGAAGCTCAGATGCCTTTCACCAAGTCTCTGAACTTCACTCTGGTGAACGTGTACTCGACGGATAACGATATGTCGATGGGTTACTCGAATCGTCCTGATGATTCAGTGATCATGATTGATAGCGGTATCTGCTTCACGTTCTGCCTGAAACCTCGCGCTAATCGTATTCTCCCGCAGCCTATGACTCAGCTTGGTCGCGGGCGTTACTGGCGCTTGTGGGGCGTTGACAATAATAACGAGTACATCACAATCGGCCTGCCTCGTTCTGTTATCTTCGGACTCAACGGTAACGGGGTAGAGATGTTGAACGTTGTGTATAACACTGTGGGTGCTGTCACTCGCAACTACGTTCAACTGGTGTCGAGTTCTACTCTCGGCCCTTCTCAGAGCGCTCGCGATCTTGCATCGCAGGCGAATCTGGTGCGCGACCTGACGGTATCTAACCTGATGCGCACTGTGCCTTACGATGAGTGGCACTTCAACCTGAACATCTGGAAAGATTACTCCGAGATGCTCATCACCGATGTGATGCGTAAAGATTTCCCTCTGTACTTCTGTATCTATATCCTGCCTAATCTGTATCTGCCGAATGTTGGCAAGGCGGGGACAGCGTACATTGAGAAGACTGTGGTTGACTTCATTGCTAAAGGCATGACGAAGATTGCTGCTTCGCTTGCCTCGCCTGTCGTTGACCAAAGTCCTGAACTGCTTGCTGCTCTCTATCTGCTGCTGACTCCTACACAGGACACAAGCGATATGGAAGCGAGTAACGTGGAGCGAACCAACTTCGTGCGCAGTTACTTCTACAACCTGAGCCAGAACATGCAGAACGTTCCTGAGTATCAGGCTAAGGTAGTGCGCACTGCGAACTCGAACCACGTTGCAATGGCACGAGCGCTAATCGAAGGTGGGTATAACGACCAGCTACGCAATCTGATTGAGTATCTGGGACTCACTAAGGCGGACTGATATGCGCACAACAGAAGGTAATGTGTTGGTCATTGAGGAAACATTCTTTAATGACCTCGACCAGCCAGTCTATCCGCAGTCAGATGATATGGGGCCTGTCGTAAGCCTCATTGACCCTGATGATAAATCAGTGCTGGCTCAAGTGGTCGCTACGCCGGGTGAGATTCCCGGCTCGTGGACTGCTGACGTTGCTGTTCCTAACATGGGGCTGGTGGACGATAAACGTCTTGTAGTCACATGGCGGTACGAGTCGGAAGAAGGTGTCATGCAGTCGCGTCAGGAACTCATCGTTGAGCCACTGACTGAAAACCGTGTGACTGATATCGTTACGCTGTTTGGGGATAACGAAACGTTTGAGATAACGTTGCCGTTTCACTTCGACACGCGTGGCGATAAGCTGAAATTCCAACTCGCACTCAACAACCAAATCGTTGCATCTGATATCGACTCCGGCGATGCTGGTGTGAAGATGATTGTGAACCGCGCAAAGACCTGCGTGTTCCAAGTTCCTGTATGGGTTGCTACTCGTCGCCTTGAGCCGATTAGCTTGATCGTGCATTACACTTCGGCGACACGTAAGACAACCAAGATGTTCACGTTTAAGTTGTGGGCAATCACGCCGCAAGTTCTCATTGCAGCGTCGATGGTTGAAGACCACATCAACAAAGCGAGAGCATACAACGTTATCCCTGAGCTTGAATACACTCAGGCTGACCTTGTTGGTTATCTGTATCGTGGCCTTGCGCTGTTCAATATGATTGGTCCGCGTGTCACCGGCTTTAACGGTACGAACATGCAGGGCACAATCTTAGACGGCTGGATTACCTGTAGCTGCTATTATGCGCTGTCTGCACAACTTCAAGCAGAAGGGCAAATGGCGTTTGACTTCACAGGTCAAGTCGTCAACTTAAACATGGACCGTACGCCTGCTATTGAGTCTGCTTTAGGTCGACTCGAAACACAGATTCAAGGTCCTGTTACGAACTTGAAGAACAAACTGTCTAAAGCCGGAATCAACGACGGTGATGGTTCTCAGGGTGCTGGTGCGATTGACGGTGCTCGCGCACTTGGCAAGCTCGGCATCACAAATAGCCCAACAACCAAATGGGCTACTGTTGGTAACCGTAGTATCTGGGTCAATGCGCGTTATCGCGTGACTGGCTAACCCTAAGTTTACTAATTTCATATTGTCGAAACATTCAGGAGATGACAATGAAGGCTTTCATCAAACAGATTGACCAGCTCAACGACAACCAGAGCGTGGCCATCGTGCAAGTTACACACGCTCACGGCGAGAACATTGCCGACAACTTCGGTGCTGTTGTGAGCGCTTCCTGCAATCGTGAATACGTTCCTGTTGCTGGCGCTGCTACTGTTCTGGACGCGGGTAAAACCACCAGCTTCATCCGTACTGTCATGCACCGTATGCAGGATATCGTTCCTGTGTCGCAGATGGGTGACGAGTTCCAGGCGCTGTCCAAGAACATGTACATGGACAAGTCAGAGCGCATGTGGGCTATTCGCCGCAGCGAAAGCGGTGAAGATGTTCTGGTACGCGAAAGCGATGCGAACGATAACTCTGAACTGATCAACATGATTCGTTCCGTGTCCGGCGCGTCTGCTACAAACATTCAGACTTCTATGCCTGAACTGGCTGCGACTATCGCACGTCACAATGCCGTACTGGCGGGCGCTGCTGGTGGCGACATGATTAGCTTCGTGTCAAACAGCGGTGAACTGAAAGTTGGTTTCGTTGCTGCTGCCGTGACTGACGACAACACCTTCCTCGTTGTTGACGAGCAGGGTCAGGAAGAGCAAATCAGCTCCATGAGCATGGTAGCTGTGCTGTCTGGCGATGAGCTGGACGACAAGCACTTCCCTCAGGTTGATTCAGTATCTGCTGCCGCTGGAGTAGACGTTCCTAAGCTGCTGGACTACTACAAACAAGTATTCCGCTACAGCCCTGAATACTACGACAAGCTGGCAACGATCATCAAAGGTCATAGCTTCTAAACAAACCCTAAAGGGAGCCTCGCGGGGTTCCCTTTTTCGTTTCTACTGAGGATTTTCATATGGCGGCCATAAGCTTGGATGACATTGGCTCTTTTGCACAAGCTCCTGCAAAGAAAAAGAGCAAAGCAAAAGTTAAAGCTAAGACCACCGTCAAGAAAGCTAAAACAGTTAGCAAAGGCGTTAAGGTCAAAAAGAAAAAGAAGTCTGACTCTGTTAATGACGAGCTGCCGAAACACATTGATCCCGAGTCGTTCTATTCGGATATCGCAGCGTCACAAAAGGCAATGCAGTCTCTTAACGAACCTAAGCCTGAAAAGGTGAAGAAGAAAAAGAAAAAAGAGAATGCGGTTGATACTCTCAAGAAGAAAAAGAAGAAAGACAAAAAGAGTTTGAGCACCGATGTTGCCGTTCTCGAAGGTCAGTTCATCGAAGCGATGGACGAAATCCCTGACGTTATCAAACAAGAGAATGCGCAGATTCAAGAGTACATGACCATGTTTACTCAGTGTCAGGATATGGCACGTATCTGCGAGAAGCAATACAAAGCGGGCAAACAGAGCCGTGATATTTACGCGCTCATGCAACTGTATAACCAGATGCGTGAGATCATTGCTGACCTTCGTGCGCTGCGTGACGTTGGCCAGCTGGGTGAGATACTCAACGTCGAAGTGCTTGCACCATTCGCAGAGTCTGCCGGTACAATCCTCGTAGACGTGTTCCACAAGCTCAACGCATGGAACAAGAAGAATCTGCCTATTGAGATGATTGCTGGTGCTCAGAATCAGGTGACCCAGATCGTTCGTAACGCGGCGAAAGACATAGAGCAATCCTATCAAGCCAGTCTGTCAAAGACGGTTCAGATATTCAGTGCGAGCGCCTAAGTCTGTAAATAACATTGTATTTAGGAGATTGACATGGCATACAGACCTAAGGGTGGTATTGCAGCGAGAACTATGGGTGGTCGTGGCAGAAGCATGTCCACGTCACAACGTCTTGCTGGTGTTACAGGCTTTGAACGTGCTCGCGCAGGTACTCACGTTCGTATGGACAGAGCAGACTGGACTCGACTCAAGATGAGTATCATCGACGAGCGTGGTCAATTCTGCGAACGCTGTGGCGTACCTACTGCCCAGCTTATTCTCAACCACAAAGTTGGACACGCCAAAGGCGGTTCGAACATGAAGCACAATCTTGAACTGTTGTGTTATTCATGCGACAACAACCAGATAGGCAGTAACAACCGTCGTGGCTCTCGATTGCTTCATGGAGGTAAACGGTGAGTCGTTTGAAACGTTATGGCTCAGATGTAGGGCTGGACCTTCGCAACTTCCCTGATTGCGTTGACCCAGAGTATATCGAAGCATGGGGTGCATTCATTTCGACGCAGACTGCGGTTGATCTGTTTCACTCACTGCCTCAGCCTCTAGGCATGGAGCGAGTAGTCGAAGGGTTCATCTCGTCGCTGTCTCGCACAAGCACTAAGTTCCTGCTGCGTCATATTCCGCCTGTTACGTTGCACTCTATCGATCAGGCGAAAGCATTGTTGAAGATTCAACAAAATGACCTCAAGCAGTGGCTGCAACGTATTGAGTTCAGCAATAAGTTCCGTCTGGCTGATGTGCAGTCGCGCACAAACAGCGACTACAACCGTGTCGCTAACTGTCTCAATACCACGATCGATATCTACCTCGTGTATGTGCCTCAAACAACTCGCGGTGGTATACCGAAAGTTGGCGAGATACTGCATAAGCAGGTTCCTTACTGGTTTTCGAACAAACAGCCTAAAGCGTTGTTCAAAACTGATAATTTGACCAAGAAATTGGAAAAGTCTCCTCTACCTGTTGTGCCGGACACTTATCCGACAATTCAGCAGGGTATGCTTGCGCCTCGTGCGTGGCATCCGTGGAGTATTGATCTTGGTGTTGACTGTATGCGCGTTCGGGGCAATGCGATTGCACTGCACATTCAATCACGCAGGCTGTGTTGTTTCCTGACCACGTATAAACGTCATGCGGTGGAAAAGAAACTGAACACTCTGGTCAAGAGCATTTTTATTTAGGAGAAGAACCGTGAATGACGTAAACACGCGTCTTCATACTCTACTGTCGGAACTTGCGTGTAGCGATAAGTCATACGCAGGAGCTGCTGGTGGTGTAATGAAGTCCCTCTCGGCTGAACGAGAGCCTATCCAGTTGCCTCAATCAGTTCTCGAATTGATGGGTCGCTCCAACGTGCCTGATATCACTCCGTATGATCAAGCAGATTTGCTTCTGATTATGGATGCACTTGGGAAAGCGCTGCTGTATGTCCAGAGCATTCCGGACACTACGCCAGTTGACGACGGCAAGTATGGCCAGTACCTTTCAGAGTATCGTGCGCAATACCAGACACTGACTAATGACCAACTCATGTCTGTGTTTACGCGTGATAAGTTTGAGGGTCTCGCTCCGCTTCGCGCTTATGCGCTGGCTGTCGTGCTTTCAGATATCGCTGCGGACCGTCGCCTACCAGTTCCAACGGTGTGGCAGTCCGTGATTGACAACTACATTAAATCGGGTGAATGATGAATCAAGTGATCAGTACGTCAGCCACCGCGACGCAGCAAATTGCCGACAGCTTTAGTCAGGCGCTTGCTATCCGTCCGTTGCCCCCCGAGTTCGATGGTAAAATGTCGAAGATGTACGCTACAGGGAAGTCTCGTCGCAACTACGAAACCCTTGCAGTGTTCACCGCATCTACCGTCGCTCGAATCTATGCCGCATTCGACCTGATCAACTACATCGTGACTAACGGTGCTGAGTTCGAAGACATGCTGGAAGTCTCTCCTGACGACTTCACCAAGCGTATCAAGAACAACATCGAAGCCGCGACGTTGAAGATCAATGTGATGTTGAACGATAGCAAGCTAACGCGTGAGATTAAGTCCTCGCTGGCTGAGCATCTGTCTGCATCTTCTGGCGCTATCGTCGAAAACTCCACACGTTTCCCTGGCGGTAAAGATATCATCATGTCTGGTACTCCGTGCCCGACTAGCCCGCTGGCTTCAAACGGTAACTTCAACATCCTGAACAATCAGGGTAGCGACCGTCCTCGTGTTGACAACGATGGTACGTTCGAACGCGCTAACCTGCAAACGTACAGCGCTGATATTGCACAAGCCGCGATTCGCATGGCGAAGACCATGTACAAAGATATCTTCGGCGTTGAGCGCAATAACAGCAACGTGTTCGATACCAAGATGGTTCGCATCCCACTCGATAAAGACTGGACTGTGTACAACGCAGCACTGCGCTCTATCCACCCGTCGATGCACAATCTGGATATCGACCTGTTCCGCAATCTCGACAAGCAGGTAGTAGACGGTCTGGGCGACTTCATGACCATCGGCATTCGCTCGATTCCGGGCAAAGCGATGATCGACCGCAAGATTCAAGCGATGAAGATCAGCCACGACACTCCTGTTGATTTCAATGAAGTAGCGCTTGCCACTGACGTCCGCGTCGAAGGTGGTCTGATCGTTAACTTCGAGAAAGAAATGGTTGAGTACATCTCTCAGGGCGCTGCGACTCAGACCATGTGTCTGTATCGTTGGTTCCAGGGTTGGGCGAGCTATTACTTCCGTGTTGCTAACTCTACTCGTACCGGTATCACTCGTGCTGCTCGTATCCCGCGCTACGTCACGTCTGCCACTTCTCTGCCTGAGCTGAAAAAGCTGCGTGAGAAATTCAACTACGTGGTGAACGATGTTGTGGCCGATGAGCACGGTATGACCATCATGCCGAACGGCACTATGGCTGTGCTGCCTCGTCGTGAAGATATCGACGTTGACATGGTTAAGACATACGAGACTAGCCTGAACGGTGTGCTTGAAGACCTGTTCGAAAAAGGCATCCCGCTGTCTACCGAGCATGATACCCTGCGTACCAACATGTTCGCTATCCAGAACGGTAATCTCGATTACGACCGTGAAGTGCAGGCGAAAGCTAAATCACTGACGCGTTTCAGTGATGTGTGTATCGGCATCGACCCTGACTTTGCGCTGGTGGTTAACACGTCAAACGGCGGTGGCCTGTCTGTTAACGAAACGCGTACTGTTGGTATGAAAGCACCGACTTCGCTGGACGTAGCAGATGCTCTGGGTTACGACTTCGCAGAGCCGGGTGAAGCACCTAACTTCCGTTCTGTGTCGAACGTGATTGGCAACATCTATCACAATCAGGCATCTGGCGGTATGGCGCTGTATCGTACCTCGTTCGATACGATGGTCGAAGCTGCTAAGGTAGAGTCCGGCAGTGGCAAGTTGGTTGAGAGTGTGAGCGAATCCACAATCAAGTTCAACTCCCCAGAAGGCTCTAATCTGCCTGAGCTGGTTAACATCATCGCCCAGACGTGTCAGACCTACGAGTTTATGCTCAAGAGCAAACAAGTTCCTGATCTGAAAACTCTGGTAGAGAACGCACGTAAAGCTGTCGGCATGGATGCAGAGAATGCTTCCCTGTCTGAAAGCTCTATGGACAATGGTCTGTATGAGAACCTGATCGGCAACGACTTCTCTGTGCCTGATATGTCGAACGAGCGCCCTGCTCTGACTATGCTGCGCATCATGCTTCGTGTGCTGAATGACGCTGCTGGTCTGCGTGGTTCGAACCTGATCATGACTTCTCTGAATGAGATGGGTAGCATCACTGCTGCGACCGAGTCTCTGCCTAACCACACGCACTACTTCGTGATGGGTGAGAAGTCCAAGCTGTCTGACATGGCACGACTGAACAACTACTTCGGTGGTGCGCTCTATCGTGAAATGGCAAACTCTCTGGTGACTGCTGATCGTAAGAAGCTGTTTAGCTCTCTGATTGACAGCGACCAAGCGCCTGGGTCTGGACGTCTGCAACAAATCATCCTGCCGTTCGCTACGATGTACAGCGATGTGATTCCTAAGTCTCTTGAGATTTTCGAATCGGCCGAGAATGAGATTGAGCGACTGAAACCAGATAGCGGTATCACGATTGACGATATCCGTATCCCTGGCCTGAAAGACGGTGCAGCGTTACTGCCGCATCAGGTTGAAGCGCACAAGACGCTCCGTCGTCGTCCACGCTTTGCCACAATCTTTATCGCGCCTGGTGGTGGTAAGACGATTATCGGTCTGTCCGATATCGCTGCTCTCATCAAAGAGCTTGACGACTTGGGTGAAGAGACTATTCGTCCTCTGATCATCTGTCCGTCGAACCTCGTAGCGAACTGGTGTGACGACCTGCATAAGATCGTTGACGGTTGGAACGCAGTGCCAATCACTGCTGACACTGTGAACACCTGGGGCGAGGAGCGCATGTATGATGTGATCTCTCAGGCTCCTCGTAACACGATCTATATCGTCGGTCTGAGCTTCCTGCAAACTGGTACGTTCAACGTTGATATCGGCGGTGTGCGTGTTCGTGTGCGTGGTGCTGTAGAGTTCGTTAACCGCTTCCGTTTCAGCTACGTGCTGCTCGATGAGTCTCACAAAGTGAAGAACTTCTCTGGCGGTCAGGCTGGCTCTCAGGTTCACTTCAACACCAAAGCGGTCTTCACTGCTCCGTCTGTTCGCTATGCTCGTATCGCTACTGGTACGCTGGTAACTGACCGTGTGCGTGATATCGTTGGTCAGGCTGCACTGATGACGCCTGCGATGTTCGGTGACTCACTGGATGTTGCGTATGACGGCGCGAAAGACGATATCGAAATGATTCGTCGTGCGCACTCACGTATGGCAAACCATACAGCGTTCATCTCGTTCAAGCGTAAGCACTGGGCGTTCATGCTGCCGAACCCGATTGATACCTTCATTCAGGTTGAGATCGATGACCCGTCAGTTCCGAACTCTGCTCTGCACCAAGAAGTGTACAACGCAATGTACGCAGAAGTGCTGGAGAAACTCGACGAAGCCGCACGAAACGCCAAGAAGTCTAAGTCATCTGATGACGAGGACGATGAAACTGGTGGCGGTGACAACGAGAACGCGACCGATATAGACGAAGATGATATCGAAGAAGGCGATGATTTAGGCGCACTGCTTGCGGGCAACGCAGACCTGAACATGTACTTCCAGCGTATGGAGATGATGCTGACTGACCCAATGGGTGATGACGTTGCTCGTCTGACGTTTGAAGCTGCTGGCGTTAACAACTTCGTTTCGGCCAAAGTGCTGACCATTATCGACCGTATCAAGAAGCACTTCGAAGTGCAACCTGAACGTGACATTATGGTTAAAGAGCAACAGATCTTCGAATGGAAACCGGGTGTGCAGCCTCGTGAATTGGATATCGCTGTCTACAACGGACAGAAGTATCTGGCGCGTAAGCAGTCCGAAGAGTTCCAGCGTCAAGACCTGCCGCCTTCAATGACTCCGCCGCCGGATGATCCAGACTACTGGAAGCCGGAAGTGCAGGGCAAACTGATTGTGTTCACGCGCTACGTCCGTGCTGCAAACGCGATCTACAATGCGCTGCCAGCGAACTATAAGAAAGTCGCTGTAGTGTATCATGGTGAAGTCGGTAAGCTCGGCCAGAACAAAGACGCTAACCTCGACGCATTCAAAACTGACCCGAACGTTCAGATTCTGATTGCGAACGAACAAGCGATCTCCGAAGGCCACAACATGCAGATGGGTAGCCGTATCATCCGCTGCGATACTCCGTGGTCACCGGGCACATACGATCAGTCTACTGCGCGTATCTTCCGTCCTGACGTTGCTGCTGCGAAGCTGGACGAGAACGGTAAGCCAGGCGACATGGCTCGTGAAGTTGTCTTCATCGACTGGGTAATGACGAATAAGACCTTGGAAGTTGGTAAGGTCGCTCGTCTGATGTGGAAGACGCTTGAGAAGACTCGCTTCGATGAGAAGGGCAACAAGCGTTACGAAGCACTCGACCAGTATAAGCTGGACCCGATCAAGATGAGCCCATCGCTCCTGCTTGATAACAACACGATGAAAGACTTCGAGCCGTACTTCTTGGCGAAACGTGATCTGAACGAAATCGAATCGCAGGAGTTCCAAGAGATGCGTCGCACAACGGTTGCAGCAATGCAAGCGCTGCCGTCTACGCCTGCTCTGAATGACTTCCGCGTGATGGAGCAGACTCCGTTCGTAGCGAACCAGAAGATTCCTGATCGTCATGGCTGGGGTCTGGAGCGTATTCTGGATTGGGCACGTAACCGCAACTTCGCAAGCGGTGAGAATCTGAAAGACTCTCTGAATCGTGCGCCAGTAGTTACTGAATACGGTAACGGTCTGATCGTGTCTGTCACTGCTCGTATGGTTGACGGTAAGCTCCGTGCAGATAGTCCAATCAGCACTGTGCGTGTACGTCTGGCCGGAACTGGTGAGACTGTCTCTATTCCTGCGACGAAAGTTCACATCGCAACGAAGGTGGATAAAGCTGACCTGAAACGTTTCTTCGAACAGCGTAAGCCGTGGGCGAATGAGAAAGACCGCAAACGTGCTAATGCCGAAGCGAACCGTGTTGAAGTTGAAGACACCGTTCTCGACGAAACGCAGACAGCAGATACCAAAGAGACTGAGAAGAAGGTCGAAGCGCAAGCGCGTAAAGCTGCGCGTGTTGCCCAGCGTAAGCAGAACAAGGAAGAAGGTAAGCCAATCAACGAAGGTGTTGAAGAAGCTGCCAAGAAAGTTCGCCGTCGTAAGGCCGCTGACCTGCCGCCTCTGGCAAACACAACTACTCGCATGAAGCCTGGAGCGAAAGCCGTGGCAGAGGCGACTGGTAGTGACATGGCTCTGGAGCTGACGCCTACAGTGTACAACGGATTCGTTGCTCTGTACGCTGATGCAACTGACCCTGATGCTAAGGCGCTCAAAGAGTTCGACTTCGTGGAGTTCGGCGATTACGTCTATTACGACTGCGCCTACTACGCTGACTTCGAAGCACTGCTTGACTTCATCGAGGTCAAGAAAAAGCTGTCGTTCGACCGTATGTCCGAGAAGCGTCTGGAGTTTGTTCTGGACTTCTTCGACGAGTCAACGCCGCGCATGGGCTTCAACGTTAAGCTGGCCACGAAGGGTCAAGAGCAGTTGCCGAAGTTCTTCCTCGTTAAGCATAAGTCTGCCTCTGATAAGAACCACATCAAGGCATACCCAATGGTTATGGAAGATCGACTGCGTATCATGTTTGACCTCAAGACCAACCCGAAAATGAAACGCTTTGTTGGCACGAAGATTCCGAACACTCGTAAGTTCGGTACGTTCGACCAGGCGCCGGGTATGTGGATTGGGTTCGTGAAGAATGTCGCTACTGCGAAATCACGCATCAACAAGATCGTGAAAGCTGGCTACACAATCACGAATATCAAACGTGTGACCACTGCGCTCGACAAGCTGAAACTCACCATGTCGAAAAACAAATCAGTCTAAAAGGTAAGGGGCTTCGGCCCCTCCTTTCGTAAGAGGACTCGCTATGCTGAACAAATTCTATCAGAAGCTCCAAGTCATCATGACTCTGCTCGGTCTGTACGACGGTCAGTGTGACGGTGTGTGGGGACCGAAGTGCATTGAAGCAAAACGTAAGTGGGAGATGATGGACGAGTTCGAGCCAGCTACTCCTTCAAACGGTCTGCCTTTCAATGGCCGTGGCAAGCTGCCGAAAGGCATGAACTACGCATTCAAGGGTCTTGATATCCTGTGGGACCAGTGGGATCAAGAGAAAGCAGATGCTATTTTAAAAGAGAAAGGCGCTCTGCTTACTACTGATAAGGTGCACGAACACGCTGTTGGTGAAGTCGCCAAAGCGCGTGAAGCGGCTGCTGCTGAACCTGTCGCTACTGTAAACACTGTAGCACAAGCACCTATCGCAGCGTCCGTACTCAATACCAATCAGGCTCCTGAGCCTGCGGCTGATGAGGTTGAAGACGAAGACGAGGAAGAAGAAATCTCTGAGGAGAACACTTCGCCTGAGACTGTCGAGCAGCCTAAGCCGCAGAACAACTGGACCAAGAAACGATAAGGAACGACAATGTTCGACATTACCCTTGATTCAGGCACGGTGGTATCAATCTCCGCTGCTAACAAAAAGCAACTGGCTAATGCCGAGATTCTCTTCGGTAAGAACGCAAAACTTATCGTTAAGAAGATCGATGAGCTGGTTAAGATCAAAGAGCTGGACACTGCAAAGCTGGCCGCTGTTCTCGACCTGCTGAACGATGCCGATGCTACTACCGCACTGGCCAAGAAAGCTGCAGGCAAGAATCTTGTCACTGCGATGAAGAACCTGTACAAAGCCAAAACGCTGGTGGCTACAATCAACGGTCTTCGTGCAATCAAGATCAAGCCTGTAGCTATTCGACAAGACGCTCCTGCTAAAACGTCACGTCCGGTAAGTGCTAAAACGGTAGATGCGAACGGTAAGATCGAACGCAACAAGTGGTACGTTGTCGATCACACTCGTCACGCCAACGACACTATCATCAAAGGCCCGTACAAAACTAAGGCCGAAGCTGATAAGAATATTGAGACAGGCAAAGACAAGCGTGTGATCATTCAGGAAGCGATGACCGGCCAGAACTGCCTGGATGAAGGTCTGACGTGGACGCAAAGTCCGAATCAGAAACAGACTGGCGGCACTCCTGGCGCTAAGACTGTTGCGCGTAATCAGGCTCGCTCTGAGTCCTATGACAATCTCTACAATGCCCTCATGCGTGGCGGAGAAGGTGAAAACGTCAAGGCTCTATTCAAGCTGATGAAGCTGCCTGCACCTAATAAGAGCGTAACTGCTTCTGTTGCCAATATGGGCGGGGAAGAAGATTGTATCTTCGTCATGAGCGAAACCAAGAAGATTGGTATTGTTCTTGGTCCGTCCGGTGGAATGATTGGTGAGATTAAGCAAGCTCGTGGCCGTGGCGCATTCACTGTTGCGAAGTACAATCCGACTGCTGGTGCTCCAAGCGATCTGCCTAAATCTGCATTCAAACAGCTGGGCAACTTTACGCTCTACAGCGATGCTTACGCAGCGTTCTACGACGCCGTTAAAGCTCTGTAAATTTAATCCAAAAGGGTGGCTTCGGCTGCCCTTTTTGCTTTTCGGAATCTGTAAATAACAGCCATCAATATGTGACGCACTGATAGGACTAGATGGTGAACAAACCCAAGTTTATTTCACTCGACTTCGACCCGCCAGAGCAGTTTGCAGACATGCAGACCTATGACGGTGTTCGATTATTAAAAAGCGTAAGCAAAAGCGCTAAAGGCGGTAAAGCGCTACTCGTCCTTGATCATATGCCGACAGAAGACCTGCGTAGTGGTAGAATCTTTACCTCGACAGAAGGTGAGTTGTTCTTGAACCAGATGCAGTATCTTGAGGACGTCTTCCCGACAAAGACTACTCTCGATGACTGGAGCTTCCTTGTTATCTCGTATAACATGTTCAAGACGTATGACAAGGGTGAGCAGTTCAAGGAAGATGCTGATGCCGCGTTCGCCAATCGTCTGCGAGAAATCATCGTAGACTATAAACCTGATTACGTCCTGACGTTTGGTAAAGCGCCGTTCAAAGCGTTGAACAACGAGAAGATCCAGTTCTCGAAAGAGCACTACGAGCACTGGTACGGTGTTGAAATCCCAACGAAGTTAAAGTTCGATGGGAAGAAGCACAGCTTCATTCATCTACCGAACGTCAGCTACCACACAGTGTTGAACCCGATGCACATTGCAGGTTCATCGTACACTCTGGGTTACATGGCACGTTGGATGTTGCCGTGGCTGAACAAGGGAATGCGCTATAAGATCGACGAAGTTACGTGCGGTAAGAAGCGTAACTGGGACCTCGTGTATGTAACGAAGGTCAAGCAGCTTGAGAAAATCTTGAAGCGTATGAAGCGTTCCAAGAAGGTTGCAGTCGATACCGAAACCGAGAACCTGAACCGTATCAAGAACAAGATTCTGACGGTGCAGTTATCGGACAACGGTAAGAAAGCGTATGTCATACCTGTCTATCACAGAGACAGCCCATTCAGTCCGAAAGAACTGCGTAAGGTGAAAGAACTGTTCCGTGACTTCTTTGAGGAGAACACGAACAAGTATCAAATCTATACCAACGCGAAGTTCGACCTGAACGTAATGCGCTCTAACTTCGGCATTCGTAGTTACGCAGCAAACGTTTGGGATATTCAGGCGGGTGAGTTTGCCTTTGATGAAAACGCCAAGTCGTTGTTGAACGTCACCGGTAACGGTTACTACAACTTGGCGAACCTGACGATGCAGTTCGGTTGTACCGTGTATCACGAAGTATCGTTCGGTAAAGAGATGCGAGCGACGATTGCAGACGTTGACCTTGATGAAAACGTGCAAGAGTATGCTGGCCTCGACGTTATTGTGCCGTTCCGCATTGCAGAGAAGCAGATGCTTCGAGCGAACGATATCAAGTACGGTAAGTATGAGTCTATGGTCAGTGAGCAAATCTCAGACCAGATTCATGCGTTCTCGATACTTGAGACAACAGGTGCTGGCGCTGATATCGACTACCTGTTTAAGCTCAACCTTCCTAACTCTCCAATCAACGAGGAGATTCGAAACGTAGAGCGTGAGTTCATGAACAGCCCTGAAGTTAAGGCTGCGAACAAGATGATCTGCAAAGACGACAATGTTCCTAAGATGGGTCTTATGGGCAAAGTCGAGGTCACCAAGTTCGATATGTCGAAGTCGGAGCATAAACAAATCCTGTTCTTCGATGTGATGAAACTCAAGCCTCTGAAAGAAGGGGAGCAGTTACGTGAGAACGGTAAGAAGACGGGCAAGCTCGACAAAGACTTCCAAGCGGCGTATGCAGATATACCGCTTGTTGCTCTCTACTCGAAGCTCGGAAAAGCGTACAAGCTCAAGAACGCCTACGTTAACAGTCTGCTTAAACTCTGGGGCGAGTCAGAAGACTTCAAACACGACAGATCTATTCGACCAACGTACGGTTATCTCGGCGTTGTAACGGGTCGTACTTCTGCGTCTGACCCGAACTTGCAACAGGTACCGTCGCGTAGTGAGATGGGTAAACTGATCAAACGTATTCTGATTGCGCGTAAGAATCGCCTGCTTATCAAGGTCGACTACTCAGCGCACGAAGTTCGTGGTTGGTCAATCATCTCTGGTGACCAGGGTGTTGCAGACGTATTCGAACAGGGTCGTGCGTTGCGTCATCGCTATCGTACAGTGCCTGACCCGTGGATCGAACACCGCGTCGAAGCAGAGGGTGACGTTCACAAAATCAACGCCGCATACTTCTTCGGCATTCCAAACGTAATGGACGTAACCAAGTCCGTACGTAACGCGGTTAAGACAGTTATCTTCGGCTTGATTTATCAGCAGGGTGATAAAGGTCTTGCGAAGTCTACAGGTCGTGAAGTGTCTGAGATTGCAGAAATCAAAGGCAAGTTCCTTACGCGATTCCCTGTTGGCTTGAAGTGGTTCGACAAGATTAAGAAGTTTGCACATGAGAACTTCTTTGTTGAATCGCCTGTTGGTCGTCGTCGTCATCTCTGGGGCTTGATGCTGCCTGAGTCACACAAAGAAGCCAACATGGTTCATGCTGCGTGTGATCGTCGCGCGGTAAACAGTCCAGTTCAGGGTTTTGGTTCTGACCTGATGATGAGTGCGATTCGTATTCTTGACCGCATGAAGTACGAATACTTCAAAGCAAATGGCGAGTACCCAGACTTCGACATGAACGTATCGGTACACGACTCCTTGACCGTTGACTGCGATTACAAATGGATCTTCCTTGCGCTCGATATGATCGAACGTGCGATGACCAGCGCAGTGGTCGAAGTCGTACAGAAACGTCATGCAGGGTTTGAGTTCACGTCCGTGCCTGAAATCGACTTTGAAATCGGCGCGTCCGAGAAAGATGTGCAGAGCTGGAACTTCTCTTACGTGCAGCTCAAGAAGATCATCAAAGATGGCCTTGAGATTAAACGTGATGAACTCGGTGAGACAGACCTCGACGTCGATAAGACGCTGGACTCTATCATGGAAGACCAGTACCATCTTATGTCTGAGTGGATGAAGAAACAGCTTTGGGCGAACGATATCAAAATTCGTTCTATGGACAAAGTCAATCCTCTTACCAACAAAGACAAGAAGAACATCAAAGAGTGGCTTGCTGAACTTCCTGAGAACACTAAAACGTTCGAGAAGTATGAAGCTGAGGAGAAAGCGAAGAAAGCGGCAGCCGCTGCTGGTGGCGCTGCACCTCAGAAGAAAATCAAAATCAGCAAGTCGATGCTCAAACTGGCGCTCAAGGGGATTACGAAGAAATGATAACTGCCGAAGATGTATGTTCGTTTTTGAACAAGCATCTGGTGGAGCGTCCGGCCTTCATGGGAGCTGCCTTGCGTACTGCTTGGCAGCTTAACCCAGGCGATGTGCCTGACGATATGTACGTCCACAAGATTGCTGAGAACTGCTACAGCGCTGATCTTATCGGCGTGTTGAATGGCCTGATTGCACAGACAGGTAAGCGCCTGAATGCTGTAAATATACAGGGCACACTACAATTTGTTTTAGAGGATAGAGATGAAGACTTGTCGATTACCGAAGAACCCCGCTAAGAAATGCAATATCACGTTGAACGGTACTTTCCTGTCGGACATTCTCAAACGCGTGGATAGCGTAACTCGTTTCTCCGAGTCGGACGACAAGCTGACGCACATCCACCTGTTAGTCACCTATAAGGGCGACGTGTTCATTCTCGGTCGTACACCTGATACGTTCGTTGCGTATCTCGTTCCCGGTGCAGTTGCCGATGAAGATACGATTATGAACATCGACCCAATTCAACTCGGTGGCCTGATCAGCAAGCGTAAAGAGCTGAACGTTGAGTTCGACGGTAAGATGCTGCATATCAGCGAGCAGAAAGGCAAGTACAAGTCCGAAGTTAAACTGCGCCCTGTATCTGCCGAGCAAATCCCAATGGTTGAACAGGGTCTGCGTCACCACTTGAGCGGCGGTCATGAGATGACACGCGAAGTAATCGACGCGATGACTCAGGGCGTTAAGATGACGCGTCTGAAAGATACAATCACAGGCCAGACCGTGATGTGTCGTGTTATCTGCGATGGTTCAAGTCTGAGCCTCGTTAGCCCTGGACACTGGACGTCTTCTCGTTATCGTGCTGACTTGAAAAAGAAAGTGCAGCCGTTCCGTTTCAGTATGACCGGCGAGATGTTCGACCTCGTGTATCGCTTCTGCGGTGAAGAGAAGGTAACGTTCCACGTTGATAGCAGTTCATTCGCTGCCGAAGCTGAATCGTTCGTTCTGACGCTGCCGCCTATTCAGGCAAGTGACGAAGACTATCGCTACATGGACAACATGATTGCGCAACTCGGTAAGCCGCTGTTGGGTTGTGTTGTTAAAGGCGATCTGTCTGCACCGTTCGCTAACATCTCGACACTGATCGAGAAGAAGGGTAACACGAACGCGAAGCTGCATATCAAGAAGCAGGAGTTCCGACTCAAGTTTGGCAACGATAGCGGTTCTGTTCAAGACAGCTTGAAACTTGCGAAGCCGATTGAGAAAGAGTTCACTACTTCTCTCGACATGCGTATCTTCCGTGAGTTGCTGCGTAACATCGGTCGTGAAGAACGCCACAACATGGGCTTCCACGGTAGCAGCATCAATAGCCTGAACGCGTTTAGTCTGAACTACAAGTTCGAAGGCTACACGCTGTTGTACTTCGGTTACCTGCCAGCATGATCGATCTGGTAGTAAAGAAAAACGTCCTCGTTGGGGACGTTTCATCACTCATACATGATGTACTGTATGAAATACCTAATGCCCCGCGTGGGCGTCGTCGTTTCTGTCTGATTTATAAAGCTGTGTATGGTGACTCGCTTGAGATTGATAGCGTCGCACCAATCGAACACGGCTATCACTTCAAGCAATCGTATCTGCGTCTTGCCGATACAGTCGTTGGTTCGTTGCTTGAAATCTCCGCGAAGTGGTGTACGTTTAACGATGTGTCTGTAGGCTATATGCCGCCACTCGAAAAGTTATTCAACTTCACCTGCCCTATTGAAGGTCCTTCTGGCGGTCTGTTGATCTATCAAGACAACCACGGCAGTTTCTTTGCAATGCCAAACAAGACGCCAGATAGCCCTCTGCTTGTAACTGATAAAGGTGATTAATGGACGACCTAAAGCGAATCCGATTAAAGGTCAAGAACGACAAGCGCTACAAAAAGCTACGCGATATCTATAAGACCAACGATATCTTCCAGCAGCCTTTGGCAGAGTTGCAGGATGAAGCGCGTAAGCTGTTCAAGATGCGTAAGGTCAGAACGCTCAATGTCTCTGACCCTAACTCTCTGAACAAGGTTGCAGAGTCGATAATTCAAGATCAATCGTACCGAAGCCGTATGACTGAGATCCTGACGCACATCCATACAGCCTCAAAACTGTTAAATGATATGCTGGAGAGATTTCAGGACTACGCCTCGGTCACGTATGCGAAAGATCTGAAAGCCGTCGGCGCTGCGAAAGAACGTGAGCGCTGTGTCAGAAACATTATGGCCGAGTATTATCGTTACGCTGATCAGCTGGGGATGCTCAAGGAAGAGCTTGACCTGTATATCAAGGACATTGACAAGTGTGGGTTTGCTTACCGCGCACTCGTTGATACGATGAGCCTTATCAATCAGCGTGAATACGGTCTCCCGAACTCAAGGAAATAGATGTGACTGCCAAAGTATTGGTCGATAGCCGTCTGCACATTCCAGTTAAGGTTGTAGACGCTGACAACATCATCAAGAAGATGACTCACTATGAGTTCGAAAATGCCGTGTGCAAGAACTGTGAGTATCGTTCTATACGACCGTCCGAAGAATGTCGTCAATGTTCTAAGGGCGGTCTGCTTGATATAACCGTGCTGGCCAAATACTCTGAGATTAAGGGTAAGCGTTATGTGTCAATCCCGTATGGTGAGATGCACCGCTTCGAAAAGACAGCAGGGCTAAGCCTGAAAGAAGTGAAGTTCGTCAACGGTACGAGCCGTGTGCCGTATGATTATAAAGTGAAGTTCACTGGTAAGCTGCGTGAGTATCAGGAAGAACCGTTCGAGAAGATGTTCGGCGAACTGTGTGGTGTATTCAAAGCACCGCCTCGTTCTGGTAAGACTGTTATCGGTACTGCTGGTGCATGTCACTCTGGTTTCCGCACTGTCATTATGGCAGACCAGAAAGACTTCCTTGATGGTTTCTTAGAGACTATCGAAGCGATGACGAACTTGCCTGAGCTGGAAGAGAAGCACGGTAAGAAGCTGTACGGGTTCCCGAAGACTCTGGACGATTATAAAAACTTCCAGATTATCCTCGTGACCTATCAGTCTCTGATCTCTGACAGTAAGAACTCGAAGAAGCGACTCAAGTTGCTGAACGAGAACTACGGTACGCTGTTCGTCGATGAGTGTCATGCTGGTAACGCAAGCTGTTATAGCCGCGTACTGGCATCGCTCAAAATGAAGTATCGTTTTGGTCTGACTGCAACACCGAAGCGTAAAGACGGTCGTCACTACCTGATTGAATCTATCTTCGGGCCTGTGATTGCCGAAGCGTTCGTTGAGGAGCTTGTGCCGAAAGTAACGTTGCATAAGACTTCGAACCGAGTGCAGTCGAAAGCGAACTATAACAACAAAAGTGGTTGGGTGCGATTCTGTAAGTTCCTTGCGAACCATCCAGACCGTAACGATAAGATCTTTGAATGGATTATCAAAGACCTCGATGCTGGTCGAAGTATCGCAATCCCAATCATGTTCACTGATCAGGCCAGACGTCTTGTGCAGCGTATCAATGAGCATTACATGGATGAAGTTGCTGCTGTGTTCCTTGGCGGTGCGAAAGAAGCGAAGAAGCGTAAGCCTATCATTGATGCAGCGCGAGCAGGTAAGATACGCTGCGTTGTGGGTATGCGCAAGCTGATGCAGCGCGGCCTGAACGTTCCTAAGTGGGACACGCTGTACTACATCATGCCGATGAATAACGAACCGAACTGGAAACAGGAATCGTGTCGTATTCTGACGCCGATGGAAAACAAGCGCACACCTGTTATTCGTATGTTCATTGATCCGAAGATGGATCGCTCGATGCAGTGTGCTCGTTCCGTTCTCAAGATGTGCTGGAAGTTCGGGTATGCGAAAGCGAAGCGTACACCGAAGAAACTGCGTGACTGGATGGGAGTTGTGTCGAGAAGTGAGGCGCTTGATAGTGAGCTGCCTGACTACTTCGAACCGGAAGCGAAAGTCAAAGGCCAGCCTTCTAACTTAGGCATGAGGCGATTCTGATGAATCTTCATGAAGTAAAACCTAAACCGCAGAGTGGCTTCGAAGCTATACTGCGTCGTGCCCTCACGGAGGAGGGCATCGTCCTCGTTAACCAATCTGTTCTTGGTGCTGCTACAGCAACACTTGACGTGACAGTTAACGTTTCTATCGAGGGTGCAGCCACCAGCTTGATTGATGCTACTTACGAGAAGCTGAAAGTTGTTGGGCTGAAAGACGTGATCAAAACTTTCGGTAACTGCTTGATGCTCGTGTCTTGCGATAGGGTTGAAGTTATCGAAGCGCCATTCGGTTGCCCGCCTTCGTATATATTCAAAGACTGTGTGTTCTGTGTCGGCAAGCGCCCAGAGGCAGACATACAGACAACCTATCTGGCTATGCAGGGCGTCTATCCTGACCTGCCGCCGTACAGTCAACTCACCCCTGACCAGAAGAAAATGATTAGCAATCACATTGCTATGCTGGCGGACTACCTGAGGAAGTAATCATGTTTGATCCTGTTCAGACAGTTGTTGTCAATACGCTCCGTGCTAATGAGAAAGTCCTCATGGACGGACAGTATGATGTTAATGGCGGCGAAACATTCCGTGTGAATTTCGTCCTTAAGTCACCTGCGCCGGGCAATATGGCAGATATCGATCTGTCTAATGTGTTTGCCTCCTATCCTGATGGCGTTGCTGTGCAGCGCATTGCAGACCTCACTCACACTATGGTTCGTTTGCCTGTCACTATCGGCGGCCATAAAGAAGAATGCCGTGGCAGCTTCCTGTTGACTGTTACTAAAGCTAACTGGCAGAAGGGTGATACTGGTGTTGCTGGTCAAGAAGGTCGCTATGTGGACGATGAAGAAAACGTGATCGATGATGAAAACGATATCGGTCTTGCTGACATCATCGACCGTTACAACAAGTTGCCTGATCTGAAAAAGAAACAGTTCACGGCTGCTGCCCGTCTGCTCCTGAAGGGTCTCGCTCTCTAATTTATAGACTGTCTCTTTGTCAGACTATACGGAGTTTAAAATGAAAGAGCGTTTACACCACACTCTCGATATGGACACGCTAAAGAGTGAGGCCGCCCGTCAGTCCATGAGCGTTGAACTATGGGATGGAAAAGAAAAGACACATGAGGCTGAGGCAGTTGCTGTCTCTATCACTGTGTCCAACTATGTCCATCCTATTTCGATTGCTTCTCACCTGTTGCTTGCACTGCGCAACAAACTTGAAGTGACAAATGTTTGGATTGTGTCGCATGAAAGTATGCCGCACGAACACCAAGCAGACACAACGCTCATCAATGTGACTGCATTCCCACGCAACATTAAGGAAACATGCAATGCGTCTTGATCAATTGCAGCGTTACATGACCGAGCACGGCATCCCTCGCGCTGTCGCGTATCACATGGACCTGAATCACCTTGACTGGATTTCTAAAGACACTGACATGCAAGCCTCTCACTGGCCTAAGCATACAGTCTCTTGGGAAGTTCCTGAGGGTCCGTTCGATTTCGATGCCTGGTCAGAAAGCATCGCAGCCAAGATGAAACTCGAAACAGCTTACACTGAGTACGAGCCTACGCTTGCTGGTCATCGCGGTATTCTGATGTTCTATGGATTCCGCTTCCACGAAAACAAACAAACTGCATCTGGTTGGAACATCGTGTTTGAATACACGTATGTCGATCCGCAAATGCCACTGATGTAATAACTAGGAGAACACCATGCAATATTCGACTGTCTATGATCTTAATCTGCCAGATGTTTTGGCTCGCAGAGTTGTCGATGCTATCGAAGCGCACATGAACAATATGTGCAAGCGCTACGAACGCGACTCTAAGGCTAAACCTGTGATTGAGGATTTTGTCGTTGCTGGTGTTCTCCATTTACCGAACGTAGTCTTGTTTGAGTCTATTCAGGCCGAGATCGTCCCACAATCTGTCGATTCGAAATTCGCTGAACTGTACCCAGGATATGGGCATCGCTCTTTGCCTGATTTTAAGCGCATGGAAGTCAAATTTAAGGTAGTACAAGAAGTTCTGGCTTCTGTAAATACCCAATAAGAATAACGGAGGGTATTGTGTTAACATTCGATTTTGAACCTGCTGCGGCAAAGCAAATGCAGACGCTTGGTGTAGACCCCCAGCTGCTGTTTGGCAAACGTGAAACCTTCGACGTAGTAGAGGCAGCGCAGGACTATAAGCCGCTGTCTCCTTACTTTAAAGGCCGAGTGTTCTCGAAGACAAAACAACTTCAACACTTAGCCAAGATGATTACAAACCCATTCGCAATGGACCCACGCATTACGGTGATTAGTAGTTTTCCGAATGACTACCGTGCGAAAATGGCAGCGCTGAATATCTTCAATGCTGCTGTAGAGGACAGCGAGGCAACTGCACTCAAGCCTCGCTGGGTAACGCTGTATGGTGATCGCTTCGACTACGAACAACTCAAAAGCAAGCGACCGTCATTGTTAGTGTTGACCAACGTAACGATGGACAGCACAAGCTATAAGATTGAACGACTGCGTGATATCCTTGAGATGTTCCCTAAGATACCTCGCATCGTAGTTACTGGTGGCGGTCCTGACCCGTTAGAGCTTTTCACCAAACGTATTCATCTGCAAGCGCACACTGGAATTTCAATCGGTCCTGCGCATGTAGTTTCAAACGTTCTCGAACTCATGACTTCTTCTCTTTAAGGAAAAACAATGTTACTGAATGAACTGAATGCACTGTTGGCCGAACATCGTGACGCACTTAAACTGCCTAGCTTCCGTGCTGAGGTGTCTGCGTCAGGTAACAACTTGCATTGGTTGCACAAGAACTTGAAGCGCAACCCACAGTGCCCGCAGCGCATTGCAGAGCTGGTAGCTAAACCACTTTCGGAGCTGACTCGCCCATGACAAATACTCAGTTGATGGTTATCCCTCAACAAACCGCACTGATCATCTCGGATGTCGCATTTGACGAAGAAGCCGAGTTTGAAGCCCTTGAATCTGAGGGCGGTGAGACACTCGAAGAAATCCTGGAAGAAGTAGCGGCGCTTGAACTGCGCTACAGTGCTGACTGCGAGCGTGTTACCAAAATCGTTGACAAGCTGAACAAAAACAACAAACCTCTAATCATGGAGATTGAGCGAGCTAACGCAGAACTGCAAGCGTTGCTCATCAACATGGCAGAGTCCGATGACCTTGAAGATAAGGCCAATGCGGAAGATTTGCAGAAGCTGCTGGACGATAACTTCGAGCAGGAAGACACTGACCACGAAACGCGTGATAACGAAGCTGATGCCGATACACAGGCAGAGCACGAACGCTGGTCCCGCGCTGAACTTATTCGTAAATGCAAGGCGATCTACAAAGCAATCGCGCGTATGACGCATCCTGATAAATGCCGCAATCTGTCCGACGATGAACAGCTTCGCCGCCGTGAGTTGTTCCTGAATGCAAAGCAGGCTGTTGCTCGTCTGGACTACGAAGGTCTTGACCTAATTCATATCGAATTGTGTGCAAAATCTCACGAACCTCTTAATTTAATTCAGCGCCTGTTACGTGCTCGTGAGCGCCGTGAAAACCTCTACCGTAAGATGCAAGCCTTGCGCCAATCAAACGAGTGGCAGCTATTCACTATGGCTTTCCATTACGGTGAGACCGTTGCCGACGAGAACTACCGAGTGACTCTGGAGCAGACGTTGGAGGGGCTACGCCAAATGATCGCTCATGCGCGTGGTGCCCAATCTGGAAACAATTCTAATAACCACTGGGTTTAGTCATGACTACACTTGTTGTTTATCATCAAGGATGTGCTGATGGTAGTTTCGCCGCTGCCATTACAGCACTTGCGTATCCCAACGATACGATCCACTTCCTCCCTGCCGTCTATGCACAAGACCAAGGGGATATAGTTACCGCTGATTATGTCCGAATCGAAGACATCCCCGGACTCGAAGGCGGTAAAGATGCGCTGTATAAACGCGTTGTTGTAGTTGACTTCTCTTTATCCGAGCGTCAAATGGCACTGTTCACCAGTCGCTATCACGGTAACTTCAAGGTGCTTGACCACCATGACTGCCGCGATGCTGCTCTGTACGCGAAAGAGTGTGCTGCCCTTGACGTCAGCCCGAGTCAGTTAACGTTTGCCGCTGGTGGCAGTGGTGCGTTGCTTGCGTACATGGCGCATGTGTCTGACTTCCAGCAACACCAGTACGCTTGCACTGACAACATCATTCGCATCGCCCAGCTGGTGTCTGACCGTGACCTGTGGATTCGCACAAACAAACGTGCGTTCGCATTCTACGAAGGTTACGTTGACACGGTATTCAAAGAGGTTGAGAAGTGTGGTCATATCTACACTGAAATGCCTCCTACCGTTCGCGCTGCACACAAGATCATCCTGACTGGTAATGTTGAAGAAATCATCGAGCAGGGATTCAAGAACATTGAAATCCGTGACGAAAAGATTCGCCAGATGATCGCAGATAACAGCTACTTCTCTGAACCCAATCATCTGGTTCCGGTGAAACACGCTGTTGTTCCGTGCGACAAGGGTATCGCGTCTGAAACAGGCACATACGTCTACGAAAACTACCATCACTTCCAGACAGTGCTGTTAGTGCGTAAAGGTCATCGTGACCCAGATCGTGTTTACGTTAGCTGTCGCTCTCGTGGTTACTCAGATGGTGATGCAGGTAGTGCTCGCGCCATTGCTCGCGCACAAGGTGGTGACGGTCACGTTAACGCTGCTGGTTTCAACGTTGCGCTGTCGGAGTTCAATGAACTCTATCCTGGCCTGAAACTTGATTTTGATTCAGTGGGTTGTGATTGCTAAACAAAGGGGTGGCTTCGGCTGCCCCTTTTGCATTTCTTGTCGCTTATACGATAATTTCACACAGTCATATAAGGAGACAAATCATGCCCGTTAACTCAACGCATTCCTCTGCTGGTGTTTATACTGGCAAACGGGATCTCTCCGTTGGTGCAACGTCTTTATCTACGGCAGTAGTAGGCATTGTTGGTCAGGCGCGTCGCGGTCCTGTTAACCAGCGTGTTGATGTGCGTAATAAAGATGATTTGAAAAACATCTTCGGAGCAAAAGATCCCAAGTATGGCCTCGGCTTGTACCTTGCGCTGCCTGTGTCAGAACAGACCAATCAGCTCAAATACGTCCGTATCACTAAGAACGCAAAATACGCGGTCGGTGTGGTTACTGTCGATGACGCGTCTGCTGTACAACCAGTAGTGCGCATTACCCCTTACACCGATGATAACGGCGACGTTGTTGGTGTTGATTCTCCTGATCAGCTGGGCTTCCTGCCTACTGACCCGTTGAACGACAACATCCTCGGTTACGTTATTCTGGAAAACCCAGGCGACTGGAACAACCAAATGGCATTGCAGATTCGTCCTGCTACGCCACGCGGCCTTGACCCATTCGATGACCGTAAGTCATATAACACGAAACTGTTCTATATCGACGAATACGAGAACTATCAAGCTGGCAGCAACCCGGTAAACTCTTACCAGTGCAGCCTGTTCGATTACGCCGATGAGTTCGAGCGTCAGTATCGTATCGATCACGCGATGGAAAACGAAAGCTCCAACTTCCGTTTCATTCGCAACCCGTACTTCACTACGGATATTGACTTCTTCACGTCTGACTTCATCTTCTTCCAAGGTGGCTCTGATGGTGACGTTGTTGGTTCCGACCAGATCGCTGCTGCGTATCAGGAATACTTCGGTGACCCGGAAGAAGTGCGTGTAACGTTGCTGATTAGTCCTACTCAGGATTACATCGTGCATCGTGGTATGAAAGCTGCTGCTGCACCGCACATCAACTGCTTCGTTATCTGCGGCGTTCCATCTGCCGAGCAGTCTGTGTCGAAAGCGATTCGCTACCGTCGTCAGACTCTGAACGTCAACGATAGCAACATGGCACTGTATACGCCTGACATTAAAATCTTCGATGAAGATACCGGTCGCTACCTGTGGACTGCGTGTGTAGGTCAGATCTGTGCTGTGTTTGCGTACACGGACAACAACCGTGGTAGCTGGTTTGCACCTGCTGGTATTACTGCGTCAAGCCCACTGAACATCTTAGAGATCGCTCAGAAGTACGATCAGGATGACCGTGATGCGATGACGCGTGAGCAAGTGAACTACATTCGTAAACTGCCTGCTATCATGGGTGGCGGTTACGCTGTGTGGGAAGCGAGCACTCAGTACAATATGAACTCTGCATTCCAGCAGATTCAGATCCAGCGTATGGTAGGCTACGTCCTCGAAGTCTGCCAGAGAACGTGCAAAGTCGGCCTGTTTGATCCGAACGATGATATTCTTCGCGGTTTCCTCAAAGGAATCGTTGAGAAGTTCCTCGAAGAAATCAAACTGGCTCGCGGTCTGCGCAGTGGTAGCTCTGGCTCTCAGGGCTATGTCGTAGTGTGTGACGATACAAACAACACGAACCAGACTATCGCTAACGGCGATCTGATTCTGGATATCGTGCTGGACCCGACGCGTACAACCAAGCGTCTGATCTATCGCTTCAACATCAACCCGACAGGCAGCACCTCCACAACGCTGAGTCAGTAATCAATGAGGAGGGCTTCGGTCCTCCTCTTTTCGTATTGTGAGGTTCTATGCTTACTTTGTCTATTCAAGGTAACTTGGAATACTGCTTCTCGCTGCGTAGCAAACAACTGCGCTTCTTGGTCGCTATGGATAACCCGCCTTTGCGTGGCACACTCCAGATTGAGAACGCTGCGGGTGTGGTACTCAAGACGCTTGACATGCCGACTACTGGCACCAGCGCATACTTCGACTTCACTCTGCCTTTCGATACAGGTGAACACGATCTCGTTGCTAAGGCGTACAACGTCAGCACGACATTGAATGCCACGTCGAACAAGGTGCGTGTGTCTGTGCCATTCAGCGGTGAATACGGTCCTCGATTTGGCGTACACGATAAAGTGCTATCGCTACAGGACTACAACGATACCTTCTTCCGTTCTCTGACAACCGTTCTCGGTGAGTCGAGTCCTCAGCTTATCACTTGTCCTCCAAACGAATCAACGTCTGATAACAATCGCTTCTTCTATGTGGCCTGGCCTAAGCGTTTACTCTATGGATATTTCCAAGAGACAGCTCAAGGGTTCTCTGGCTCATGGGACGGCGCTATGGAGTTTAACGACTTCAACTTTGAAGGCGCTGCGGAGGTAAGTCTCGGTGGCTTTGATTATGTTGTCTATCGCAATGACTTCCCGTTCGATAGTCTCGACTATGTATTCCGTATTAAATACGGCTCTACCAGTCCTAAGTCAGGCGACCCTGTATAATTTTAATCACCGCTTCTGGTAAACGGAGAACACAATGGAACTGAAACTTGAACAGTTCATCAGTAACGTTGAGTTGATTACGAATATCCACCAGCAGAACAAAAACCCAATCACGTTCCGTCTACCCAAAGATGGTTCGCAGTTGGGTCTGTTGTTCTACTGCTCGTATGCAGCTCCGCGTTATGTAGTCCTTCCGGTCAATGCGATCTGGATTGATTACAACCCTGAGTCGCCTACTTTCCGCACTGCGTTCAAGCGCACAACGAAAGACCTGGCTGACCCGTACAAAGATGTTTGGACTGCGCTGTACTTCTATGACGATGCTATGGAAGAACAGACGTATGACCCGAACGATTTGCAGATCATCAACCGTGCGCTGCCTCCATTGGCAACTGCAATCACTCGTGGTGTAGGCTATCTGTCATATCCAGAAGCTGAATCTCGCGCTGTGATGGAAGGCGATGAAACGCTGACAAACAACCGTGATCCAAAAGACCACACCCACGCTGAGAAGCCTGCTACTATGATTTCTATCAACGGTAGCTACGGTGAAGAACACGTACCAATCAAAGACCAGCTGGTTCCTGCTGTGAATCAGGTAATGGTACTTGAAGACAATACGCTTCAATGGCGTAAGGTGCGTGAATCTGAACTCGGCCAACCTGCTGATTAACGGAGCGGTTATGACTACACTGAATGATATCGCTGCTGCTCTGTTGGCTGTTACGGGTTTTATGGATGATACGTCGAAAGACCAAATCACCCGTCAGATTAACCCTACACTCAACATCAGTTGTACGTTCATCGTTGCCTCTGCTGAACCAGAAGGTGTCGTGTTACCGATGAACGTTGTGTGGCTTTGCATGGAAGTGAACAGCGTTTACTATCGACGTTTCCTTGCACGTAAGTCTAAAACACCTGCTGGTGGATTCCAGAATACATGGGAAGAAGTGAAGAACTTCAACTCACTCTGGGCGCCTCAGTATTACGATCCATCGGATATCAGTGGCGGTGACGAGATTCCTAATGCGTCTATGGACACGTATGGTATCGCTCGCCTGACTACTGAACCCGCTACTGTCGGTCGTCCTACGTTCGTGTCTGTATCTGACCCACGTAACACTGACAAGCGTACCCCGCTGCCTCACGATGAAATGCACCCAGAGAAACCTCTGGTGGAAGTGAAGACTGTGCAGGACAAAGTGAACATGGACGCAGATGTAGGCGACAATGGTTCTACCTTCATTGCCGATACGTCAGTGAAAGCGTCTTACGGCCATCTGATTGCGACCGACATTCTGGAGAATAATGAATGAGCGTAACCACGATCGACGGCTTTGCTAAACAGTATATCGGTCTGGCTCGTACTCGCGGTCTGACGCCACGCAACCCTATCACTTTCTTGTTCCGTCCTAACGCGAACGATCAAACGGAAGTGCATCAGGTTGTTGTGTCGATGACTGAGCCATCGTTTTCTGAAAAGCCGTACAACCTGATTTGGATTGACGCTAACACTGGTAGCCCTCAGTACCAGTATGTGCTGCGTCGTACCTCTGCTGTGTCTGACGGCAACCACCGTGGCTCATGGGTAACCGTGACTGACTACGCGCAGTTGTTTAGCCAGAAGCAGTTCTTCCGTCGCGTTGTAGAGAACGCTGCTGACCTGGGTATTGATGTAGGTGATCTGGAAATCGCACACGCGACCACCAGCCGTCTTGGTAGCATCGTTACGAAGACAGAACCTGCTAACCCTGATCTGCCTATCGCTGTGTCAAGCTCTGACCCACGTATGAGCGATGCGCGTTACCCGACTAATCACGATCACCCTGATTATGCGCGTACCATGATTCGTCTGAACACTCTGGCATTCGTTGAAGTCGCAAGCTCAAACGAACCTCAGCCTGGGTATGTTCTGGCAATCGTCGATCAGGACCCTGCTAACCCGAACAAGTATATCGGCAAGTGGGTTAAGCCTTCTGCTGATAACGTCGAGTGGGAATCTCCTCACCTGATGAATCTGCGCATCAGCCTTCCGGGCAATGCCAGCTACATGTCGGATAACAGTAGCGTCAAACTGAACATCGACGCTGAATGGTCAAACAGCATTGAGCACGACCCGAGTGGTGTTGAATGGTCCATCGAAGAGAACGTTATCGGTGTGACTATCACGCAAGACGGTACTGTGTCTGCGCCTGACCTCGCTGCTGACGTTGTGCTGCGTGTGACTGCACGTAAGCGTGACCCTGTGTACGGTAACTGGGTGACTGCCACCTACGACCTGCTGATTAAGAACGCATTCATTCCTGACGACGAGCTGGTGTCTATCGCTATCGTTGGTACTGGTTCGCTGTTCTTCAAGCAGAAAGAAACCTACACTGTGACAGCGCGTTACAAGTCTGGTAACGTTGCGACTATCATGCCTACGAACTTCGTGGTTGATAACGCAAACGCACTTGACCTCGTGGGTCTGCAAGGTACCGGTAAGAAAGTTGCTACAGACACTGTGGTTAAACTGACTGCCACCTACGTCTACAACGGCCTGACCTTTACTGCGACGAAGAACGTCACTGTTAAGGCTCAGTTGATCACGCTGCTTGAAGTGCTGGGTTCTGCTACCATCGCATCTCAGACCAGCGAGTCGTATACGTTCAAGATCACTTGGTCTAACGGCGACACTGAAATGATCACGCCGAACTCTTTCGTTGCTGTGCCTACAACGTACACCACTGTGAGTGGTAACGTGGTGACTGCGCGTAAAGAGACAACGCAGGACCGTCAGATCGTTCTGACTGCAACGTACATCACGGCAGACCAGACAGTTACCGGCAGCAAGAACGTGACGATTCTCAAAGAGAACGTTGCTGTTACTCTGTCCTCTCTGGCCATTCAGGGTGCGAACACAATTCGCAGTGAAGAAAGTGCTAACTACACCTTCCTTGCTACTTACTCTGACGGTACAACGAAGCTGGTTGACCCTGCAACGTTTACCTCTGACCGGGTTGATATCGTAACCATCGTGAACAAGACTGTTAACGCAGGTAAAGTGTCTTCTGACATTCCTGTGAAGCTGTCTGCAACGTACACGGAGAACGGTATCACGAAGACTGCAACGCTCGATATCACTATCGTAAACGTTGTACCTGTCGTTGACCTGTCGAGCATTAAGATCATCGGCCCGACGTCCGTACAAGAGAATACCACCACGCCTTACACCGTGCTGGCTACTTACTCTGACGGTCACACTGCAACGATTAGTCCGAACGACTTCCGTTTGCAGCAGGCTTCTCAGTACGCGACGTTCAGCAACTCAGAGCTGATTGTTGGTGCAGTGCCTATCGCTACCACCAGCGTGACGATCTACGCATCGTATACCGAGAACGGTATCACGAAGACTACAACTCAGGCTGTGTCTATTGTTGGCAACCCGCCGACTGTGGTATCGCTGGAAGTTCGTGGTCAAGACTCGATGAACGAAAACACCACTGCACAATTCACTGCGTGGGAAATTCTTTCTGATAGTTCAGAGCGTCAAGTGTCTGCGCCTACGTGGTCTGTGATTCAGGGTAGCGCAATCGCAAGCATCGCACAAACCGGTATCTTGTCTGCTGGTGAAGTGACTCAGGACACAACCGTTCTGATTCGTGCGACTTACGACGGGCGTAGCGCTCAGAAGTCCGTGCTGGTTAAGAACATCATCGTTATAAGTCTGCTGTCTGTTCAACCACAAGCGCCATCGCCTGTGTACGACTTCGGCACTGCTGTCGGTGTGACGCGTGACCTGCATAGCATCCTGACGTTCTCTGACTCTACTACTCGTGAGGGTACAAGCAGTGAACTGTCCTATACGCTGTCAACTGCGGCTCAAGAATACTTTGAGATCGTTGCTGGCGGCACGACCGGCTGGCGCATTCGCACTAAGAAAGCACTCAGCGGTTTCTTCGGTACTCTGACGTTCCAGCTTAACGTTGCTGCTACTGTTAACTCTGTCTCTAAGACAGGTAACGTGCAGTTCACCGTTGTTGGTCCTACTGATGATGTGAGCACTGTCGAGATTATCGGCGACTCATCCATCACTGAGGGTACTGTGTCTGGCGACTACTTCGTCCGCGTTACTCGCCTTTCGGGTGCTGTGAACGAATACGCTTCTCTGCCTACGTGGTCACTGCCTCAGGGCGCTGCTTACGTTACGTTGTCTGTGGGTTCAACTTCAACTCGCGTGAAGCTGACTTCCGCACCGAACTCCATCACGCAGAACCAGACTGCTACGCTTCGCGCGGCTGCTGTGGTTGTTGATGGTCAGACGTATGCACCAGAGAAAGTCATCCAGATTATCAATCAGGCTGCAACCATCACTAAACGTGAGCTGATTGGTCCGACTGCTGTGAACAAAGGTGAGACTGGTACGTACATTCTTCGCCTGACGTTCTCTGACAACACGACGACAGACCTGACGCCTGTTATCACACGTAGCTCTGGTTCGACTACAGCGTTTACGTACCCAGGCAACAACACGATTGTGGGTAACACTGTGAGCACTACGCAGACCGCAATCATCACTGGTACTGCATCGTTTGGCGGTCAGTCTCAGACTGCAACGCTGACTGTGACAAACACGCCAGCTCCTCCGACGCCTGATTCTGTGACTATCACTGGTCCAGCTTCTGTTATCGGTGGCGTTACAACTGCATACACTGCGACTGCTACACTGTCCGACGGCACTACGCCTGACGTGACTGCTGACAGCGGTACAACGTGGGCAGTGGCTGTGAAGTCTGGTACAGCAACCGGCCTGAGCGTTACTGGTGGCTCGTTGAAGTCTGACGCTGTTACTGCTGACGCTGTGGTGACTATCACTGTTACCTTCGTTAAGAATGGTAAGACTGTCACTGCGACGAAAGACGTTACGCTCAAACCACAACAGTCCTCTGACTTGGGTGCTCGCTTCGGCTCTCACACTAAGATCAAGTCTGTTAGCGGTTATGATGCAGCGTTCGTGCAGGGTCTGCAAACTGCATTGACCACGAGCGGTCAACAGCTCCTGAACTGTCCGGGCAATACCAGTACGTCAACGAACAACGTGTTCTTCTACGTTGCGTGGCCTAAGTCTCTGGGCTATGGTTACTTCGTTGAGTCAGTGCAGGGCTTTGCTGGTTCATGGGATGGTGCGTTGGAGTTCGATGACTTCAACTTTGCTGGTCCTGCCGAAGTTCAGATCAACGGTGTCGATTACGTTATCTATCGTAACGACTTCCCGTTTGATAGTCTGGCTTATACGTTTAAACTGACCTACGGTTCTAGCAACCCTGGTTCAGGTATCGCGTAAGGAGAAAGAGATGCCGGTTAACATGACTTCGTTCCTGTTGCCAGCATCCGCAGCACTTCCATACCTCCTTGAAGACAAGTATCTTCGAGGGGGTATGCGTTGTCTTGCTACTATGGCTGATCGTGATGCAATGTCTGTAGGCAACAAAAAGCCTGGGATGTTGTGTTACGTTACTGAGACTGACAAGATCTACCAGCTCAGTAAAGACAACGTAACGTGGAAAGAAGCGAAACTCGGTGGCTCGGAATATAAATTCGAGTCGCCTTTCGTTACTGCTGTGGATGAGACAGGTCTGACGATTGTAGGCCTCGACCCAAGTAAGCAAGTGCCTGAACCTGAGTATGCGGGTATGACCCTCATGTCTGGTCCTAACGGTACAATGTTCTGGGTTGATATGAGTGGTAATGAACAGGCTGGTGTTCGTAAGACAGTTGAGTACGAAGCCCAGAACTACATCACCCCTGGCCAGCAACTCGACTTCGATCTGGCAATGAATAAAACGGTTATGCTGCTTTCAGTTACGCTCAATGCCTTTGACGTGGAATTGACCGCGTATCAAAGTTCACTGCGCGATGACAGAAACCCGTATATATTCCGTTCCACTGCTAATTTTCTCGAAGATGATGGTGTGTTCACTGATGAGGATAGCGAAGGCAATCCAATCATCCGTAAGCTGCGCCGATACAGCTTCTTGTCTAACAGAGACAACACGCCTACTATTTCGTGGCGTATGAAGAATATCGGTACATCACCGTCGAAACCGAAACTCACTGTAACCTATCTGGTAATGGAGTGATAACCATATGGCTATTCAACGTGTAAACGCTACCAAGCTCGTTGGTCTTGAAGCACTGACCCGCGACCTCGTTAGCAGAATGATTACTGCGGGCTTCTCGCTTGTTGCCGTCGATGGCGCAGCGGGAACTACCGTAGGACCGACTGCTAAGTCCTTCTATCTGCTGGCCTCTGCTTCTGTTGACCCTCTGTATCAGAACCAGAAGTGGGGCATCATTCTGTCTGCCAGCAACTCAGACAAAACTTTGACGGTTAACGTGCTGCCTGACAATCAGGTAAACAGCACTGACTACTCCGCAGCGAAACGCTCTGCAACGGAAGAAGTTGGCCGTATGTCTAAAGGCGGTCTGCTGACTGGCTTCTTCATCGATCTGGTCAATGACTGGAAGATGGACGCTGCTGCTGATATGTCTGCTTACCCGCTGACGTATGACTTCATCACAACCGACCACGGCATCGCTCTGCATATCAACGCAGAAGGTTTCGACAACAAAGGTACAGCGTTTAGCTGGTTCGTTGTTCAGCGTGGCGTACAAGCTGGCGATACTACCCCAGGCGATCATAGCCCGCTGTTTGCTATCTTCTCTTGCGGTGGCGGCCTTGCTGGCGACCCTGATACGCTCAAGCCAGAAGCTGCTCTGCGCTACACTGTAATCGAAGAGGGTATCTTCGCTGCTACCGAGCCTAAGTCTGCTGTGCAGCCTACTCCGGACACTGCACCTATCATTAACCCGCTCCAGCAGGTTATGATCGCAGAGGGCAACCGTGCTATCGTTCTGTTCCCGCAGATGATCAACACTCAGCGCTATGTGTACTTCGCTACACTGGACATGCTGGGTTACACCTCTGCTGATGTTCTCTCTGCTGGCTCAGAAGTTCAGTTGAACCCTCTGAAAGCGACGAACAAAACCAAATACCTGGGCATGAACGCTAACGGTAAAGACAACCGTGGTATGCGTCTGATGCTTCCTATCGGCACTGGCGACGCGGCTTAATTAAAGGGGACAACAACTCATGAACAAACTGATTGTTAAATCTGGTTTCACCAGCAACTTGAAGATGTGGCGTTCAATCCTTGAGGACATGATCGCTAACGGCTTCCAGCTGGTGAGCTACAACGGAACTATCGCGTCCTCTCTGCCAACGACTGACCTTGCGTCGTTCGTCGTAGAAGCTACCGCTACTATCGACCCACTGGCTGGTACTGGTGTTGGTAAACAACGCTGGCGTTTAGCGATGAAGGGTACAGAGAAGCGTACTAACCTGTTCTGTGCTGCACCTGAGCAGATTTCTGACACAGGCACTGTTGCTAAGACCGGTTCTGCTGCTATCAACGCTTCTGGTGTACCTGAGTACGCTGGTCAGATTGGTGCGCGTTTCACTGGCAACCAAGGTGCTGCTGGCGATAACGATGTGTGCTTCTATCATCGTGGTGTCGTGGGCCCAAACACCTCCGTTTATTACGGTGGTACTATGGCTTACCCAACGAACGCCACCACCGCCACCGCAGGTCAGACTAACCCAGACAGTCTGATTTGGGCTGACCCGGAAGCTACTCCGTTCACGTATCACCTGTCCTTCACTGACCACGGCTTCGCTCTGCATATCGGTGTTGAAGGTCGTGACTCTGATGGTTGCCGTGCTGCGTGGCTCGTTGTTCAACGTGCTATCAACTCCGATGGTACTGTTGTCGTTGACGGCAAAGCTCCGCTGTTCTGTATGTTCAGCGTGAACGGTGGCGGTTCAATCAACAACGATATCGAAGTGCGCCCAGTAACGTACAGCCCTGGTTCATTCCAGATCATGCGCTTCACCGTGCGTGAATCTGACGTGAACGCGCCAACTATCCCAGCACCAGCACACGTACACAGTGCTGATAGCTCTGCTGTTATCAACCCGTATCAGATGGTTCCGTTCTCCGAAGATAACCACTTCGATTTCCGTCTGCCTGCGGGCTTTAACACTCAGCGTTACAGCTACCCGTACGAAATGGATATCGTTGGTTATGCGTCTGCTGACGTTATTTCTAACGGCACCGAAATTGACGTGCAGGTGTACAACGAAATGGAAGATGACGGCAGCACGCCGAAGAAGCGTACCTATAAAGCTCTGACTGCTAACAGTCCGAACAACACTGGTATGCGTATCTTCTTCCTGAAAGGCTATAAAGCCCCAGAAGGCGCCGGAGCCTAATCCTCACAGGGTGCCTTCGGGCGCCCTTTTTAGTTTCCGCATCGTGAGGTGAACAATGGCTGAAATGATTCCTGTTGTATCAGCTACTGGTGCTCAGTCGTGGCAAAACGATATCACTATCGCTAGTCATACTGACACGCTATCGTTCCGTGTTGTTGGCGGTACGTTTGCTGATGCCACCACAGAAAAGGATATCGCACCGAGTTCAGGTTCAGTGTACCCGATTAGTCTTCTGGCTAACGTGACGGTTGCTGCCTCTGCTACTCAGCCTGTTTTGTTGTATTACAAAGACGGTGACTTGTGGGTGCTTGTGCATTCTATGTCGCGCATCTTTGTTAGACCGCAAACGAAAGAGCTGGACTATCGTCTGGTGACAAAAGGTATGGATGCGTTGCCTTTGGGCGCTGCAATCAATCCTACGTATGGCGGTCTTGTGCTTGGCGGTGGCGTTCGCATCCCCACTGTTCAAGACATGCAGCAATCGGCTGTAGCGAAGTTCTCGGACTTCGAATCCACCTTCTTCGATTTAACCAAGCCTGTTTCAATCGTCCACGACCGTGCAGCACGTATGCTGTATTACATTCACACTGATGGTGATGTATCGAATACGAAAGTGTTCGGCGGTATGTATGACGTTGATATCGCTGGTTATAAAGTCAGTTACGACTCTACAGGTAAACGTAGCGCTGTCGTTTTCCACACGTCTGGTCAGGTTGATGTGCTGGATGAGGCGATGACGCAGTTTGGTGAACCTAAACAGCTCGGCTACAAAGTCAGTCGCGTTGTGTGTCGTCGTGCTGGCGTAGGCACAAACACTGTCGATAGTTATGTTGCGTTTGACCTTGATGGCCGTGCGCACTACCTGAATGCCAGCTTCGTTGAAACGTCTGTTAAGTCAGATCAGTTTTACGTTAATGGCTCAGACAGTTACGATGTGCTGTCAACACTTGACGGTAAGTTGGTGGGTGGCAATACTTCTGCTGCGCCTGCGTCCGTTTTCTGGTATCAATTTGTTCCAAGCTCTGTGCTTGTTCTCGGGCATGACGGCACGAACATCTACCAGTTCAACCTTCGTGATAACGTGCAGAACGTTGCAGCGCGTCCTCTTGTTGCAAACGACCTTGTTGTGTTTAACACGACTGCTGCATGGACAGATACTGGCGGCAAACTCGTTGCTGGTATGGACACGAACGGTAGCAATGCGCTGTTTGACTTCGCTTCGACTGACAGCCCTACTCAGACACGTTCTGGTTGGCCTTACGTTGAACTCATCACACCTCCATACAAGCAAGACGACACATATGACCGCCTGTTCTATTACGCAGCGCGTCCTACTACTGGTCTGAAACATCTTGCTATTCGTGACTACACGGTGAACATGCCTGACCTGAGTGCTATCGACTTGGGTTCGTCTGTTACGTTCAAAGTGACAGTAGATGCAGGAGACCCTGATATTGGTCTGCCTATCACTGCTCCTGCCGGCGTGACTGTCGCTGCAACGATTGAAGAAACCACTACTGATATCGTTAACGGTGTGCCTGTAGAAACAACGACAACCGTGCCTGTGACGAAAGTATATGACGGGCAAGAAGTCACGATTACGTTAAGCCACGCGTACATCACCAGCACATCGTTCCCGATTTCTATCGGTCGATCTGTCTATCAGTTCGAGATGAAAGCTGATGATACGCCAAACCCATTCGTGTGGCAGAACATTCTCGGCATCGACAACGACACATGGAACCGCACCGAAGACGTCACTATCAGTGGCATCAACGTTGCTGTGCCTGTCAGTGTGCTGGTGGATGGTGTAGAAGATTACGACCGCGTTAAGATCTTTGTGAATGGTGTAGAGACAGCAATGCCTGTGCTCATTCGCAACAATCAGAAACTCGGCTTTGAAGTCCTGCACAATAACGACACAACGCGCATCGAGGTGCACGTAGGTCAAGGCAGCTCCAGCTTCGGTCTGTTCACGATAGTTGAAGGACAGATTGACGTTGGCCGCCATTGGGCGTATATGCCTGTCGGCAAACTGGTTCAGTCTGATGTGCTGCGTAACACGGGTACGATTCCTCTGACGCTGACAATCACTGCTACTGACGCTGTGTTTGCGAATGGTAGTCAGACCATCACGCTGCCTGTAGATGGAACCACCAGCATTAAGTTCACGCCTACTGAAAATAAGCAGTACACGATCAAGTTCCACTCTGATCAGTACAGCTATGAATGGTACGTGTGGGCAGACGCACAATGGTTAGGAACACCAGCACCGACTAAACGCGCAGAGCGTTATGTCATGGGTGATAGCGGCACATTGTTCATCGACAACATCCCAGATAACTTCTGGACGTACATGACAGTTCCTGCTGGCATGTTACTGGACGTTGATGGTGTGCGTGTCGTGCAAGAGCTTGACTCGCGTGGTGTATACAAAGAGCAGGACCTTGTCATCGGTCCGTTTGAGTGTGCTGACACGATGCTCAAGATCTATGGGTTGCCGTCACACGATCAGCCTCATACGCTGATGTTCGGCAATGCACCGTTCGGTTGGCTATACGACATGACGGTAGATCCGTCCTACACTGCGTATGCCACTGACTCTGTGCAGATCTTTGACGTGACGCATGTTGCTGCTGTTGCGGAGGCTGTGACCGTTATTGATACGACGTATATCAGTGCAGGTACGCACAACGTTAACCTGACACCTGTGTACGACCCAGAGCTTGACACTCAACTCCAGTGGCTGGACTTCTCTGATGCTCAGACGCATATTGGTGACTCTATCAATCGCGTTATCGAAACAGGTAGCGCTGTAGACGCTCAGTACGCTGCTGGTCCTCAGTTCGATACAGGCAACAAGGACTTTGTGGATAACTTCCGCATGTTCGACCTGATTGCTCAGTCTGATATCGTGCTCGACAAGTTTGACTTGTTCGAACTTACTCAAGGTCAGAAGGACGTTGTTACGACAATGCCTTTGCCTGAGTTTGTCGATAAGACTGAGGCGCTGACTGCTGACACGTTCCCACTGTTTGAACTGACTGTAGGACAGAAAGATACCGAGGACGAGTTCCCACTGTTCGAAGCTACGGTAGGTGCTGATGTTGTAGCCGACACGTTCTGGCCAGACTTCACCGAAGCGCTGTATGTTGTTAATGATACGTTCATCAACACCTTCATCGAACATCTGGACAACGAGCCTCAGTATTTCGACTTGAGAAGCCCTGAGTATCGCACGTCAGTCAAGGCGAAGTCTGATCAGATTCTGCCACGCTACACTAAGGACAGTGCTGCATATAAAGCTGATGCGCTTGCACCGCATAAGGTTGATGGTCTCGGTCTGTATTATGCTGGACCAACAGAGCCTCGTAATGCCTCTCTTGGTGGACTGTTCAGGCAGGAGATGACTGATGCTAAGTACGTTTCACCAAGTGCTGTGTATCAGATTGGTTGGGCTAGACCGCAGTGGGTACCGGCAACTGTGACGTATCGAGTAGATGCGCACACTGCTAAGTACGTTGACCCGATCTATCACCCTGCTGTGTTGTTTATTCCTGAGATTCCGTTTGTTCGTCGTATGCCAGCTCCGGTATACTACCACTACGAACCAGCAGATGCTCAGTGGATGAAAGAGCCTGTTCAGTACCCAGTAGCACCGGCACCGAGCGACTTCTATCATCTCAAAGCAGTTGCCGCAGACCATGAAGCGTTCGACCCTCAAACAGTCGATACGTCTACTGTCTACAGGCATCTGATTGAGGGGCAGTTCATCCAGTCAAGTCAGTCTGGTAAAACAGATCAGCTTGAAGGCCAGCAGGTCAATACTGACAGAGTGATTCGCGTTGCTCGTCAGGTTGGTAATCCTGTTACGCCTAAGCCTATTCGTGTTGAGATTCAGAAGACACGAAAAGCTAGCACGACGGTCTATGCTGTTACAGCGCCTGTAGTTGAAGCGTGGACAGTAGAGCCTAACCACGGTTCGATTGATAAGCCTCTTGAAGAGGGCTATTTCGCTACGGAACTTGCAGCGTTGCAGAACGCTACCCAAGTCTGGGGCTTCGATCCTTCTGTGGTGTATGCTATCCAGCAGCCTAACGGTTACTGGACGTGGGCGCAGATCACCGTGTGTGAAGAATCTTGCGGTTCTATGTCCTGTGCCGCTAGAGGATATTTAAGCGGGGGTTAATCCCCGCTTTACCCTTGCGCAAGCTAATTTCAACGAGTGTTTGTACAACATAGAGATAATAACATGATACTTTCCGTATCCGCATCATATCAAGATGCCGTATCGAAGTACGCGTGGATGAAGTACACAGGCTCACGCGGAAAAGAAGTATCCCAACGAACTCATAAGCGCATGATTCGTGACGGAGATATCTTCGGTATTCTCCCGCTGCGTAATGGCGGTCGCTACACTCTTATTTTCCCAGATATGCCTCACGTTGACTTCCCTCTTGATAAAGCCACTGGCCTATTCTTGATGGAACGTGCGTCGAAGCTGCGTAAAGTACCTGACGTCGTTAATCGTGATGGTAAGCGCACAAAGGTTGCCGGTGCTCAAACGATGCAGCGACAACTGAACCGTGTGCAGTTCGATGCTGCGAGATTCTCACCGCGTAAAGTCAAGTCAGAAGCCGTATACGGTGTTGACTTCGATAACTACCAGTGGCGCATGGTGGCAAGCTCTGAATACCCAGTGAAGACTTCAAAGGGTATGACGAAGCTCTACAAGAACGACATGATTGGTGTTCGTTTCTTACGCCCAGGTAAAGGCGGTGTTGTCATTAACACTGACGGTCTGTTCCTGAAAGTTGATGACGCGCAGTACGATCTGATTGTGCATGATACAAACATCCTGCCTTTCAATGATTGGCCGAAAGGTACTGTCGATGTTGACACGCTCAAAAACTATCGCAAGTTAGTACGCCGTGCTCGTCGTCGCAGTCAGGCAGAAGAGGAAGAAGCTCAACGCCTCGCTAACAACGCTAAGGTTCTGGAGCAGAAGCAACAACGCAAAGAACTCCAGAAAGAAGCGCGTAAGAAAGCTCAGGAACGTGCTGCCGAGATGAAAGACCTGCGCTCGAAAGTGCGTAGCGGTGAAATTGAAGCTCCTAAAGCCGAAGTGCGTACTGTCTATGAGGACAATACGGACAGACGTGGCAAGCGTATGCGTGTCATTGAAGAAGAAATTCTGGACGACGCAATCGAAGAAGTCGAAATCGATCTTGACCTCGACGAGCAGAAGCTGGAAGACATTCTCGCACGTAGTCCGTTCTCAGGCGATGTGTTTAACATCGAAGATTCTGTAGGCTCTCTGTTTGGTGGCGATGACTCTGCTGACCATGAAGAACCTGCACTCGACCTGTCAGACATTGACGAGCCTGATGACGACGAAGAAGACGCTCCGCCACCTAAAGTTCGCGCTAAAGGCAAGAAGCCTGCACCTCAACCTGAAGAGGAAGATACTGACGGCGAAGAAGAAGTCGATCCCGAAGAAGAGGAAGACCCAGATGCAGAAGAAGACACTGACGATAGCGATACAGGTGCTGATGATGCAGAAGATGGGGAAGACGATTCCGAAGACGATGGATCTGTGGATGATGCCGAGTCTGACGACGGAACAACTGACGATGAAGGTGAAGATGGCGACTCAGAGGACGAGGATGCTGATGCCGCCGATGCGGTAGATGAAACCTCTGCCGAAGAAGATACCGACTCTGACGTTGCTGCTGCCGAGAAGGAAGCGCGTGAGACTGCGAAGAAGATTGCTGCCGCTAACAAGTCTACTCCTCAGCATCGCGCCGAGGAAGCAGAAGAAGGTGACGTGCTGCAATTCAGAGCAGATGCGAAACTCAAACGCGACTGGGTGGTATTGAAGGTCAGTACGCACTCTGCCTCAGATAACATCGTTATCTACACAGTGTACGATATCACGAACAGCCCAGATGAAGTTCGTCAGGTGCGTGTGAACCGTGCGCGTAAGCAGAACCTGTTTGACTACGCAGAACACGTCAAGGACATGGCACCGAAGCTGTTCAATCGTGTGCTCGACATGACCGAAGACTTCCCTGTTAACAAGGACCCAATCGCCTCTTAATGCTGTAAATACCAGTGTTAATGACGATCGGAGAAAATCATGCAAATCTCTTTGAAGCGATTAGAGAAGAATCCTAACAAGGTTCTCGACACGCTCAATCTGACTCAGGCAACGAAACTTGTGGCGCATCTTGATGATGCGTTCCACACTGATTCTGAAGGTCTTGTATCAGATGCAGTGTATGATCACATTCGTAACTACATCGACACACGCTGGCCTAAGTCAAAGCTGGCGCGTAAGATTGGTGCGCGTGATGATTCTGATGTTAAGCTGCCTGTACCAATGGCAAGTCTTGACCAGTATGCTCTCGGCGGCAAACAATTGTCCAAAGCTCTTGCAGAAGACGTTGAGTGGATGCTGACAGATAAGCTGGACGGTCTGAGTATTGAGATCGTGTACCAGAAAGGCGTGCCTGTCAAAGCGTATACTCGTGGTGACGCTACTCACGGCAAAGACGTGTCTCAGCACTTACCTTCGATGCGCATCCCCCAAAAGATTCCTGAGAAGGGTGAAGTGGTGCTTCGCTGTGAGGCGCTTATCCCGTATAAGACGTTCATGGCAAAGCTGCATGAGTCTGCTGGTGGTCGCTTCAAAGCTGCGCGTAACGCTGCGTCAGGGTTGGTCCGTAACTTCGAGACTGCGAAAGAGTTCAAGTACGTCCACATGGTGTGCTTCGGCATACTTGCTGGTAAAGGTGCTACTCTCAAGCAGTCCAGTCAGTTCAAGCTGTTAGACAAATGGGGATTCGAAGTCGTTCGTCACTTCGGTCCTCTGCGTTTTGATGACGAAGAACAACTCATCCCGTGGTTGGACAAACGTATTGCTAAGGCGAAGTATGAACTTGATGGGATCGTAATGACCCGTGATATTCCTACGCCTAAAGCAACTGCCAGTAACCCACGTCACGCGTTCAAGTTCAAAATGAACGTTGAGTCTGACACGGTTATTGTGACTGTCAAAGACGTTATCTACCAAGAGTCGAAGTACGGTGTGCTCGCGCCTGTTGCAATCTTCCCGCCAACAATCATGCCCGGCGGTGTGACTGTTGAACGTGCTTCTGCGCACAACGGTTTCTACGTTGAGCACGGCTATCTCAAGCCGAAGAAGAAAGGTGCAGTGCTTGGTCCTAAACGACCGTTAGGCATTGGCGCTAAGGTTAAGTTGATTCGAAGTGGCAAGGTAATCCCATACATCATGGAGATTCTCAAGCCTGCTAAGAAGCCTAAGCTGCCTGACGTACCGTACAAGATTAACGGTGTAGAGTTCGTTGTCAAAGCGAAGTCCTCTGTTGCTGATGCTCGTCTTCTCGGTTCGTTCCTGCGCGGACTTGATATTGCGAACACAGGTCCAAGCACCTGTAAGTTGCTCGTTGCTTCTGGCATTAAAACGCCTCAACAATTGTTCATGACGCCTATGGCATCACTGCGTGAAATCGTTGGTGACTCTCGCGGTCGTCAGTTAGCGAAAGACCTGAAGACGTTGAAAGCTGGCGTGCCGATGAATACGTGGCTTAAAGCTACTGCGTCATTCTTCATGCGCGGCGCTAACACGACATTCGACAAGGTTGTTGATGCCATTCCTAACCTTGAGCAATATCTCAAGAAAGGTAAGACTGCTGATCTGACTCTCAAGATTAGCGGTATGCACGGGGTAGACAAGCTGGCTCCGCAGATTGCTGATGCTGCTGTTAAGTCCTATCTCATGGCAGTCGAAATGGATGTGACGCTCGTTGCACCGAAGAAAGTGAAAGTCACCAGCAGCAAGCTCAAAGGCGTCAACGTGGCATTCACTGGTGTGCGTGACCGCGACCTGATGCAGCGTATCACTGAACTCGGCGGCGTTGCGACTGACAGCATGAAAGCTGACACGACAATCCTGATTGCTAAAGACCCTGGATCTGGTTCTGCGAAACTCCAGAAAGCGATGGACAAAGGCATCCCTGTTATGAGTATCGCGGAGTTCAAGAGCAAATACAAACTGGAGTGATTATGCTCTCTTTGCCTTGTACGTTCGACTACTGGCGTAACTACAAACCATTAGCTCCGAACCTGACAGTGCGAGTGCGTAACTCAGGTCAAACTGAAATCACACTCGAAAAGATCTTACAAGGCGCTCGTGATGAAGTGACGCTGCATAGCCCGACAGAGGGTGTGCTCGATAAGGTGCCAGCTCAAAGGGGCTGGCGTCTTGCTGCTATCAAGGTTAACGACCCGATGGTGGGCACAGTGCGACTGAACTACTTCAACGATGCGTTCCTCTATAACCCACGCAGCGGTTACGTTGGTGCAGACTGTTTCTCTTACATTCTCACTAACGGTACGCAGCAATCAGATAGCGGTACGATCACCCTTGATGTTTATCAGTGGTACACGTACCAGATTCTGCTCTACAGATTGAACACGCAGAAGACGTACCATCGTTTCACTGCGAAGCCGTTCATGCGGTATGCAGCAGGTCAGCCACAGTTGAAGCCTGTTAAGTTTGCGGAGATTCGCTGGTATTACAACCAGTACCGCGCTGAGACAGACAGCAAAGGTGTGACGCGTATCTATAAGCGCCGCACTGTCATGCAAGCGACTGTTGCTGATTACACCTCGTATTACAACCGTCAAGTGTACTCACCGACGCTGATTAACAGCGCAGAAGAAATTCGTGCGTACACATACTTTGACGACTCACTCGGTGCAGGCTTTGATGGGGACTACTCTCATCCGTTCGTACCGAAGAACTCTCAAGGCGACATTGAATTGGAGATACGACTCTACACTGAGGAGAAAACAGTTTGGAGTCCGTACTTACAGCGTTACATAACGCAAGTCGATCTTGACCAGCCACTCATTCTTGACTATCGCCTGTCTGATATCTACGGCAAGCGCTGGTGGGATAGCGGCAACATTTTAGTATAACCCAAATGAGGCATGTATGAGAATTTGCGTAGCGGCTATCTGCCGTAATGAAGAAAAGAATATCGGTGAGTGGTTGAAACACGTTGCTGCTGCTGATGCGATCAGTATCGTTGATACAGGCAGCACGGACAATACCACAAACATCATCGCGGCATTCCAGCACCCAAACATCTATCACTCGTTTGATGTGTCAGATGAACGCAATCTGGGTGCAAGCAGGGAGCTGGCCGCTACGCCATTCACAGAGGATGACCTCGTTGTGTGGCTCGACATTGACGAACGTTTCGATGATCCTAATTGGGTTGAAACGCTACGCAATACGAAACACATTAAACACGCCGAAGCAGTTTGGATTCTGATGCGCAACGGTGATAGTCACTACCAGCAGATGAAAGCGTATCGTCGTCGCTCTTACTTCTGGAAGTACCGTGCGCACGAAGTCCTGTCGTCGCGTAAGCCTGACCAGAGACTGCGTACAGTCGAAGCAACGTTTGCTACTGACCATTATCCTGACACGGAGAAAGAGCGCAACTATCTGTTGGAGCTTGGTCTGGATGTAGGTAGCTACCCGCATGATGACCGTTGCAGTTTCTATTACGCGCGTGAACTCTGCTATGCTGTTAACTACGGCAACCACTTCGATATGCTCGATATGGCTCGCGCCGAAGTAGCACGCCTCGCAGGTATCGCTAAATGGTCTGACTACGTTGCGATTGCAAACCTCGAACTGGCGAAAGCAGAGTTTAAAAGCGGTTACACGCAGGAGTCTATCTTTGCCTGTTACCGTGCGATTGCTGCAAGACCTGATCGCGTTGAATGCTATGCGATGCTTGCTGATATCTTCTATCGTCGTGACGATATGATGAATGCTGTAGGCTTTGCTATTCAGGGCATCGACGCTGTTAAGCAGAATCCAAAAAGTTTCTTGTTCGACCAAACCTCTATTAATTTAGACATGTGCTACGACTTAGCCTACTGGGGCTGTCGCAACCTCGGTATGGTCCAACCGGCTCTTAACTATCTCGCACAGCTCACCACGCACCGTGGCGAAGACCTGAACGAGGCAATTCAGAACTCCGGGCTGCTTGCCTACTTGCAGCCTACTACTCAGGAACAATCAAATGACAGTGAAGCGACTAATGAGATCGACGTCGGGGGTTCGTCGTCTGGAGAAGAAACCCCAGCAAGGTCTGGTGAACAGCTCAGAGCAGACAACTATGAAGTTGAGCGAGTCTCTGACACCAGCGAACAAAGCCAGCCTGATTAACGCATTCGAACTGGCTGCGAAGAAGAAGCTGGGGCAAGAGATTAAGCCAGAAGATATCCTGAGCGTGGCAAAGCGCACTGTCGTACCTGCTATTGCTGCGCGTATCTACACAGAGGTTGCTGGCAGCACCGAGAAGCAAACGTTCATGACTCTTGCGCGTCTTGCTGTCGGCCTGTCAGAAATCTACTGCAAGAAGTCTGGCTTAACTACCGGAACGCAAGGCACACAGATGCCTGTTATTCTCGGTGGCTACTTCCTCAACCGTGTGCTCGCTGATAGCTCCAGCACCATTGCACAAATCAACGCGGTAGACCTGCCTATTGAGCAGAAGTTTGCCGCGCTGTTTGAGTCTTTCTGGTCATCGCTTGATATCGAGTCGATGAAAGAGAAGATGGTGCCACGCTCCGAGTCGTCTTCCCGTGTGACGTTTAAGACACTCAAGTCCCAAGACGTCTACAAAGGCACTGAGCAAATCAGCTATGCAGTCAATGCTGGTGGCCGTGTGTGCGGTAAGATTGTGTGGGATAAAGCATGTGGTGAGTGCTCTGAGAAATCTACGGGCTGGGTAGTTACCCTGTTCGATGGTTTCAACGAAGCTGCCTATCGCTCTGGTCGCGGTCAGAACGCACACGAGCCTTTCACCGCTGTCCACAAAGGGGAAGTCAAACTGCATAACCCTGCACGTATGACTCTTGCGTTGGCTAAGTCATGGGCGCGTGGTGCACTGAGAGGTTAACATGGCACAGTTCTCTTTTGCATACAACATCGCTGACATTGTTTCATTCAACGTACCGTCTGAGTATTGTTCGCCTTGTACGCTACGTGGCACGATCAACTCTATCCTGATTAACAAGGATGAGGCGATCTATATGATTCAAAGCCGCTATGCGCAGCACCCTGTTCGTGAGTGCGATATAGTGCAGCCTATATTCAGCACCAAGTCCTTCGACGTTTTCTATCCCGGCGTCGAGGTCTATGTCAAAACAAAAGATGGCTTTGAAGTACCTGCATTTGTTGAAAGTGCAGTAATTTCTAATGGCCGCTTGCGTTATTGGCTGAATAGCTCTGACAACCTTGACTGCTTCCAAGCAGATGAGGGTAACGTGCGTCTGGCTAATACGCGCAACAATATCGACAAATTCCAATAGGGAGAACACGATGGATCAGTCCATTCGTTCCGAGTCGTTTGATACCTCGGACATGGGCTTAGTCGGACTGAACGCGATTGACCTTCACAAGGAAGACGTTAGCAAAACAGCTAAGTCTATTCGTGTGGATGCTTCGCGTTTCGGTATTCAGACTGGCTCTTTTAACCTCGACGTGAACGTGTGGTTGCCTAAAGCTGCCGAGCAGTACAACACGTCACGCGATATCCGCGACTATATCATCGTGCCTGTTCCTGTGAACATCACAGAACTTCCGAACACGAACGGTGATGCGTTTAGTCTGCAAGAATGGTTGACGTTCAACCCTGACCAAGGACGCCTTGCGTATCAGACGTTCATCGGTAAGCCGACGTTCATCGAGCACAACAACAAAGACTACCGTCAAGCTATGGGCATGATCTTTGACTCTAACCTGTCGAAGCTCAAGAACTTCCGTGGCGACCACGCACGTCTGACGTTGCTGCTTGCATTCGACCGTACACGCTGCAAAGAGCGCTGCGACCGAATCATGAGCGGTGAACTGAACACGTACAGCAAAGGCACAACCTACCGTGCATATAAATGCAGTATCTGTGGTCAGTTGGTAACACCTCGTGCGCGTAACTTCTGTTCGCATACAGCGTTCAACAAGCCTACGTATCTCGATGCACGTACAGGGCGTCTGGTCTATCGTGACTGCAAACTCCTGACAGGCTTTGAGTGCAGTAGCGTAGACGACCCGGCATTCGCATGTGCCGCAACCTACAAAGAGCACCTGTTAAGGATGGCGTAATATGGCGGAAGGTCTATCTATCTTAGACTATTCGTACTATCGCTATCTGGGTAACGACACCATGATCTCAAACGGCATTCGTATGCAGCCGCGTGAGGTCGTGGGTCTGCTTCAAGTCAATAGCGACCTGTACTACATAGCTCACCCTAAATATGATCGTGCTGCTGCGATCAGTGGCGTTGATGGTGACATGATTGCTACCACCAGCCGGCCATTCACTGCGAAGCCTGACGCGCTGTTTAAGCCTGACTTCAACTTCACGCCTTACGAAGAAGAAAAGAAAGCGTCTAAACCAAAGGCTAAGCCTACCGTTGTCAAGAAGCCTGCGCCAGAACCTCTGCCTCCTTCGAAAGTCAACGTACCCCTCGATAAACTCCCACCAATGCCTGTTGCAGGTGATGACGATACAACTGACAGCATGAAAGCACGTCAGGTTCAGCGTTTAGGTGAAGTCGATTTCGGCAACATGAAAGCGCTGCGTTATGCCTCTGCTGTTTACCCAGGCGGCACACCAAATAACTACGCTGTCAAGCCTGTTAAGAAATGTGGTAGAGTCCACCTTGAAGTTAAAGGTATGGATGAGCTGCGTGTGCCGGGGATATCGTTCGAAAAGAATGGCGTCAGTCCTCCTGATTATGTGCTCAAAGACATTCAGGAAAACGTGATGCCCGGCGTTGGCCTGAACATTGCACTGCCCTTCGACCGTCTGTATGTTGGCGTTCTGAAAGCTAACTCGGATAGTGGTGGTAGTCATATCGCTACGTACCGTGTGCATGGCTTCCTGTATGGTGCGATTTCAATCCATCCAGCGCAGTTAGTACAGTTGCTTGGTGGGTATAATAGCCTGAGTATGGCACACGTTATTACGCACGAATTAGCCCACTTTGTGGACGATACGATGCTGCGTAACGTAGACCGTATGAAGTTCGATCAGGCCATTCGCGGCAAGAAAATCCACCCAGATTCTCTGACCGCACGTACCATTAAAACGGTCCCTACGGAGCACTTCGCAACGCTCGCAGAACTGATGGTTTGGGGATATAGTTTACGCAACGTATACACCTTAAATGGCGTAGAAGTTGTCTCGAAATACTTCGAAAATCGCTATATTCCACAAGCTGACATTGATAGCAGAAAAATTTAAAAATTCCTTGATTTTTTCTGCATATCTTAATTTTAACCTGTCGATTCAACGACTATAAATTCTATGAGGGTTTTAACCATGCCAAAGATTACCCAACTCGCGGGTATCCTGTGTGTCGGTAAAAACCATAATCAGGCAGTAGAGAACTTTCGCCGTACTGCACTCGGACAGAACCTGATGATTTTCGGGTCCTCTGACGGTGTAGGCTTTGCTTCGCAGAGTGGCGCTGACCTCTACAATCCGAAAGGCGGCAATGAGCTGCTGGAAGAGCATCCTGATTTGGTTGAGCGCGCCGAAGTCCAGTCGCAGTCTTCTGCTGGTGATGTGAAAGCTCATTACACCATCTGTCTTGATGGTTGTGGTAGCCACGTTATCTCTGATAGCTCTGCTCTGGTACAGGGCTGCTGCCCATCGTGCTCTGCTGACCTGTCTGAAATCACCGACGAGCGTGTTACTCAGTTCCTGGCTGAATCCGCTGCTGCGGACGAGCAAGTTGAACACGCTGGTCTGGTTGCTACAGGCGCTACCGCCGAAGAAGCTCAACGCAACTTCGCACAGGCACTGAGCAACGCACACGCGTTTACCGCCGTGTCTAGCACTGGTAGCTTTAATGCTGCTGTTGCTGCAAACTTCGACCCGTACACCGGCCAGGCTGTTGATAGTTGCGAACCTCAGGAATCTCCTGAAGCTGTTACCGCGCTGTCTTCTGCCGCGACTAACGGTGAAGTTGAAGCTCACATGTATAGCTGCTCCGCTAAATGCGACCAGCCGTTCACTGTAAGCTCCGACGAAGAGCCTGTGTTCTGCGCACATTGCTCTGCTGCGCTGGTTGACGAACCAGTAGAAGCGTCAACGTCTGGCGACGATAGCGATATTGATATCGTTGAAGAAGACGACCTCGAAGATATGGACGACGACGAGGAAGATGACGACTTCGATTCTGAATCATCTAACGATGACGAAGACGATGATATCGACGACGAGGAAGACCTCGACGACGAAGATCTGGACGAAGACGACCTCGACGACGAAGACATGGAAGATCTGGAAGATGATGAGTTTGACTCTGAATCCAGCTCTGACGACGAGGAAGACGAAGAGGACGATCTTGAAGAAGACGACCTCGACGACGAAGACTTGGAAGAAGATGATCTTGAAGAAGATGACTTCGATTCCGAGTCTAGCTCAGATGACGACGAAGACCTCGACGACGAAGACGATCTGGAAGAAGATGACCTGGATCTCGACGACGAAGAAGACGAGTTTGACTCTGAGAGCAAGGTCGTTAATCGCGTCTTCAATAGCCTGTCTACTGCACAGGCGCAGCACGGTACGCTCGACCCTTCACTGGTCAGCCTGAGCCGCTCAACTGGTAAAGTCGCCGCAGTACACATGTACTACGATGGCCAGCCAATCGCTCGCGCAACGTTCGCCTCTGTATCTGGTGCTGTTGGCGAAGAAAACGCAGCGAAAAGTTTCGAATCTGATAATTTCATCCGTGCAGTATCACACTCTCTGAATCAGACAGGCGTGACCGGCACTTGTGAAGCATTCGGCTTTATGCCGTATCAGATCGAAATGCCGGTAGATAAACTGCTGGTGGCAGAATCTGACACTCGTATTAGCGAAGCTACTGCGAACGTCACAGCAACTATCGAAGAAGCGACCGCTGCACACAGCGAACGTTTCGTTGCTGCTCTGTCTGCTGCTCAGTTGGGTATCACCAAAAACTTCTGGGGCGATGCAAGCAACCCAATCGTGGATTCTCTGTCCCGCTCGCTCACTGCGGCCGGTATCAAAGACCCACGCGCTCTGATTGAGCAAGCGTTCATCGCTCACGGTAAGGACTTCCTTACTGTCGCTCTGTCCAAAGCTAACGACTTGATGTCCAAGTCCGAAGTGGCACAGAACGAAATTTCTGAGTCTATCGACGCGGCTGCTGGTACTGTTACCGCTGCTCGTGCCAACGTTGTTCAGCAAGCTCCTGCTGTTGCTCCTAAAGCACAGCCGTCTGCTGCACAGCTCCTGTCTCAGGAAGAAGAAACCGTTGAATCCCAGAGTTCAGCTTCCACTGACTCATCGTTCGAAGATAAACTCGCTCGCCTGCGCTGCAAGTAATTGCAGCCTGTGAAGGTTTGTCTCTCACATATCTCTCTCATTGGAGAAACTGATTATGTTGTTTCAAAATGCTACCGATATCGTACAGACCCAGGAAGCTGACCTGCTGCCGGGCGAAGTAATCCACGAAGAAGGTGTTGCACTGGTATGGGCTCGTGAAGGCGGTCACTCCTTCCTGCGTCTGTCTACCGGCGCTGCTAACGAAGTGTTTGCTGGTTTCGCACTGGCTCGCTCCATGCCGCCTTCGCACATGAACCGCGTTGAAGAGTTCACTATCGACGCGACTCGTAAGTTCACTGCAACTCGCGTTCCAGACGCTGGTGCACTTCTGGTTAAAATTGACGGCGCTAAAGCTGATCAGGAAGCCAGCGCGACTCCTACCGCAGAAGGTAAAGTCGGTGTTCAGGGTGCTGACCTGTACTTCCACGCTGACGACGAAGGCAAGAAAGTTCGCATCCAGTATGCTTACGAACTGTCTGTGACCGAAGCGCGTTCTTACACTGCTGATGCTCCTATCGGTGGCCTGGCTTCTAACGTTCAGGGTCGTTGTGGTTACATCAAACTGGGTAACATCGCTACCTCTATGTTTGACCCGACTGCTGACTGGTCTGCTGACAACGTTATCCACCCAACCCTCGGCCCGAACGGTCTGCTGACCATCGGCGGTAACGGTACCGTGCTGAAAGGCTGCGTTATCAAGCAGGCGCCTACCACTGAACGTGGTTACCTGATCGTCGAAATGTCTTCCTCTTACGGCGCTTAATCGTCGCGCACCGTAACTGTTTGAACTGAAACTTACGAGATTATTCTCAGGAGCAACTAATGAACAATTCTGTAATGCGCGGCGCGAAAGTAACCCTGCGTTCTGGCGCCCCTATCGAAGACCTGCGTTTCGGCGGTAAAGGCGAGCTGGCGTTGTCCTCATCTACTGGTGAGATTAACGCATCAAGCCAAAAAGACCTGCTGGGACAAATCAGCAAGCTGATGAACAGCTTCCAAACCGGTGAACTGGTTCACTCTGTCTCTAGCGACAACGGCCTGTCCGAAGCTGAGAAGATCGAACTGTTCCAGGAAGCTATCGCTGACGGCAGCGGTCAGAAGTGGGCTTCTCTGGGTGCATCTATCGTTGCATCTATCGAAGACCGTGCTGAACGTGCCGGCCTGCTGCGCAAGGTCTGTAAAGGTGCTACCGTTCGTCAAGGCGATATCGCTCGTATCGAACTGAAAATCCACCAGGCAGAAGCTATCATCGCAACCGGTCCTACCGACTACGGTTACCGTCAATTCCGCGGTCGTGTTTACACGCCTGCTGAGTTCGAACTGAAATCCAACATCCGTGTTAGCAAAATGGATCTGGATCAGATCAACGGCGACCTGCTGGACCGCGCGCAGCAAGATGGCCTGCAATCTATCATGGTTGCAGAAGACCGTCTGTGGAAAACTGCTTGTGACCAGGCAGTTGGTATCGCTAACCCAATCACCTGGGTTCACGGTGACCTGACTCCGCGTCTGCTGTCTACTCTGAAAAATTCTGTGTCAAGCTGGCCGCTGCCTGTTAGCACCGCTGTGATGGCGCAGGACTACTGGAACGATATCGTTGGTAACGATCAGTTCACCTCTGCTCTGGACCCTGTGTCTAAGTATGACCTGATCACTACCGGCCGTCTGGGTACTCTGCTGGGTATGGAGCTGGTAACTGACGGCTTCCGCGCTCCAGAGCACCGTGTGCTGCACGACGGTGAGCTGTACGTTCTGGCAGACCAGGACTACCACGCAGTGTACACCACTCGTGGCGGTACCCAGTCTACCCCGACTTCCGGCGCGAACATGGGTAACACCGACCGCGGCTGGTTGCTGTCAAGCACCTTCTCCTTCACTCTGGCGAACGTGCGTTCCGTTGCGAAAGCAGTACGCGGATAATTGTCGTGCATTGAGGGCAGCGTAATGTTGCCCTCTTAACTGAGGACCAAACATGAAGACTTTGACTGGTTCCTTAGCTGCACTGGCAATCATCGCAGCGCGTGAAGGACAGTGGGTTGATGCTGCTCGCTTGCTTGCGCAGGCTTCTGTAGCACCAGACACTGAGGACTTCCTCGAATGCGAACTCGCTGATAACTTCGAGGCTTCGTGCCTTGTTAACTCGGTGAGTAACGCTTCTGGGATGGGCGAATCCGTTGCCGCGCTGTCTGCTGCTTTAGAGCTTAACGCCGAGGAAGAAGTAGCCGAGCCGTTACACGACGACGAAGTTATCAGCCTGAACTCTGATGATGAAGTTGAAGACGAATTAGAAGACGAGCAAGAGGACGAAGTTGATTCTGAATCCTCTGCCCCTTCAACATTGATTCGCTTACGACTTGACGACTAACACCCGATTACGGGTAACCAAAAGGGTGGCCAATAGGCTGCCCTTTTTCGTATCTGGAGCACCTAAAATGAGTGCAAACCTTGCTGGTATGCTCAAGAATAGCACGTCGTTGAAAGCAACCATCTTTGGCTTCCAGCGACAATTCAGACAGGGCTTTAACTTAAAGCGTTTCGTCTGGTCTGTGCATAACAACCCGAAGCAGGGTATTCGTGCTACGAACAACTACAGCACTGACTATCCGTACGGTTGGTTCAAACTGCCTACAATGGCATTCGACCGTGAGCTTCTCGGTAACCCTAAGAACGTATCGCGTCACGGCAGCGGCTGGGCTATTGGTGAGCACGACACGAACGCTATTGTCGTGACGAACTATTACTTCCCTGTAACGCTTTCTGGTACGTTGTTCGTTAAGTTCATGAACGTTGACCAAGCGCTTCTGTTCTCCCAACAGTTGCTGATTGCCTCAATCTCTGAGCTGCTTAGTTTTAAAATCATCATGCCTACTGCTGAATGGACTGTGCGTGTTCAGGTTGAAGGTGATAGTATCCCGCTGCCTAATATCGAAGACCTCGATGACGGTAGTACGCCCGGCAGCTTTGAGCTTGAGATTCCAATCACGATTAAGACCAAGATTGGTTTCAATCTGGAGCAAGCTAAGATCAACAACTACGGTGAAATCACCGAAGACATTGAGATCGACATGGACTTGCCCAAAGCCGCTGCTGTAGAGCCAGACGATGAGGAGGAAGAAGATTAATGTACACTCGTCAGAAGTACCGCAAACTTGACCGCACGTTAGTCATTGATACGCGTGTGCGTTCAGTAAGCGACAGGCAGAATGCTGTGCTCTCGCGTCAATCCTCCGCCGTTGGTATTCCGCTGGATGGTATGATTCAACAGCAATCTATCGTCGTAGGACCTAAAGGCTATCAAGTGCCTGAGATTAAAGGGCTGCTGTACATTGATACAGCAGAGCCTATCATTCTCCAGTTCGCTGGTGGCCAGATGGTCATTGAAGGGCAGTTCGTCTTTACTGGACAAATGGCACAATCAGTTCTGGTAAGTGACGTGGATCAGCGAGTTAATCTGGTTTGCTATTGAGTTCTCGCTAATTTCATACAGTCGTTACACGATGCCCATTCTTATGGAGATTCACGATGTTACAACCTAATCACCCCTCTCCGGGGGTCTATTCGCAGGAGAATGACCGCAGCAACCAAGCGTCACTTGTGCAGTTTGGCATGTGTACTCTGGTTATGCCGATGCCTCGCGGACCTGTAGGTGTTAACACAACTGTTACCTCTAAAGATGAGATTGACGCGCTTTTTGGTCCAGCAACGGGTCCTTATGCTAACAACGTCCAGATCGCAAAGATTTTGATGACGAAAGCAACCAAGCTGAACATCACGCGTGTCGCTCTCTCTGTGAAATTCGCAGGTGTGTTTATCACAACTTATAACAACTTCGCTACCTGCCGTCCTGTTGGCAATGCGGGCTTGACAGACCCAGAGCAAGTCGCTTTCTCTGATCGCGATATCTGCCTGATCTACTCTCTGTCTCAGTACGCAGCGGCGAACAACCTGTACATCACGTTCGAGCCTGACGTAACAGATCCTCTGGGCTATAAGTCCCTGATCAAAGTGTACCAAGTCGGCTATCTCACGCCGCTGGAAACGCACACTGTTACAACGCGCTACTACAAAGACGAAGCGGGCAATCAGTTCTTCATTGAAGACGTTATCAACGTTAACTCGAAGTACATTCGCGTTAAGCTGAATGCGAACCACTACAAGCTGCTGGAAGACCCGAACTATGTGGTCATTAACTCCATCGGCGGTGGCCCTGCTGACCCAACGAACCCGACTGCTCCTAACGGTCAGTTCACTGGTGGTAGCGACGGTGCTGTGATTGACGTTGACCACTCTGATGCGACTATCGCTAACCAGAGTCTGTCTGCTGTTCTTAGCGCGTGGGATAACTATCGTGACTGGGAAGATGTTCAGGCTGGCATTCTGTGTTCCGGTGGCCTTGAGCATCCTGTGATTGCGAACAAGATTGATACGCTGGCCGAAAGCCGCATGGACTGTATCGCTACTCACGGTGTGCCTGTCAGTCTGCAAGCGCGTGATAGCGCTGTGGCGTATCGTCGTGGCAACAAGCCGTACCAGCAAGCAGAGTTCTCTATCATCGGTTCTTGGTCTGCGCTTTCGAACGCTGACGTTAAGACCCGTGATAACGACAACGCGCGTGACTTCTATGTCCCTGCGTCTGTGTGCATGGCGTACTGCATGTTGACTGCTGACCAAGTAGCATCGTGGTTGGCACCTGGCGGTATGAATCGTGGTAAGCTGGACTTCGCTACTGATGTGCGCTATCGCTTCAAACAAGGCGACCGCGACATTCTGGTAGACAACCAGATTAACCCGATTGCGATCTTCGAAGGCGAAGGTATCTTCATGTGGGGTGCTGATACCACTTACACAACGAAGTCTCCGCTGCAGGATATCGGCATTCGTCGTCTGCTGGCAATGCTTCACGCTTCTGCTCGCGCTAACAACCTGAGTGCTGTCTTCGAACCGAACGACGACATTCTGAAACAGCGCCAGAAGTCTGCGATGGAAGCAATCCTCGAACCGATTAAGACCGGTCGTGGTTTACGCTGGTATGAAGTTGTTTGTAACTATTCAAACAACACCGCAGAAGACGAAGCGCGTGGCGATCTGATCATCGACGTGTTCCTTGACCCTACTCGCTACACCAAACGCATTCACGTAACTGCTATCGTGCCGCCTGTTGGCGATATCCAGTACGCGCTGCAACTCATTCAGTCTGGCGCACTCTAAGGAGCTTTAGATGCCTAAGGTAACTCTTGACGAATTTTCGTCTACGAAAGATCCGTTACTCGATGACAACTTCGAGTTCCTGATCCCTAACCCGCCTGTTGGCGGTACAGACTATGCGCGTACTCTGCGCCTGTTCTGTAAGACTGGTGTTAAGCCAGGCTCTACTCTGGAAGAAGTGCTGAAAGAAGCGTTCGGCCACCAGCTCAACTACGCTGGTCGTAAGATCTTCTCTCACGCGCTCTCAACCGAGTATAACGAAAACTCTGAAATGGCTGTGTACAAACAGTTGGAAGAATGGCACCAGTTCGTTCGTGCTACTCAAACCCAGCTGGGCGCACGTAAAGCTGACTACGCGACCAAAGCAATCTTCCGTATCTTCGATATGGACGGTTCAGTAGTAGCAGAGTACAACATCTACGGTGTGTGGCCTAAGCAGGTTCCTGACTTGCAGTTCTCCGGTGCTGCGCAGGCTGTTCCGGTATCAATCGAATGGTCCTTCGACTACGCCGAACTCGCATCGTAAGAAACACAAGGGCCAAGATTCGTTCTGGCCCTTTTTCGTTTTGGAGACACTATGCTTATTCTACTGAGCGAAAGCGCACGTAAACTACCAGACATTGCGATTCAAGATTGCGACTGGTATCGCTTCGAAGGTAAGCGCAGAGTTAGCATTGAGAACAAAGAGCACGAAGCCGATATCGAAGAAAAAGATGTGTTCGGTATCAAGGCTGCGAAGCGCAATAAGTTCTATGTGCTGCATAAGGATGATCCGTCAGTAGTGTTTGAAGTCGATGCTGCTACTGCACGTTCGCTGCTCGGGCGTAGTCGTCCGTTTACTGGCACTGTGTCAGGCATACGCGTGAAGAAAGCGACTGATAAGAATACGCCAGCGCGTGAGAAACTTCCTGCCGCACCGAAAGAACCACAACCGAAGAAGATCTTCAAAGCTGTCCCTGGCTCTAAAGCCGAAGACACTAAGCTGACTCAAGCACTGCACAAGACTAAGTTTAAGAACGCTGGTCGATTGCAGTTCCTCGCACGTATCCCTATGCCGACTGGTGGAACCTATAACTACTATGACGCGACTGAAACGTTTGAAGGCTATAAAGCCAACCAGCGTGACAAGTGGGAGACAGAGCTGGAGAAAGCTGTTGTCAAACAGGTAGAGAATGGCGGCTATTTGGTTGGCGCTACGTTCCTCAAGTTCGATGATGCAGTTAGACCTGTGCTTATTATTGTAGAGGACTAATCATGCCACTGCCGACGCTTGACGACCTGAATGATTCATCTGCACCTGGCCTTGACGATCCCTTCATGCAAGACAAGTGGCGTGTACGTGAGTTTCCTGTAATTGGTAATTACACGTTAAGCCCATTCGCCTGTGAAGAGGTAGACCTGCCGTTCTCTGTCTATCAACAAAAGTCCAAAGAAGTGGCCACTGTGCAAATCAACTGGCCGCATGGTTCGAGCGTTGATGGTTTCAGCTTACTGTTTGGTCTTGACCAGAAGCTCGCAGTCATGAAGTATATGACTGCGTGGCAGAACTTGATTCAGAACCCGTACACTGGCGGTTTTAGATTGCCGTCTGCGTACAAGAAAAACATTATCATTGAGCTATACGACAACCAAGGGCAAATGGTTGGCGAACAACAGCTCCGCAACTGCTGGCCAATCGGCGGTCAAAGCATTACGCTTAACGGTACCGGTGGCCGAGCAATGTGGTCTGTTCAAATGGCTCTCGATGTTTCCCGTCCTATGATGTGAGATAAGAACAATGGAAATTCAAACAGCGAGTTTACCGTCGCGTGGTTATAAAGCGCAACTGCCAGAAGTATTCGAGATGCGCCGCTTCGGTGGCAAAGAGAACCGAGCTATTGCAAAGGCTATCGACTCGAAGGATATGAAGTACATCCTGTTAGACGCTCTCGCACCTTGCCTGAACGTTAAGCTGGAAGAGATGACTATCCCTGACGCTTTTGCGCTTGTCTTCCAACAGCGTATGTGGATGAACTCAGTGATGCCGTTGCGTACTTACTGGCGCTGCAATAAACCGCTGTTTGAATATTCCGACGGTATCGTTAATGAGTTGCGCCTTGAAGGTGCTGCTATCAATACGTTCCCGTGCGCTGCAAACAACGTGGGTGTTGTCGATGAAACATCAATGACCGTAGCGATGCTTAACGCAGAACATGAGCACTTCGACCTGCCTCGTATGCGTCACTATGAACGCGCTTCTGAGGATATGTTCGGGTGGCACGTAGCGCACATGGGACCTAACTTCGATGCCAGTGTCGCACGTCTTGAAGAACAACAAGACCTGACGCTGTGGCTTGAACTCTCTGAATGGGTAAGAGCTTCTCGTCACGGTCTGCTGACAGATATCGAACTGCCGTGCCCTCACTGTGGACGTAAGAGCACACGCACATGGGACCTGAACCCTTCGGTGTTTGTTAACTGATGTTAGAGATCTATGTACCGTCAGGCAGGACTGATGTGCGTATCGACCAGATAACTGCAAACGCAATGTCTAGTCTGTTCAACGCCCAGAAGCACAAACTGCCTGAACTCTTTGTTGATACGTTGCAGCGTTTTACGAACGTGAAGATCAGAGAGATGTACCTCGAAGACTTCCGTTACATGCTGGCAATGTTCGACAGGAATAGTTGGCCGCAGTCGCATCGTCTGTATGAGTGGCGATGCACACAACCGTTCTTCGTTGATATGCGCGGTGAACGGTATTACGACAGGCCTCATGGTCGCAAGTTCCTCGAAGTTGATTGCAACATGCTCAACACCGAAGAGGTAATGCGCCAGAAGATTCTGACTCATAAGTGGCGCGAGCTTCCTAAAGGCTTGCGTCATCCTACTGTTCAGCGTTGGGTTGAAGCAGAACTCCTTGCAGAGACTCATAACAGAACGCAAGTTATGAACGCGATGTACATTGATAGCGATGTGCCTCTCGAACAAACCTTAGAATACACTGACCCTGTTGAGTTAATCGAAGCAGGTAACTACGTGTTCGTTAGCTGTGAGCTTGAGACAACGCATAAGTGCAACCGTTGTTTCCGCACGTACACGTACAGAACGCCGATTGATATTCTCGGTTACTTCCGTGTGTTCTCTGACACGTCCATGATGAATATGACGCTCGACCTTGCGTCAGCTAAAGGCATCTATGTTCCGGACGATATAACGATCAATAAACTGCTTTACTGGCATAGTGCCTACGTTCACGATAAGAACAAAGCAGAGGAACAACGCGCACTTGCGTTAGCAGCGCAGAGAGGCCGTAGAGGTGGATAATGGCTAAGCCCAAAGAAAGAGAGTTGTCCGCACTCGAACTAATGATCGAACATGCGGATAACGTTGGGTCTTCCGTTGCCGGTATGCCTAAAGGCAAGCGTAAACGTAAAGCAGCAAACGATGCTCCGAGCTTCGATTTTGCAGGCGATGATTACGATCCGCAGATGGAAGATGACGACGTTGTGTACGTTGGTCCTGGCTCTCGTGCTAAGAACCGTGCAGCCAAAGAACGTCGTGAGAAGTCGGCGCGTGAGCGTGTGCGCTACGTCAATGAAGGTACTGCGCCTGCGGCACCTCGATCGATAGCGCAGCAGCCTAACCCACGTGAAGTCGAATCGGCACTCGAAGACCTGTTCATTGCAGGTGAGAAGTCGGGTGAAGATATCGTCAAAGCTATTCGAGATGGTAACGCAGTCTCAACGAAGACGCAGAAAGCCCTCGAAGACTGGCTTGAGTGGGAAAAGAAAGAGGCGTTCAAAGAGAAGAACCGCGCTAAGTCAGATCCACACGGACAACAACCCGGAGCTGGTGGAGTTCCTGGTGCTAACGATGATGGAGGCCCAGATGACTCGAATGATAATGGCGGTCCTGATTTCGGTCCTGATGAGCGCAATCCTCGTCGTCGCCGTACCGGTGGTCGTAATCGTCGTGGCAGAAGATACGGCAGGGGTGCAGGACAACGCAGGGGCCCGGGGCGCAATCTTCCCCGCTCTCGATTCCCGCGACTGAAAGGTAAAGCTGGTGCGCTGTTAGCTCTTGCCGGAGTAGCTGCTGCAACTGCTGGTGGCTTGTGGTTGAAGAACAAATCACAAGAGGAGTTTGAGCAAGACAACGCTAACAATGCTGGCGCTGGAATGCCTGAGACTCCTTCCACAGGGTCTCCAGATAGCACTGCACCTCAGCCTGTAACTCAAACGCCTGACGTACAACGTGCAGACGATGCAGCAAAAGAGAAAGTTACAGGCGAAGCACCGCGTGTACCTTCTATCATGCAGGACGCCGCTGTTGATGGTGCGACTGTGTTGCTTGCAGGAGCATCGAAGAAGATTCCTGTCGTAGGCTCAATGCTTGGTAATGGTTTGCAGTACGCAAACAATATCAGTCATATCGACGCTGATACGGAGATGACTGATGCAGAGAAAGCTAAGGCTAAGAAAGAGGCTGCTGGCTCTGCCGTTGGTGGCGCTACCGGTGGCTCTCTCGGTGCAGTGGCTGGCGGTTGGATTGGCGGTGTTCTTGGTTCTGTCGTTCCTGTAGCGGGTACTGCTGCTGGTGCTGCGTTAGGCGCAACTATCGGTGGCATTCTCGGAGATTACTTCGGTAGCTCTATCGGTGAATATGTCTCTGACAAGATCACCGACGAATCAGACAAGATGCTTGCTGAGGGCGAGAAAGACCGCAAAGAGAAGATGGACGAGTACAACGACACGACTGCTGAGAACGCAGACAAGTCGAAGTTCCCTGCACCTACTACAGCGCCTTTCAGCTTCATGGGTATGATGGGCGGCATGATGGGTAGCGGTGGCGGCACTTACGCCGGTCCTATGCGAGCGCAACCTGCTAAACGTTATGACAGTAAGCAAGTAACCGATATCGCTAACAAAGCAATTGCTGAGGGCGGTCTTGGTGCTGTGTCTGAGCAGTTCGAGTCAGGCGGCCGTGGTGTTGGCACTGTGTCTAGTGGACAGGGTGATGCTGGTGGTGTGTCTTACGGTAAGCACCAGCTTGCAACGAACAACGGCAGCATGATGAACTTCCTGAACAGCCCTGAAGGTAAACCGTTCTTGCAACGCTTCGGTGGTCTTGCTCCGGGAACCTCGCAGTTCAACTCCGTCTATAAAGACGTTGCTGCTACTCAGGGTGCCGACTTTGACAAAGCGCAGTCTGACTACATCACGCGAACGCACTATGCGCCGCTTGCTGCGAAGATGCAGAATGAAGTGGGCATTGACCTGACGAAGCGTGGTGCTGGTGTTAAAGAGTTGCTGTATAGTACGGCAGTTCAGTACGGTGCTGGTACAAGCGTTATCTCGAATGCACTGCAAGGCAAAGACGTTAACGGCATGTCCGACGATGATCTGATTAAGACCATTCAGGACTATAAAGCCGCTACGACCGACCGTTACTTCAAATCAAGTTCAGCGCAAACGCAGCAATCAGTTGCAACGCGAGCGCAGAACGAGAAGGACGTGTTGCTCAAAGTGGCAGAAGCTGATAGGAAGAAAGCTGTAAATACAGACCAATCACCTTCTCCTGCTCGTCAGTCCTCTAAGGACGTTGTTGCTGCTTCGGGTGGTTCTGGTGTCGCTGATAGTCGAACGCCATTCTCCGATGAACTTGATCGTCAGGTTCGCAAAGAAGTTATGGCGGAGACATTTACGAAGAAACCGTCTACGGATGTTCTTCCTAAAGAGATGACACAAGATACCAATCGCATTGCGCCGGTAATTCAGCCTGAAGCTCCTGTCGATAGACAGCCTCTCGTTACTGAGGGGGATGTTGCTCGAACAGAAGTTCCTGCTATGCCTGTACCTACCGCACCACCAGCACAGACTGCTAACACACCTAAAGGTGGCGCTGTGTCACGACCTAGCGCTAAAGGTCCATCTGGTGGCCAGAGTAATACGCATTCTCTCGATTCGATTCCAGTGTTTATGGACGACCCGATGTTGAATATGATTACTATGGGCTATATGTGATAAGGAGTTTGTGTGGCTAACTACCTGATGCCCGCCGATGGTGGGCAAGCCACTTCTATATCGAACATGCGGTCGCGTGACGACATTATCTCTGTCGATAACATGTACCGCGTGAAGATATACAACAAGAGTGGCACAATCAAATTTACAGGTTTCATTCCACCTGACTTCACGTTCAGTCTCGCATCTCAATGGGACGCACCATTTGCCAACACATCACTCGCTGATTTTGCTGAAAAGGGCGGTAACGCTCTTGCGGGTGTTGGTGGTACTGCTGGTGCTGTGGGTTCGTTCATTGGTAACAACGCGGGTATGATGGACAAAGCGCTGCGATTCGCTGGCGCTAGTTCGATGCACAAGTTGGCAAGTGCTCGCGTATGGGGAGGTCCTAGTTATCTCTCTATCGATCTGCCTATCTTCGTTGACGCATACTCTGATACGAAAAGCGAAGTCGTTGATACAACGATTAACCTGCTTTCACTGTGTGCGCCGTCTGAGAAGGGTGGCCTTCTGTTACCGCCGGGCCCAAGCCCATTGAAGTCTGTTAGTATGGAAACGCTAACACTCGCCGCCTCCGGTCAAGGTGCTGATGCCGCCAACGCTGCTATCGGTAACGTGCTTGAGGACAGTGAAGCGTTCTTCGTTGATATTGGTAATTTCTTCTCAATGAGTCCGTGCGTCATTGATAGCGTGAGTGCTAACTTCGACAACGTGTGGGAAGATGGAACTGGTAACCCTATCAGCGTAGACTTCATCCTGCAGGTCAGTAGTTACTTTGCTGTAACGCGTGAGGACTTGAAGAAATGGCTGAAACAATCGCAGTAATCGACAAGTGGGGGATTGACCCGCTCACCATGAAAGTGTTCAACGATGTTGACGAGGCTCTGTACGGACCTCCGAAACGCATCGATGCTTCTATGGAAGGGAACCCTCAACTCTTGTCGCACATCAACTATGGCACGAACGCTAACTGGGTGATGCTGCTTATTGCTAACTCGCTTGTCCATCCATCTGAGATGGTCGCTGGTATGCAGGTAGCAATCCCAGAAAAGCGTCCGAGCCAAGCAATCAAACAAGTGAAGAGGACGCAAATATAATGGCAATGGTTAACGGCAAAATCGTAGGCGCTAAAGCGAAGAAGATTAAAGACAGCGTTGAGAAAAAGAGGAAGCACGATAAGCCTCTTAGTGAACGCGAGGCTGAACTCAAGCGCCCGAAAGAGAAGAAGGCAAAGAAGAAAGATAAGTCAGAGATGAAAGCTGAGTCTTCTGAAAAGAAAAAGAAGACACGCAAAGAAACCTCTGAGCCTGAAACCTTTCGCATCCAAATAGGTCCGCATAGTTTCCTGTCTGTGGATCTGGCGAACGATGATGCCGGTAACCGTGTCGTTGAAGTGCGTAAGTGGTACAACACTCAAAAAGATTCTGAAATCAAGCCTGGTCGCGGTGGCTTCAATATGCAAGCGAAGTCTGCTGATATCAAACTCCTTGCTGCCAAACTGAAAGCCATTGCGATTGAGCTTGATGCTGAGGGCTAATCATGTCTGACCAAGCATCTGCTGGTGGCGTAAAGGACCAAGGTTACTTTGGTCTTCTGTTAGACGGCAAAGCACCGCCGTCTATGCCAAACCTTATTCGTTCCGTCCATGTGTACGAAAACACATTCGCTATACCCTGCGCTCTGCTCATACTCTCTGACCAGACGAACGTATTACGATCATCCCATGCGATTGTAGACGGCACGAAAGTAACTATGGTGATGGGCCCTGATGCGGAGTCTGCATCGACTCTGACGTTCTCTGTGTTTGCTGTGCGCGAATATACAGAGGGCAACACGCCTATGCTTAACGTGCTGTGTATTCTCGACGCGCCTACATTCATCTTCGACACGCGTAGCTTTAGCATTCGCGGTACTTCTATCGACGCTCTCAAACAGGTTGCATCGTTCGGTGGTCTGACGCCTGACTTCGGTGACATACAGACCTCAGATATCATGAACTGGGTATCTGCAACGTGCTCTCCTAAGAAGTTTGCGCATGAGATCGAACAGCACATGTGGATCTCCGAAGAAGCCTTGCCGAAGATGTTCATCACTGCTGATAAGCGCATGGTAGTGCGTGACCTCAACAAACTCTTTGACGAAGACCCGAAAGCGTACTGGCTGTATAACCATAAGCCAACTGGCGATAGCCCAATCTACAACGTGCATGAGTTCCGGCCGAAGTCGATGAGTGGCATCTTCAACGGTATGTCCAACTACGGTGAGAAGCTGTTGTGGACTGACTCAAGTGGTAAGACGAATGAGCTTGCCTCTGTGTCTGTCAAGGGACGTGACCCGCTGAACATTAACAGTGACGTTCGTGGCGACATTGCTGGTGCACGTAAAGCCTATGCGTTCCCGTCGAACGATATCAACATCCACGACAAGTACATGCAGGCGTATTACTCGAATCGTCGTCAGTCGATGACGTACACCGAGACTGCTCGTGCTCTGATCTTAGGCGGCTGCCCAGACGTTGACTTGTTCGACGTTGTTGACGTTGCTGCTGGTGTGATTAACGGTCAGCGTCAAGTAGAGACTGATATCAAAGTCTCAGGCAAGTGGGTTGTTATCGGGCGTACTCGCGTATTCTTCGGTGGCATGTACAGCGAAGCGTTCCTGTTGAGTCGTAACTTCACGCCGGTAGAAGGTACATCGAACATTGGTGGTGGCTCGAACATCATTCAGACGCCTCTTGCTACAGTGGCATCTGTCCTGCGTCCGTTCCAGATTAACTCGAACATCAAACAGGCGCTTGACGGCTCGAACCCTATCGACTGGATTTCGCAGCAACACTCATTGCAGTTGGACGTTATGCTCGACCAATTCCAGACTGACAGTGAGATGTTTAAGTTCCCTGAGCTTGCTGCTAAGTACGGTGAAGGTGCTGACTACCTGAATAGCTTGATGCAAGAGTTCAACATGGCCAAGTACCTGACAGGTATCTGTAACGCGTTGAACAGTCTGGAGAAGTTGAGCGTCAATCTGGCAATCAACTACAAGGGCAGCATACTCGGTTCTCTTGCATCGCGCATTGACGCTATGGAGAACATGCTCGGTGGATTCACGAATGACGTGAACGGTCTCATCGCTAACGGTGATATCCCTGCTGAGTATCTCGACGGTCCTCAAATCAACCAGCGTTGCGTCAGTAACAAACTGGAAGATATGAACCGTATGCTCGACGACGCACTGCCTGATAAGTGTCTCGATGCGTTCTCTATCAGCAAGCTACTCGGCCCAAGCACGAACCTTGCGCAGCTTATTCGCCAGCAGGAAGAGAACTTGCGTAACTTCCTGTGCTCTCTTGGTGACGGCACTGTTGACGGCTCTGGCACTCACGGTACACCAGACGGCGAGAAACTCGAAATGTATTTACCACGGGTGAATAAATGATTCCACTCAACAAAGTAAACGCGAAGAAGGGCATTGACCCTCAGATGACGTATGAGGCAATCGTTATTGACAACAACGATCCTCAGAAAATCTGTCAGATTCGTGCGCGTATCATGGGACTAACTGACGATATCCCTGATGAATCTATTCCGTGGATTCGTCCTGCTGTTGGTCATCTCGAAGGTCTCAAGGGAGGCAGTCAGGGAACAGTGTTCGGTGCGCAGTTCGTGCCTACGCGTGGCGGTAAAGTCAGTGTCAAATTCCCTACCGGTCAGTTGCATGAAGGTATCTACTCTACTGACGTGCGCATGACGCAAGCTGATATGCTGCCTGAGTTTCAGGTGAACTACCCACATCGTGTGGGCGTTCGTCTGTCTACCGGTACGCAGTTGATTATCGACCGCCTGACTAACGAGCACTTCCTCGTGACTAGCGGTGACTTCAACATGACAATCATGGGTGATGTTAACCAGACGATTGTTGGCAACCAGCAGTTGATCATTACAGGTTCGAAGAATGATATCCCTGACTACATTCTGAATGACCCGACGATGACTCCCAAGTCTCTCAAACCTGACCCTAAGAAGCGTATCAAGTTTAAGGGTACGCCTAAAAACGATGCCGGCAATCAGTACACCAAGATCGTTGGCAATCAGACTGTTGAGATTGGTGGCAGTCGTGTTACCAGAATTAAGGGCGATGACGTGCTGGACGTCAAAGGTGCTGTGAGCATTGAAGCGGGTCAGGAAGTAACTGTAAATGGACAGACAATCAACCTGAACTAAAGGACGCATCATGCGCACTGTATTACATCGCACCATGAACTTCGCATATCTTGATGGTGGCGTACCGCGCGTGGTTACTGCCCGTGTTATGATTCAGCATCCGCTGGGCTTACAGGGCAGTGCTCTCCACGTCATGTCCAACATTGCTATGCAACGCACCAACCTGTTCTTCATTAATGATGAAGACGTTGAGATGCAGAGCGGTGCCCTTGTAACTGATCACATTAGCTGGAAATTCAATGAACGCAGCGTTACAGCCATACCACGCGCCAAGAAAGACCCGTCGAACTATAGCTGCATTTGCTGTGCGCTGGCTGACTACTTTGAGCGCTGTATGCAAGTCTGGTTGCGCAACCGCCGCGATGCGATTGATTTCATTACGCTGGACGTTGTTGTTGCTGACCATGAAGATGCTCAGTACATTGAGGACATCAAGCCCGAGCTGGGACGAGAGTTTTTCGAAGCGTCTGTCTTTGTGCTGGAAACCTCTTCCCGTACGTGGTCTAACATGGGTGTGCTCATTACTGATAAGCAGCGTTTTTCTGGCAATACCATTTTCTTATCGGAAAAGGGACGCGATACCGTCAGTTCATCGCATCTGCAAATCAACATCACAGGTTTTAATCCTTACGGTGCTCCTGGTGATAGTGGTTCTCTCCATAACGTCCTCGGCGATTTCACTGATAAGTTCGGTATTTTCAATGGTCTCCTTATGATCAAGGAGAACACGAAATGACGTTCGATATCTGGTGCGGCACTGTGCCGTCTACGGAAGAAGCACAACGCATTTACGAACTGATGGGCAGAACGATGAAGAAGGTTGGTAAACCCTTCTTCGCTCATACGCTTGTTATTTCAGGTCCTGCTACTGACCGTGCGTTCGATGCACTGTCACACGCTGGCTGCAATGTGTCTAAGAAGCCGACCAAGCATCGTGTCAAACATGCTGTCGTTATCTCTGGGCCAGCGCCACGCGACTTTATGCAGAATCGCAAGCAAGTCCTTAACTGTCCGCGCGACTGACGCTAATTTAGCTGAGACTATCGTATAAGGAGACGTCCATGCTTTCGTTATCACAAGCGTGGGGCACGAAGTTCTTCCCCACTGCTGTAGAGCCACATGCGCTCACCACACTTATCTTTGCCTCAGCTATGAACTTGACTGGCGCTCGCGCTCTCGCAGAATCCGCCGTCGAGCAAAACTGTCATCGCGCCGCACAGGTGGCACGTCCGTTTGCAGATGCTGCTTACTTTATCCAACGTGTCTACAACAAACACCCTAACTATCAGATTGTGGTTCTGGGTCAAGGCGTCATGGCATCTCATGCAGTTGTAGCAGACGAAGAAGGTCGCATCGTGTTTGACACGTATGAGGCTGCTCGTCGTCAATACTTCCCCGGCTGTAGCTACTGCTACGATCTGGGCGCTGCTGGCATTAACGAACTTTCCGTGCTGTCACGCGCGACACTGTACGAAGCGTACCAAGTGTTGCAGAATGAAGGCCTGTGGAAAGACAATGCCGGTTCATGGGATGTTGATCTGCCACGGGGACTCGAACCATTATGATGATCAAAGTGTCATTGTCCGCCAAGCTGCCTAGCGAGAAGAAACCTCGCAAGCAGTCAGGCGTTATCCCATACAGAAAGAAACGTGACGGTTCAGTAGAGATTCTGCTGATTCGCACAACTCACGCCGGAAACTGGGGACTACCCAAAGGCGGCGTTGAGAAGGGAATGACTGCACTTGACAGTGCGCTGAAAGAAGCTATGGAAGAAGCTGGTGTTCTCGGTAAGCCGAAAGACTTCGTGGATATCATGAAGTATGTTAAAGGCAAGACCGGCCGCGAGCAACACGTTGAATGGTACGTCATGAAGGTCAAGACTATGCTGACCGAGTACGACGAAGCCATGACGCGTGAACGCAAGTGGTTCAAAGCGGATAAAGCACTGCGCAAAGTCGATAAGAAACTTCGACCTATCGTAGAGCAAGCCCTGGACATTATCGACTCGTATGGCTTATAGTAGGCGCAAAGCTGAACCTGTTCGAACCGCCGTTTTCAAGTCAATGAGCCGTCCTGATAAGACGGCCTTTCTTACCGAAGCTGCACAACGCTACTGGATTGACAAACGCTATTCGTGCCACGTCGAACTCGGACTGATTAAGCACGGTAACTTACGGGCTGACGTGTTCTGCCTGAATACCAAATGCGATATGATTATCACTGAGGTAAAGAGTTGCTGGGCAGACTTCAATACCGATAAGAAGTGGCATAAGTATTTGCCTTTCTGTATGCGCATGTACTTCATCATTGACGAGCGCCTGTTTGAATCGCACGGTGAACGCATCATAGCCCGAATTAAAGAACTCGGTTGTGGTCTGATTGTCGTGAATAAGTTCGGCTCTGCATCTGTCAAAAGCAACGCCAAGCGAAAGACAATGAAGAACGAAATCGTGGCAAAATTGCTCATCAAAGCCGCATGGCGAGGTGGGCGATTCGCCTAAGGAATCACTATGAACCTCTTAATCGAAGGCCCTGAAGGTGGCGGTAAATCAACCGTCTGTAATGCTCTGTCAGAAATTCTGTCTCAACGTGGGCACAAAGTTCTGCGATTGCGCGAGCCGGGCGGCACACCTCTTGCCGAGCATATCCGTGATGTTCTGTTGTCTAATGATAACAGTCTCAACGAAGGTATGGACCCGCGCACCGAGCTGATGCTGTTCCTCGCAGCGCGTTCTTCCACGATGAATGCTTATGACCGCATTCTCGCAGATGAGCCAGACACTATCATCATTTCTGATCGCGGCTATCCATCGACTTACGTTTATCAGGCCGGTGAGTCTGAAATCAACGCGCACATCTATCGCCACACTTGGGAAGCACTCGCTCCTGAGAAGCGTTTGACCGTGCTGTTGACCTGTACGTATGAAACGTCTGTCGAACGCCGCAAGCTGCGCATCGGCGGTGAAGACCGCATTGAAAAGCGTCAGACCAAAGAAGTGTTTGAGCAATACAATCAACGCTATCTCGAAGTCCCTGGCGGCTTTGATTTGGTTATTGATACTGAGGTTAATTCGGTATCTGATGTTGTTCGTCAAATTCTCGCGCGACTGCCATGAACTTAAACCTCTACTCGTCGCTACCAAAAGCGCGACAAGAGGCGGTACTGAAAAAGATTTGCGAAGACAACGCGTTCATCCCGCAGTTTGAACAGCGCTTTCTCACTATGGCATTGTTTGCTGTGCGCAAGTCACGCAACCAGAACACGGATGTTTTCTCGTACCGTCCTACCAAAGGCCAGCACATCGCTGTTGGTTATAGGATTCAGTACGTAAAGGGTAAATACGTTGCTGAACCATGGTGCTTCGTCGTACCAAATGAGGCGAAGTCCGTAGGGGAAGAGATTAACACTCGACCAGATAAAGCTCTTTACTTCGGGTCTATTGTGCCTGATAGTCTGATCGAGCAATACGGCACTATGGCTTATAGCCTGATGCTCGGTAATCTCAACCTGCTCAAGCAGAACGCATTCCGCCTCGTTTCGTATTAGGGATTTATATGAACCTCATTCAAAAGCAACACAGAGTCATTCGTGACCTAAGCATTATGCCGCTGACGATTCGCCAGCTGGGTGATGCGTTTGTAGGTCTTAGTTCGAACAATGTCGCATACGCATGGCGCAACGGTGAAATTTATGACTTCACTGCCGGTAGCGATATTGCATTCCCTTCACTCAACGCGAACATCATCGAGCGCATTAGCGGTATGCACTTCGCTGGTACTCATGAAGACACAGGCAATACCGTGTTCATGTCCAGCAGCAGTGCCGTACACGTTCAGCTCGGTCCGAAACGCAAACCGTATGCAGTAGCATCTTCGTTCGACCTGATGCCCGCCGTTATGGACTTCGCAGTTGCGCTGTCTAATACGGGCAAGGCACTGGAGATTGCTTCTGAGTCTGCGGGCGCTCGCACCTACTCTACGTATCAGGGTAAGAAAGTCGTTGTCGATGACGCTAACGATGAGTACGATCTCGAACTGGAGAAAGGCGACAAGTACAGCATGGTTTACCTGAACCGTGACCGCTACGAGCTGCGCCTGAAAGACGAACCGAAGATTGTGTTTATCATTCGTGGTCACTTACGTGCTGCGAACATCATCGGCCAGACTGAGTTCACGAAGGCTTATGGCACAATCGCTGACGACAAAGCAAACACGTTCCAGCCGGTCGGTGTTATTGGTCGCAATATGGCAACGCCTATTCAGATCAAGAAAGACACCGTAATCTACTCGTATCGCAAGAAACACTATTTGCCGCAGAACCTCGCTGTTCCGCTGGAGAAGATTCTTAGCGGTGCTGATCTGGCGAAAGTGATTGACGGCCTCAAGCCTGTCAAAGAAAACAAAGCTATCGTCAAAGGCAAGCTGGTGGGCGTGAAGCTGCCTCCTCTGTCTGGTGGCACTAAGGTTCCATCTGAGCGTCCTATCAAGAAGAACGTCGAAGTTGTTTACGGCGCATTCTTCCCTGTGTCTGCTTCTCAGCCTAACCGTAGTCGTATAGTCTTCGGTAAAACTGTAAAAGAAGTACAGACCAAAGCAGTCGAAGCGGTTAATCGCATGGCAGTGCCTACAGACTACTACCTGTTCAGCACAACCACTAGCGACGAACTCTACGACATTGCTAAAGGCGGCTCTGTCCTGATTCGTGCTACTGGCGTATTGCAGCACACGTATGCAAACGCAAAGCATGTGTCTCTCGGTTACATGGATAACCAAACTGAGCTGCGCGACCCGGTCAAAGTAGATGTGCCTGAGCTGCGCATCGCTGCAATCAAACCAAACACGCAAGAAGTCGTAAAAGAAGTGCTGCGTCTTCTGACTGAGGGTTACTTCAACACTGGTCTGCATCTGTCCGTGCGTCAGCCGCCGGAAGCAATCAGTTTCGAAGGTACATTCGACCCTCGTACTCGTGACCAGTTGACCGGTATTGCTCGTCGCATTGCTGCATACCTCAAACAGAATGGCGTAGAGATGGAGCGTGGTATGATTCGCGCTGCGTTCGGTCAGAAACGTGCTGAACTGCGTTTCAATCTGCCGACTGTTTCGGGTGCTGCTCTGCAATCTGTAAATAAGATTCAGACAGACGAGCCTACACTGAATGCTCCGATTTATGCGACTATCAAGCCTAAACAGCCTACAGTCGAAATCACAGCGTTTAACCGTCATACAGGTTACGTGACGATTCGCGCACAACGCGGACCTGAACTGTACTCTGAACCTTACGATACACTTTATTCAAATGTTGAGCGTAAGGCGTTCTAAAATCTGTAAATAAAAATTGCAGATAGTAATATCATTATGTCTCAGCCAGACAGTATACTTAGCGGGTGCTGTCTGGTATTAAACTTGTCGCTGCCGTTTATCAGTGACGAGCCTCCAGCCGGTTTGAGTTCGCGCTCTGTAATCGTGAGGATAACCCCGGCACCCACGCGATAGACTATTGCTCTGCTGCTGACGCTTACAAGGCCCAGCTGGTATTCTTGCACAGACATGGCACGGCAATTTGCCTCTAGGCGCGTAGACAGGCGGAACGTACCACCAGCGTTGTGGCCTCTCTTATAGGGATAGCAGTTTGCAGTTACGCTGCCTGATGCACATTGGCTGGCAATAACAGTGTGCATTGGGGAGATATCTACTCTCCATGATAAAAGTTTCCACCGACTATTCCTCAATGTCGCACGACGCATTGACGGGTACGCAGTGAGTTATCCAGCGGACGACTCGATTCACTGCGTATGGGGATAAGTTGGAAGAGTCTTAGAGTGATAAACATCCGCAGACCCTCATGGCGTCGGACTTCCTTGTACCGGCGTTAGGGAGTAAAAGAATGTAGACGAGATACTCAAGTGATGTTGGGCGACGAGCGACTCTACGTTTGGTCAAAGCTGTTCACAGCCTGTTGGGCACTGCCCTTAACAGTGTTCAATGGAGTGTGTCTGCCGCCATCTGCTGACGTACTGCCATAGCTGAAAACCCGCTTACTCGGGTGTGAAATATCGATCAGGAAATGTTAGCGGGCAATCGCGTTCCTGTTTCGATTTAATGCACAAAAGATAGCGATTGTTAAAACGTGTATCAACTCCCGCAGATCACCGATACGTCCACCTCCTTCGCTTGAGTGATGCTGTTAGCGCATACGGAACTTTTCCCATTTTCCGCCGTGTGCTCTTGATGTGTTGCTCTTGTGCGCGGTTCGCCGCAACGTAGGCGGTAAAGAGATGAAGAAACTGAAACCCTAGTGATGTTGGGCAAAGGGCAGCGGAGTAGTCTGATCAAAACCATGATGTACCCAGTTCGTTTAAAGAGAGTACGACAATAATGATATTGCTCATGTTGTCGCTGATAGCAATTGCGATGCTTGGTCGCTTGCTATCATGTCCCGAGAGTCACTTACAGGCGTGGCGTGCGCCACTACTCTCGGTCATTCATCCCGGCTCCGCGTCTAATGACGTGTGGCACTTGCATCGGGCGTAAGGGGATAAGCGACAAAATTCCAAGCACAAGAACTGGGTGGCCTTCGGGTCGCCCGTTTTTGTTTCTGGGGCGTATCAAGCTAATTTGTGTCTAACAGAGGAGATTAAGCGATGTGCAGATCTACTGATTGGAATTTGTACTTAGACGTGCTTAAAGGCAAGCGCAAGTTAAGCCCAGCGCCATTCAAACTGCCCAAAGCTCCTAAGATTCCAGCAATGAAAAGAGGGAATTGATATGGGTCAGAAAGCTATTCGTTTAGGCACAGATTTGTCTACTGGACATAGCGGCTATTTCCCTGTCGTTCCTGCGCAAGCATCTTCTAATGTGCTTGTTAATGGAAAAGGGAGTGTTCGTCAAGGCGACAAGTATCGACCGCACTGGAAACCGAAGAAACCACCACATACAGGTAGTGCTACTTCAAGCTCAAGTGTACGTGTCAATGGCAAGCCTGCTCAACGTGCAGGTGACCCTAACAGTTGCGGCGACACGGCATCAAATGGTAGTTCTAACGTGAGATTTGGCTAATGGCAGGAATCGGGATTCGACTGATAGACGTGCCACTAAGCGAGCGCATCTATTGTGATATCAATGCGTGGATTCAACTTGAACCGCGTGATAACGTGCAGAACATGGACAGTATTGTCCAGAAGATTCTCATGGTAATCGGTACGAGAAAGCGTTCCCGCAAGTGGCGAGAGAACTTTGGTGCAGACGTATATCAATACCTGTTTGACCCATTCGACCAGACTACAGCAGACTGGATTGCAACGTACATGCGCCTCGCACTCGAAGACCCATACAACGGTCTGACGCAAGACGTGACGAACGTGCAGACAGCCTGTACCATGAGCGATCAATACGAGCAGACTTACGTGTGTGTTGTCACATGGCGTTGTCCTAAGCTCGAAGACAAACAATCAATTACGTTTGCTATGAGGTCACAGTAATGTCCATGCTTAACACGTATATGACTCACGAGGAGTTTGCACAAGACTTCCTGAGTCGTATCAATAAGTCCAGCTACTGGACAGACAGTCAGGTAAGCTCGTTGACTGCATTGCTTGCTGATGCACTCGGCGATATCGGTGTGACGAATGCGTATGCGTCTTTGATTGCTGCGCGTGAAGCGTTCAGTCGCCTCGCTCGTCGTAACACTTCAATCCTCGCTAACGCCCGTTACTTAGGCGTGGACATTGGGCGCAAGTCAGTATCTACGGTAACAGCTTCTGTTGCTAACCTGTCTTCGACCAAACAGTCATACGACAAGTACACGCCTTTCACTATCGGTAACTTCAATGCGCTGCTTGCAGAGGTTACTCAGTGGGAACCGGGCGAAGTGAAGAACGTTGACTTCATCATCGGTGAAGTGTTCACGTTCAGCCAGATTGTGCCTACACCTATTGATTACATGTCTATCAAGCTGGGCACGAATAACTTCGAACTGACTGACGATCTACGCGTCTGGTTCGAGCACCCTACAGGCACACGCATTGAGTATCAGCGTTTCACCAAGTGCCTGTTTGAAGCGTATGCTGACCAGCAGATCTTCCTTGACGTGACAACCGATGAAGGTGACGTTGAGATTCAGTTCGGTGGAGAGCAGTGGGGAGCACAGCCACCGGCAGGCTATACGATGCGCGTACAGGGCATTAAGTCTCTCGGTGCTAGTGGCAACACAGACAGCATCGGCCTCAAAGTGCAGTGTCTGTCTAACCCACAGCTGCAGGGTAAAACAGTTAGCGCTATTCTCGGTGGCTCTGACGAAACGCCTGTTGACTACTATCGCAACTACGCACCAATCGTTGGCCGCAGCCGTAAGAAGCTGATTCGACGTGACGAGTGGAAAGCTGCTATCGCGCTCTATCCAGACGTTGCTGATGTTGTCGTTCAGGGTCAAGCAGAGATTGCCCCGAATGATCGTGAGTGGCAAGGCGTTGTGCGTGTGTGCGTACTTCCTCGCAATACGAGCACGTGGGGAGGCATCAACCCTAACCCTACTTCTGCGCAGTGGAATAAATTCCTTAACTGGCTTGCTCAGTTCAATAGCCCGCTCGATGTTCAATCGTGGAACCCTGACAAGTTACAGATCGATTGCACACTCAACGTAGCGCTGTATGCAGATGCGCCCGGTAACCGTGAGTCAAACCAAGCGACACTCGAAGCGTCCGTGCTTAAACTGTTTGAGCGCCGCCCTGGTCTTCTCGGTAAACGTCTTGCGTTGTCTGACTTAACAGACCGTGTGCTGTACGACTGGACAGATCCAGATCGTCCTGTGCGTCGTCCAGAAGTAGACTACTGCAATATCGAAAGCCCTGTTCAGGACATCATTCCTAACACGGTGCTTGAGTACGTTGCGCTGCGTAACCTTCGCATTAACATCATCTATAGCGAAAGGAAAATGAACCAGTGAAATCAAACACTCTAGCCTTTAACATTGACTTCGTTGAAGCCAACCCAGCATGGGCAGAGTTGTTCGAGATTCTCGATGGGCACAACGACGAGCAGAACCTTGAGACAATCAAGCAACTGCTTAACATTCGTCGTATCAATGCAGACACAAACAATGAGCTGGCCGAAGAAAGTATTCGCCAGCTCGGCATCAACATCACGCGTGACCTGATGCAGTATCGTTTGCCCTCATTGAAACGTGTCATCGACTGCTTACCTGACTGGCAGCAAGTATCTGGTACAACTCAGTGGCCTAAGTTCGTCGGCATGTTGTTAGGCGGGCAGTTCGATGCTTCTCGCCTGTATACAGCAGACTATCAGACGTTCGTGCCTACGCCTCTTGGTACTCTCATTCAAGACGGCGGTACGTGGTACAAGTCGAACAAGGTTAACCTTGAAGTCGATGCGCAACTGATTGACGGTGGACTTGACCTGACGATCACAAAAGACGCAGAGCAGGATATCGTTAACGCACTGCAAGAAGTAGGCATGACGCAGCAGGAAGCAGAAGATTGGTTCCTCAACCACATAGGCTTTGAGCCTGTCAACAATGACATTCAGCAATACACTGCGCGTTCTGCGATGTTCTATCGTCGCATTGCCGACCTGTTCTATCAGTGGGCTCCTATCGAAGAAGTGTTAGAAGGCGTGTATGCGGCAATCAACCTGAGTTCTAAGATTTATCTCGGTGCTCATGTTGTCGTTGAGCCTGTTCGTCGATTTGTTGTAGGCTCTCCGTTGCAGCAGTCTATCGCATTCATCCAGCCTGAGTTTGTGCGTGGTGGCGAATGGACTACGTTCGGTGCTGTTGTCAGTTACAGCGATAACACCGAGCAGACTGTCGAAGTGTGGGTAGAAGACAGTTCGTGGATTGCAGAGCGTGACGGTAACGCTGTGCGCTTCAATGAGCCTCTTGCGATCTCTGTTATCAACCTCACGCTGTCGTACAACGGTACGCAACAATTGCTTGAGTCGCGCATCTATCCTATCGGCGTTGAGCCTGACCCTGATGAGCTTCTCATTGAATGTCCTACTCTGTATGGCAATGCAAGCGCTAAGGTGCGTGTCTATGGCAAGTACCTCGCAACTGGTTCAATGAAAGAGCTTACCGATAGCGGCATGATTGGTCTGTCGTCTTCTCTCGGTACGTTCAACGGTACGACACTCACTCTGCCTAGCGTCGATGCTGACACAACGATTGATATCAGCGTTGCGTTTCAAGGACAGTTCGATATGTCCAAGACGCAGGAGTTCGATGTTAACCGCAGCGTCAAAGACCTTGTGCCAACCGAACTGCGCATTATCGTTGATGATGAAATCCCTCAAGGCGAGGAGATTGCGCTCAAGTATGCAGTGACATACAACGACGGTACTTCGAAACTGGGCATCGCTCAAGCGCGTACCACCAGCGAGCATACGGAGATTGTCGAGAACGTCCTCAAGTCGAAAGTGATGCGTGGCGATTACCTGACTTCTATCTATGCTTCGTTCGGTGAGTTAACGCCAATCGAAACAGTGAAGCAGGTTGTACTGAAAGCGCCTGACATTAAGCTGGCAACGATTGACCTCGTTGTTCCTGAGACTGTGGTTGAACGTGATATCGTTAGACCTAAAGCAATGGCGCTGTATGTGCTTGCGTCTGCTACTCAGGCTCAGATTGATGCGCGTGACCCTTCGATCGTGGTTGCTTACACCGAAGTGTTTGGCATCTGGTTCAGTAGCTCGGACACTGCAACGCAGGTAAGCGCTCTGCCTGTAGTCAATCAGCAGACTGGTGAGTTCGAAGCGCCTCTTGTCACTGGCGATGCTGTGGCATACGCGCTGAACTTCACATTCATTGATGGTAACAGCACGGTGACGTTCAACCGCATTGTTCTCGTCAACGATACGATCATGATTCCGAAGTCTGTGGATCTGCGTTCAAGCCCAACAATCAGTAGCGGCTCTACGCTGATGCTGCCTGTTGTGTGCCTGTGGAATAACGGTCTGTCTTATGCTGCCGCTGCCGCAGTAAAAGTCGAATACATCCCGTCGGCAAGTGCTATCGAAGAAGCGCGAGCACGTACCATTCGATTGCAGCAACAAGCTGTCGAACAAGGACAGGACCCAAGTCAGTTTGACCCTGACCATCCTGACTACGCTCGTTGGGTAACGCTTAACGTTAGCCTGTCAACGATTGACGTGCATGACCCTGTTATGGGGCGTACCGTGAAAGAGTATGTGCTTTACTATCAGGGTGACCTGCATGGTAGTGCGCGTATCAGCATGGAGTATGAGTTCGAAGGAACGCATCTCACCAACTATCGTGATCTGCAACTCATCCCTACGCGCTCGCTGGTGGACAGCATTACGATTGAATGTCCAGACACGATGTACGAGAAGACCCGAACGTTCGTGCGTCTGCTCGCAACGTATGCGGATGGAAGTCAGGAGTATGTGACTGCTGCTGAGTGGACAGGCAACTGGCCAGATAAAGATACAGACGATTATAAGTTCCTGCAATTCTCGCCTGGTCGATACAGCGGTATGTCTGTCGTTGAAATAGTTGAGGGCAGAACGCCTATCGACTACAAAGACTTCCGTGCAATGAAAGTCAGTAAGCTGCCAATGTTCAACGCTATTGGTAGTATCGCTGACTTGAACAAAGCATACTTCGATGGTGCTATTCTGCAAACAGGTAAGAGCAAATACGATTACGACACGTATACTCAGGTCATTGCCTCATTCTTCCGAGTGAGCAATAAGATTGACCTGATCGTTTCGCCTGCACCTAAAGAGAGCATTAACAACATCGTTAACAGTCGTATCGAGGGTGCAACGCAAATCAGTGCTGATGTGCTGTCCGAGTCATACACTCTGGTCAACACGTACAAGACTGGTGGCGTGATGCGTACACTCGATGGGTCGTATGCAGAGGAAACGCCTAAGACGTTTGATCTCGAAGTGGACTCAGAGTGGGCAGTCGTGCAGAACTATTACACGCAGCCTGGTCCGAATAACACGCCAGTGCTTATCCCAACTACGGATAGCGTGGCAGAGATTGATGCCGAGGGTTCACTCACGCCTAGTCAGAACGTCAATGGTGCTGTGCTGATTCGCGCTCGTTATACGTGCGACCAGTATCAGATTGAGAAAACGTTGCTTGTGTTCCTTGTGCAGGCTAACACATATCTCCGTCAAATTGGCATCACTGGTCCTGACATTGTGTGGGATGTGTCTGACAGAAACCCAACTATCGGTTACGAGAATGGGCGCTGGTACGTTCCTTACGGTCTGCGTGTTATCATTGACCCTGATGACGAACTCATAACTACAGACGCTATCTGGTCTATCGGTGATGAGACAAACGTTGACGGTGTGTCGATTGATCCTCTGAACGGTCATCTGTTTATCGGCCAGGCGCAACTGTCTGATGGTGTGATTAACCTGAGAGCTGTCTTCACCAAGCAAAACCCATTGAGTCTTGCTGATGAGACTATCATTGGTACGCGCACAATTGAGTTGCAGACGCAGAACACGATTCTCAACGGCTACATCGAGAATCCTCCAGGCAACATTAGTCCGAACACCGACTATCGCTTCACTGCTTTCTATACGCGACGTTCAGGCGCTACTGGCTCAAGCCGTTTGCCTGATGCGAACTCAGTCAAGTTCCAGTGGAACGTCATTGACTCGGTTAGTGGGTTCACGTTAGCACAAGACGGTACGTTCCGTTTCCCTGCTTCGAAAGACCCGCAGAAAGTTAAAGTCGAGTGTATCATTACCGAACAGCGCACCACTATCAGTCTCGTCCAAGAGATCACATGCCCCGGCATTGGTTTCCCGCAAGACCTGACAGTTGGTGGCTATACGAATGTGCGTGATGACAGTTCAATGCAGATGAACGCATTGCTCGGTCGTACAGGTACGTTCGTGAAAGAGGATGTGAGCGCAAAATGCCTGTGGCAGATAACGAACAGTAAAGGCGATGTGGTGGACGTGCAAGGCATCTCTATCAATGCGCAGACTGGTCGCCTGACTATTGGTACGTTGCTGAACGACACGCAGTTCGGTGTCAAAGCGCTTTACATTGAGGGGCAGCAGCGCCTGACGCAAACGCACTTCATGACAGCGTACTCATCCTATCCTCGATTCGGCATTGCACCCTTCGGTATTACTGGTGTGAGTATTGCACTTGCTCAGTTGCCGACACGTTTACGTTCAACGACAGGCGGTCAATTCGTTCTCTCTACCAAGACAGACGAGTACGGCTACTTTGTTGTCAGACAGTCATACGGTCAAGCTGTCTTCTCAGCAGCCGCAGACGGTTCAGGTAATGTGAACAAAGGGTGGCAAGGGTTTGACGGTGCTCAGTGGCCTGTAACTGGTGATAACGGCAAGAAGGGTCCGATTGTTGGCAAGATGGTGTATGATAACCTGACAGAAAACGTCTTGATTTATCGTACCAACGCTCGCGCATTCGGTTCCGCAGTCATCACCGTGCGATATCAGTAAAATAAAGGGAGTCCGGAGCTATATGTTCCTGGCTCCCTTTTTGTTTTATCGTAATTTATGAGAGTTAAAACCCAAGGAGTTCTTTGATGGCCACTGAATCTATCTACGTTAACGCGCTGCGATTAACGCCTCAGGGAGAACAGGCCGTTGCGAACGCGAATGCTGGTGGACTTGCCATAGCTCCAGTAGCATTCAAAGCAGGTGACTTTGTTGGCTCTAACCCGTCTGTGGTTCCAGAGCAGTTACTTGGCAGCGAGCTTGCGTCGGGTGCATTGTCTTACGTTCAGGTTCTTACCGAGAACAGTGCCCGATTTGTCTTCGATATTAAAGTCAAATATTTGGCGGGTGAAGCGCTGAAACGAGTTGGTGAGATACTGATTATGCTCTCTGACAACAGACCGTTTGGTCACGTTGTTCTGGAAGAGCCTATCATCGCTGTACCGAACTCTATCAGCCGTGTTAGCTTGCTTGTACACATCCAGCAGGACATCCAAAAGATTCTTGCTGTGAAAATGGCAGACTACACCTCGATTCCGAGCGTGGCAACTCTCCAGAATCTGCCTAGCTTGAGCGACAACGTGTTCAACGCTGTGTCCGTACTTGATATGCACGTTAACTCTGACGGCACACGCTCTCCGGGTACTGCGTATCGCTACGGTGCTGGCTCATACTACTGGGCATTCAGCGAGCATGACCGAATCTTTAGCGGACAGATTACTTCTGCTGGATTCATCAATGCCAACACGTTCAAGATCGCAAGCCTCTCGATGTTGAAGGCGAATGAAGTTGTGCTCGTCCAGACAATCTCTGGAACAGGCGCAGGTGCTTGTCGTCACTTCAAATACACGAATGGTCAGCTCGTCAATATGGACGATGCTATTCCGTTTGTGTCTGCTCAAACGTCGATTGCTGTGTGGCGCAGAATCACTAACCCAACAACTCCGAGTGCCGGTATCCCGTGGCCGCTGAACAACGATGTGCCTGAATCGTGGGCGCTCTATCGCGGCAAAGACGTGCGGCCGTATTGGGGACCTGTTGCTGGTGGTACTCGTCAGACTACAGGAACGTTGTTCGTTCCACCAGGCAAGATGCTGTTTAGCTCTGTTGTGACTACAGCAACTCCTGACAAGTTACGTTACACGCTGTCCGAGATTCTCGATAGCTCAACTGACTTGCTGCTTGGTACATCAGGCATTCTCCAGCCGCGCACTGCGTATAGCGTTGTGGACGATCAGCTTCTGCTTTCGTCTTACCCTGAACAGCGTATGCAGCTTGATATGCGTCAGTTCCGTGTTGAACCGTCGCAAGGTCACGTTGTCCTGTTTGAAACATACGAAGGTGTTGGTGACGGTCAAACTGCTCAGTTCAAACTCGGTAACAAACCGATTGAGAGCGTTGACATGGTGTTCTGCGTTGTCGGTAGTACGTGGCAGCCTACAACCGTGTACAAGCTCACGAACGGGAACAGTGTCACATTGACCGAAGCAATTCCTTCTGGTCAGAAATACACTTTCTATGTAGCTCGATATGAAGAACGCGCCAACTGGTCTACTCGTATTCGTGTTGCTCAGTATCGCTTCCCTTATGATGCTGATACATTTGCTCTGCCAACTACGCCTCTGAACAAAGCGCACTGCGTTGTGTCCATGAGTGGTCTGACGGTGCACACGCAAGACTTCACGGTTGCTGGCAGCGCGTTGAAAACGACCTCGCCTATCCCTGCTAACACACTCGTTGAGATCACAATCTTCGAGAACGTAATGGCAGTAGGGTCGAAAGATAGTTCTGTTGATGGTGTTATCATCGACGCTATCCCTACGCCTACAGGCTACATGTTCAAACGTCAGGGTCTGCCGCCTATCGACGTGCCTATCGCTGCTCCTGAAATCATTCAGGGTGAGGGCATTAAGATTGAAGGTACGTGGCCTGAATTGAAGATCAGTAACACTCAGGCGCTTGCCGAAGAAGCTGATCCGAAGAACATGTACAACATTCAGCAAAACGTTGATGACTCGGAAGAACTGATTATCACTCAACGTATCGAGTTCACTAAAGGTGTGATGCTTACTTGTATCGCAGACTTCCAGTGTCAACTCGGCCCTGGGTTCGCGCCGACAAGCGGCAAAGAGCATATCGAATATGTTCTGTCGTTCAAAGTGCCGGGCACCTCAGAAGCTGAATACGGTCGTGGTCTGAAAGGTACTGGCAGCGCGGGCTTCAACGTTGTTACTTCTGACACTAGCCTGACAGAAGTGATTGCGTATTCGAACGCAAGCATTACGCAGATGTTCACCGTGTTGAAAGAGAACCAACCTCAGGGCTTCATTGATATCATCGCTAAGGTTCGTGTGACTAACGCACAAATCACAAGCTATGGGTCAACGCTCTCTGGTAACTTGTGCATTAAGGTTGAACCGAAATGACAACACAGTTAAAACTTTCGCAAATCGAAACAACTGCTAACGACGAAGGTAAATCCGTTGTCGGCGTTGACGGGGGCTTGCAGTTTGAGTCGACCGACGTTGCTACTTTAACGCAACTCGCAAGCGTAAGATTTAACAGCAAGACAGGTGTGTTGGTATTCATCAAGAAGAACGGGGATGTGATAAACGTTCCCGGACTTCCGACTATCTCTATGTTTGGAACAGGCAAGCCGGGGCGTCGAGGCGCTCCCGGTGCGCCCGGCAGAGATGGTCGTGATGGGCGAGACGGTCCTACTGGTCCTGATGGGTGCCCAGGCAAAATAGGTAACAGAGGCAAGACAGGACCTGTAGGTGATCCCGGACGTGACGGTGAAGACGGTCCTCCGGGCGATACTGGACGTGAAGGTCCTGTTGGCCCTACAGGCCCGGACGGTCCAACGGGGCCAACTGGCATCGACGGTCCTCGCGGCAATGACGGTCCAAGCTGTATAGCGGGTGCTACAGGTCCTACAGGTCCTGCGCCAATCACTACTGCTGTTCAGTCTGCTACTCAGCCTACTGACGGTCGAGTGTTCGTGTGGCTCTACCCCACCAGCAACGTCACGCCAGCACCTCCTCTGCCAACAATAACACCTCTTGCTGCGTCAGTGTCAAGCCTGTACATGGTAGGTCAGCGTACAGTGCAAGGCTCTGATGTGTTTACATCGCTTGCGTATCTGCCTGTCAATGCTCGTGGTGGTTTAGGTCCGTATAAGTATCAATGGTCTATCACAACTACTGAGGGTGTGACGCTTCAAGCTACAACAACCTCGACGTGCATTGTTAACTTCTATCTGCGTGTAGGATTAGGCGCTGACCGTACAATCAAAGGCACTATAAGCTGTGTCGTAACTGACATGGGACAGACCTCTCGTCCTACTGTTACAGTGCGCTCTGCTTTGACCGTTGTTGTGCGCAACCCGCTGAATACATCGACGTCCGGCTGTATCGTTTATGGCTCTGTAGTTCACACGCTAACAGGACCTAAAGCAGTCGAAGATCTTCGCGTCGGTGAGAGTCTGCTGGGCATGTCGAATCAGCCTAAGAACTTCCGTCAGTGGTCATCACCTAGTCTCAAAGGCAAGCCTGTGAATGCGAACGTTGTTGCGTTGCGTCATGGACAAGAAGACCACTACTATGTTATCAATGGACAGAAGTTCACGCACGAACACCCTGTTCTGATTTACGATAGCATTGCATGGCGTTATGTTCCTGCGCGTGATGTAACTGTTGGACAAACTGTTTTAGGCCGCAAAGGACCGCAAGCTGTTTACGAGATGCGCCGCGTTGATGATCAAGTGCAGACAGTCGATATCGACGTCGATCCATTTGACTGTTATTTCGTGGGTGATGTGCTCGTACACAACACGGATATCGTTGCGAAAGCGGAGAAAAACTAATGGGTCTGATTAAAGTAAAAACTGGCCTCATTCAAGCAGGTTCTTCGTCTACGTCTACTCCTGTACGTGCTTCGTTGGGTACTCTGACAGTAGACCCATCTGAGGAAAACGTACCGTCAGAACTCACTGCTGATTCATCATTCGATGCTACTTCGGGTATTCTTACGCTCAAGTTTGCTAACGGTCAGACAGTGAAAGTTGGCGGTTTCCCTACTGCTTCTGATATCCCGGAAGGGCGTCAAGGCGGTAGAGGTGAGACAGGTGCTGACGGTAAAGACGGTCGCGATGGACGAGACGGTGCTCCCGGAGAACCTGGGTGTGATGGTGGCATAGGGCCTGATGGTGAGCAAGGTCTCCCGGGCCCTGACGGTCGTGATGGTCTACCGGGTCCTGTTGGTCCTACGGGGCCAGATGGTCGCACTGGTCCTATGGGTCCTACAGGCCCTACTGGTCCTCGTGGCGGTACAGGTCCTACAGGCGCAACTGGCAGCACAGGTCCTACAGGCCCTACTGGCCCCGCCGGTCCTGCTGGTCGTCTGTCTATCATCGTCAGTGCTACTAACCCTGGGAACGTAGCTGCCGGAACGATATGGGTAGACCCTACGAAAGATCAAAACATCACATGGCCATAAGGAGGCAACGTGGTAGAAAAAGTTGATATATCGCTAGTCAAGGCCAATGCCTCTGGTCCTGTCGTAGCAACTCAAGGTGGCATCACGGTAGACACGTCAGAAGACGATAGCCAGTTATCTGGTTCTTTCGACGCACTGACTGGTCTGCTTGCTATCAATATCCCGAACATCGGCAAGCTGCAAATCTCGGGTCTGCCAACGATTCATAGCATCGGCTACGGTCCTGCTGGTGGCGTTGGTCCTTCCGGTCGTGATGGTATCGACGGTCTTATGGGTACTGATGGTCGTCGAGGCACTGACGGTTGTCCGGGCCCTCGTGGCACTGACGGTCCTCCCGGTAAACAGGGTTACGTTGGCAATCGTGGTCCTGCTGGCCCAACTGGTCCTACTGGCCCGACCGGTGCCCCAGGCAATCCCGGTACAGTACAGGTGTTCGTGCAAGACACTGACCCGTCAATCGACCAAGAGGTTAGTCCCGGCGCAATCTGGGTGAGACCGTAAGGAGAGAGCATGTCTCGTTTTCGCGTTCGTAACGCTGCGAATAACGGTTGGCATGACTGTGTGGACACGCCCATGTTCATACGCACACATGAAGGAGACTGGACGCCATTAAGCCCAGACAAATTCAGTGTGCGTAATCAGTGGGGCAAGCGTTGGCATCACATTGATGACTCGTTTGACCCTACTTACGATGACCCGTGCTCTAATCTCGATACTGGTGCATGTGGTGGCGGTCCGACGTCTACAACCAAAGGGTCAGGCAATGGCATAGGGAGTGGCGGTCGTGAGAAGTACGATATCCTTAAAGGCTATCCTGCAGGGTTTGACTTGCCTGATGCTGGTCGTACTGGCTTCGGCCTCGTCAACTCTTTTGCTCCTCCTACTGGTAGATCTATCAATCGACCCGGTATCAAGGCCATCGAATCATACGACCCTACTGGTGTTGCTTCTCGCGCAGGACTAGGAACGTATGCTAACCCCAACGTGCCTTATGCGTCTGTACACGGACGTGGTGCAACCATCACTGAAACGTACTACGCTATGCCTGCTATTGAGGGCTACGTTGAACTCATGATCGCATCGTATGCGCCTGCTGGTGCGAGTGTCGATGTGTACCACATGGGTGTGCGTGTTGCTTCTACGTGCGGCAAGCTCGCTGGGCGTTCGCGTATCAAATTCCAGTTCGACCCTGACGCTGCTGATATGCGCATCATGGTTCGTGTGCGTACAACGCAGGGTTATGGCTGGAGCTTAGAAGTCTATCCGCCACGTCTTGCAGCACCGTCTGACCGTGGTGGGTTGGCGCTTGATAGTCAGGCTGCGTATGACGTTATCAATTTCCCTGACGTCATTCATCCAGACTACATCGGCAGCCCAATCTTCCCAGCGCCGTGTCACGCAACTGTCTGGCCTATCGCTGAACGTATTCAGAATGCTAACGCTTTCGAATACTATCACTTCATCGGTTGGACAGCGGGTTGGATGTATCTCGACTACACATCATGGGAAACATTCGATTTCATTGAGGTCTATCAGTCTGGACGCCGCATAGCGACAACGCTCGATGCACGTACTGGCGAAGGTTATTTGTACTTCTACTTTGACCCTCAAAACGTTGCGTGTGATATCATGGTTCGTGTTGTCAGCAAAGACTTCGGTAATGCTGCTTCACTTGCGAGTTGCTTCTACAGCCTGTACTGCCCAGGTGAACGTGGTGCGCGTGAATACATGCACCCTTGCCAGAGCTACAGCGTTTACTCTGCCGGTCATCCAACCACAGAAGATAATTTTGCTTTAGGAACTCAGACGGACATTCGCGCCGAGCTTGTTGTTTGTACCGCGAACTCGTTTGATACCAAGTTCGAAGTGTTTGACCAAGACATGAACGTACTCGATACTTCTATCGTTGCTGCGGGACGTACTGGCACACTCGAATTTTGGAAATACCCTGAGCATGTGCTCCGCTCTAACATAACAGTTCGTGCGACTGCACCTATCGGATGCGATTGGTCATACTTCGTGTACTGCCCTATTCAGCCGCCACATATCAACGTGAGTGACTTCACTGTTCCTTACCGTTGTGTGACGATTGAAGGTGGTAACGCACAGCCTCCTGATTCAGACGAACTTCCGTGGCAGCCTAACGCATGGGAGCAGACTGGTGGTCGTGGTACAGGTTCTCCTAACGCTTCTCAAGTATGGACGCGTGATGGAAACTACATGAACATCTGGGGTGGCGTTAATGGTTGGTTCAAGTGGGGTAACTTCTTCACTCGACCTATCAAGCAGATCACTTTCGCGTGGGTATATGACGGCAAGAACGGTGGTTGGCACACAATTGATATCTACGAGCGCACTGCCGGTGAAGGTGCTGCCCAGAGTCCGAGGAACAGTAGTGGCGTGTATCAGTATTTCACGTTTGATGTGAACATACCTGCAGGTCAAGAAATCTGGCTTCGTGTTCAAGGTGGCGGTGACCGAGGTGACTCGAACGATCTTGATTACCTGAGCATTTCCAACGTAGTATTTGCTTAACGAAAGGGGCTTCGGCCCCTATTCTCGATCTAAGGACATAACATGCTGCAACAAAGTTGCTTATATGCGCGAGGCATTACTCCCGTATTCAGCGGTAGTCCTGGAGATGGATCTATTGCCGCAGTAGACGCAATGCCTGTTGATAGCTCACGCTTCACTTCGTTTGTTGTTGACGGTCATGCGCTCTCATACGTGTGCGGCTTTGGCTCTGTCTACATGAATGGACGCTTCATTCGTGATGGAAGTCCTATGGTAGATGCTAACTACGGTTGGCTTGGTAACTACCGCAATAAGAACATTAACAACATGGGTGTGCTGCGTCATCTGCTTACGCAACGCGGCTATAACTCAAACATCACGCTGGGCAGCACAATGCTCGTCATCTCAGACCTTGCGCCTGTGAATGATGACACAGCGATGGAATCGTGGGGACAGCTTGTAGGCTACATGCAGCGTATGCCTCTCGACATGCTGGCGCATAGCTGGCAAGAGATTAACGCTGGTGCTTACGGCTACAACGGCGACTACCGGTACTTCAAACAGTTCAGTTGCGTAATGCTGCTGCTGTCTGCGACTAACCAGAGTATGCCTACAGCGATGCTCAATGCCTTGCGTGAAGCGCATCGAAACGGCGTGAGCCTGATTGTGTTGCAGAAAGGTGCGTTCGAAGGTAACGTAAACTTCAATGCTATCTTCAACCCGTTAGGCATTCGCAGTAACGGTCAAGCCTACGTTGCGTCTACCGTGAACGCGAAAGCTAAGAGCGTCAACGCGTTTGGCAATCACATCGCATGGACTAACGTTGCTCAGTTACATAACCAGATTAACTACGAACTCTCTGCCGCATATCAGTTCACAGGCACAGTGCAGAACGGCCCGGGAACGATTGGCGGTCAGCCCGGTACGTGGAAACAGTTCTATTGCGGACAGGTTGATATCCCTGACGATGTTGTGCTCGACCCTGCAATCATCTATCGTGATAACTGCTGCGTGAATCCCGGTGATGCGTATGGCGTGAACTTCGATGTAACGACATACCCGTACAAGCCTGACGATTGGGCTGCCCGTATGGCTGCCGGTGATGTGTCTGTCACTTGGTCGAATGAGAACGCGCAGTCACTGCAAGCACGTAGCCGAATCTTCTCGCACGTTGTAGGCTATCAGCGCTATCTTGATACAGGCGATACAGGGTACACGATCTTCAATGGCACACGATACACTGATAGTCGTGGCTGGAACGTCTACAAGATTCGTAAGTCTGACCTTGCGCTGGTTGAACGCCGAACGTTCGACATTCATGCTTCTGCTGAGGGAACTAACCCAGGCGTTGCGAATGCTGCTGCGTGTGCTGCTTACCTGAACGCTATCGGCACTGACCATTACGTCTATGTCGTGTCTTACGATACTGCTGACGTTAACCGTTTGCAAGGCGGACTGCCTGCTGCAATGTATCGCATCGGTGCATCGAGTCGTGTGTACGCTGGTTCGCAGTATGTGTACCGCGCTGCGTACTCACTGTTTGGTGAGCCAGGTGTGGGCGAAGGTAACGCATGGAATGAAATGTACCGTGGCGTTAAATCATCTGACCCTGATAGTTACTTCTCTGTCGGCTATGACTTCGACACTAACGGTTATCCGTATGTGACAGGCACTGACCGCGAGAGTAACATGAGCATGGGCATTAGCAGCCTGTTCGAAAACACCAAGAGTGCGCATCTGTCGTACTACAAAGTGCTTGGCCGTCAAGACGGTGCATCGACAATGGGCATGGAGCACACTGTAACGATCAGAGATAATCGTTTCAAGAAGCTGCCTATGTACGAGACAAAGACCTTCGTCGTGTCCGTCACTAACCCATGCTTCCCTGTGCCTAAGATTCAATCTCATGACTGGGTGCATGTCGTCAACCGTGCTAACAACCGTTACGTTAAATATCCGTTCAAAGACTTGTGCGAATATCTCATAACGACTTCTGATGGTAGCGGCCAGAACGAAATGTGTACCTCTCACCTGATGATGAACTGGGATATGTTCGGTTCAATCGGGTCAGGCACTATCTACAACTCTGCTGGTGCGTCGCATAAGATTTATTGCGGCACTGAGAACGGGAATATCAATGACCCGAACTCGTTGTATATCAACACCACAGAAGAAGGGAAAGTGTGGCACGTCTACGAACGCAAATACAATCTGATTACCGAAGAAGCAACGCGTGACTCAAACGATTGGCAGGTAGTTTGGAAATGGAACGGCCCAGGCACTCAAGGCCATAACATTCCAATTGATGCTGGCTACGAGTACATCGTGTTTGCCTATGACCGTTACGGTGAGATTGAACTCGCTGAACGTCACTTCTTCGTTCCACCAGCAGAGTATCTGCCTAAGTGGGGATCGAACTACTACACCCGTGACTTCTCGAACTCGACCACGTTCACTGTTGACCGCTCACTGCGCTGCAATGCGTACTGCGAGAAATCTAGTAACAACGGTACCGAGAACGGAATCATGATGATCATTCGTCGTCCTCTGTTCTTGACTACAGGTTCTGCTGACCGTACTGGCTGGGAGTGTATCTTCAACGCTAACGGTACTTCTGTTCCTCGTGGTAACAACTACAACATTCCGTGTGTGAAAGATTATCAGTACATGGTGTTGTGTACAGTTGGTGACGGTGCTTATTCATCACATCACTTCAATGCGTGGAAAGGCGCTTTCGATATGGTGTGGGAAGGGTTGTTCGAAGCTGACTCCGGTGGTCGTGCGTCATGGACAGAAGGACTTGTAACGTTGATGCAGAGCGGGAACTCAGGCGGACGCACTATGGACTGCTTCATTGATGGAGGTCGTGCAGACCCTATCGGTGTATTCCAAGTGTGGCGCAGACCTATCCTGTGCTGGGAACCTGACGAAGTGGATAGTTAAGGAGAGCTTATGCCAGCTTATGCACGTTTAGCATTCAAAGACCCGAGCAGAGACAGATGGGTAGCTAATTTAGCATACGGTGGAACGAAAGTCCGGTGGCAAGATTCTGACGGCAGTGTGCGTTGGATTCGTATGACTGTCAATAACACGAAAGTCAAAAACCCAGAAGCCGGACAATCGGGACAACCTGATTGGACAACACTGACTGGTTAGGAGTTTAGCCCATGTCTCTTACGAAGATTAATCCTGCACTTATCGACGGTGGCACTGACCCCATTGGTAAAGTGTTAGGTAAGAAGACGGCCACTGCTGTTGCGTTTATCGACCCAGCAGAAGCTGCAAAGATTCCCGGCTCTCAGGGTGCGCAGTTCGATACGACTACCGGTACGCTAACGATCATCTGGCCTGACGGTAGTCAATCAAACGTTCTAGGTCTTCCCACTGCTGACCAGCTTAAATCTGGCCGCGAAGGTAAGCAGGGTAAAGAAGGCTTACGCGGTCTTCCCGGAGCTGACGGACGCGATGGCCGTGACGGTGAAGACGGTTGCCCGGGCCCTCGTGGTCCGCGTGGCCGCAACGGTCCTACTGGCAACACGGGTCCTGTAGGCGCTACTGGCAACACAGGCGCTGTTGGGCCTACTGGCGCTACTGGTCCTACCGGTAGCCCAGGTCGTGATGCTGCTATCGACGAGTATCGTGTATCGCAAGCACTGAACCCTGTGACTGGTGCTGTTATCCCTAACGCATGGGTTGGCAGCAACCGTGATATGAACACTGGCTTTACTCATAACATGGGTCGAGTCGTGAACGCATCAACCACAGACACAATTCACGTTGTGTTTAACACGGCATTCATCAACCGCTGTATCAGCATTCAGATTACGTTTGTGAATGCGGCACTCAACCAAGCGAAGACATACACGCTCTACAACTTGGATGGTACTAGCGCGATGAATGAGAACGCCTTGTTAGGTGGCTTCACCATTAAGTCTACTGGCACTAACACTGCTGGCTGGGACTTCTGGTACACAGCGGTAGGTGATTAATATGCCGATTATCAGAATCAACCGTGCCGATAACTCGATTGTCGGCCGTGTGCGTGAGAAGACAGACGATGACTGCATCGAGGTAAGTGACGAGCTATTCAGTCGCATCCTCGGTGACCCATCAGCTTTCGCATACGACCCTGCTACTGGTCAGATTGATCTTGTAGCAGGATATGATACAGCGCCTCCTGAGCACGACCCGGAAGTGCTGGCGCAGTTTGTTGCCACAATTAACCAGAATGTCTACGTGCCTGAACTGGACGTTGAAGTGAGTATCTCTGGTGACTTGGGTAATCATCTGCTATTCGCCCTTGCTCTCGCGCAGTATTCGCCACAGACTATCGTGTGCAATACAAAAGGGCGTATCAGCACTCTCGTCGTCGATAAGGCTGCTGCCAAACTTATTGCTAAGGCCTTCTCCGATTCAAGTTCTACCCTTCTTAAAACGTTAGGAGTCTCGGATGAGCCAGTTGACTAACTACGTGGACACGTTGATTAGTCTTGCCCAGCAGCAAGGTCTGTCAGCGTCGAACAATATCGTGTACAAGGTAAGCGCAGACGTTATGATCATCTTAGCGTTCGCCGAGCCTGTTACGCATGTCTTTCCACTGAACGGTCTCTGGATTATCGCAGACGGCACGAGCGCTAACTATAAAAAAGTTCTGCGCCGTAAGTCTAAGACTGCTACTGCTCCGTACAAAAATACGTGGCAGGAAGAGACTGACTACAACACGGTGATGACCACTGTTCAAGTCTGGGACGAAGCTGATTTGCCAGCGCCTCAGATTATCAGCGCAAGTGGTGGACGTCTTACCGGTAAAGTTCTCGTTCGTACAGGCGTGACAACGTTTGACAACGATGAGCTGATTCCTAAGTCCTATACGGACGGCGTTCGCACGGCGATGAACAACTCGTTCTTCACCATGTTTAACAACATGAACCAGCGCGTTAACTCGAACCTCGCTGCGATTCGAACTATTCAGTCTGACGCACAGTTACTTACTTCGCGCGTCACTGCACTGGAAAACGCGACTGGCGAGGCAACGGTTAAAGGGCTTGTGTTTGTGCAAGAGAATGCCGACACAGTATGGGCTTTGCGTCATGGATTGGGCAAAGGGGCAGGCATTCCTTACGTCACTGACGAGAGAGGAGAAGTCCTATGGCCGGAAACCGTCAACCCGGCAGAAGCAGATCCAGACAACGTATTGCTGCTTACATTCTTGGAGCCTGTCTCTGGTGTAGCGCAATTGATGTACATGCCGATCAGCGAGACGACCCCACAATAACGTGGGAGCGTTCGGTAAAGCAAACGGGTAACGGTATCACGCTGTCAGAGTCTAAAGGCTTAGTTGAAGATAGCTTGATGCTCGTTACCCAATTCTCTGCCGGACCATCGCTAGGCAGTACGCTCATACGTTCGGTTGTCGATTCGATTGATGACCGATTCGTTGTCGTACAATACCTTCCGATTAGTCGAGTTCTGTCTGATACGGAATATAGGGCATCGCTTCGTAGTATGCAACTCGTCGTCCAGTTAACTAAGCCTCGAATGATTCTTAGTCTGGACGATGATTACATGAAGTACATGCCACCAAACATTTACGATGTGTATAAAGATAAGTTTTTCATTGCAAATAAGGGCTTAGCCACAGTAGGCAAGCCCTCTTGTGATCTTATCAATCTCATGACTGCTCGGACTTACCAAGCAGACGCTCCTGTGTATATCCTTAGAGATGACAATGCTGCGCATATCGAATCTGCCCGTGCGCTTGGCAGTTGTCTCAAGGACTATAACCACGATGTTTCATACTTCTCCGCTTCGACGGTTGCTGACCTGAAAGCTGCGTTGTTTGAGATCGAGGGTAAGGACAAAGGGATACTCATCAGCTTAGTCAATACAGTCAGTGATACGGAATTTAATCGGCCTGTGGGTTTGGACGCAATCAACAGGCTGTTCAGAAGTATAAACAGGAAGCACATTGACGTAGGCTTTGTCAGGGCAAACAAAAATCTCAGCATAGTCATTGTCCCGATGCTTGGTGGACTTGACCGTAATGAGAAGACGTGGGCTAATATCCGCACGTCACCCAGACTGTATGTTCTCGTTGATAGACTGGACAAGCTAGATGGTTCCTTAGTGTACAAAAATATGTTCTCGGAGATTAGCGGAGTATTGGAGGAATGACCTCCTTTATTCAAGTGGTTCGCTAATTTCAGTCATATAAAAGGACCATGAGGTAGAAACCGAAATGCAAGCCAAGCGAATTAGGATTGCCATTGTGGTTGTCATTTCTCTCGCTGTGGTGGGTTTCGTGATCACTGCTGTTAGGAGTGTTAACCAATCTCCTGAAAACTTAATTCTCAAGGAAGATGTCAGTTGCTTGTCGGCCATTTGTGTTGTCGATGGTCGTTACGGGCAAAGCTGCTTAGAGTTCAAGCCTCGGATGGCGCACACGTACAAAACCACTGACGTAAACGAACCAGGTGCCGAACGGGTCATCGTCGACCTGAACGATAACACCTGTAAGGGTTGAATATAATGTGGGCGGATATTTTAGACAAGTTGCTTGCGTCCAACTACGCGACTGTCTTCTCTGTTGTTCTACTAATCGCGGGCGGTGCCTACGTTTGGTTGAAACTGCTTCCTCAGCTTGAGGAGCTGGAGCAGTTGAAGTCGCGGAACGCAGAGCTGGAAGCAGCAGCGGCCACTATCAATCCAGATGATGGTCTGCTGCAAGCCGACTTGGCGCAAATGATGCGGATGATTCAAGCAATCTCCGACTCCGCGCCAGTCGATAATTTGGATATGAAAGAGGGCTTGAACTCTGTTCTTCGTGCGATGCAGCGCTTTGAACGTATCATCTCTCAGCAGTCCCGTGACCATCAAAGCTCAGTCGACCTTATGCGCGAAGTGCTTGATAAGTTGGGCGGGAACCAGCAGGAACTTGAGAAGCTCGGTCTGCGATTGCAGAGCATATCCAGTTCTCTTTATACAACCCCGAATGCTCAAGGCAACACGGAGTTGAATGATTTGAGGGCATTGCGATGATGGGCTATTTGAAGAATAACATAGGGTTCAGACGATTTACTGCCGAACGCTATAGTGATTTCTACAAAGCGAAAGCCTTTATGCTTGGAGAAGTCCTTGACTCTAACAGGCATGAGTTCACGGCTGCCGCACGAGAAACACTGCTTCAATACCTATCTGCATCAGAGTCTTGGTTGAGAGACATTGAGCGTCGTTTTATTTCAACTGGTTGTGGCATTCAGACAGATGAGGATGCCACTGAGATCCTAAGCTCTTTCGCAGATACGGAAAACGATGTGTTGGGTCTTATGGCCCATCACCCGGAAGACTTCCCAGCGCTGTTCTGTGAGAGTTGGTATGACATGCGCGTAGCGATACGACCGCACGTTGACCTGATTCTCACACAACAGTTTCGGTCTGACATGTCGGAGACATTCAGGCTGATTGCGGAGTTCATTATTGGCTATATGAATTTCACACTCTTTAATTTGCATGAGATAGATTACATCATGTGTAAGCGAGAGCGTCCGTTCATCTACGCCGACAAAATTGACCTGAACATCATGGAACACGGACAGGTCAGCGCACCGGTACTTCGCCTTGAAGTGTATCAACGACACGGCCTACTCGACGGGTACGATGTGCCTGTCAGAGTGAAGTACAATATTGATGATAAGTATATCAATCTAACGGAAGAACGAATCACTGCATATCAAGCACTGCGTTGCAGCCTTGACGACTGCGAGAGTAACTTCTTCTAATCCCACGCACTCAGGAGAATGACAATGCGTACTGGTAATCTTGAATTAATGTTAGGCGCACAGATCAAGAACTTCCGCCCAGAAGTTCTGGCAACTGACCCACAGGTTGGCGATCTGGTCGCATCACAAGAAGCGCGTATCTGGTATAACAGCACCGATAAGAAGTACAAATTCTTCGACGGTACTGCAATCAAAGAGTTCGGCACTGGCGGTGGTTCTGTAGAAGGCGTTATCCTCGCAGACGGTACCGTGGCGATGACCGCTGACCTCGAACTGTCCGGCCCCGACCAGTCTGCTTCTGCTGACAACGCTGCTGTTTCTAAGAAACACGTTGAAACCGTTGTTGCTACCAAGCAAGACAAAATCACCGGCCTGACCGAGAACGGCGTTGTTATCGCGGGCGCTGACAGCGAACTGCAAACCTCTAACGTCACTGCTGCTGAACTGGGCTATCTGTCTGGCGCAAGCTCAAACATCCAGTCTCAGATCACTGCTGTTAGCAACAAAGCTAACGCGAACGAAACTGCTCTGGGCAGTAAGCTGAACGCGGCTAACGGCCAACTGACTGGTGACCTCGACGCTAACGGTAATACCGTTGCTAACCTGGCTGCACCAGCTAACCCGAACGACGCTGCTCGTAAGATCGATATCGAGAACGCGATTGCTGGCATCGACTGGCTGCACGATTCTGACGCTATCCAGCAGGACGGCACTCTTGACCCAGAGCTGGTAGCTGGCAAGCAGTACCTGATTCTGGCTGCTGACCAGATCAACCCGAACTTCGGCAGCATCACCGGTCTGGTTGATAACATGATCGTGCGCTACGATGGTACTGCGTTCAAGATCGTGTTCGACCCAACTGACAGCGAAGCTGGCGGCGCTGTAACGTGGATCAAAGATATCAAAGAGTATCGTCGCTTTGACGGCACTGTTTGGACTACCTTCGGCGGTGCTTCTGAGTTCAACGCCGGTGACGGTCTGAACAAATCTGGTAACGTTGTTAACGTCGTTGTTGGTGCTGGTATTCAGATCACCTCTAACGCTGTGACTGCGAAGCTGGATTCTGCTGGTGGCCTGGAAGATAACGCAGGTTCTACCCGCGTGAAACTGGACGGCGCTACTCTGGCACGTTCTGTTGATGGTCTGGCAATTGCTGCTGGTGGCGTTGGTTACGACCAGATTGCTGCTGCCGCTCTGGGTGATGGCCTGAAACAGGACACTACCAATAGCAAAATCGCTGTTGACGTTGCAGCGGTTAAAACTGCTGGCGGCTTCATCGACGCGACCGGTGGCTCTGTTGCTGAAATCACCCTGACCGGTGATAGCGCAGACTACACAGACAACTCTGCGGTAAGCAAGAAGTTCGTTGTTGATACAATCGCAGCTTCTGCTGGCGGCTCCGCTGCTAAACTGTACCAGTACGACAAAACCGCTAGCGGTGATGTTGCTGCTACAGCGCACACCTTCACCCACAACGCTGGCGTGAAGTACGGTACCGTTACTGTTGTTGACGACACCGGTTATCAGATCATTCCTGATGAGATCGTGTTCATCGACGCTAACAGCCTGCGCGTTGAGCTGACCACTGCTAAGAAAGTCGCAATTGCATTCGTGACTGGTGCTAACGCCTACGTTGCGCCAGCAGAGTAATTCGACTCAGTAGCATAAAATAAAGGGTGGGCATCTGCCTGCCCTTTTTACCTTTCAGGAGAAGATTTATGAAAGTCATCGGGAGCTTAGACTTAGCGTTCGGCTCAATCAAGAACTTTAAGTTCGCAGAAGTAACTGACTGGCCTGAGAACCCGCAGCCCGGCATGGCAATCTTCATGGACAAGCGTCTTATGTTCTGTGTTGAGTTCGAAACTCTGCCAATCTGGGTGCCACTGACGCAGCAAATGACGATGTACCGTTATGCTCAGGCATCTGCGTCGTCTCGCTGGGAAATCGCGCACAACATGAATACTGCTACGCCTATCGTGCAGTGCTACGACGAGAACGGCGAAGTGGTTCAGCCTTCCTCCATCAAAGCTCAGGATGCAAACACGACTATCGTGCTGTTCCCTGAACCCGTTGCCGGTACCGCTGTGCTTCTGTCTGGTATCGAAAGCGGTCTGCCTACTCCTACCGTAGCGTTCACCACATCATTCACTGATGAAGCTGTATGGGTTGTTACTCACAACCTCGGCTATCACCCAGCGGTGCGCATCTATCAGGGTACGGAAGAGGTCCAACCTAAGTCAATCGTACATGACAGCAACAGCCAGCTCACCATCACGTTCGATAGTGCGCAGTCTGGTACTGTCATCCTGTACTAAGGTAGGTGGCATATGCTTTTTGTGCCGTCAAGACGCACCGCTCAAAAGCATATGATAGAACGAAGCCTGTTCCTGTTCGAAGCGTCCACGCCTAAGCCAGACATGGGTACTTTGACATGGAACAGTTTCGTTAAGTTGTGTGCTGAAAAATCTGTGACGAGCGCCAGAGACTATCCGACAAACGGAGAGATCCCGCTTAACCCAGCAGCCGGTGTCAGTGCTGATGGTACACGTCGCTGGTTACATACACGTTTGGTTAGCCACACGTATGCCAGCAATAACGGTACAGTATCAGGAACACTCGCTCCTGTGAATCAACCGACAGTGCCCAGCTACCGATACATGGAACGTCAGTTTGCTCTCAATCTGAGTGATCCCCTAGGTATGATTACTGTGCCAACGGGTGAGAGTGTGCCGCAAGCGAGAGCTGCTTATGGTATAGACCGAACACTGAATATTCTTGCTAACGGTCAGCTTAACGGTCAACAGGGCAACAACATGTATACAACCAATATGGGCGTATTCGTGTACCCTGAGACATTGGACTCGTTCACTAACGTCGCTGGTCCTTCGTATTCATGGTCGAGCAACGGTAACATTGTTATGGGTGCCAACGGCATTCCAGCCAACAGGTTGCAGTACGCAGTCACATACAGGAATATCAACTTCAACAACTCAGGCGGCACTTTCTTCTCTATCTACTGGGGCACACAAAACCTGTATCATCCTATCACTGGTGGTACTCCCGGCGTGTCTGCTCCTACATGGGGAATGGCTGCTTTCGTCAATGAGAAAAGCACGTTGCTCATTGCATTGGTTGCAGAGAGCGACTTAGCGCATGTGACGCCTGTGCTTGATGGTTACGGTACGGCCGCTCTATCATCCAGTATTCAGTCACAATACATCTTCGATATGTGAGGAACTTATGAACTATTCAATGGGGCGTAGCTACAAGCAAGAAACGCCAGCATCTGAATGGACGATTACACACAACTTCGGGCGTCCAGTTGCTGTGACAACGTGCGTGAATATGCCTGATGGTAAACTCCATCAAGTGCTACCTCTTGACGTTATCATCGTTGATAACAACACGGTAAAAATCGTCTTCCCGTATGCAGTTACGGGCGAAGCGCGAATCGCCTAAGGAGATAAACAATGTACGCTTTTGGTATTCAATTAGCGGGCGAACAGGCGCAGATTACACGCGCACCGGGAGATCCAAACTCATCTGGGCCTACCTTTCCATCTAACCCAAGCAACGGTCGCGTATGGAACCTGACTGCTGTAGCTGGTGCTAACCAACCTGGCCTGTACGTCTACAGTCAAGTACGCGCCAAGTGGGTTAATCAGTTGCAGTCTGTAAATCCCTATGATGTAGGCATGAGTGTGCTCAAGCGTTATGCGGGTGGTCAGGAGATCGCTCGTTACCTGTCTGTTCGCACAACTGCAATCATCAAAAACTTCGGTGGCTCTATGGCCAACGCTGACATTGCGGCTACTGCTGCGGCTGCGTTTAAGATCAGTGCATACGACTCAGCAACCCAGGCAGTTATTCAGCTTGGTACTGTGACGTTTGGTGCTGGCTCGAAGACTGGTGTGTTTACACCGCTTGCTGCGTATCAGGATCAAGAGATCATTCTTGTTGCTGGCGACCAGTTGCGTGTAGTTGCGCCTGACACTGCTGACACAACACTTAACGGTGTAGCGATCACCATCGCAGGTCGTCTGTTGGTGTAGCCCTCTGGCCTGTATCTTAACGGTACGGGCCTTTTTACCTTCTGGGAGATGGATAGTGCAATACATATTCCCTGCACAACAAGACCTAAGAAAACTTCTCTATTTTTACGACGATGCCACACCTTTGAACTTCGCTTCAATGGCAGCGCTCAAAAATACGATAAGAAGCACACGCGCAACTGTGAAGTCTCAGTCAGGCAGCACTCTTGTTACTCACCGCATGATGGGTGCTGTGGCCGGTGTTGCTGGTGGCACACAACGAGTTCACTTTGCGCGGATATCATTCCTGTCCGAAGATCCAGACTTCACTACGGATAAGCGTTTCATACAGACAATGTTGCATCCGGGGCGTGGCCTGAATCCTCGCACGGAGATTGATTTCCTTGAGAACTCTATACCATTCCCTCAAGGTGCTGCTGGTGAACGTGAAGGTCCTATATGGGTACGTCCTGCTTATGTTGGTGCTTACGCATTCACTAACACGACAATGACATTCCCGAAACTCACCTCGCAAGCCTCTAAACAGAGTCTCCAGTATGCAGCAGCATGGACGCATTGGCACCGAGAGTTTACTCCTTCTGGTTCAACGGAGGCCACTTCCACTATTGCATCTTGGGCCTACAACGACGATAACAGTACAAACATATTCGCACCTACCTATACGAATGGTACGGCTGTTGCGTTCAAGTGGTCACCCTCGTTTCTAATCAGCGGTCAGAACCGAATTACGACGCCAACGCGTAGCGACACGTCAACGTATGCTAATGCTGTGTCCAGTGATTTCGCTTTCAGTGGCGGCGTTGAGTCTGCAATCAAGTTGACTAAGGGTTTGCTTGTAGTTGACGAGGGGCCAACACTTCGCGCTGTCGTTCTTTCGAGTGCTGATGGAGACTTCGCACACGGAAACACTCTGGCTGGTACGAATGCTACAGTTACCTCAGTGAAAGAGTTCTCCCTGTACGCTCGTAACCAGTTTGCTCTGTGATACCTATTTATAAGGAGGTTACGATGCTCTTTGCAACGTACCACAACAAGAAAGCAAACAACATCGCTACGCTGGCACTGCATCGTGCCATGTACTTTGACGATCAGGCGGATTTGTCAGACGCACATCTGGACGAAGCACACTACCTATCAAAGATACCAAAAGTCAGGGCTTGGGGAAACAGCGCAGACACAAACGCTCAGTCTATCACACTCAGTCCTATGAGTGGCATCAAAGATAACTACTTCTACCCTGCGCGTAGTGCTAACTTGATTTCTGGCGTGAGTGCTGTGCATAACAGTTACACTACGGCTCAGACGCCAAAAGCTACAGCAGAGCGTTACTTCTGTGTCTACGACTCGGCTGTAGGCAACGGCCAACAGTGGTCTAACGGTAACCCTGTGTTCAACGGTTGGAACGGTCCTAGCAAAGACACATGCGAGTCTGGTTACTACTGGCCATCGCAGTCGATGCTCGTTTTCCCTAATGGCCTTAGACAGTCTGCTTCCATAGAGACATATAGCTCAAAAGCGGGCAATCAGTATGCGCGTAGCACTGACCCTTTCTGGGGAACATACAGTGGCTACGATGCAGGCTATATGAACGCGTCGATGAACCTGAGTACGCTACAGGAAACTGTCACGCAATCTTATGTTCTCATCTCAACAACTGCTACGCCCATGCAGGATATGCAAGCACAATCGTTAGCTGCTGACCACATAGTGTTCGTGCGTCCTGTAGGTAAACGATACAGCGCTAACGGCCTCAATCAATTCACTTCGTTGGATGTGCCTACAACGTCAAATGGCGTTAGCGGTTATGACAGAACTGCCGCAGCCGCCTTCAACATGCGAGTAGCTGTTACAGGTAAATCGAATACCCCTGACGTAACCTTGTCTTCGTGCATGATGATGTTTAAATGTAACGGACAAGGATATATGCTTCGTGCCAAGATTGGCCAAGACATTATACAGACCGCACCCGCGGCCACTGGTGATGTTGCTGTGCTGAACATCGAATCTGAACTGCCATTTGGTTCTAAGACGCTGTATCTGATGTAAGGACGCATTATGCTTTTTGTTTCAAACGGTGCCCAGCTGTTGGAGAAGAAAGTTGAGATAGCCAGAAAGCGCATGTTTCTGTTTTCTGATAGCACACCAAAACCAACTGACAAGTCTTCGTTCTCTGACATGTGGGACAAGATAAACACGTCACTCTCTTTCTGTGCCTCAGTTGATGCAGATAAGAATATGCTGTGTGTTAGAGGAGCTGGTTGGTCTGGTAATAAGTTGTTCTACAACTATGTTCCGAATGTGAGAAAGGAGTCTACATTCGATCAGACCAACCAAAGTCGCAACACAACTGCGTTCAACCTGTTCTGTCGATACTATGCCATAGGAAAAGATGATACAGGTGGCGGTGCACTCAATGGTTCTGGTAGTCTGCTTGATACGTTAGGCACAAGCAATCCTACAGTGCCTGCATACTCTGATATGGTACTACCGTCGTTTGATAACACCAGCTACAGTGTGTCTTTGTATACGACACCCTCGGTCAACGCAAATACAACGCTCTCAGAGTCAGGGACGATCTATGGCGGTGGTGGCAGCGGTATCGGTTATTGGTCAAGAAACACAACGTCCTATCTGCAAAATATAGGCGTGAACTCAATGGACAGAGTTGCAGATACAGCAGTCCTTGTTACTGCATCTCAGTCATTACCAGGCATAACAGCCAATCAACCTTATAACCATGGTGCATACTCTTTCGCGCGAGCACCTCGTCTATTTCAGCCGTATAGATCTGTTGTTTACGGTACGACGTACTTTTCGGGTGGAGGTTGGTCGTATACAACATCATACTCTCCCGGTTCCTATGGGACAGCCCCTGCGAATGAAAATCTTGCGTACTATGGACAAGGTACTCATGAAGATACTCCCGCATACTTTATCACATGGGGAGCAATGCCTATAGCGTTTGCTTATGGCGCTCCAGTCTATGTGCTGGTGGCTAAAGCGGGAATTGATTTTGATGTAGCCTCAGCGATTCTGCCAAATGAGAAACCTGTAGCTGCATTGAGAGACTACACACCGCTGGCGATTGAGCGCTCCTTTAGGTGTTAAGTCCTACACGAACCTTTGTTGTCAGTAATTTATAGCGAGTTAACTGGAGATCTAAAATGGAAATAGTTTCATTCCCTCTGGTCGCCAACGGCATTACGATCCCTGATGCAGGTAAACGTCCTGCTTCTGATCCGCCGTTGAAGTACGGCCTCTCGAATATGCAGAAGACTATCTGCCTCGCTAAAGTGCCTGACCCTGCTAACATTGTTGTTGCCGACGGCACTACAGTGCAAACAGCTATCGGTGCTACTGCGGTGCTCGACCTGACTTCTGTTACTGTTAACCCTGTGCGCTGGATTCACGGTCAAGATAACAAGTATAAGTTCCGACTGAGCGCAACTCTGTCTGGTACTTTTGCCGGGACTATCTCTGACTTGCTGACAGCATACAATGTTATTGTGTTTAACAAGGACATTGCAAGCACACCTTACGGCGGCTTCCTGATTCTGACTATCGGTGCTGCTGGCTCTGGTGCTGACTTGATTCTGTCCGCAGCGAATCTGCGCAACGGTAAATTCCTCGCTACAGTCGTCAAAGATTCTAAGGAGTTCTAATGCGCATCTTAGGTCACAACCTACTGCCTTTCAGTGTGCTTAACTTAGGCACTGGCTGGGCATCGAATGCGGCTAACGGTCAGACTGTTAACGTGTTCTTCTTCGATACGGAGATTGCCGATCAAGGTAACTTCTCCCAGCATCTGCTCGACATGCGTAACCTGTATGACAACGCTGTTGCTGCTACGCGCCTTGTGTTGCGTCCAACTACAGAAGGTCTGCTGCCTCTGATGGACCAGCAAGAAGGGTGGAAAGCTCGTTCTGGTCATGTGTACGAGATCAAGAACGGTGCTACAATTCACTATCCTTCGAAAGCGCGTCCTGTAGGCTATAACGGTGTTGCTGCTGTTCAGATTCAGACAGCGTACAACACCAGCAACGATGCAGGTAACAAAGCTCTGTGGGGAATTGGTCCTGCTGGGTTCAGACCGTGGGACTATGCAGGTGTGCCGCACGATGCACTGATGCCCGGCATTCATCTGTCTACTACTGACCTGACGTATGACTTCGCTGTTACGATTGACGCAGTGCTGTCTGATGTGGGTGACATATCAACCGCCGCGGCGGGCACGATTGCTCCTATTGATGGCTCTGGTACAGTTGGTACTGCTGTCGCTTGGTCGATTGCTGCTAACCAAGAAGGTAACGTGATTGCCACGTCTATCCCTCAGTCGAACCGTTATCGTTTCATTCAGACGTCAGGTACTCGTCGCGTTCTGCCTGTGACTGCATCGGATGTAGGTCGCACCGCAGCGTACAAGTCGATTAAGAGTGCTATCGTTGTCATTCAAGACACGAACTATGGTGCTCTGGCAAACGGCAGCTACGTGCCTACTTACTTCGCATGTGAAGTTGGTGCGATTGGTAGTGGCAAGCCTATCGAGTTGTTAAGCACATCACTCGGTCCTGGTGAGTTTGCATCTGTCGCCCAGCTCCGTCTATCTACCGAGGTATGACATGAACTATAAGTTATTCGCAAACTCTGTTGTACCTCAGTTGACTCGTTTGTTCGCTCAGGCTACAGCAGACGATAAGTCCTGCTATCTGGTCAAGTTGAATGCCGGTTTTACCGAAGCTGATATCAACAAATGCCTGAACTATCAGACGCAGACAGGTGCAGGCTATGTATTCGACGCGGCGCTCGCTGCATCTACAGGCATTTGTACCGTGCTTGCGAAAGGCACCAACTGTGTGCGCACAATCGACCGCACTAAGATCGCTGTCTCTGACTGTCTGCTTACTGCTACAGCCGAAGGTGTGCCAACCCATTTGATTCTCGGCGGCATTCTGCCTGTGTGTCTGACTGTAGGCACTGACGTTACGCTGCTCTATCCTGACTTGAATATCAAGTATGACCCGAACGGCTATAAGACGCAAATCACCATTCTTGCGTTCAACATTAGCCTGTCGAGCTTCTGGACTGAGACTGCTGGCGTGACATGGCTTGCTGGCAACGAAACGATAGCGTTCGACACAGGTAGCTTCAACACTGGCGCGTTTACCGATTACATTGGCAACGCATACACAACGTCAGGCGCTTTGAAAGTTGCTGCTGATGGTAGCGGCATCGACCTGGGCACTAACGGTATCTGCACGACTTCAACGCCAACTGCCTTTGATTGCAGCAAGTCATTCACAATCGAGTGTGACTACCACCAATCAGGTAACTCTGATTACGCTGAATGGTGTCTGCTCAATATCGGCGGCGCTGCGTCTAACCGAATGGTCATTGCTTTCGACCGTTCTAACGAACGTGGTCTGCTCATCTGGAACAACGTTAACGGTGGAACCGCGCCTGCTAAAGTCACGCGCTCAATTTCTCCGTACTCTGCGCTCTGGTCTGGTAGTGTTGTCCACATCAAATATGTGTATGACGCAACTACCAACACGCACACTGTGTTCTTGAACGGTACTCAGGTGGATCAGTTCACGTATGCGTTGCAGAAGCCTGTAGCGACTAACGTTATGGTTCAAGGTGGCTACGGAGGTGGTAACGCTGCGTTCACGCCAATAATCAACCGCTACAGCGTGAGACAAGGAGCATAACATGTTTGTACCTGTCATTGCGTATGATCCAGATCTCTTTGCTGACTTCGTGTTCGTTATGTCTCAGATTGAGATCAGTACGAACTCACAACCGTCAAAGCCTATGACGAATGAGAAGGCCGCACTGCACCCAGCAGAGCGTGTCGCAGATACGGTAACGCTTGCTATTCAGGCGTATCGCTGGTCGCAGATTCTCAATCAGCAGGTGAGCAGTTCAGACAGCATTGTGCTTGTTCCCGCAGGTGTGAATCAGGTTCAGTCCAAGTTCACACCACGCAACTTTGCGTCGAACCCTGGGAAGTCTCGTATTGATGTTCCTATCGCTACAGGTTCTTTCGTTACTGACCAGACGATTGAACCTCTGTTCGATAACATCGTGTTCCGCGTGTCTGTTCCTCAGCTTGACCTGTCTGACACGAAAGCTAATAACAAATCTGTTGCACCGGTGGTGAGCTAATGAAAATCATTAACACACGTAACATGGCTCAGGCAGTTGTTGGCACAAACACAAATAACACTCTCCTGCAAGATCCCAATGTAGGTGCTGGGTGGAATATTTTTGCGTTTAGCGGCAAACTGCCTACCTCAAAAGAGGGCTTCGAAGCAGCCTTCAACAATAAGTCACTTGCTGATATGTACAATCAGTCTATCGGTATCGTGCGAAACCCTATTACTGGAATTGAAAACGGCAACGTGATTGCACTTGCCCTTCAATCTCAGTACATCCCTAAAGGGGTATCGTACTATGGGACCATTGGCACTGCTGCTCTTGTGGTATCTCAACTTGTGCCTCATCGTATCACTCGTTCAGGTTTTACTGATCGTAGCATCACATTGATTATGGGTGCAGGTACTGGCTACGTTCCTGCTCCGCGTAATCTGGGCACTGATATAGACTTCGAGTTCGACACGGCAGTTACCGTAACGCATATCAAATTCAACAATACAGTTGGTGATGCGTTCCAGCTGGTGGCTCTGTCTGATGACGGTCTAACTGAATATCAACTCGGTAGTGCTACAGCTATTGCAGGCGACACAACCTGCCTAGTGCTAAGTGCGCCTCGTGCTTCTAAGCGCTACCGTTACAAGTCCACCAGCACGTCCGCGCAGTCTGCTATGCGTGTGCTGCTTAGTTCTGTGGATGTGCCTAGTGCTACGGCAGTTACTTCACCTACGTGGGCTGCTCTTGCGCACTGCAACACGTTCACTCATGGCGACATTAACTACAGTGACGAGATCATGTTCACTGCTGGTGCTGTCGGCAATCAGGGTCCGTTCAAGTTAGTCGATCAGGTTATTCCTAACCAGAAGACGCTGATGTACTGCCCTAAACTTCGCTTCACGCAAAGGAGTAGCTGATGTATATCTCTAAAGCAATGCTCAACATGCGTGGTGACTCGCTTAGTTCTACTGCATCTATTACCGTGGATATGCCCTGGGTACCGAGTGCGTTTACTGCATACAACCAAGCTGGTGCCTATCAGTCTGGTGGCGTTCCTATATCGGCTGAACCTTCTGCTGCTATCGTGTTCTCCACGGGCGACACAATTCCAGACAGCGTTTGGACAAACCAGTCACAAGCTCTGTTCAGTCTCACTTCGTTGCGCACATATCTCGCAGCGAATTTGCCTAACTGTGTCATGGACGCATCGTTCATTTCGTCTGGTACTGTGCGTGTTATCAATGTTGGTGGCGGCAAGCGTACTCTCGACCTGAACGGTCTGCTTGGGCGTTTCAGCTACGCGAAAGCATTCAATCGCATGTACCTGTTAGTCAGTAACAGCACTTCTGCATACGCCGCAGGAACTGTGTCTACAACTACGGTGTTTGAGTTCACGCCACAAGACTTGATCAGCATGGGTGTACCTTTGACTGACAACGGTGACGGTACATTCAACCTTAATGGTATCGTCAACATCAACAACATCTCATTCAGCTAAGGACGCTCTATGGAACTCTTTCCGTATCAAGCTGCAAACGTAGCGTCTGTGTTTGCGCTCGGTCTGCTGTATGATACAGACGTACCAGCAAATGGCGAGCGTGGCATTCATAGCACGTTCAATGACGCTATCGCTATGCGTCTGTTTCAGAAAACATTTATGTCTACTGCACCGTTTAGCTGGCGGTATCAGCCAGTAACCGCGTCAACGTTCCTCTGCACCAACTTCTACCCTGCGTGGGTCGAGTTCAGTGGGTCGCTAGGATATGGTGCTGCTATCAATGTGCTATCGCGCATCGTTCCTAAAGTACGACTGCCTGCACTTGATAACCGTTTCGCTGCAACTGTCGGCAAATACAATGAGAGCGTAGCTACAACTATCCTCGCACATAAGATGGGGACTATTCAGACTCAGTTCTCCATCAATACCAGTCTGTACCTGAGTCCTCAGTACAACCTGACAGAAGCTGGCAACTGGTTGATTGCTGAATATGACTTCGGCGCTGAGATGGAACTCAAAGGGCTGGTGGGCGTATCTATCGGTTCTACGGTAAGTAGCCTGATGGTGCTCGGCACTGCGAATACTTTCCTGCAGGCCTATGTTGATGGTCAGTGGGTTGATGCAGTTGACTGTTACACGAACGTCCGCACAACCACCAACTGGTCACCAGTAGCGTACAACCTGCCGGTGTCTATCAAAGCGCAGAAGTGGCGTCTGGTGAACAAGACTACCGCATGGCCGTGGTCTACTACAGGCCACTATCCGTTTAGCTTGCAGTTCTATGGCAACTACACAGGAACGAAGCCTCGCACGTTGGGCAAGTACAAGCACATGTCTCTGCTCACACTCATGGCAAACAGTAGTTATGCTAACAGCACCCAGTGGCACTTCAACTGGCCTGCCGCAGAAGCAACGGTTGCCGGACGTTACTTCGGTATGACACATCTGACCGTCACTGACGATCTCAAGCTCGCTGCAAGCAACGATATCGTGATGCCAGATACGACATACAGCATTGCGTTAGGTGAAGCGCCTGTGCCAACGTTCCGCATTAAGCAAGATGCACTCGTAGGGAGGGGCGTATGATTAGCAACAAAGGTATCTCTCTTGCCCAGATGAACGCTGCATTCCCTGCAACTGCTCTGGCTGCTAACACGTTGCACATTGCTCTGTTCAAAGGCACTGCTCCTAAGATCAGTAAAGCACTTGATCTCATGGCTCCAGGTGCTGTTAACAGTCTGCTTACATGGAGTACGGTGGCAGCTAATCTTGGCTTGACGTCTACAGACTTCCTTGGTGTGTTGGCGTCTGCTGCAATCACTCCAGTCGTGAACGTCACTGCTCGTACTGTTACACTACCTCTTTCTGGACAGGCCGCTACGTTGATCGGTGCTGCTGACGGTACGCCTACGTTCTATGTTGCGCGTATTCTTCCGGCTAACGCATCAAACAACTGGGCAGGATTCAGCTACAGCGCAAGCCTTACTGGTCCGTTCTGGATCGGCAGTGTCGGTGCTCAAGGGTCTGACGCAGAACTACAGTTCATCGGTGGTACGATTAAGACAGGTCAAGCATATCGCTTCCTCGATCTTACCATTCAACTGTAAGACACACGTGGTGGCTTCGGCTGCCACGTCATTAATTTGAACTGTCTTTAAACCAAGGGCATGTATATGAAAATCCTACCTATCTATCAGAACACGCCGGTCATTATGTACGGTGCCTTTATGGAAGGGAATCTTCCTAACCCTGTTAACTACGACATTCAGACTCTGCTGAACAACATGGTGTCAGGTCGTATGTGTACGCAGCAGCCTCTTGGTGCAAGTCTACAGCAAATTCAACCGGCTGTAGCACCTAACTATCAGGTCTCTCCTGCTCCGGCATGGACTACTGCACAAGGCTTCCGTGGTAAACGCGTTCTGCCTAAAGTGACGTTCGCTTCCTACAGCACTGTGTATCAAGACGTAGCAGCTAACCTGTCTATCTTCGGTCTGCAACTGGACATGCTGTACGCTACTATCCTGATGCACCGTGTTGCTTCGACTTCAAGTGCTACGCTGCAACCGTGCGCTAGTCCTTCAACGAACGCATCTGTGCCTGTGGTAAAACAAGCGAACGCAGACGGTACATGGACTCTGGCTGAGTATGACTTCGGTGCGGAGGTCGTTATTAACTCTCTGGCGGGCATCACTCTCACAACTGCTGGGAACAACCTGTTTGCCAACACCGCTGCAAACTTACCTTTCCTGCAAGTGCAGCAGGGTAGCTCGTGGGTAGACGTGACCAACCTGCAAACGAACCTGTTCCAAACCTCAGTAGCTACTGAGAAGTTCTATCAATTGCCGTCTACTGTTCAGGGTCGTCGCTTCCGTATCGTGTCTAAAGCTGTAGCGAACCCATTCCCTCTGGGTATCGGTACTTATGCGCTGCACTTCTACGGCGATTACGCTGCTGGTACTGCACCGCGTACGTTGGGCAAAATCCAACATGCAGTTATGTTCCCTCTGCTGTGGGGTACAAGCTACAACGCAACTGCAATCTCTACAGGTCTTGTCGCGCAGTCTTACGGCCGCATCTTCCCGCACTACGGCCTGACAGTTACAGACGATCTGAAACAGTCTGCTAGCTTTGACCTTGTGTTGAATGACGCAACTGTGTACCCTGGACAGGAACAAGCTGTAGGCTCGTTCAATGTGACCTTTAAACCTGTCGTGCTGGAGGTATACTAAGATGCGCGTTTCTAAAGCCTTTAACTCGCTGCAAGGAATGATTGCACTCAACTGGCGCTTAGTCCCAGGGTCTGCTGCCTCTGCAAACACCGTGCATATCGCTCTGTTCTCCGGTACGCCACCGACTGATGATCAGTTACAAGCGATGCTGTCTACGACTAACACGATGTTCACGTGGTCCGCTGCTGCTCTCTCCTCATTTGCAACGCAATCGAACTTCCTCGGTGATGCCACACTGTCTTCGTTTGTACCGAACATGGACTACGATAACAACATCATCAACCTGCCGTTCAGCAGCCAGCCGAACACGATGACTATCGCAACAAGCGGTACGCCAACGTGGTTCCTGATGCGTGTGACTTCTGTTGCTTCTGCCGGTGATTCATGGACAAACTTCGTTGCGGGCACTAACTGTTATGCACTCATGACAGGTACTGTCGGTGATGAGAACTCAACTGCCGACCTGCGTATTCTCGGTGGTACTGTTACTGCCGGTCAGCCTGTACGTGTAGCTGATATGCGTATCAAACTCTAAGGAGGCATTATGTTAGTCTCTGAAAAGCAAGCGCTGTATCAATTGCTACAGACTGCCGGTACTACGACAAACTCAAGCGGCTGGGCAGCGTTCTTCCGCAACGGTAGTAGCGCGAACGTGCCCAAGTCACTCACTGACTTGATTGCGACTTCTCGCTGCGCTGTTGAACTCAAGTACCAGAACCAGACTGCTGATGCGAACGGTATTCTCTGCCGTCTGTATTCTCGCGTTCGCAGTCTGATGCCGATTGGCGGGTACGGTCAGGGCCGCATGGCATTCGATGCTACGAACAAACAGGCTGTTGCAACGTTTGCTGTCTACCCTGAATACTCTCGCTATATCCCGTCACCCGGTTGGAGCAAAACTCCTCAGCAGGTACTGGCGAACTTAGCAGCCTGTTCTGATATCACTACTGGTGTCGCTCCATCTTATGATGCGAATGATATCGTCGAGTACGACTATGGACGCACCCTGCGTTTTCGTTCGTTCTTCGTGCCGAATGCTACGCCTATCAATACAGGCAACATTCGCCTTGAGTATCAGGACCCTACAACGTTAGTGTGGACACGCATCACTGTTGTCACTGGCATCAACGATGTGGATATCACTGCGCGTAAGCTCCGACTGAGCATGAACGGTACGTCTACCAATAACCAGTTGGCATTCACGCCTTATGCAGAACGAGCGAGCGATTTCGTCACAGCCGCATTCACGCATGTTGTGCTTGTGCCTCTGACTCTGAGCATTCCTTCCGGTACTGCTCAATATCTCAGTCAGGTGCAGGACGATTACTACGGGCTTGTGCTTGATGTTGGCACTGACCTTGTGCTCGGCGTATCGTCTATCGGTCAGTACGGTCAGATGGCTACTTCTGATTTTACCGTTCGTATCGTGGATAACATCCTGGAGGGTGTGTGATATGAAAATGCTTCCCTCTACTGCGAACGCAATGATGCGTAACGCATTCAGCAGCTTGGTGTCTGCGGCTATTCCTACGAACTACACTACTGTTGCGAACTCAATCCTGTTCTATACAGGTACGATGCCGACTAAAGCAGAAGTTCAGGCACTGCTTGCCGAAGCTACCCAGCTTGCTGGTGGTAACGCATTGTACACGCGTATCTCTCCGTTGCTTAATGCCCACGCTGCTGATTACGTTGGCGGTGTGGCAGGTAACAAGGCTGCGATGACGCTCAATGCGAACAACGTGCCTGTGCTTCTTGCGTCTGCTATGAACATGAAGGCCGCTGCTGGTAACACTGACTATCGTTCGAGTTACTTCCTCAAAGACGCTACGCCTACTTGGTGTATCGTCGCTTGCGCATATTCGAATACGCTCAACTTGCAGACAGGCACCAACGATGCAGGCTGTGCGTTCCTCGCAATATGTTCTGTTGGGGATGAGAACTCGAACGCAGACCTCAGACTGAAAGGCGGCAAGGTGTATGCGAATAGCAGCACCCCTACTGACCAGTCGAAAGCAGTGATTATCAACGACCTTGTTTTGAAATTCGTTTGATAATTTAGACGAGTACAAAATAAGAGGATGGTATCATGCAAGTATCTGTAGCTCTGACAGCGCAGCAGTACGTTAGCGTTAGCGCTGAGAAGTCATTCCTTCAACAGGAATACGTGACCGCATACGAAGCAATGTGCGAGAAGTATGGCGTGGCACAACCGTTTGAACTGGACGATGACCGCCTGAGAGAGTTCTTCTCTGAACTTTCCTCATCGTGGAAAACGCGCAAACGGGAACTGTATCAAGCTGGGCAGATTACCGCTGAACAGCTTTGATCTATAGGGAGGGCTTCGGCTCTCCCTTTTCTTTTGTCTAATAGGGAGTATTAACATGGGTGATGTATTATCACAAATGCCAACGATTCAAATCGTAGCCTTCTTTCTTTCATACGTTGGCGGCGTCTTGATGAACTATGTAGTCAAGACTAAGCGAGAAGGCCTGAACTGGAAAGAGTATTGGACGCTGAATCCAATCTCGTCCATAGCCGCAGTGTTCGTGTCTACCGGTATGTTCATCGGTTTACTGATGAACGGTCAGACCGATCATTTAACCTACTTCTCTTTGGCATTCACGGTTGAGAATCTCGTCAACTTGCAGACGACCAAAGCGCAGAAGCAGGCTGACGACAAAGCCGAATAGCGGGAGTGCGTGATTATGTCAAAGGCTATTGAGTTGTTTAGAAAATACTGGAAGGTTTTCGCATCTGTTGTTGTGTTGGTAGTAGCGGCGTTGTTGTTCCGTCGTCCTAAGACTAGCCCATCGACCGTTACAGGTGAGCAGAAAGCCGCTGAGAATACGCGTGAAGCAGCAATCGAGAACCAAGTCCAAGACAGCAAGACTGTCAACGAGGCGGTGAAAGACCTGAACACGCGGAAGCCTGAGACTGATGTTAAGCCTCCGTCCGTAGATGACAGCATGGATGAGCTGGTAGACAGGTATAATAAGCTATGAAAATAATCACGTTACTCCTGTGTTTGCTCGTCTGTGGTTGCAGCTCCTTGTCGAGCATCGACGCACAAAAGAAAACAACCATGCAGGACATTCAGCAGATTAATCGTGTTGAGTGGGAAAAGGAAAGCGTTCCTGCTAAGCCTAGTGTTGCTGTCAAAGTAGTAGACGACAAGAAGGTAGCTGTGCTCGATAACAAGGGGATGGTTGATCTGATAAATCTTTATCAGGCAGGGAAAGAGCGCACCGAAGAACGAAACAAGTTACTCGATGTGCTTAATCTGACTATTGATGAACGCAACAAGCTATTGCGTTTGGCTCAAGCCGAAGAGGTGAGGGCTAATGGACTTTCTGATGATCTTGCAGCAGAGCGTAAAGCACGTATTGAAGATCAGAAGTCAGCAGATTTTCAGTTGTGGTTAACACGCATTGCAGCGGCAATCGGAATAGGACTGGCGTTGTAAATAAAAAGGGCGGCCCTCGTAATTGAGAGTCGCCCTTTTGTCGTTTCTACAGCAAATTTTACAGACGTTCGTTAAGCAGTTCAGTCAGACCGTCGATGCGTCGGGTCAGATATTCCAGCATTTCGTCAACGCAGTGAACAACGTCAAGCTGAGACAGGTCAGAGATCGTTACGGTGATTTCACCAATCTCTTCTGGTGTTACGCCCAGCAGAGTGTTACCGGCATGACTCAGGTCAGCCTGAATGTTGTTGTATACGGTCAGCAGGTCGAGTGCCAAGCTATACACGTTTTCATCACCGCGACCAAGCATGTCGCCAGACTGAGCACGACGTGCCATATCGCCTTCAGGGAACAGCAGGCCCATCAGGTACTGCGCCAGAACGATCATCGGTGCTGCGTGATAGCCGACAACTTTTAACGGCGCCTGAGTACGTGACTGCGTGTACGCATTGCACAGGTACTGCGACAGGCCTTCGATGTAGAAGTACGGTTCTTCCAGCTCGTCTTCTGCACGAATAACATTATCACGATCAGAGATGCACTCGCCGGAGAAGCGATCCATGATACGTGCGCGTAAATCTGCCGGACATGAGTTGTCGATAGCACCGAACTCATACAGAGCATTGGTCAGATGCGCAACGCTATCCATCAGGTTAACAGAGCGACGAGCTACGCGCTGGCCGATAGGGATTTCAGTTTGGTCTTCGTTACTTTCTATTGACGGTGGAATCGCAGAAGGCTCACCGCCAATTGGACCGCCAGCACAGCCTCCAGCAACACCTGTTGCGCCTTCATGGAAACCGCGGTAAGAAGCGATACGTGCTGCACTACGGTCAGTACCAATAGTGTCAGCGTGTTGGAACGATTTGGTCTGGCCACGTGCAGGCGCAACTGCCTGTGCGTTCAGCTTACGGACGCGTTCATCTTCCCACTCTTTGTGGGCTTGCTGTTCACCATCGTCCAGGTAACGACGAGTGAACTTGCCCTTAGCGCCACGCTCTACAATATACGGCTGGCGCTCATCGTCAAATTTGACAGCGGTAAAGTCGATCATTGCTCAGTTTCTCCCAGGATGTTTGCGGCCAGGTCCGCGTTGATGCGATGCAGAACGCCGATAGTGTCTTCGACGTGATCTGCCAGATTGCTAACACACGCGTGAACGCTATCCGTCACACGCGAGCCACGCGAGATTGATTCGGGACCTTCACCTACGAACGAGGCGCCCACGTCGTTTGCGTTACGCTGAATAATCAGCAGACGTTCGATCAGTGCTTCGCAGTCGTTGTAGATGGAGCGACCGTATGCAGTGCGCAGGATAGGACCGCTTGGTTGCTTATCTGCGTCTTCGCCTTCTTCATCGTCCGTTGGATCTTCACGATCATAAATGGACGCAATCAGAAGCTGACCGGCGCGTGTGGTAGCGTAGTTCAGATCTTCGTTCAGAATACGAAGAATGTTTTCGTGCTGACCAGCGCCTTCTTTGTTTTTGTCTTCTGCTGCCGGTGGCGCAGAGTATACGCCCATGCGGGTAAGCGTATCGGTTAGAGAAGATACGGCGTAGTGCAGTGAGTCGATGCGGCTATACAGAGCACCCGCCAGCGATTGGCCTTTGCATGGTACGGCTGTACGCAGTTCCGGAGCAGGAACAGACGAAGCAACAGCGCCATTATAAACGGGAGCAGTCACACGTTTACCCGCAGCAGGAAGCGTATCACCGCTAGCACCGCCTTTACGAACTTTAGATACCATTACTTTTTCCTTTCTATCGAGAAGTTAGAGACAGTTAACTTTAGCAGTCAGTATTTACAGATTTACGAGACTGCGATAGGCGCGAAGATTCTTCTGGTCAAGACCGTGATTCCACGGACGTGAGATGAAGCGTATGATTCGCGTCATGTTGTATTTGTAGTTAACACCAGGCGCAAAACTGTCAGGCGCAACGAATACCATCTGACCGCCGATGAATGCGAAACGCGCAGCACCGTTTTTGTCATTCAGACCATTTGCGTAGAAGTGCTCGTACACAAACGACGAGATTGCCTGACGTTGCGGTTCACGCACATAGGCTTCAACGACACCCATGAAGTCTGCCACTGTCAGGCTTTCATCGAAGTCAATTGTCCATTCGTCAGGCATACGCAAATCAGTTTTGCCGGACACTGTATCGTGATTGATCAGGAACGTGCGCAGTTGACGCAACGGGCCGTAGTACATCTCGTTCTCTACACGCTGAGTCATCTCGGTCAGGAGAGTGGTGTAGTTCAGCGTCGGACCAAGCAGAACATGACCGAGCATGTATGAGATAGCGTGTTTGTTTTCGTGCAAATACTTAGGCGTATAGCACCAACTACCGTTAAGTGCAACCAGCCCAAGCGACTCAACGTTACGCATGTTTATCTGACTGCGTTCGTGTAGCTCTTGGACTGTATCGAGAATCTCGATGTTACCTTCGAGTATCTGTTTGAAGATCAGATCACTCGTGTTCGGCAGTGGGCTGCCTATTTGCATCTCTGATAATGGACTCGCCATTTACTTTACCTTCTGCAACGAGTTTGTTGAGTTCAGTGCGTAGTCTACGGCTCAATGACTTCGCAGTGTTGTCTTTAGGCAAGAGATCGTCCATGCCATTAACATCCGCCCACGTCAAATGACGACGGTAGATATCGTGGCACATACAGGACTGATTTCTGCCGTGAATGCGATTGCCTCCGGTACGCTTAGGTCCGTAGTAAACAGTTTCCACTGAGCCTACCGCTGTACCGTCTTCGACATTAACAATCATCTCATGGACGATTGTCTCCGTCCGTATCAACCAGTCTTTTATACTCATGGCCATTCCCCTGAGCAAGTTCCGCATCCACAACACGGCTGATACATTCACCTGCTGGTGTACGTTCATTATTCAGCACATCAAGAAAAACTCTTGTGCGCGTTGATACCGCATCGAGTGGAGACTGCGGTAGAGATGGTGACTTGCTCAACGACCGCGACCTTTGAAGTTCTGGCGTTGAGGCTTCGCGTTAAAACGCTGGTGGCCTGAATGTCTGCCTACACGATTGTGCGACTGACGTACAGCTTTCAGATTAGGGTCAGGCTCTTTACGCACACGAGGCGTATCGAGTTCGAAGAAGCCTGTGAGTTGTTCTCTCCGCAGCATCTTTGCACTGATAGCCTGCGTAGCTTCAATCAGACCAGACTCTTTCACTTCGTAGCCTGACTCACGCGCAAGGTGACGCGCCAGCTCTGTATCATGACCGTTAAGCACTAACACGATCTTTTTGTCACGCGCATAGGCAGAGATATCAGCCATAGCTCGCAGCGTCTTACCGCCAACCTGCTTCTCACTGTCAAGCATAAGCGCAAGCAAGATAACGAAACGCGGCTCAAGCGTGTTGCCCTCTTCGAAGACAGCATCAGGCAGAGAGTGCTCGAACTGAGCATCCGCCTGTTGTTGCTCATGCTGTTCACGCAGCGGTTCGATGATCGCATTACCCTGATCTAAAAACGGAGCGATCTCTGCATGACTGAGAGTGTGCGCCGTAGGGTCTTCATGGCTTTCGTGCGCAAGTCGCGCAGCTTCAATGTAGGCACGTCCCCTCCAATATGCTTCAACGTCTTTAGCGGTTAACTCAACGGGCTGCCCAGCAACGCTCTGCATCTTGGCCTCCCTCAACAAGAATCTCAGCAGGTACAACGTTTTCAGCAACGATTGCTTCGGAGCTTTCGCCTACAAAGAATACATCGTCACCACGACGAACCAATTGCCACACACGCACTGGCTCAAGGTTCATTGCTTGCTGCAAATGCTCAGGCAGGTGCGTACCGACAGTTGCAGCATACGTGCGGGTATCACCCACTTCGTACACGGCGAAAGTCTGTGGTACGGCTTCTTTGACGCACACGCTATTCGGCGTAGCGCTTTTCATCAGCATAATGCTTTTATGAAAGCGGCGTTCAGCAAACTCTTGCTCGTTCACTACGTTCTCAAACAGGTGCAGAGATAAGGCGGCCATGATTCTTCCTCATGTGAATAGTAAGGCGATGCGCAAGCAACTGATCAAAGTGTGTCATGTTCATGTTGCGCATATCGCGTAGTGTATTGGTTGCTACTGTCAGGACTTCATGATCGTCGCAGATAGGCATGTAAATAAAGCCGTCAGTCCACTCAACAAGTGCGAACCACTCAGGCTCTTTTCGAGTGATTTTATCACACTTCATCCTCACTCGCAGATGACGTTTGCGAAAGCCCCACCAGCTTGTTTCACTGACAGTCAAAACTGCATTAGCGTGTTTGTTTTTGATTTCCATATTCTCAACCAACACGCTACGAGTTTTAAACGGCGGCAGTTTCAGTTCCATGATTATCACCGATGCGCAGAGTGTAGCCGTTGTAGTTCTGGGCTTCCGCCAGTGCGTTGTGGAAGTGGATTAACAGGCTGTCCGGGCATTCGCGTTCCAGACGCTGCATGTACTCCAGACAGTAGATGCGATGACCGTCAGACATTTTATTATAGATATCGGACAGTAGTTGCAGCACTGCGGCACGAACGTCACCCTGAGCGCGAGTGAACATGCGGATCATGAAGAACTTCTCTGCGATGTAACGCGCAGCATACGACGGGTCCAGCTCATACACGTCTTTGCAGTTGTCGTAGCAGTCGCCGCATTTCAGCGTTTGTGCCTGATGGCTGGCTTGCAGCAGTTTGATGACGTTGCCCCAGAACTTCTCAACGCGCGGCGTACCTTCAGGGTATTCGTTGTTGGTTACTTCAAGTACCAGATCAGCAACCTGAGTGCCGACAGTCAGTTCCAACGTACCGTGCGTAACGCCTGTGTCTTCGATAACATCGTGACAGATAGCGCCAGCTTCGATCAGTTCACCCACGTTAAATTGCGACAACCAATGTGCAACACGCAGCGGGTGATTGATGTAAGGCTCGTTAGTGTACTTGCGTACTTGGCCGTGATGAGCTTGTGTAGCGACAAGACGTGCAATGTTAGTAAGCATGTTGTACCCACGGGTAGAGGTTATAGAGATCACCACGCACGTATTTGATCTGGGCATGGTTGTTGACTACGCGAATTTCGTAGTAGGTTTCGGTAGGCGTTTGTGGTTCATCGGACCACATGTTCACGCGGTCATCATGAATGTTATACAGATCGTCTTCGCCTCGCATGATACCGATAACGTCATCACGATGGTCGATATACGGCTCAAGCCAGTTGATGAAACCAACAAGACGGTCTGTACCCTGAGAACGACGCGAGAAGTTTGAGCAGGTGCGAATGCAGGTAACTACACCGGAACCGTGAATGAAGTTTCTGTCAGGAACAACGCTAGCGAAGCCTTCGCTGTCACGACAACCCAACGCTGCACTTACGTCAATGCCCAGATGCAGAAAATCGTCAAAGCCGTGCGGGTTATTGTGCCACTGCTTCAACATGCTGATAACTTCTTTAGGCGTATCTGCCTTGAGTCGGATATTCCACTCAACAACGAAAGAGTAACTCATTATTATTCGTCCTCGTCTTCATCTTCTTCGTCTTCACGGAGCACTTGACCATTATCTTTGGCCTGTTCCATGAGTGCTTTCAATTCGTCGGTACGGTCCAGGGCGCGGAGCACATCAGGCACGTACTCAAACGCCTGCGCTTTTTCTTCAACCAGATACTGAGCCGCGTCAATATCACGCATGATGCTCAGGAGACGATCTACAACAGGCTTGCCGCTATTGTCAAAATGACCAAGGCCAAACTGTTGGGCCTCTGTAGCAAGCACGGCAGCCTCAGAACACTTCTGAGAAAACATGGATAGCGCGAACTGCAATTCAGTCATTGCCATAATATGGTCCTTATTCTAGGTATAGTGATCTTACGCTATATTTACAGATTCAGCATAGCCCGTGTTTCGTTGACTACGCTCATTGTATCAAGCATGGCTTGCCTGTGGTTAGCAAGCTCTACGCGCAGTCTCTCCATACTGGTTTTGAGATTGCGTAGTTTATTACGGCCTGTCATTGCAGGGTAGAAGCGAATCTTGTCTGTGCATGAGCCAAGCTCGAAATACACGGTGGACTCTTTCTCTGCCACTGAGTAGCAGTAGGCCACGCTGCCCGTAGCACCTGTTTCTATCGGGTTCAACCACTCACGGCGACGACCAGTATTTGTCGTACCAAGCAGATCCATGAACTCGTTCAGGCAGTCGATGATTAACGTTAGCTTGTCGATGTAGAGCTGGTCGCAGTTATGGCGAATCTGCTCTGTGGCATCGAGCGTGTGGATGACGAGATGTGCTGCACCCCACGCGACTGCAAACTGTCCATAAGCAAGGCCACTGCATGGGCTGACATATACTTCCCAATTCATGGCCCGCATTGAGGGACTACTTGCGAGAAACTTTCTTCCTGTCTTTTTGACGATTGGCTTTAGCTGCTGCACGACGGCGTTTCCTGTATGTACGTTTGATACGTTCATATTTACAGTTTAGCTGATACGCCCATTCTGCTGCTCTGACCAACGCGTCACCATGACAACGCTTAGGGCTGCACCAACAACCCAACCGTTTACCGTACAGTTCAAGCAAATGCCTCAATAGAATCTCACCACTGAGTATCTTCTTCCACAAATCTTCCTCATGTTCGTCGCACACTCGGTTGCGTTCTGCGACTGTCTCCCGCTTCATGTAGAACTTGTTGCCCCACTTAGTCTCACGGTCGATGCGCACGTCATAGTCTTTGTTTCCATTGCGCATACTGACTACACGCGTCTTAGGTGCAAACGGTAGCATGATGTTCCTCGTTTCGAAAGTAAAACACAAAAAGGGCGACCATTAGGCCACCCTTTGTTTATCTGCCACGCATAGCGCTCACAACATCGTAATCATCTTTCGTTGGAGAGTAGCCGTAGAGAAACACGACGTAGGCAACTGGACATATACCCGTCGTGAAGACTGAGAATCCACGGACTACAATCTGCCGCACGAAATACACGTCATTGCGATCTTCATTAACCAGTTGTGCAGGCAGAACTTTACCATTATGTACAACCAGTATGGGTCTCACCGTGAGTGTACCACCTTTCCGTTGTTGACGCAGTACGGCGTGTTGAAGAAACTGAGAGCGCCTTTGAATCGAATAGGCTCAACTGCATGACAGTCTTTCAACTGCAACCCTACAGGCCCGAAGAAAAATGGATCGTCAGACTGAGTGACAGTGCCACACAGCGAAGCGTAGCCGACGATTGCACCGAGAGTGAAGTCTGCTTTATGCGGCAGAGCAATACCAAGCTTGGTGCAGATAGCTAACGCTGCTTCCATGTCGTCATCACTCGGTCGCTTCGAGCTTGCATGAATGAGGAAACGTCCGCGCTTCTTTGTGTCCCACGTACGGTTCTCAATCTTCTTGTGGCCTTGAACGATCAGCCACGCCCACGGTTGACGGATAGAAAGAGCTTTCATTCGCACTTCTCCCCTTCTTTCATCACGCGATACGACTGAGGCAACTCTTCTGGTGTTTCGAAGATGCGATCAACCATAGCGTATGATTCCCAGCCGTCTGACAGCGCGTGATATTTCAAGCGCAGTTGATTGTCAGACGCTACGCCGATAATGACAATAGGGTAGATTACCCTGTGCTGGTGGTCAACGAGGAAACGCACAGGCTCACGCTGCGAACTTAGACGACGAGCTTTCTTCACCAGACGACGGCGTTCTGCTTTCGCCATGCGCTCGTTCTTTTGCTGCTGCTCGAACTGCGGGCGTAGATGCACATTGAAGTGCCGTGCGTGTTTTTCGATATCCCGCATTGTTTTCCCAAAGAAACCTTCACCGCAATCTGCTTCACCGCACTTAGCGTAACCCACAAGTGTGCGATACATTTCAATGTCCAAGACAACGATGTTTGGATTATCGTTCTTGGGCTGCTTCTGTTTCTTTTCCATATTTTTCTCGGTATATGTTGTTCGTGCGATCAGTTTACAGATACTGACTTGACCTTGAAGTCTTTGCCGTCGAAATCAAGTTCAGGTAGTTCGCGGTACTTACGGCGCATCGCATCACGCCAGTCACTGATACCAGTGTGACATTCGTATGGCGTCATGATCTTACCGTTGTGTATGTTCAAGCGATTCTCATAACCGAGAGCGCGAGTACGCACATACTCAACTGCTTCTGCTGTTTGCGGTAAGTCTGCGCCACACCAGTCGTACACGTCAGTGCAGGCGCGCATCATCGCTTCGTGTTGACGGAGCTTGCGCTTGTTCTTGTCAGAGATAAGCATCAAGCCTATCCAGTTGAGAAAACGTTTAATCACAGGAACCTCCTCCACCGCCGTCGCTTGAACCGCCACCATCAGACGGGCTATCGTACCCACCATGACTAGGCGTGTGATGAGTATTACGGCAGTCATCGTCGTAAGAGACAATCGGTGATGGTGCTACGAACGTCTGGCGCATCATCATTGCCATTGCCAGATCGTCTGTTGCTGCTCGACTGGACGCATGTTGATTGACCGTCATGCCACGATTCAACGGCTTAGGTCGATCAGCACTTCGTTGCGTCTGATAACGCCGTGTAGGGAAGTCTACTACCTTTGGATCATCTTCCCTACGAATCGGTTGATACCCTGGATGCAGCGCTCGACGCAGTTGTTCATCGTCACGACGAATCTCAGCGGCCAAAGAGTTATCGTGCTTCACGCCCGCAACAACGTCCAGCTTTTCTTCAAAGGTTTTCTTTGGCTGGGTCTTCGAGCGAGCAAACCACGCTAATAGTCTTTTGATCATCTTCTTCTCCGAGAATGAGTTTACGCAGCGGTTGACCTGTGATGATAACATCAATGGTCAGAATGTTGTTGTCGATGTTGTATTGCGGGTTATTTGATTCGTCGCACACAACACGCACACCACTCTCAGGTTTATCGTTAAAGGCGCGCATTACACCGTTAACGATATCTCGTGCATGACTACGCCACGCATCTTCGCTGATATCGAGTCCATCAGTCGCGTTTTCGTTTATACGCTTCGTGACGTAATCGACCATCTGTTTGACTACAGGCTTATGTTGTTCCACAGTCACCTCAACTTACGCTGGACGCAGTTCGTTCTTAACGCGAGTAAACACTTCCCAGCACAACTCGCCGTACGCTTTATCTGAGTCTTCGTGCAAGTCAACGTACTGGCCGCGCTCTGGATGCTCAAACACTTTATACTTGACGTTATCCGTCAGGTAGATGTACGAGAAGTGATAGAGTGTAGTGGTTAGATTGCGGAAACGCCCGTTCTCATACACGTTACTCAATACCGCAAAGTGATGACGTTCTTCTTCTGTGGCGTTTATATGTGGAGGCTCAGGTTGTACCCAGAAGATGTGCGATGGTTCGAGATCACCTTGCGCCGACAGGAACTCACGTAGTTCCTTGTTGACTGTACTGAACATTGTTCTCGTCGAAGGGAATTCACCATCGTATTTGCTGAGATCAACTTCGGGTATCATCATTGGTCCGTAGCGCTCATCTGTTTTGATTATGAACGGACACTTCGTTACTACCGAGATAAGAGCCATGCGGGACAGATTCAGGAAGTTATAGGTCTGACCGCCATTAAAGCCAGGGAAGACGATACGAACTCCATCTTCCTTGTCAGATACTGCAAAGCCATTCTTCTCTGCTTCGCTTTTCATCTCGTTAATGAGATTGACTACAGCAGCCGTTGCCAGTTGTACATGCTCAAGATTCATATCGGTACTCTCTTTGTTTGTGTGTCTGATATTTACAGAATTTAGATACAAAAATGGGCGACCGAAGTCACCCATATTTAGTTACTTAGAACGAGGTTCAGCGCTCTGGTTCTCAGTCAGGCCAGAAACACGACCGCTAACAGAGCCAAGAGCACGGAAGTTTTCCAGGCGTTTGTCCTGTTCACGGATGTACTGCCCCAGGAAGTTACGAGCCGCTTGCTTGTTGTTATCGCCGCAGAAAATACCCAACAGGTGCGCTTCATAAGCCGCATCAAACAGATCGTTTGAGATTGGCATGTTGGTCTGCGTAGCTGGTTCAATGCTGATCGATTTAGCAGTGATAGTCAGCTCCGCATCGCAGTCGATAGCGATAGTACCGTTGCCTTTGACTGTAAGAGTGGCGTCACCCTTTTCTTCGTCGAGCACAGTCTCTGGCCAACCGCCTACAGGTTTCAGGTAAATGCTGTCGATGTTGCTCAGAGTGTCACGCACCAGACGACCGCCATTAACACGACCGTCATTGTAATAGGCACGTTGAATGCTCACTTCGTACAACACTTTACCTTCAACGTAAGTCACACCAGTAACGACTACAGGGATGTTGAACTTATCCTGTTCGCCTTCGCTTTCAAGGTCGATATCGACTTCTACAAGCTGGCCTGGGATAAAGCTCGCGTCACCCATAGCTGCACAATCAGTGCGCTCGAACTTACCAACGTGCCCGATATGATCGATGTATTGACGGTCAAGAATCGGCTTTAAATCTTGCGCAATGAAACCGTCAACAGGACGACCCTGATGCAGGAACGCTTCTGGCGATGCTTCCGTACCTTCGTTAACGAACAACGACACACGGTACAGACGCTGACGTCCGTAGAACATCACACCTTCGATCACGCCGTACGGTACTTTGTTCTGCCCAAAGCTATCGAGAACCAGAATAGCACTCTCACCGATTGCGAACGCGCTGCTATAAGACACATGTTGCTTAGTCATAGTACATACCTTTTAGGTAGAGGGTGTAGTCGAGTTTACGCTACACACCGAATGCCAATTACTTGGCGGGAGTTTCAACAGGCCAGTCAACAACTGGCGGGTTGGTGTAAAACTTTGTATCAACAAGACGGACGTGATAATCTGCGTAAGGCAGACCACAAGCTGAATCACGCAACAACAAGAGAGCGGCAGAAAGGCGCTCGTAGTTTCTTTTATCACGTTCAGGGTGCATCGGTACTGAGTGGGCAACGCCACCGCCAATCAAATCAATGTTAACGCGACATACGGTAACGATGCTTCCGTCTGCTTTGTTGACACCTTCACCCTGTGCCACAGTCACTTCGCGTATCTCGTCCAGATGGAACTGGAACGAAGACAGATACTCACCGCGAACGAAACGAATAAAACCACGATGGTGCTCAAAGCCAAACTCTTTCAGAATACCAATTGCTTCTTGGCGCTTGCTCATTAGCCACGATCCTTAATAAAACGTTGCCACTTCATTTCAAAATGCGTGAAGACAGCGGCGCATACTATGCCAATGCGCTCGCACCATTCAGGAGATACTTCCACTGTAGATAACGAGTACGCTACCAGAATCCATGTAGCGAAGAAGATTATCGGGTAGCGTATCATGTTACTTATCCGCTGAGTGGGTAACTGTTTCGTTCCAACCGTGCAGCGTGTAGACGTTGTTGCACAGGTCAGTGTCGTAGACGCACTGCTCGTCCGCATCATAGCGCAGGACAGTTGGGTTGCCTGGGTACTTAACATCGACCGCCTCGGTAATGAGGATAGTCTTTCTGTTGTGCTCTTTCTTGTCAGTCTCAAGTACCTGACAGGCAATCGTGTCTTTGCGATCAATCCAGAACACAGACGCAACTGAAAGCGGCGTATCACGCTGTTTGTCGATGATACGAATCGTCACGTCTTCATCGGAGAACATGCGCTCCAGACGTTTCAGAATGCCCAGGTCAGTGTAGAGACAGTGGGCAGCCTTGATGTATTCATCGGTAGGAAGAACGTCAGCGCCGGACGGACCCTGCGTGAAGATCTTCGTGTTGAGAAGCGCCTGTAATCCGGCCAGCTTGTTGTAGATATAGACGTCTTGAATACCAGACGCTTTTACTTTGATGCTGCGACATTGCAACTGACCGTTCTGGACGAAAGCGATCATTGCACCACGAGTGATTGTATATGACATTTGAAATTCTCCGGACGTCCTTGTCCACGGTTATTAAGACTTGAACACTGCAAAGTCTCTGAGGTAATACCACGCAATGCCGATGCACAGCACTACGCCTAAAACGACACCTAAGCCTAAGCCAGCCCAGAACATAACGCGCCCTTACTTAAAGATATCGCCGGGCTTCTTCTTACGCTTCTTCGCATACGGCAGAAGAATGTGCTCGATGAAAGCCTTAGATGCAGCGTGTGTCATTGCTGGCACACAGATACGACCAAGACGTTCCCATTGTTCTTCAAACTCACCCATCAGCTTATAGTCAGACGGCAGTCCAGAGATAACTTTGAGTTCGTCAATGGTCAGCTTACGGCGATGACCTTTGTTGTCTTCGATAAAGCCAGCAGACGAGAATCGCGCAGTCTCATACGCAATCGCATCAGCAGCAGTAATCGTAGGCATCGGACCGTTAACAGCAGGCAGATATTTGATCAGGTCACGCTGCGTTGTTTTGTATCGCATGATGTGCGGTAACGCATCACCGAGAAACGCTTGCGTCTCGCACGGGATAACATCAGGCACAGCGGTCTGAGCAGACTTATAGCCGAGTGCGTGGGCAACGTCTTTACGTACACCCATGAAGATGATACGTTCACGCGATTGCGGTACACCCAGCCAGCAAGCATTCAACATCGGAGCACGAACATAATAACCTAATCTGTCGAAGTGCTTCATGATTTCGACAAAGTACCCTTTAGAGGTACCCTTGATTAAGCCGCTGACGTTTTCCGCAGTGAACACTTTTGGCTCCATGCCTTGAAGCATACGGCAATACTGATCGAACAGGTCATCAACCTGCTGATACTTGTTGTCGCTGTATTTAACTTCTTTGCCCCAGCCTTCTTCTTTCACACCAGCAGTAGAGAAGCCTTTGCAGTTGTGAACGACCATGCTATTTGCAACGTATGTCTCGTCTGTCTGCACAGAGAAGTTATACACGTCACAGGTCGCCTGATACGCGAGGTTCTCAATCACTTCAACCCAGAGATGCGGGTCTTCATCGGAGAACTCGTGCATGAACAGCGCTTCATCCTGCAGGAACAGGAAGCCGATATGCGCTCGTGAACTGTTACGCTCACGCGGCGTTAACGCACTACCGAAGTTAACGTCTGCCCAGATAAGACCGTCAAACAGCGGACGATTGAAAGCAGACGCACACAGGTAGTTCAGCTCAATCAGGAAGCGGCGACTATCAGATGTGATAGCAAGGCTTGTGCCCATAGCAGTCACGTAGTCATGCCCCGCACAACCGAGAATGAATTGTTGCTTCAACTCGTTTGACAAATGGAACACGATTGCAGGCAGACGACGAGAAAACTTGTTCTGCTCCTGACTGACGAATCGACGCAGGAACTGCACCAGCTCTGCTTCGATAACAGTGCGGAATGTTTTGCGCTGCGCCGTTGTCGTGTCGATACGATTCAGGCTACTGATTTTAAGCGCATCAAACGCCTGCTCGATCATCGCGTTCTCAAGGCTTGAGTGCGACTCGAAGCAGATGACGTCAACACCGTTAACTGTTTCGATTGTGCCACGATCACACCAGTGACCAATCATCCACCAGAACTCAGGGTAAGTCACCCAGTCCGCTACTAACTTAGGCAACTGATCAATCTGAGCCTGATACACGTCAATCCCCATGTCAGGGGTAGTGCGCGGCGTACCGAGCAAGTCACCTTCTTGCACGTCTTTCGCATCACACCAGAACGGCTCAGAGTAGCTACCGTCTGCCTGAGAGCGACGAACAAAGAACGGGTGCTCTGGCGTTGCTTTGTTGCTACCGAGCATCGTTTCAATCTTGTGCATCGTACCGACATACGGACGAACCATAGTGTCGTACACAGGAAAGTATTCACCAACGCTCGTCATTGCCAGATCGTTGACGTGCATATCAGAAATGAACTTCATGCCGTCAGCAGTGTGGATGATTGTGTCTTCGGTAAAGCACGGAGGACTACCATCAAGCAAATCCAGCTCACCCTTAGCAAGACCGCAGTAGCGCAACAGCTTGCTTGGGTCTAAGCGACGGATATCATGAGGCAGCACTTTGGTTGTCGGGTGGTTTGCTTCATACGACTCACGCGCAGAGTCAATAAACTCGTTGCTCAACAGAATGTCGATACCGGCCATCTTGTGACCGGTCGAAGACCCACCGCAACCTGCGAAGAAACTCATACCACGCCAGGGTTTAGCCAGCTTGTTGATTTCCTTCATGGTTGGCGGCTTGATGATCATATTATCCCTCGAACTTAAATCCACAACGCGGGCAGGTGCAGTTCAGAGTGTCACCCACATCATCAGGGTTGTACTCATTAAACTTACCGGTGCTGCCGTTCATCTGGCCAGTAGTCTTGCCAGCACGTTTCGTATCTTCGACGTTCGCCTGAATCTTGATCTTGGCTTGCAGACCACGAATCTCAAGCGGGTCGAGACCCAGCAGCTGAGGCTTGATCGTATTCAGATCGAGTTTCTCAACCAGCTTGGCGAGCTTCTTGTTATCGAACTCACCGCCGTGGGCGTTCGCTGCGATGTTCGCTGCGTACTCAGCTTTCTTATCAGTCCAGTTCACGACACGCAGAGGAATGCTGATAACACGATCAGCTTTCTTCGGATGCGTTGCATGAATGTAGCCCAGACCGATAGTACCGTGCTTGTCAGTCGTCGGCTGAATCTCGATGCGAGTTTTCCAACCGTCGATTGATTTCAGACGCTGGTGGCCTGAGATCAACACACCAGACTTGATGTTGTTGTTGAACACGATACCAGACAGATCACCGAAACTCCCGAGAGAACCTTCGAGAGCTTTCAAGCGACTGTCAGTAATGAAGCGCGGGTTGTACTCTGCGCCCTTGAGCTGAGAGACTGAATTGAGTTTTTTCAGATCAAACTTCAACTCGCCTTTCTTTTTTCCGTCCTTTGTTTTGGTAGCAGTTTTTGCCATTATCGTATCTCTTATCGGTTGCTCTTTCTCTGTCTTTACAGATTCAGTAGTAATAATGTCGGGGCGTTGTCTGCCATTCGACCTGAACTTTGCCAAACTGTATGACGCGTCTGTCCAGCTTAATTACCATTTTCAGACCTGAGACCGAGCATTTCTTTATCGTGATACCTCCGCCCGAGTCTTTAGCACGGAACGTAACAGTACCTCTATCCATCTCATTCATCTGAGCTACAGTGAATACGAACTCGCATTCATCACTTCCGATGTTAACATCGTTCTCTACGACATACACTGTACTGCCTAAGTACCCGCTCGTTGGAGCTTTAGGCGCACCCAGATACTGAAATGGTTTGTAGTCTTTCTTCGGATCGTATTTCATGGCAAGTCTCCTGTTAGAAAGTTAAATTACTGACAGGAGACGGCAGCCGGTCAGATGAAGCGAATCAGGTTCAGTGCATGGTTGTAGCCGATGACTGGATGCGCAGTACGCGTGAAGTCGAGATACTTCTGCGGGAAGTGCTGATCGATGTTGACAGTAAGATTCAGGTTAGCGCCCTCATCTTTAAACAACACGACAGGCATTTGACCGCGAATAGCGATGTGCGTGAACTCTGCTTCATCTACTGGCCGGTGCATGTAGTCACCTTCACGCGTTACAAACGTGTACTGATACTGATGGTGTCCGCGCACCGCACCGAAAGTGATGTATGCAGCTAGCAGATCATTTTCTGCTGCGAGGCGCATCATCTCTTTGTTGTGCTCAAGCAACCAATGCTTGGTACCTTTTTCAGAGATGTGAGCATCGTGGAAGATAACATCACCTTCAGGATTGCGTGTCACAATCAGATTGCCGTCAACCATCAGGTAGTGTTTGTACAGCATCCAAATGTCGTACTTATTACCAGTCGCAACCGCCGTAAGAGTGTCGTTCTTAAACGAGACTTCAAGCGTCGGCATCTTCGCTATCTGCACTTTCAGCCAGTCAACGAACTGGTCAAACTCTTGCGTGATGTTAGGCAGGAGTGCTTTCAGCTTGTGTGCGTCAAGCATGACTTCGATTGTAGGTGAGTAACCGTTGAACCAGTCCATGTACTCTTTGGTGAACATTGGATTGGTCAGATTAACACGCCAGTCATTAGCTGTGGGTAAAGACAGATACGCCAGATTCGTATCAATGTCGTGCGACACGTCTACGTTAGTGAAGATACAACCGAACAGGTCAAGACGTTCGTGCGTACCGTCAGTCAGCTTACCATAGTCCTGCACACGCAGAATACGAAAGGGTGTGCCGCCACAAGCAGCATAGCCTAATAGCTTCATTAGCTTACTCCATTTTCTACAAGGCGGCGCAACTCAATCAGTTGCTGTTCCTGTGTCATCCCGGAATCGAGAATAGAACGCAGGGCATTGTGTGGGATTGTGCGCTTCTGGCTGCGCGGCAGATTCTTGAGGAAACGAACTGCCATTGCGCCTGTCTGCACAGCTTCAATCCCCATGTTTTCAATCAGACGCATATCGCCGTTTTCTTCAAACGTAGCGCAGTCACGAAGCAACTCACCCGCTTCTTCAACAACGATGGATGCAGCGTGAATACATTCTTCCGGCCACGTAGGATGATCAGTTTCTGCATCGCGCAGTTCGTTCAGTATCAGGTTAACGGCAGACTGCTCACGACCGTGCTCTGACCTCTGGAACACGCCTTCGTTTTTCTGGCAGTGCGACTTCATCAATGATGGGTGCTCATACGAACCAGAGCGACCGTCATCGACACGTTGAATCAGGAAGCAGTTGTGCGGCAGATGATAGATGCAACGTGCTCGCATCGTCAGGATAGGACCTTCTTCGGCCAGACCTTTAGGATTAGGGATAAGCACGTCAAACGTTTCTACGCCACGGCGCGGGATGTACAGCTCTTTCTCTGCATAACCAAGATACAGGAAAGCGCTGATACGTTTAATCAGCAGGAAGTTATTGTCAATCATTTCGTCACACGTCCTTTGACCGCTGGTGATGGTGCGTAATCGAGAAGCTGGAACCACTCTGCGTTCGCGTTGTCCAGCAACTCTTCCGGCGTCAGACCGAGAATGTCGTCGCTGATTTCCAGCATAGGATAGACAACAGGTTCGCCAGTGCGCTTCATGTTGTCTGCGAGAACTGCCCACTGCTCACGCTGCTTTTCAAACGCTTCAAAGTGATGCGTGTACAGGTGCGTGTTGGTAGTGTTGAGCGTAAAGCTACCGACGTTCAAGCCAGCCCACTTGGCAATCATCTGGTGCATGGCGCTGTAGCCGATGATGTTAAATGGCCGGCCCAAGAGCACATCGTTCGATCTCATGGTCACAACGATGTGCAACGAATCTTCGGCAGGTGCCATTTGACGCGCTTCCATCTGAGCGATTTCATACAGCGTCGGCTTGGTTACGTTGAACTCGAACTCGGTGTGGCACGGAGGCAGACCCTGCATGTGCAGATAGGACGGGTTGTACGCCTGAACGCGAATACGACGAGAACGACTGCGGGCCATTACCTGACGCAGCGCATCAGCGAACTGGTCAACTGTACCTTCGTAGCACACACGACCGTCAGCCATTTGCGTTTCAGTGTACCCGGCAGCTTTCATGCGATTGATCTCTTTCGAGATGCGCTCGATTTCTGCATCGCTGATCTGACGCTCTTTCATCGACTCAATAGTCGGGAACGTTTTGATATCAGGCCACATGCGCCACATCAGACCGTAGATAGGGCCGCACTCGCCGTCTTCATCTGCCCACTCATTCCAGATTTTGGAATTGAGCGAGCTGATATTCGTTTCGCCGCGAGACATCCAGCACATCTCATCGACTGCTGCCAGCCAGTTCTTACGAGCACTGACTAACGCAGGGAAAGCGATCAGCGTGTTTGACAACTGGAAGCCACAGCCGATAATGGTGCGCCACGTATCTTCTGTACGGCCTGGGTCTGACTCATCAGTACCCTGAGAGATAATAGCGTTGCCCAGATTGATGTATTGCTCGTCAACACAATGCAGGGAATAGAGTTCGTACTGATTAGGATCGCGTAGATCAAGAGTTTGCTTTGCCATTAAGAGTTCCGACTGTCTTTGTGAAAAACGATTGGATGAAGACCAAATGCGAGTGCTTCTGGCTGATTATCGCCAATGGCCATATACGTGCAGCCTATATGAGGATGCCACTCATAAACTTCCTCGTCATCACCGAGATAGAGCTTGTCGCCCAAGTCAAGGCCTTTAACGCGAGGAACGGTAACAGTGTTGGTGCCATTCGACAAATACACACGAAAGCCCAAGTCACCACCTGAGATGATCGTATCACGACGCACAACAAAGAACGGCTTATGTATGCCGAAGATCTTTGCCAGCAGTTGACGTGTCTGTTCGTCAAAGCGAATTACTGGTGTAGTCATTGGATTTCTTTCCAGCGATAGCGTAGGATTCCAGCGGGTATTTCCACATAACGCCCGCTATTCCGTTGAACGAATACAGTCGGCACGAACGCGTCATTTGGACTGTTTGAATAGAAGTCAACGCGACACGTCAAAAATGGAAACCACTTATGACGAAAGCGCGTATTCTTCTTCGGGCCCCAGCCGTCTGCGAATGCTTTGCGTGACATACGGAAGATGCGGCGCTCACGCCATTCGGTGAAGATGAAGTAGCTGATTACCACAACAGGTACGACGAACGCAGATGCAGGGCTGCTCCAGAACGGGCTGTTCCAAAATGCTAAGAGCGTTTCCATCACTCGTCTTCCTCCGGTGGAGCTTCTGCACCCTTGCCCTGAGTCTTCATGTACTCGGCAATTATCTGACTGTCTTCTGGACGTGATTTGAGTTCCAGAGATTCAGACTCACCAAAGCATTGAAGCGTCCGCAAGTTAATGAAGCCAGCAGAGATTGGTTCGACACGCTGGTGGTAGTAGTTGTCACGATAGCCATTCTGCATACCGTAACCGCGCATCACATCGCCCATATCAGAGTGCATGATATGGGTAGGGAAGATCACTGGCAGGTGAACGCCGTCCGTACGCTCTTTGTTACGAGTACGAACGAACATCACGTATTTAAACACAAGAGCTGGTTGTTCCATCGAAGGACACCTCTTTGCGATAGATGAAAATGAACTGCGAGAGCAGCATTGCTGTCTGCTTGTCATTTACAGTATACACGACTACTGGGTGGGCTTCACCTACACCAAGCACCATGTCGATATGCGCACGGCGTTGACTGACTACTTGCGGTGCGTGGCCACGTTCCACCAGCTCTGGAGGTGTCGCGTGTATGGTGCCCTCAAACCAAATCTCACCTTCTTGTGGAATAAGAAGACGAGTGTTAGCTTCCATCTGCAAACCCATCAGCGTCAAAGTGAAGTGTTCTTCATTAGAACCGCGACTAACGTGCGTGAACTTATGGCAGAACTCACTGAACGGCCTGTTATAGATCTGCTTGAAGTCATTCGTATAGATGACGTTGATTTCCCAGCCAGCTTTCGACGTGCCAGTATTAGTCAGACCGAGAACGGTATACGGACGACCTGTCTTTAAATGAATCCAGACGTTACCGTGATCAAGGTGACCGCGATCATAATGCTCTTGCGCTTTGATAAGTTGACGGTCACGGTCACGACGAGCAATCAACCAGTTCCACGCGATATAACACAGTACAAGCAACGGCAGTGCCTTTAGCGCATCAAGCAACATTGTTTTCACCTTCAGGGCTGTAGAAGTTTAGGAACATATACATGTTCAGGACCTTGCGCTCGCCGCCTTCTTTAAACAGAACGAATGGATGCGCAGGACTTTGCTCGACGATGCCTTCAACCACAACGGTAACAGACTGCGGGCGGTATACAGGCATACGATTTTCATCGAAGCCGTCTGGTATGCGGTCAACACGCGTCCAGCGTTCACCTTCTTGCGGTAAGCGTAAGCGAGTGCTCCCACGCATGTTGGTCGCCATAGCCATCAGGTCATCGTGCGCACTGGCCAAGGTGTTGTCGATGTTCAGATTTTGTGTGAACTGTTCGAAGAAGTCTTCAACAGGCATGGAGTAGATGTATGCCCAATGCTGAGAATACACAACCTGAATGTGACCGTCGTTGTACAGGTTAGTCAGGAACAACACTTGGTATGGCGCATTGTTTTTGATGTTTGTCCACACCTGACCGCCGCGTATTGCATCGTGCTTGAGCACACGATCAGCAGCTTCTTGTCTGCGGTACTCATGTCGGCACTTACTAAGTTTCATGCGTATTTCGTCCAGCATGTTTTTCGCTCGCGTTGTCATTGTTACTCCTTTGGATGTTGAAGTGTGTCAAACACAGACAAGTCCGTGCCCTGACGAATAGCGTCTGCGATGATTGAGATACGGCTATCGTTCTTGATTGAACTGCCTTGCACCTCACGTTTGAGATTGAAATACTGATAGCACATGTAGAGCGCTTCGAGCATAACAGGCCCGGCAGCAGCCAGAACAACATTTGCCTTGCGGTTGTCTTCGCACATTTTGTAGCTGGCATCAGTGCTATCAAGCCCGCTCTGCATCGTGCCTAGATGCGTCCACCAGTAACGCTCACCCTCACGCTTCTCGCGCAGCTCGTAAATGCCGTTGCCATACGTACCGTCTTTCACGTTCACGTAACGCTGGGCACGAGAGTGTTTGAGATCTTTGAACTGAGGAATCTGCTCCTCAGCTTCTGGCACGTCGATGATTTGCACCAACGTGTATTCGAATCGCTTGCTGCCCTGACAGTCACAGCTACTGACTTTGCCAATGTGGACATACTTACAGTGCTTACACCGATATGCTGTTTGCATCATGTTCCCCAAAACAAAAATGGGGCACTAGGCCCCATGAGTTAGATCTTGCAGCCGCCGCCTTCGCATTCATCAGATGCTTCTACAACTTCACCGCCACCATCACGCATTGTTTCAACGCGCTCTTGGGCTTCGTCCAGACCAGGGATAGATGCAGATTCATCGAAGAATTTCGCTAAAGGATTTTCAGGTTGGCTCATTGCTTTTCTCGTCGTACATTTGTTGGATTTTCTGACCCATCTCATTCATGCACGTCACAGCAACAAGGCTAGCGCGACGAGTGAGAATAGGGTCGTTAAGGACGCCAGTTAAAGTAGCGTCATCAAAACCCAGAATGTTCATCAGCATAGCCAGACGAACACTACCGAGTGTCGATTTGGTTTCCGCATCACCCGCTTGCGACAGCTTGTTCACAAGCGAGGCAGTCAGATCTTCAAACGCGGTAGATACCAGACGCTCGGTTTCATCGAGATGGTTCGTCAGCAACTCATAACGAACTTCATCAGGAACTTGCAGATGCAGCAGCGCAAGACCAACTTTGACTTTGCGCTGGTCTTGCGCATTCAGGCTGTTAAAGATTTCAGCACCCTCAGGATCTTCCGGCAGGTCAAGACGCTTTGGGTCGATACCCACCGAACGAAGGAAACCATCTTTGAACTTATTAAAATCAGACATTGCTGTTACCTCAGCGTTGTTTACGGCGCGCTTGCTTCTGGGCGCGTGTACGATCACGGAGCTTCTTACGCACTGGCGCAGAAGTGGCAGCGCGGTCACGGCGAGCAGCAGACCAACCCTGCAGTTTCTCAACACGCAGCGCTCTGCCTGAAGGGCTAGGACCTACTGGACACACAGGACCTTTAGCGGTCTGTAGATAATGCTGCGCCATGTGATTCGGAACGAAAGGGGCTTCGTCGATATAAGACAGACGCGGATCTGGTACAGACTGACCGCCACCAGATACAGCAGGAATAACGCCAAGCTGTTCGCCACTCAGTCCGTAGGCAGCAGCTACCATTGCCATAGATAAATCCTCTGTTTTGGAATCACCAAGATGAATATCAGTTTGCAGAACACGCTTCCCAGGAGCTACGTCAACTTTGATATGACCGTCACGCGGGATATTGTCTGCCATAAACGGTACGCGTTGAATGACACCGCGAGTTTTGCCTGACGTGTGACGAAACGTAGGTGAGACATGTTCGATATTACTACGATCAGATCTCACACGACCAGTATGCGTCCTAGCAGCAATCTCCTCAAGCGAAGACAGGTCCAATTTTGGTTGGAACTTGTTGCGCTGAGTCGCTTCCAGCTTGGCTCTCAACTTGGGATCAGAAGCAATCATCTCGGCCAGACGATCCAGATTACGACGACGCGCATTTTCAATCTCACGCATAGCATCAACGAAGATGCGGTCCTCTTGGTCTAAGACCTGACGTACTTGATCATCCGACGGTATAGCCGTATTGTAATGCTGATTCTTTTCCACGTTGAGAGCCTCTCTGCTATTGGTCTTAATTAGACGCTGGGGTTGTTGCAATCACTTCTTTGCTGCGGTCGATGCTGTGTTGCATACGCTGAATAACGCTATCCATATCGAGACAGAACATCTTGATATCAGACGCATCCAGATGATCGGTCAGGCGATACTCTCGCGCGTACACAATCGTCTTAACGCCTTCCGCTTCAAGATACGCCAGACAGTTTGGACACGGCGAATCGGTGCAGAACAAAATGTCCTGATCGTCCGACCACATGTTGTACTCTTCCATGCGATTCAGGCAGTTCGCTTCTGCGTGAATAACAGTGTCAAGCGAGAGCGTCAGGTCAGCGTTCTCCATGACGTTGCTCTCACCAGGCATCGTACCGTTCACGCCACTACTGATAATAGTGGGGAAGCCTTTGTGAAAGTGCACCAGCATCGCAGCAGTCGCACGGCGTTTCGATTTAGAAGCACCAGCGAGCGCAAAGACGCTTGCCATAATAAACTCGGCCTGTTCGAGCTTGATTGGTAGTTCAGTTAAGTTGCAGCGCACTTTCTCTCCTCAGCTTTCTGCTTTTCAACACTGAGCAACCAGTCGAGATAAGCAAGGCGCACATTACGGCCTTTTCCTTCAACTGGCTTTTCAGCATGTTTGTTAGTTATCTTTACAGATTTCTTGGTGTGCGAAACAGACAGCTTTAGCGCGTCGATGCGGTCAGCTATCCCCACCTGCTGAGGTATGGCATCAGACTTAGTGCCACGGCATTTGCCTGTTTCATCGAAAATAAATTCACAGTCATCGCAAATGCCGTTGTGCCACTCCCAGCGAATAGTCCAACCACGAAGCGCCCACACCTGCTGCATGATTGCTTCTGCGTCCTTGTGAATCTGCTCGTAATACTTACGAACTTCATCGTCAGACGCGCCGTCACTGAGCTGGTGATACATATACCTTCTCCCGCAGCGCACCAAAGTGGTAGAGGTTCGCGTCTACTTTACACTCGCGTAGTTGCTTGACACGCTCTGCACGAAGTACCGCCCACGTAAACACGGCAGTAGTCAAATCAGGACCAACGACACGAGGACCATGTTCCAGTCTACGTCCGTAATCCTGAGACAGTGTGCGATAAATTGGATTGCGCGACCATACGTTGAACTGCCACACAATCTTATCTTCTTCGCCGGGACGAGGCTTATGGTAAGGTGCTACGATACGCTCTACATGCAGACCGTAACGCTCGATCACAAGCAGAATGTTCTCTGCTGATTCAGGACGCCAGTGACTAACCAGACCCATTGGTTTGCCTATAGCATCGACGTAACAGGCAGATGGACCGTCACTTACGATAGACATATCGAGCGCCTTAACCAGACGCTCACGCAACTCAGTGAAGGACGAGTTTTCCACCAGCCACCTCTGCTTTATCAAAACCACGAAGGGTGACGAAGCTATTGTCGTCACGGAACACAACATAGTCACCCGGCTTGAGTTCGATATCCACGTCCTGATCGCGAACTCCCAGCACCAGATAGTCGTAACCGCCAACGATAGATTCGTCGATGCTGTTAGGGAACAGCTTGTCGCACACAACTTCGCGGACGTACTGAGGCGCATCGGTTGCCTGACCATCGAAGTAGATGATATCAAACAGCGGACCATCTTCGAAACGATCACGCAATTGTTCCAGATGACGCATTTTCAACAACGCTCTGATCTTACGCATTCTTACCTCTGTTAAAATGTTCAGGATAGACCGTGTACAGGTGGCACGATAGGGCATGACGCAGACGATGGATTGTCAGCACATGGTTGTAATACCAACGACGGAAGTGAGTGCTACGCGTTTCTTCGTCTGACGCAAGCAGTGCCCGCCACTCGCCGTTCCACACGTACTGCCAGCTTGACTCAATACCACGAATAGCCAACAACACAGATTCAGTGTCGTACAGCTGGGCAGCTTGTCTACGTCCGGCAGCACACAAGAGAATGTCCTGTTCTTCCGCAGGTCGCGTCAAGTATTGCAGCGTTTCGTTACGGAACATGTTCTGGTTTGACTTGCAGATATGAAGGGACGGACCGTCTTCTGCAAGGAACGCTGTTTCCAGCTCGGAGCAGATAGTGCTCATACCGTCAATCAGACCTTCGAGAATGATGTGTGCGTTGCGGCGGCACTTATCAAGCGAATCGAAGAGGTCAAATTCACGATGACGAATGACAGGACCTGAGATTGAGATCGTGTGCATCAGATCTGCTTTCTCGTCTTGCGGACGAATGTGATCGATCCAGAACGATTCATCAATCTCTGCGCCAAGACGAACAAGGTCGAGCGCGTAGCCAAACAGCGCAGCAGATTTCTTGTTGAACTGGAAGCCGTTGATGATATGCACAGGCATGTCTTGCATGTTCTGTTCCATGATTACTCCACCAGCAGACTATGAATTTGAACGTACACCTGACCTTGATACTTGTTGTAGTCAGCGCTTACGTTTACGTCACGGTTGTTTGACAGGTGCGCACTACCCTTCCAGTAGCCGTCGTATTGTTCTTCCATGTTGTACGCACGAACGCAGGTCACGTTGTTCTCTTTGAGAGAGTCAAGCGTATCAAGCACAGAGCACACGTCTTGCTCGACAGCATAGTTCTGGTCTTTGTTCATTGCCCAGACGCCGTTTGCAACAGAGACACAGAACAACAACATCCACGCGAGGAAGATGCGATGGTTCTTTTTCTTTGTTACGTGGTCGCGGCGGAAAAGATACACAGGGATAAGCAGCACCCAGCCGCGTGACGGATGATCGAAGCCAGCTTCTTTCAGATTACGTGCATCTTGCCAAACGCACACAACGAGAAACGCGATAAACAGCACCGTGACGTAAAGCTGATTTTCAACAGACACCAGATGATCAGTGAACAGACCGATAAACATCGGAATGAACATGCCGATAACAGGCCAACGGTCATACTCACCCAGATCGAAATATTTAGACAGGAACTCTTTCATCGTATATCCTTAATGTGTAGTCAAATAAGTGGTTCAGTGTTGTTTTACAGATTAGCGTTTGCCGCAGTATTTCTGGTACAGCTCGTCTGCTTGTCTATTGGCAACGCGGCAGTGACCATCAGCACCGCCATGCAGACCGGCAATGTAGCGTTTGCGTTCTTCGATTTGATTGGCGCGCATTTCAATTTCTTTGATCAGACCTTCGTCTGAGTAGTCAGAAATTGCGGACATATCAATAGCGCCGCACGTATCTCTGGGATCTTTCGAAATTGACCACGCGAGAGCATTGACCTCTTCCAGTTTACGAGTCAGTGCTTTTAACACGAAGATCAGTTTTTGGTTTGTGCGCATAGTCATAGAAGCCTCAGTAGTTCATTGCCAGAATTTCAACAGTACCATGCGAGCCACTCTGGCCGTTGTTCATCGCATAGCTTTTGTTCGGGTAGAGCACGGTCATCGCGTGTTTCTTTAGCCAACGCTTTAACAGGTCGTTCGAGAAATGCCTGTGCTCGACAACGTTGCTCAACATCCACGGTACGCCTAAGCGATTGAGTTGTTCCAGCGTAGCAAGCAGGTTACGTTCGTTTGATTCAGTCCACTTGCCGTACTGCATCGCGCCACTTGCCAGATACGGTGGGTCGAAGTAGCAGAACGTATTGCAATCCAGTTGATTGCCTAATCTACCCAACAACTTACCGTACTTCATGTTCGTCAGGTGAACACCCTGCATGTGCTGGTGGAATGTCGTAAGCTCATGCTCAAGCTCCTCGAACTTTCCAATCAGACCACGATCGCCGAAGCCTACGTTGTACACACCCTGCTGGTTAAAGCGCAGCATGTTCGAGTGTGCGTGTCTGTGCGCAACGTAGTGAAGTATGGGAGTACGCTTCTTCTGGACGACAGTTCGAAACGCGTCATAGTTCGCTTCGTTGCTGTTTGTCAGGCACCAGTGCTTTACCAGACGCTTGACTTGACCCAATGTTTTCTTCGGGTCTTGCTCGACAAGCATCTTAACGATCTCATACACCTGAGGACTAAGCTCGTTGTAGACGCGAAACTTCTGAGGCATGTTCGCGCACACGGTGGCACTACCGCCAAACACATCGACCATACGCGGGCAGTCTTTCACATCAGGTGTGTTTTCAAGAATAAGAGGGATAAGGCTACGCTTATTGCCCTGATAACGAATGGGGCTGATTACTGTCATTTTATTTTCCGAGTTGGGCCTCCAGTGTATCGAGGCGAGCACGTTCTTTGCGGATATACTCACGCACATCTTCTGCCGACTCTTGCAGAAGTTCCTCAGGAATACGATTGAGTTGAACGATCTCATTCAGGAAACTGGTCACAGTTGTGTTGGTACCAGAGCCAGATTGTTTGCACACAAGACTAAACGAATGTGCTAAATCAAAAGGCATACGCACGTTGAGCTGGGACGATTCTGGCCGAGGAGCCGAACGCAGAAACTCACCGCGAGTACGCACGACGAATTGGGCATAGCGTCGAACAATGTCAGATAATCTTACGCCTTGGCGTTCGCAGATATTGTGAACTGTCTCCAAAGTCTGGCTTGGGACTCTATACGTTCGTGCGATGGTCTCGGGTCTCATTTTTATCCTTTTCAAGAATCGTTATTGGTATCTGATGCTTATTTACAGATTTTAAGCGCTTGACACTGCTCAAGAAAAAGGTGGTGTTTCTGCGCTGTCTACACATGGTTTTATACGCTTTACGCACGGTTATTCGCTATCCCTATAGGCATGTTTTAGTCGTCTAAGATCAGAAAAGGGCAGCCGAAGCCACCCTTTGTTATTACCAGTCGTAGAACCAATCGTTCATGATTGCCTCCTCTGGTCAGGTTATCAGAACTCTGTGTCGTGATGGTACGCGTTTTCAAATACAGCCTGTTCGACTTTATCACGCAGCTTCGTCCACTCGACAAGTGGAAGCTCTGGACCACAGAAGTACCAGATTTCACACTCGCCGCCTTCAAGGAAGAAGGCCAATGAAGGTACGCTTACGTGATCGTTTTCAGGCAGAGGGTCGGCAGGGTGCAGACCGATAGACTTAGAGAAGGGCTCGATGTGCCCCGCGCTAATCTGTTCGCGGTGGAGCGCCTGTACAGCATCCAGATTGACTACGTGGTTCACAGGAGAACCACTTGCTATGAAATCGGTTGCATCGACCGTTGACATAGTAGGAACCGATTTGATGAAAGCTGGTGGACGAATAAAGTTAGGCATGATTGCTCCATGTTACTTAGCTACGAGTGCGCGAACGGCGCAGTCTTTAGCTTCGAGAAGTTTACGCAGACCCGCAGCTTTCTCAGCACCGTCAGGCAGATACTGGTCCATCTCTTGCGCCAGCAGAGCGAATGGCTTGCTCACCTTTTGCAGATGCGGCGGCAGATGTGCGTAGGCGAAGAACTGCATGATCTTGTTGTTCGACATATCGGTGTTGGCGCGAACGCAAACTTCTTCGATAGTCACTTCCGGGCTGAAAGTGTAGAGCGTTTCAGAAGACTGGTCAACTTCACCAGCATTCTTCAACATCGTCCACGCTTTCTCGTCTGCGTGTTTGACAGTCGCGCCACTGTTAGTCAGGGCAGCAACAATCTTTGAATAGACAGCAGACTTGCCGCTACCCACAGCACCTAAGATGCGCACTTCAACTTTATGTTGGCGCGCCTGTTCGGTTACGTTTGGCATTTCACTTCCTCAAGAATGGTAGAGTTAGATCGCGAAGTTCTTCGTCTGTCATCTCATCGAGGTCTTTGCTCGTCGTGCCTAGTCCGAACGTCTGACTAAACTTTTCACCAGCAGCATCGTTGTCACCAAGACAAACGAAACGTAGACCAAGAAGACGCAACTGACGATAGAGATGTAGATTAACATCTGAACCAAGAACGGACCAAGCGTTGAGTCCAAGACGATGCAGCGCACATGCCTTGAACACAGACTCAGTTAAGAATACGGTCGACCCGTTCAGGTTTAATTTCTGATCCCCACACCAACTGCTTGCCACCGAATGCTCGCGTGAAGTAACGACAGGCTTTCGGGTTAGCGTCATGCTTAGGTGCATTTGGTGTGTAGACCTGTAGGCCGCGCATAGCTCTATCAAAGCCAAACAGCGGCACAGTCATTTGCGTATCACTTAGCCAACAGTGATAGAAAGAAGGAGAAAATCCCCTTGACTCCAGATGATGATACAAGCTCGTTGTGCTCATGGTGCTCTCCTGATTCGTACTCAGAGAACTGCATCACAAACAACGATTCAGGGATTACCCAAATGCTATCAGCAGGTTTGTCAAACGTAGCTTCAAGATTACGATAGACAACCATAGGCAATGAGCAATCCTGTCCGTGCGCAGCAATGCAGTCAACAATAAAAGGTTTATTGCTTGGTGACTTATAGATGTGGCCAACTGTAATGTCGCTAATCATACTTGCTCCTCACACGGACAGACCGTGATTACTTTTTAGGTTCGACGGCAACCCACTGCATACCGCTGAGACCTTGCTGCAAGCGATACAGTTTGATACGCTTGCCTTTCGGTGTCACACCGCAGATGAAGTAACCTTTCTTAAATGTCTTCGGCTTACCTTTCAGCGCTTGTTCTTCTGTCTTGATATTCTCAGCGACAGGGCTATCGAAGTGTTTGAAGTAGATAGCAAACGAAACATACTTGCTGCCACCCCACTGATCAATCTTCTCCAGAAGCGCATCTGGATAACAACCAACAGGCTCGGTAGTACCTGGCTCGATATAGAAGCAGGTGTTAGCGCCCGTCTTGCCTACAATGTACATCTGCCCTTTGATCTCAAGAGCGTAACGCCAGTCGAACTGCGCACGTATTTCTGGTTCGTGGTTAGCTTCGGTCGACAGCGCTTTCTTCACTTGCTGCTTTAGAATAGAAAACAGGTTCATTTGTTCCTCAATCCGCCAGTACGTAAAGGTCCATCAATTCTGATGCGGTGATTGCGTCGAACTTGCCGTCTTCGTGTTTCACTGCATAGTTGCCGACTGATACGTTTGCAAGAGTCGGCTTACCGAATTGGTCTGTAACACCAATCTGAACATAGCGACCTACAACGTAACCGCTACCGTTGAGAAATTGATTCATCTCATCAATGTTCTCGCCGTTCCACTGACATGCTTCAATCACTGGAACTCGTTTTAACTGAAAGCGATTGATCATCGTACCCTCGCGTTATTGCTGCTGGCACTTTTCAAGGAACTCTTGCACCAGACCAGCGTAGTTGTGATACACGTTGCGCTTCACACCGAGTTTGTGTGCAGCAACAATCATTGACGGACTCGATAAGAACTTGGGCGTGTCGTCCAGTTCTTCACGCGCACCATGCTCATCAAATTCTGACCCTGCTGCAAAACGCACAGCCTTGTCAGCTACAATGAACTCATGGTCGAAGTCGAAGTGTTTGATTCGACCTGCAATGCGTCCGAGTTGTCGTTGCTTCTGATAGACATTTACAGAAATCGAGGAAGCAACGACAGGCGTAGACCCGCACTTGAGATCATCGCAGTAGATGATGTTATGACTCTGACCACACTGGTCAATCATGTTGCGAGCCACCAGCGAACCAACGTAGCTGCTAATCAAGAACAGACCGCGATACGTGCCAAGCACATTACCGATATGCTTCTCAATCTCTTCGGGAGTAAATCCCATAGACAGCGAAGGATAGGTTGCTGCTACTGCGCGGCGACGTGGATCACTAGGAGCATGAACACGCGCGTTGATGCCAGCCTCTTGCAGATTATGGAATACATAGTTACCGCCTACGCTTCCGTCAATGATGTGTACTAACATATTAAGTCCTCGTTGACCAATCACGCGCAAGGTCCATAACACGCTTGCGACCGTTGAAGTTGATCTCAGGATTATCCAGTAAGCGTTCGAAGTACGCAGGTACTCCAGCTTCTGTTTGATAGCCACGGTGAGGACGATGCCCTACCACAGCGATGTGATCAGCCCAGGCTTCTGTTATTGGCATTTTCTGCTTGGGTTGATTTAGTTCTTGCCACGAACGACCGATGAAGTAGTCATGGACTTTTTTCAACAGCCACGGGTTAACGTGAGTCAGGCCGAAAGTGTCGCACAGCATTTCGTGTTGCAGCATACCACTTGGATTGTAGCCGTCAACGCCGAGAGACTTCTTACCGTTCTTGAACCACGGCGCCCAATACTCTTTGCGATACTCGTCGAACTTTTCGAGTACGCTATGCGGGCCGCTGATTTTTGCGATGTGGGTATTACGCGCAAAGCAGAAGTAAGCGTCAGCAACAAGGCCGCTGAGAACGTACTTGTAACCTGCTTCTTTGATTGCCTTGTAGCAATACACCATAGGGTAAGCACACTCGTAGTCACGCTTTTTGATACAGCGATACTTGGCGTGAAGTGTGCGCCAGCCCTGAGCGATAGCAGTGTCGGACGTAGGAACTTTCACAAGCGTGAACTCCCAGCCCATCTTCTCTGCTACTTTACGTGCGTGTTTGCTGTCAAAACTTTCGTTGTCACCCATCTGGAAAGTAAAGGCATGTACCTTCTTTCCTAAGTCGTGGGCAGCAAGAGCACTGACAAGTCCGTCAAGGCCGCTGGACAGCAGCACTGCAACTTTGTCCGCTTTAACCTCTTGCTTAACGTGCTGTTCAAACAGCTTACGCAAAACGTGTTTAGCCATGATTAACCCAGCCTTAAAATATTCGCAGTTGTTGTTCCGTGAAGTTTGGCCAGATAATCTGCGCGAACGTTCGGTCCAAGCAATTCAATTTCAGAGTCGAACGGTAGCTCAGTATCTGACAATACGAAGGCATGGTTCATGCTGATTGATCGCGCAACGCCAGTAAGCAACGTGACCTTAGCGTGTGGCACAGTAGGGCAATGCACAGGCGTGTTGTTCTCTGACTGATATAAGTTATCGTAATAACCCACATCAATCGAATACAGGAACATGTGTGCGCTGTTAGGCACTAATGCACCGTAACCAAATACTCGACCAGCATCCAGCTTATCGCAGATGCGAGCAAGCACTGTCTTCGCTACGATCAAATTACCGTTAACAGTTTCATCACTGCTATAACCGGTAAGTGCCATACCAACACGCGGCATCAACTTCGGCGCGTCTGGTGTAAGCGCATTCATGCTTGAGCCTACAGACAATCGAGAGCGCGGCATGTTGTAACGCACAGCAATCTCGTTAGCAGTGTGCGCAGATACAGGCTGACGGTAGTCCTCAGAGTGAATGAGAACGAGAGCTGGGCGACTGGTAAGTTGGCCAGGGCTGACATTGATACGACGACAGCCCCAATCAGCAAACACAGCATACTGGCCTTCATACGTTGAGGCTTGCGCTGCATTCAATACCGGAACTATATTCCACATACGCGCGTCAGTACCACCGAGAATCAGCAGCGTGTGGTCAAGCCCAAGCTCACGCAGCGTCAATGCCTCTCGGACGTTATGCACTGCAAGCACGTCAAAGTCAGACGCGAACGCTGTCACGCAATCTAAACCATGCCCATAGAAATTACCTTTCACAACTGGAATCATGGTCGGTGCGAGTGATTTTAAATACGCTGCATTACTCGCTAACGCAGCGTTGTCGATTAGGACTATCATGGGCGCGACAGCAACGCGATGGTAGTAGCAACACGGTCAAACGCTTCGCCGCCTTCTTGCGGATCAAACGCTACATAACCGATGTTACGCTCAATAGTCGCCAGATACTTCTTGCGCTGTTCTTTGTTCATACCAGACTCGCAGAAGTTGATACTGATACCAACAACGCGAGGGTACCAGTCGTGCATCGCAGCCGCTGCAAGGTTAGCAGAGATTTCGTCCGTGATACTGATCTCGCGCTCAGTGCCCATCATGACGTTACGGCCAACAGTGTGACACATAACGAGCGCATCAGGTTGCGAGCCAGCAATCAGACTCATGCTGCCACCAGTATACGCAGGGTGACGAATAGCGCCTTGACCTTCAATCAAATAGATTGCGTCTTTGTCATCAGGTGAAAGCCACTCAGCAGCACCAGCAAGGAAGTCAGCAACCACAGTGTCGTTGTTGATGCCACGACCGCTAATCAAGAAGCCTGTCTGGCCTGTAGCACAGAACACAGCTTTCTGACTCATCTCGGTCAGCTTCTTGGTCAGAGCGAGCGCAGTGAATTTCTTACCGCAGGAGCAGTCAGTACCGACAGTCAGAACGCGAATACCGTCACGACGAATACCAGTGCCCAGAGGATATTGCTCAGGGTGATGACGGAAGTCATACAGTGATACACCGTGCTCACGAGCGAGCGCGAAGTATTTAGGATTGTCTGCCAGTTTGACGTGCAGAGCAGCAGCAACGTTCAGACCGCGCTTTAATGCTTCGCAGACAACGCGATCAATGTCATCGTTAATCTGACCGCCAAATGGCGCAAAGCCGATAACCAGAGTTTCAGCGTCGGTCTTATCGAGATCGCGCACTTCAACACACGGTACGTCAGCGAACAAACGTTCAGCGTCTTCGACTACACAACATACCTTCTCAGGAGCCCACTCAACCATACCGGCAGTAATCTTTGCCATTGCTTTGGTTTTGGCATTGCCGCAGTACATCGCATACGGTTGAGGAATGTTATAGATATCACCAATCACGCTCATTTCTTTCTTCCTTTAGTTTTGATTTTGGTGCCATCGAATGTCAGGCCCATACGAGCATGGCATTTGTGTAATGCTTTTACAGTACGCATAAGCGCAGGTACTTCTGACCAGTCTACTACGCCTTTTTGTTCGAGTTCTTTCGACAGGTCAGTTTTCATGGGCTTGCCGTCATCAGCAACAACGGCATTCTTCATAAAGTCAGCCCAGCCCTTATCGACTTGAGCAACCCACTTGGTCATCAAGTCTTTACGTTGAGCATTGTTCAGGTAGCGAGTAGTAGCCCAGTAAGCAATCTCATTACCCAGCTCAGTGACTTCCTGCTCTGTCACACGGTCAACAGTGCGAACGTGGATGTGTTTGTCCAGAGAGCAGAAGCGTGTGTAATCTTTCGCCCAGTCGAACTTCGATGTTTGCACGATGAACGTTGGGCAGTACGGTATAGACTCACGCACACCGTTAGCGAACGATTCGATTTCAGCGCAGGAGAGAGCCACGGTACAAGCACCGATGAACTCAAGTTTCTCTTTGCCGCTGATACCGCTAACGACTGTATGGTCTTTGACACCGGCATCGGTCAGTTCTTTCTGCCAGCTTTTAACTTGGCGATCACTGCCCGTCATCACACGAACAGGCAGACCAGATGCAGCAGCGATACGAGCAGCAAACGCAGGGCGCTTAACCTTTTCATAGCGACAGATAATCAACAGCGTCGGCTTGCGCTTTGCTGGTGGATTGTAGTCAGGCACGTTGAACGAGTTGTACGCAACAGACGCAGCAACAGGATAACGCGATGCCAGATTGTTTGCAGTTGAATCACAGTTCGCTAACACACGCAGACCAGTTACGCCAGCTTGCAGTAGAGCACGATGAATCTTCTCAGCACCGAGACCATTGAGATCTTGCGTCAACAGGAAGCTGTTATGCGAACGATAGTAAACGGGCATAATCTTTGGCAAGCCCAGACCGACAGCAGCTTCAATCGCTTCGTATGTGCTGCAAATGATTGCACGATACGGATGACGCTCAAGAGCAGCAAGCAGTTCACTTTGAATGTGCCCTACTTTGTAACCATCACTCAGCGTGGTGTCACCGTAGTTAAACCACAAGCTCTTGGTTACGGAACTGTTCTCACCATCAGTGATGAAGTCGCAGAAGCCATATGCTTCGAGTCCGTCGATGTAAGCACCAACACCAGACTTCGTGCGATCAGCCAGAGTCTTGTGCGGTACGATTGCTAAGATACGCCCGTTTACTTTCATGCTACTTCCCTTACTTAATTGCGATCCATCCGGCGAAGTTGAGATCGCGGTAGAAACATTCTACACGGTTGAAGCCCGCTTTGCGCAGCAGTTCTTCGTTCCATGCAGCTTTGACAGGCACCAGAACACCTTCGAGTGACTTACGCTTACACGCAATAGATTCTTGCGTGTAGCCGTTGTCGCCTTTCATGTGATAGTACGTGTCCACCAGCAGACGGTCGAGGAAGTTGTCGTCACCGAGAACCTTCTCAACGAGAATGAACGCACCGCCTTTTGCAAGAGAGTCATAGACTTTCTCAAGGACGTGTTGACGATGTTCAATCGGCGTGAACTGGAGAGTGAGTACAGACAGAATGAGCGAGCACTCAACCTGTTCGTCGAAGCGGAACGTGTCAACGTCCACCAGCGATTCGCCACTGATTTTCGCTTTGGCCGCTTTCAGCACTTCGTTTTCACGCAGGCGTTCAAGCATCGCAGGAGCGACTTCGTAGCAGCAGTACATGTTACCGATTTCACGATCTGGCTCAGGACGGTCAGCAGCGTGAACGTAGATGTACTCGCCGAACTCTTTGCAGAACGGCTCAATAGCACGACCCAGAGAAGCTCCGAGGTCAACGATAGCAGTACCGGGCGTGACGAACTGACGACCCAGACGATAGGTCAAGTCGCGCATACGGCCATACGACGGGATTGAGTTTTGCAGCATGTTATCAAACACAGCAGCAACAGGCTCGTTGAACTCCCACTTGCCCTCAGGCATTGTATTATCAATGTTGCTCATTGGAGGTTTCCGTTATTTGTTTTGACAGCAGAAATTACCGTTCGCAGTTATCAGACACGAAAACGACGACCGTTCACCGTACCGCGAGTTTCTGACGAATCGCTAAACCCACGATCAGTATTACGAGGCGCGATTGCTCCGTTGAACACAGCGCTCAGGTCAGAGTACGAACGAGGTTCAGCCAGCTTCTTACCGGCAGCAGCAGCTTCTGCCTTTGCTTTCTCACGCGCTTTACGTGATGCCGCAATACGAGGATCGTTATACAGTGGGTCACGCTTCACGTCGAGAATGGACATCATGCGATGCGGAAACTTCTTGGCAATCTCACGAATCTTGTCCAGCTCACCTTTGCGTACTGCCATGCGAAGCTCAGACTGACCGCTGGAGATTTCGTTCGTCACACCAGCACGTACTAAGCGACGACGACATTCACCCAGGCCGAACCATGCGTCAGCAGACTTCCACACAGAGTAATCACCACGAGCAAGCAGACCGAAACGTTTAAGCTCAAGGAAACGGAACTGCCAATCGCTACCGTACAGGTGAATAGCAGCAGCGATATAAATCGGTTGAATGTTGAGAGACAGACCAATCTCCACAGCATTGTACGACGCAGTACAGAAAGAGCCGACTTGCGAAAGGCAGAACTCGAAGTATTCCATCGAGTCTTTGCACAGGTCACTCGAAGCTGATTTGCTAAGAATGCGAGTGCGTCCATCTTTCATAAGTCCCTCAAGCATCTCACGACTAGGTGAGGGGCGAGTATAGTCCAGTCTTTTTAAACGGGCTTCAATTTTCTGCACAGTAATCATGGCACGTACTCCAACAGCTTATCGTGCGTAGTAACTCCCGGAAGAAACTCAAACGAGATGAGCTTCAAACGGAATGTCGTTTTGTCTTGCGGGAAGAAGTTCGGGTCAAGACCACGGAACGAACAACTGTAACGAACGCGATAAAGCCCTTCGTCCGTCTGCGCGTACAGGACTTCGTTTTCCTGAATCGCTTGAATTACAGGCACGGCACTTCCTTGTTCTACTTCCACCTGTATTGATTTCGCCGCTTGTTCAACGACGATACTTAAAATTGAGTGTTGGCCGCTATCGGTTCCATCTCCGTAAAAGAGCCAATCAAATCCGCGTATTGTATTCATCAATACACCCCAGAGTTAGTTCGCGCTACCACGCACGTAGTTAGAATTGTAGTTACGTGGTAGGTACGCGTACATGTTGAACTTGTGCTTTTCACAGATAGCATCAAGGACTACACATACTTCTTCCCACGAAACTCCGCCGAGTCCACCATAGAAGCGCTGAATAGCGATCTGACGGTCGAGTGCGATGTTCTCTTTATCACACTGTTCAATCAGATGTTCAAACGCTCGCGTCAGGTGCTGCTCACTGAAACGGTTGATCGGGCCTTCGGACATAGTGCGATTGAGGCCCAGACCGAAACCGCGAGCAATGTGCATGTTAGCAACAAACAGATTGCGGCGGTGTTGAGTACCAACACGAATAAGATGAGTCTTACCGATAGTCAGTTCATGCTCGTAGTCAACTGATTCGACTTTGCGCATGACTTCCGGGAAGCGCCGTGCGATACTCTGCTGGATAGGACTACCGTAAGCACCACGGGCATTGCACTCAACACCGATAACGCGGAACTTACCTTGAATAAAATCAGTCACGAGATTTCCCTTCTCAACGGGGATTACTCGGAACTGTTTCGAAGCGTAACCGATTGCAGACAAATCCATTACTTCTCTCCTGAGCTATACATCTTATTGTACAGGCTATTTACAGTTTCGATATCGTCCACCAGATTTCCGGTGAACGCATCACTGTTCCCTTTCTGAATGCTCCACGTAAGACCGAGAGCATCTGAGGCCGGGAAGCCGTTCGGGAGGAAGTTTAAGATCATGTCTTGCAGCGTGTAGCAGCGAGCAAGATACAGGTACGTCATTGCCATTACAGCACTGCCCGGCGTTTGAGCCATGAGCGCGATATAGATTTTGACGTCATCGCCGATTTTGATCTGAGGGTACAGGTCAGTGTTGAAGCGCCTGCAGATCAGGTCGAACATGCGCAGCTCTATGCGCAGGTCCGAAATGAACTCTGACAGATTTGTCTGAGCGAATGCTTTGGTTTCTGCATCACCAGCATCTTCGACTTCTTTAATCAGACGTTTGTGAATTGCCAGAAGCAACGCAGCATCACCGTCTGGATTAACTGTCCCCATCTTGAATGCGACTTTCGCCGCATCAAACCACTTTGCCAACTGCGTAATCTTTTCCGTCATGCTGTCCTCTACTAGACGTGTAATAGTTGAGGCAGAGCCAGGCGCTTCTTAACAGCTTTCAGCGCTTTTATGTCTGGTCTGCGCGGTGCAAACGCTTCGATGTTACGAGGTAACGACGGTACGTTGCGGTCGATAGTTACAAGCTCCATTTGCAATTCAATATCCATAGCTGGTACTTGCATCATGAGTGCTTTAGCCCAGCCAGCGTTCGACTTGAGTTTGCCTTTCAGCAGAGCGTCACGAATACCAATCGCGCCACCCCACTTATTGATAAGCTCAATCGAGGTCTTCTCACCAAGCCCCGGAATGCCCGGAACGTTATCCACACCATCACCACAAAGAGCAAGCATGTCGATAACTCGATCGGCAGGAACACCGAAGAAACCTTTTGCTGTTTTGTAATCGAAGCGGCGTTCAGCAGCATTCGACTGCGCTTGCATGATAAGCTCAACGTTCTTGTGGTCAACAAGTTGCACGTAGTCTTTGTCACGCGAATACAGCTTGATCAGGTAGTCGTGCTTGAAGCGGTCGCTCAACGTACCCACAAGGTCATCGCACTCATACGGCTTTTTAATGCCGACATAGTAACCCGCCATTTGCAGAATCTCTCGGGCGAGTGTCATCTGCGGGCCAAGCTCTACGGTCTGAGTACGGTCGCGGTTGCCTTTGTAGTCGCTAGACTTCTTGAACACCTGACGAATGTATTTCTTCTTGTGTTCAGCAGCCCATTGCTGTATTGCTCGATAACGCCACGTATCGCTTGAGCTTGGGTCAAAGCAGAAAGCGAGATACGCACCGTTCGGGTCTTTAGCAGCAATGTCGATCAAGTCTTTGACCATGTACATGAATTGACGAAGGCCGTAAGTAGGCGTACCGTCTTTCGCATACGTGGGATTTTTCTGCGTAGCGAAGTAAGCACGGCACATCCAGTTCGACGCATCAACAACGTGAAGCATCGGCTTCTTGCCGTACTTGATCTTCATCTTTGGCAAAGAACCAGGCGCGGAGTTCTTTCCGATACTGGCAAACGATCTACTCATTGTTCCTCCGCGAATACGAGAGAACGGCCTCGACCACGCTCACGTAACGCACGATGAAACCCGATACCGCAACAGAACATATCAATCGTGTCTGTTTCGAACTCGATGCCCTTATTTGTCTGCGCAAGCTCATGCAGGTAACTGTCACCAGCACAGAAGTAGCGAGCAAGTGGGTCGAGCATTGCACCACCACGAACGAACTGAAAAACGACCTGACCCGTGAACGTGAGAGTCCTTAGGTCAAGTTGTAACGCTTGTGAACAAAGTTTGAAGTTGCGCTTAAAGAGGCGTTTCATGGCGTAAGCAGCGCCGGGACCGTCCGTAAACAAAATAATCTGACAATGTTCAGGAGCAGCCGATAGGAGAACTTTCAGACCTTCACGATTAGATGAACGGACGAAAGCTGTATCGAAGGGAGGTACTCGTTTCGGCTGCTTGTAGAAGATGCGATGCCTTTCGTTATTAGGGCTTGCGCCCACTGAATTTGTTTCCATTACGCCACCAAGAAGTTATACAGAGATTCCACTTCCTCATTCTTGAGTGCAGCAAGCAGAGCACGGGCTTCGTCTTCTGTCTTGTTCGTAAGGAACTTTGCTGCGTATGCGACATTGCTGTCAGTGAGATTCATGAGGACCCGAAGGTCCTCACGACAGACGTTAATCGAACTCTTCTTCGTCGGCTTCAACGGAATCATCGTCTTCGTCTTCTTCGTCGTCACCGATATCTTCGCCGGTGAGCATACAGTTAACGATGGCCAGACCGCCAACAATAACGATGCTGGTGATAACGATCTGGTTCGCTTCTTCGCGGTCCGCTTCTTCCAGCAGTTGCACAACGTCAGCAAAGATCAGCTCTGCTTCTTCTGGGTCAGTGACGTCATCGACAGTCAGCTCAGAAGGTGCAGTCGGCCACGCTTCGGCCAGAACTTCTTCGACTTGCTCTGCGGCAACTACGGCATCTGCATCCGTTTCGTCAGCGGGCTGAACGATGAACACGAAGCCTTCTTTCTGGGTAATTACGCGATGCGGGAACAATCCACTCACGATGCACTCTCCTGATTTTGCTGAGTTTGGGTTTGATAATAAACGATGCCCCCGTTATTCGGGAATAAAGCATCTAATGATAGGCTCTGCATATTTACAGATTCCCGCATGTCCCTTAAAGAGAGCATACCAGCAAAACACCATGCTTGCACTTCGAGTGGTGCAGTATGGTCAGTCACTGGTTCGAGCTTAGACACACCATCAATGCTGCCTGTAACGATGCTACATTCAACAAGAGGCATGTCGCCACCGCGGTTAATCTTCAAGCCTAAGCCGTAGTCAGTGAAGATAGGGTGGCGATACACAACCACCGTTTCCTCACCGTCAATTGCACACGTTGCCATGCTGTACATTAACGGAGTCTCGACATTGCACGAAGCTCCTGCGCGGTAGGCTTGAAGGAAACCTTGCCGTCATCAAGAGGCATCGTTTTGTTTGCTTCGTAGTTCTTCGCCGCTTTCCAGATAGCGTCATTCGCACGGCTGTTTGCGACAGACTGACGGAAGACGTGTTTCTTCTTACCAGTCTTACCGATTTCGTAGATTTCGGAACGTTCACCGAAGTCACGATTGAGCAGCTTGCGTTGTTCGCCACCGAGCACAGCAGAAGACAGGCCGATACCAGCGATGTGTCTGCGGCGACGTTTGAGGTCAGCAGACATAGAACTGACAGAACTAAAGCTGTCTTCACCGCCTCCACCACCAGGTTCAGGAGGAGCGAACTCAGCGTCGATCTCTGCCATACGTTTGCGATACGCCATCAGCTTACGGCGCATTGCGAGGTCTTCATCCTGATCCATAAGAATCTGGTCGAAGTTGTACCCGCCAGCCGCAGCGATTGCACGTAATGGAACCGGAACACCCAGCTCAGTCATCGCACGTAAGTTTTCCATCATCGCTTGGTCAACATCAGGTCGCAGTTGCTTAGACCAATGCACATTCGGAATAAACAGTTTGCTACCGTCATTCAGTTTGTACATGATTTCGGTCAAGCCACCTTCCATCATGTTGTTCTTCTTAATGATCTTGCCGTTACGCTGAACAGCCAGACCATTCATCATACTGATAAGAGGGAATACCTTCTCATAGTAGACTTTACGCGTCAGATGATCACGGAACGCCCGCATCGCTTCGACGAAAATCGTCAGGCCAGCAGCGCCTGAGTCATAGTTCGCTTCGCCGCTGAGGAACGCTTCACTGATGCCCATAGCTCGCATTTTGAATTGAGCAGTCTGGTCCCAGATGTCCGTAATCTTCCAGAAGTCACCGCCTTGGCGGAACTCACTGATGTTCACGCCTAAGCGCGTGGTAATGATAGATCCAATCGGGTCACTATCCGCAGACAGAAGAAGGTCGGTCATAAAGTCCATTTCTTCTTGCGACGGTTCCCACTGATCACCATCACCCAGCTGGGCGTGTAAGATACCGCGTTGACGACGACCCGATTCAATCAACGTTCCGCGATACAGGTTCTTTTCGATCAACCAGATTGGCAGCACACGGCGTAATACCGAGATACCTTCACCAAAGCTGAACGTCTTACGCGGAATGTAGATCGTGCCGATGGGGTCAAGCTCCATCGTCGTGTCGTTCATTAGCTTATCGACAAACCCAGGCCCCAGCTCTTTTTTCAGCGCGTCAATACGCTTACCTTCTTTTGCGAAGGCAGTTTTAACGTACTGTGGAATGCGCAGCTCGAACATAGGGTCCTGACTGATAAACGGCAGTGGCGTTACGTCGATGTTGTCGTAACGGTGCGTCATCAAGTCGATGAACTTTTTGCGGTCTTTGTTGTAGATCATACTGCCGACGAACGCGCCAGTAACCTGAATATCGGTAGTGATGTTCGGCATACTGGTCGTCAGTGACAAACGTTCATTCACTTCGTAATACGGTTCGAGCACACTGTCTTTCGCGCCACTGAAACTCACATCGGAGAATGGCAGCGTTGAGAACAAGTCCACGTAAGAACCGCAGATTGGGTCGAAGTGATACATATCGCGGTAGACATTGAATAGCTGTCGGTCGTCAGCATCATAGTCCATACCTTCCATCATCGGCTCTAAGTCGATATCAAGAGGGACAGTACCAATTTGCATATTACCGGCAGCCATTCCTGCGCCACCCGCAGATTGAGATACGAAGTCAAGATTGCGCCTCGAACTCTCACTGCGGATTGCTTTGCCTATCTCGCGCGGTAAAGAGGCTGCGCCGATAGATTTCTCTTTCTTTTTCGCAGGCTCTGGCTGTGCGCCGCCAAGATGACGACGACCTACCTGAACGCCCATAGTTACCTCACTTCAAAGGGATTGCGAGACTCACGCGGCAACTGGTGCAGAACATTACGCCTTCACCAGAAAGCAATTGCGTAGGCACGGTTGCAGAACTGCACTTAGGACAGACATTGGCGCTATCAACAACGAACGCGCCGCTTGTGCTTTCCGCCTGTGAGTCCTTCGACTCTGACTTTACAGTGTTTGAAGTCAGAAGCGGGTTATAATGCTTGCTCATGATCTAGTTCCTTGTATTAACTGACTCGTCTAAATTAGCTTTTTATTTACGGCCAATCATTCGAGTACGCGCACTACCAAGAACGCGACCACCAGTAAGCGATGTGCTGAGAGAACCCGCCACGCCTTTGTTCAGACGATGCGCTACACGGCCAAGACGATTCGGGTCACGATTCATCGTTACTTCTGCCGCTTTAGTCAGATACTCATCGTACTCACCACACTCGAAGCCATAGACCATGAGTGCCATTGCTCGCCACAGGTCATCGGTTGCCCCTGTGTTCTTGATAACGCTTCGCCCAGTGTCCTGCACTGTCTGGAGCTGCATTATCAAGTGCTCTGTTGGTTTGTTCTCAAAGCACTGAGGATATTCATCACCGTCATACTTCAACGTGTCAGCAATTGTCGCTGCGTGGGTCATGCGAGGCAAGCTGATCTTCGAAGGGGTAGATTCGAACATTGTCTTAACAGTCCACATGTCCTGATATTTCAGGCTGTACTGGTCAGACTCCTCAATTGAATCCACTTTCAGTTTCGCATCTTGCAGCAGCTTGAGCGACTGCCACTGGTCGGCGAGCATCACGCGAACGTTACGTGCCTTACACAGCGGGATAAGCAGTTCATCAAAGATGAGGGTATAGTTCAAAGGGATACCCGGCTTCGGTACGATCTCAACGAGACAATCGACACTGATAATGCCGTCATCACCGCGTGAGCCTGTTACGAGTGCGAAGCTGTTGTTCGAGAAGCCTGCATCAATTGCGAGTATCGACGCTTTGGTTGTCGTTGCCGCTTTAACGAGACTGCCATAACGCTGGCGTTCCCCGTCTTTGTGTCGAATGATGTGATGCGTGTAGGTACACATCGAACGACCCTTCTCACGAATAGCATCTGCGATAAACGTAGGCTGCGTGATGAATGGGTTAGCAGACAACGGTGCTTCGGCTCCGTAGTCACGGGCTGCACCAACAGGGTCACGACGAAACGCTTCAAGCAGGAACTCAGAGTTACGCGGCATGTCTGGGTTCATCTTCCATGTAGGAGCATGAATCCCAAGCAGCGTCTTCGAGCCTACAGACATACGAAGCAGTTCGTTGATCTTGTCACGCGCATGTACAGGGCTACTAATGTTGCAGAAGTAACCTGTAAACGCTTCATCATAGCCAGCTTCGACCTGGCGCTTTTCTTTCGCTCGTACAGTTGCGAGGCTACGGTCAAGTGCACCGTATACCGCACCCGCACTTACTTTGATCTTCTTCGATGCGGCGTCGTTGTCGAAGTACGCCACTTCATCTATTACCGCTAGTACACGGGTTCGACCACGAAGAATACGACCATCTGGACCGGCTGGGTAGATAACGAAGTTCCTGTGTCCGTACAGTACGAACGTATCACGAATCTTCATCACCTCTATGCCGAACTTGCGTTCGTGCTTGCGAATCAAATTGTGATAGGCTTGGAACCACGGACTGCCCATGATGTAATTGAAGTACGGAGTCCAGAGTGTATCTGACGCCTGCTTCTGAGTCAGCGCGACGAACGTACCGTGCAATACTGTTGTGCTGTCGATACTCAAGATGCCTGTAGGCGACTGAGACATAAGCAATCTGTGCGTCAGGTAGGTCGAGATCATTGCTACTACGACTGACTTACCGCTATTGTGGTGCAGCATACCGCCAGCAATAAACTGCGGCAAGCCTTCCATCTGTAGGTCATACGTCACCTGAGCTTCACCATCATTGACAGTGATAACTTCGATGTGTGCAGCACGACACTGAGGAGGTTGAGTCAGGTCAAACAGAATGCTCTTATCGCCGGGCCCGTGCAGAATGCTTGGCATATAACCCGCGTTAAGCAGGATAGACGCAACCATTTGCAGAGCATCGTCATCGTTAGACACATATTGCTGCATCGTCGAGCCGAATGGCAACGAACGATCAGAGATGTAGCGCAGCGCATCTTCACGCGTAGACAGACCAGCATCGTAGATACTGACAGGGCGTTGAATCTTGCCCCACGAGTTCGTACCTAAACGTACTTCAATACGGTCACCGGGAACGAGCTTGGCAGCTTTCTTGAATCCGTGTTCGGTTCGCAGCGGATGCTCATGGGTTGCTTCAACCCACATACCGTTTGCGAGCATTACGACTTTCGTAGGCGCAACATCGGACACATAGACTTGACTGACGTTCTTGATCTCACGGCCATTGTGCGCGTTATAGTGGCGACGAGGCTTGTGGAACCCAGGCGTGTCATGACCAATCATCATGTGACCGATAGGCATGATACCACGAGATGTAAGAACAGGTGTTGACGCTATCACACAACGCTGTCCGGCGTTCACTGCCAGTTCGTTGTAGAAGTTCATTTCCCCGTTTTTGATCATCTCAGAACGACGAGCGCCGCAATGAGGGCACACACCGTTGTGGAGTAGGTGTAAGTGTGTCTCTATCGCGGCTGTCGTTTCTTGTGGCTCATGGTTTTCTGTGTACATCCACTGCAAGTTAGGACTACAGCGTACACAAATCTCGCCGAATAAGCGAAGGCCGATAAGGGCCTGTTCGAGATATGGGTCAGACTTTAAGAAGTCAGGACTCGTACACCACTCAAGGAAGTGTTTCGCCTTGGGCATTGAACTGTCATCAAACTTCAAGTCGCGTGGTACGATTGTACGTTGCTCTAACGCACCCTCGACGAGATCAACAATGTTGACCTCACCCTTTTCGAGAAAGTTAATCGCACTCGAACTATTATCCGATAAGAAGTCTTCCTCATCGGATGCGGCTTCCACTCGAACGTCGTCACCAAGCAGCGCATCAAACGCAGCTATTCGTTTCGGACGCAGAGTGAATGCTGGGCCCTTTTTAGGCTTGGCCATTCTCGGTCTGTTTCTTCCTGTACTCAGTAAATCCGCGGGCTGTTCCTATGCCCGTACCTTTTGCGACAAGCTCATCGTTACCGTGCATTAGACGACGAATGCGATCACGCAATTTGTTATCGCCTGTCTTTGTCCTATACTCGTTACGCACATCATCGAACGATTTGATAAGCCAGTCTTTCAGCACGTCACTACGCACTGCTTCTGGTACTGATTCGGACTTAGAGAGCATTACACCTATGATGTTAGCAATACCCACGCGCTCAATGTATGGGACGAGTTCGCTGTCAATCTCCAAATCTGTTTTGAGGCAGTCTTTCGAGATTGCTTCCACTTCACCAGCAGCAATGTCAAAGCCGAGTACGGCACTGAATACATTACGCAGCAGGTGCTCGCGGAACGTTGAAGAAAACTCGTCTATGCTATCGAGCGCACCGTCGATTACGTCACCTTCGACTGTGAAGACGTTCTCTGGACCAATGTGGTCTTTGTACTTACGGGAACGGACTTCATTGAGTCGAGGCTTGATAAGAAGTCGGGATTCAGTTTTTGAGATCTTTTCGGCTTCTTCGTCGAGGTCGAGTAAGTCATCGGGTTCCTCTACAGGTATACTATGAATCGCATGAATGTCCCGCACCATGCGCACAGGCGCAGTGATGTTGTCCATCTTATTAAGTTCCCACGCTTCTACTGCTCGTATCTGTCCATGCTTAACAGGGTACGACCAACGTGGAACCATGTCGTCAGACTCAACAAGTCCGTACGGGCCTTCGTAGTTAGCCACGTTTGAACACGTACTTGTCTGCGTGATCGTCGAACGTCATCTGTATCGCATAGTGAGTAACGTCACTCATATCGACACGACGAGGCTCTCCGGGATTCTGACAGTGGAACCCAGCGTAGTTGGGATACATACCACTGTACTCCGCACCCTCCTTGGTGCGAATGTGATAGACATAATCCTTGTCTATGTTGTCACGGGCAGCGTCGTCAAACACTTGCCATTGGATATCGTCCACAAAGACTCCTTACGCAACGTCATAGGACTTGCGCTTTTTCTTTTTCTTCGGCAAATCGCCGTCGTCATCGTCACTGTCAGACCCTGAGTTAAGGAATGCAGCAGCGCCACGACGCGACTTCTTAATCTCAATTTTATCTCCCTTCTTCTTGAAATTACCTTTTCCGAATTTCTTTTTCGAGGAATCTTTGCCGCCTTCCATATCATCAGCAGATATGGCCTTCGACTTCGGAACTTCTGTACCTTCATCTGCATCTTCGACACGCATTTTCTCAAACACGTCTTTCAGAGGCATTTCGAACAGTTCACCGTCACGCGCTTTCATTACCTGAACAGGAATGATTTTGCCTTCACGGATTTCAGGGTCAGAGTAGTTCCATGCCCACACAACGTCGGCGTGCTCACGCATACCTCCAGAGTAACGAATACGACCTGACTGATCATCAAGCTGACACAGGATAACAACAAGCTGGCCTGTTGCTGACGCGTGTACTTTAGCTTTACGAACAACGGTAGACAGTTCGCGCCACTGGTTGTCGTTGTCGATACCTTCAAGCAGACCAACGTAGTCGATGAACGTTACGTGTACGCCATACGGAATCGACATATACAGAACGTCATCAATCGACATGCCACGCTCAGGTGAAGTGAACGAGTTACGCCCCTTCGACTTGCTCATCAGCTTGTCGTACTTCTTCGCGGCTTTCAGCAGTTCTTTCTGCTCACGCTGCGAGAGTTTGCCTTGCTTGATCTTCCAGAAGTCGATGCCACTGATCATGGACAGCATACGCTTCATTTCCTGCTCGGCGGTCATTTCGAGAGTGACCTTGAGACAGTGAATGCCATTCATCTTCGCCATGCGATCTGCGATGTTCATTGACAACACAGACTTACCGCCGGACGTTGAACCAGCTAACAACACTACGCCAGTCGTCGGCCAACCGCCGTTCTTTTTGTCGTAGCTTGAGAAGCCGGTCTTGTACATCACTTCTTTCGGGTTGGTGATTACCTGCTTCGCCAACTTGGTTGCGTTCGACTTCTTGCCGCCAAACGTCCAGACTTTCTCTGTCGTTCGTGTGCCGCGTTGAGCTTGCCCGAGCTTATCAGCAAGCCCCTGCATATACTCATGCTCGTCGAACTCTTCCGGGTCAGCTTCGCCAAAGTCTTTGGCAATCATCTTACCGATGTTCATGATATCTCGACGCTGGCGATACTTCTCCAGACTGTCGAAGATCTTATCAAACCCTTTCATGGTCTTTGCTGGCGTTTCTTCTGCTTCCCGCAGACTGTCCCTGAACTCTTCACTCAGGTTAGGGTCTTCCAGCAAGTCGTCCCATTCAATTATTTCGCTCTTAACTTCCACCAGCTTAGTTATGCGGCGGAATGCTTTGCGAGTGACTTCCGAACTAAAGTGGGAAGTGCCAAGACGGCCCATCATGGCCGTCCTGTACGCTTCTTTGATCTTTGG